ATTCCACGTTTCAGGGTTCTGGAAATTTGGAATTAATGTATTACAGTCAACGTTGGTCCGAACGAGCCACAAAAATTGAAAAACCTCGATTGATTGTTCAATGGTCCCCCGGAGGAGTCAGTGGTGGAAGTTGTTGGGATTCTTCCGACCCACAGCCATATACAAACAACGACCCTATTCCAGAATTGGAATTGTTAGATAAGGTTTTAGAGGAAATCTATCCACAACTTTCCTTCCTTCAATATCGTGCCTTAACAAGTAAATTGATGAAATGTGATGGTTACTCAGTTGATGAATATTATGGTAATTCCACAGATTATCAATTCAAGTGTGTTGATGTTCGTGAATTATACGACTATTTGGTAGAAAAGAATTTCATTAAAGATGAATAAGGCAGTTTTAATCATTGGCCTTCCTGGTTCAGGGAAAACATATTTAGCAAAAAATAAATATGTTCCTGAAGGATATCTGTTGATAGATGACCCTGATGTTCTTCCGACGAACGATGGAATTCTTTTCAAAAACGTTGTCGTGACTGACCCACACCTTTGTAAAGAAAAAGTTCGCAATAATTGTATTAAATTCTTTGAAGATGTTGGATACGTGGTAGAGTGTATTTATTTTGAAAATAATCCAGAAAAATGCAGGCGATGGATTAAATTAAGAAATGATGGTAGAGTCATAGGCGATTTTAATGCTTACCAATACACCATCCCTGAAGACGTTACTCCATTGGAGATACAAGACCCCTGATTATTTGATTTTATCAAAGTCTAGTTTGCATTTGTCACACAACTCTCTACACTTTTTATAGGCAGCATTTGCTTCGTCTTCGTATGGAGATTGCATCATTTTCTTTAACTTTTTGATTTTACAAAAAACCTCATAGGTACAATTTTCAAACAGATATTTTTCCATTTCCGGAATACTTTTGATATTGTCGGACAAACTCTCGTTGTCCGCCAAATGGCCATATTGTTTATTATAATTATCCATCAATAACGATACATCGTCGATGTCGGACAGTTTGATATCCATGTGGCCAGACTGCCTATTCAATTCATGACAAAACTTTTGAACTCTAACCATATCTTCCTTTGATTCACGTAATATGAAATATAATAGATTTAAAATTGGGGTATGAACGGTAGGGATAAACTTACCGTAATCTTTCATTACATCTTTTTCCTCTAATCCTCTTCTAGCGCCGTCTGTAAGAAGAAGTTGTTTCTTTTTGGTTCCTTCCATTATTTCTTCACGATTCTGTTCATAAAACTTCTCTGCAGCATCGATAATATTTTGTTTATCCTTCTTGACTTCTTCAACTTTCTTAGTCAATACTTTTAATAAATTTGGATTGTTGCTGATTATGGAAACTAGAGAGTAATCACGACGAGTATATTTCGACTCCGATTCTTCATAAAGAGGTTCATCATTCATTTTATATTCTGTGTGTTATGTGTTAAACTATCAGTATATACATATTTACGTTTCTTTAGAAAGTCAGTATAAAAAGTCTATTGACAATCTATAATCTGTGTGTATATTGTAACGATGAATACACGGGACCTATGAAACAAAGAAAAGAATTAACTGAGAAACAACTTGAATATCTCCGTTCAAAGGGATGGTCTGAACATTCCGACAAGACAAGTAGTGGACGAGAATATACATTGTGGATACATCCTAAATGGGCTCCTGCCGAAAGGGGTGGTTATTTGGACCCAAATTCTGCTTGGAATGTTCAAGAGGAACAAGACGCTTATGCCGAAGGAAAATGTTTTTATTACTTAATCAGTGATAATCATGGCGGCTTTGGTTATACTATTTATGAGGATTCCAAGGAAGGCAAAAGAAGGCTTGTATTCAATCATCACGATTTAAAAGTCGCTGAATCGACACTTAAAAATTTAAAACAATTAGGTCGATGTGAAGCAGTTATTTTGGATACTTCATTCAATTACAATAATGTTCTTATCTTAAAAGAAAAACACGGCAATAGAATGTTTTACGTTTCCAACTTACCATCATTATTCAAGACCTGTCGTAATATTGTCATGGAACGAATTAAAGATGGATATTGGTATCCAACAAAGAAAGATATAGAAAAGGATACAGACTACCAAAAACCTTCAATGACGAAGGAGGATATTGAAAAATTAAAAGATGGACCTGTAAAGAAAGCGGCGCTAGAAGAGTGGTCACATTACGAACACTATCTTAAATACAAAAAATCTAAACTGGCTCAGATTGAAGACATTGAATTTATTAAAAAGAATGACGACCTTTTAGGTGGAAAGAGAGCTTATCTTTTATTAAAAGAAAGAAATGGTGCTGAGTATGAAGGATTTTCTCTCGAAGAAATGGAAGTGGTATCATGAATGTATTTAACATTGAGACACAATTTAATTTAAAAAAGGTTCGTGGTTGGGATACATTGTATGTTTCTGTGGATTTACACGGAACCATCATTCCGAGTGGAAAGACCCTAAACGATATTGAAGAACACACCGAATTTTATCCTTATGCAAAAGAAGTTCTTCAGAAACTCAGTGGCCGGAAGGACATAGTTCTTATTTTGTGGAGTAGTATTCCCAAAGAACGTGTTGTGAAAGTATTGGAATGGTTGAGACAAAACGGGATTAATTTCAAATATTTCAACGAAAATCCAGAAGCGAAAAGTACAAATCGAAGTTGTTTCGAGAGTAAATTTTATTTCAATATCCTTTTGGATGACCGGGCCGGATTTGAACCTGAAACTGATTGGTTGGCGGTCAAAAATGAATTTATTCGATTAGGTGAATGGAGTTGACAAAAATAACAAATAGAGTAGAATAGCATTCTATGAATAAAAATAAAAGATACGGAGTTATTATCAATCCCAAAGGCGTAACACTTTCATCCGGTGACGTTCTACACTATGGTCAAACATTGGATATCATTGGAAACAGAGAGTTTCTTAATTGTTATGGATACGATGTTCTACCACATGGATTAAATAAAGGTTTGGTCGCTCTATGTGAAAATGATGTCAGAGTCACTTCTGAAACATGAAACCTTGGTCAGAACAAACCATTCCTCAACTCGAAAAAAAGTTGAAGGAAATGAATGACCGTATCTCTCATGATAGTGGTTATTGTTCGGACGACCCAGGTGGCTATCTCCGACGTGAAGTATTGAAGATGGAGAACGAGGCATCTCAATTACAGATATACATTTTACGTCGAAAAAATGAAGAGTTGGAAAAGAGAGTTTCCGAAAATGACCCACGTTTCAGAAACTTAGTTATTCTTGATATTTCTGATAGAATCGTCAATCATTTAAGAGTGGTTGCTATGGCAGATTTGGTGATACAAGTGGATACGGTAGAACAAGAATTTATTGTAGTTAAGAATAGATATGGTAAACAATCCGACGATTTCATTCCTGTATCTCAATTACCAAAATTCTTGAATGAATTAAATGAAGAATTGAGAAAATGATTTATGAAAAAATTAAAAATAAAATTAACCAGCAAAACCGACTCGAAATGTACTATAGGAGGATATTACCTTGGTGTAGTTTCTGTAGATAATCAATTAACATTAATTTGGGAGGATGAATATGGTCATCTGTGCCATTCTTTACTTAAATCATGGATGGTCAAATTTGTAAACTAATACAACTTATGGATACGTTAAAAACCGTATTAAGAGGATTAATGATGATTATCCTTGGATTCCTCGTAACGGTTGTTCTTGGTTTTTGTATTATCAATGTGATAGAATTTTTTACACCGGGATGGAGTAAAGATTTACATGCGTGTTTGTTTTTCGGAGTATTTGCTGATATAATTCTATTGGTGTGTTATTTTATAGGAAAATACTCGGAATAAACATGAAGACGATCATCCATGTAAATCAACATCATATTCGTTCTAATAAAAAGAATGGAACAAATCTACCGGTATTAACCGTTAAAACATACAAAACCAATGAATATGGTTATGGCGTAGATATTCAAGGACCAGCTAAAATCATTTACAGTCCGGATAAACCGCTTCAGTGTGGAGCCAGAGTTTGGATTGAAACTACAAGTAGGGTAAAAATTATAAAAAAACCAAAGAAAGTAAAGGTGAATTTATGCCATGTATGGGAGCAAACAAAGAATTCTCCGATCAACAAGCCGAAAAAGCTTTCGTCGAAATAATGACGCTAATTAAAGAAAAATATCATGTTGACGAACCTATGTTCTTTAAAGAAGAATATCATCAATCAAGAGAAGATTTAAGAGAGGCAATAAAAGAATTATTCTGGAACGAAGTTTGCGGAAATTTTTAATATGAAAGTTAAATTCAGAGTCAGAGATACAGTTAACGACCGTTGGTATGATTTTGAAGACGGAACAGTTGACTATAAAAAGGAACGGTGAATTTGGGTGGCACACGCAAATTTTATAAAATCTTTTGTAGTTCAAATGGCAACCGGCTTGAAAGATGTAAATGGTAAAGAGATTTATGACGGGGATTTAATTAAAGGAGATAGATATGGCCCCTATAGAGTTTTTTGGGACCAAGAACTTCGGTGGATGGTGTAGTTGTTGTTACAGTGACTCCGAATTAATTGCCAAGTATCGACATATAGGAATTGTTAGTCATATTTTCGATGGGACTAAATACGAAGGAACACAATAATATGGAAGACCAATTTACTGATTTACAATTAGAATCCGGTGAATGGGTTTGTAATGAAGCTGACAGAATGTTAAAACGGTATTATTCGTTAAAAACTGAAGAATCAAGAAAGAAGATGGAACCACTTCTTAGAGCAATGGCCGGTAAACTTCAATCTCAAAAAAGAGAAATCTGTAAATTATTGGGAGAGTGATTTATTTTTTATCTTCGTATGTCTCGGTGAGAAGATAAGCTTTGCCAATAAAAGCTTCGGCTTGTAAATAATCAATAATTTTTTCGGTATCAGGACATGGTTTTTTACAGTGTACATGGCTTATATACACTGCATTCTCATTATCAATTTCTACAGAATGTTTCCATAGATTGATGTGGATATTCGGATTCTTTCCACTATTCTGTTTCATTAAGTATAAATATATTTCATTAATTCTATCTTAATTATTATTTCACCGTTCCATCAGAACATTAAGACTTTCCAATTCTCGTTGCATCTTTACTTGAATCTTTTCCAATTTACCAATAATTTCCTTTTTTTCGAACTCGTTGGAAGAATTATAATACTTATCGAGAAGTTTTTTTGCTTCTTCTTGAATGAATTGACTACTTTTTATCGTCAAAGCAATCCCATCAAAATCAGGTCGGTCATTCATCTTCTATTTTCCCTTCTTCTTTTAATTTATTCAATTTATCCATTTCTTCGGTAATTTCCTTGGCCTTATTCTCCATCTGCTTATTGAATTTTAATTCCCATTCCATCTTTTTAAGAATATTGGCCATCTGTTTTTCTAATGATTTCTTTTCTTTTTCTGTAATGGTAGGAGACGATAATTGTGATTCAATTCTATCGGATTCATTGGCTAAAAAGATTGACGTTAGAAACATTGTGTTGGAACCACATTCGAGATTGATGGATTCTTGGAGAAGATTTTTGATACGTTTGTTGAATTCACTCCGTTTCATATCATTAACACTTACATACAGATATAAGGGTTTTATCAATCGACAAAATCGATTGACAACATCCATCCTTCGATTTATATTAACAGATAATGGAATCGACCCTTTCTATAAATAGAAATGATGAAGTCATTAAACAAACTCTTTTGTTGATGGGATTCAATTCCATTGAAACCGAATTTAATAACGGTGACAGAGATGAATACCTAATGGAGTTTGGACCTAATTTGGTCATAAAAATGACTTTTATTCGTGGGTTTCATGAAAATCAAGTCAAATATTGGAATCTGTTTATTACCGATGAAAAAACCCATCGGATTATTACTCGAATTTCTTATAACCGTGGAGAAACGGAACAATTTATCATTTCGGAAATGATGAAAAGAATGTTATACCGAACTGAAATAGAAGCAGAAGATTTAATGAAAAAGAAAATCAAAAAACTATTATCCTAATTTATGAAAAGAATACAAAATTTAGTCAATCATATTGTTTTCGTCGTTGACGCCAGCGATTCAATGGAACATTACGAAGAACAAGTTGTTAAAGTGTTTGACAATCAAATCAAACACTTGGTCCGAAGGTCAAAGGAATTAAAACAAGAAACGCGTGTGTCCGTTTATTTGTTTGCGAACGCCGTGGAATGTCTCGTTTATGATATGGATGTTATGAGAATGCCATCCCTTGCTGGTTACTATGAAACTAACGGAATGACCGCTCTTATTGATGGAACATTGAAGGCTATTGAAGACCTTGAGAAAACTCCGGAATTATACGGCGATCACGCATTTTTAATTTACAGCCTGACCGATGGATTTGAAAATCGCAGTAAGAATGCCGCATGGCAATTAGCTAGAAAAATTAATTCTCTACGTGAAAATTGGACACTGGCCGCATTGGTTCCTAATCAGGATGGTATGTATGAAGCAAAGAAAGCCGGCTTTCCAGCAGATAATTGTTCTATTTGGAATGCGTGTTCTAATGAAGGATTTGAAGAGGTTGATAAGATTATTCAAAAATCTACAGACGGATTCATGACAAACCGTTCCAAGGGTATCCGTGGTTCTCGTTCTCTTTTCAAGATGGATGTTAATGTTTCGTCTTCTACCGTTCGTAACAATCTTGATGAACTTCCTCGTTCTTCATACGTTGTTATTCGTATCACTAAAACCGAAGAAATTCGTGATTGTGTGGAGAACTTCACAGGTAAGAAATATGTTAAAGGTTCTGCTTACTATCAATTGACTCAGCCTGAATTAATTCAGGCAAACAAGAAGATTTGTATTAAGGATAAAAACACCGGCAAAGTTTATACAGGCGATGCTGCAAGAGATTTGCTCGAACTGCCGAATACAAATGCAAAGGTTACTCCTGGTAATTTGAAAAATTTCGATATCTTTGTTCAGAGTAATTCGTATAACCGAGACACCGACCCAGGAACGACACTCATTGTTTTAAAGTGATATGAAACCTAAAAATCGTAAAGCTCGTTGTAAAAACGTTCTCGTTATATTCAATAATGAAATTGTAAAACTTCCATTATTAAGAGAAACAACTTTCCCTCCTGTCGGTGATTTTGATGAAAATCCGGCGACCTATGCGGTTGTAAAATATAAAACCATTGTAGGTGGTGAAGTTATGTTTCCTATAGAATCCGTGATTTTCTTGAAAGACTAACGTCCTATATATCGGTTATTATCTTGGTATAGTGTCCTATATATCAAATAATTCATATTATAAATGAACATGATTCTTTATCTTTGGTTTATTTGTTGGTTGTATCTAATGATACGTGGATTTAAAACTAACATTTATACAATTAAAGGATTCTATTGGTTTGATATTGTTTGTATTATTCTGGATTTATTATTTTCTCCACTTATTGTATTATTCGTTTTGTATGGAGATTTCAAACAACGATTCATTCCTTACAAACCTTCTCACAAAAGAGTTGACAAATGATTTCTTTCCCCATACGTATTATTGTATATGAGTAAAAAGAAATTATTTAAAAAAGAAGAAGTCTTAAATCTATATCACAATCGGAAATTGAGTCTCGAAGATTGTAGTGAAATTTTAAATACGACTCGAAAAACACTTTCTAATTGGATGTTACAAAACGATATAAAAATTGATTCGGAAAGAAAACATCATAACGATGAATTGAAATTTAGTAATAAAGAATTAGAAGTAATAAATGGATGTTTATTAGGTGATGGTCACATAACTCTCCCGTGAGGGAATAGTTCTCAATTTACCTATTGTTCCAGCAAATATGAACATGTAAAATTTGTTTATAGAAAACTTAAAAGAATGATGGTAAAAGAGTGCCAATTTGGACCCATTAAATATGTTTCCTTCGATGAAAGAACTAATAAATACTATACAAGATATACAATTAGAACTATTAGTAATTTATCATTTTATCATTTAAGAAATAAATGGTATCCGCGAGGCATAAAGATAGTTCCTCCGGATGTGGTGTTAACTCCTACAACAATGTTGTTTTGGTATGTTGGAGATGGTGGATTAATAAACGGCCCAAGGTCACAATATATAAAATTATCCACTTATTCTTTTAGTTCCAAAGATATAAACATTCTTATGGATAAGCTCTCCGAATATCAACCTAAAAAATACGGCAAGAAACAATATGTGATATACATTCCACGAATACAAATAAAAAAATTCCTTGACTACATAGGAGATTGTGTTATGATATGTTACAAACATAAATGGCATTTTAAAGAATACAAGTATGAAAGATACGTTAGGCGACAGAATGAAATTAAATTATGAGGATAGAACTAGAACGTTTCTTCCCCGACGAACGTATTCTATACTTAGACTTGACGGTAAAAGTTTCCACACTTACACCAAAGGTTTAACAAAACCATTCGACCAAGGGTTGTTTGACGACATGGATAATTCCATTATTTCTTTATGTAAAGAAGTTCAAGGAGTTGTATTTGCTTACACTCAATCCGATGAAATTTCTCTATTATTGACTGATTTTGCCACGCCACAAACTTGTGCTTGGTTTGATGGAAATATTCAAAAAATGGTGAGTGTTTCTTCGAGTATCATGACTGCCGAATTCAATATGCTCCGACGAGCTAGATGGATGAATTTATCCGACCAAAAGAAAGTGAGTACAGATAAAGTCATCGTCGAAGCAATGAAATTGGCTTTCTTTGATGCTCGTGTTTTCACCATTCCTGACCCAACGGAAGTTTATAATTATTTTGTTTGGAGACAACAAGATTGTATCCGAAACAGTGTGTCAATGGTTGCACAATCATTATTTTCTCACAAACAATTAAATGGTAAAAGTCAATCAGAGATGATTGATATGATTTTTGAAAAAGAGAAAAGTTGGGCAGTGGATTATCCAAAGGGATTTCGTCATGGACGATTAATTGTTAAGGAAACTTACATTGACCCGGATTATAAACACAACGCGGTGTTAAGAAATGCCATATTGTCTTCCGGTGATTACGTGGAAAGAACACGTTGGATAGTCAAACCTTGTTGGAAATTTACAGAACAACCACAAGAATTACAAAGAATGATACCATCTTATGAATAAATTAATTCATTATATGAAAAAAAATTACACAAATATATTAATGATTTTGATTGGTCTAATAATGATTTGGCTGACAATACTAAGCGGAACTTTTTATTTTTCTCCACCAATAAATTTCCAAAAGAAAAAAATATCTACAAAACAAATTTGTATCATAGAACAATTAAATGAAAGGGGCCACGTCGTAACAAATTGGAAAACATTTAATAAACCAATTGTTAACAACGGATTCGTTTACTTTCAATTAAGTAATCAACAGGAAATTTACATCTCTAAACCATTCCGAATAATTATATCAAATGAATAAAAAACTCATAGTAATAGGATTGACAACATTGGCCGTCATATTATCGATACTCGCCTGCTCGGTCAATCCAACTACAGAATCTAAATCAGGATTGATTGGTTCTATTCTATTTTTTGGATTTCTTTGTTATTATTACACCAAAAACAAATGATTATCGTTCCATTAGCATTTACTTATTTAGTACTAATGACCATCTATTCAATAGTTTGGTTATGGCGAAGATTTGTTTGTGGAATCAAAGGGGTTGATTATGGGCGATATTCTTAAAGGAATTTTTAAGATTCTTTATTACGGATTCATCCTCTTCGGATTTGTGATGATAATTCGAGATATTTCTCTCATGATAAAAGATATCAGACGGTATTACAAAAATAAACCCAAAACAACGTATGATAACAATTGGAGTTATTGATACAATCCATTGGTTATGTTTGATTGTGTTGTTATTACTGATATATTTGAAGGCCAGCAAAAAACTATAAACCGATTATGGAAGTAAAAAATCCAATCGTTATATTTGGTGAATATCTCAGATACACTAGAGAATCTACAGGGTATTCAATAAAATCAGCTGCATACCAATTAGGTTTATCAAATTTTGAATACATTCAATTAGAAGAAGGTTTGGAAATTAAATATATGACCTCCCTTCGTTCTTGTGTGGCAATATATTTACTTCACATCAATGAAATACCTGATAAAAAAGAAAAATTTCAATCCCTTTATCGTGAGGCTGTAGATTATCAAGGGAAATTGGATGATGAATTGGTGTCTGCCTATAAAGCCACTTTATTTCCAGAAGAAATTTCTTCTAATATACCAGAAAGATCGATGCCTGTTGTTCCTGATTCGCACACCGAAATGGATCAAATAATGAATGAAATGGATGGGATATGAAAAAATACATAGAAAATTTCTTTTGTGCATTAGAGATAATTATACTTTGTTTTCTGGCTTTTTATTTATCATTAGTTGTCGGTGAAGTGATTTTCAATTTCCTTAATATCATATTCTATTGGTTCTATTTATAGAGCATGGTATTTTTGTCGTATCTTTCATTTGATGATAAGGTGTGGATTTTTGTCCTCAGTCTTTTATTCTGTTTATTAATCTGGTTACTATATCATTTAATCACTGGAATAAAACATTACAAGATATTGATTGCCAAGGAGAAAGAAGAAGAGGAACAAAATAAAAAAAGTGTTGACAACATGACTAATGGTGGTAGATTGCCACCATGACAAATTCGGTATCGACAACCATCTTAGATAGTGTTACTCCCACTGTAACAACAAACCTCAATCAAATTCTCATTGAGATCCTTTCCGGTGTCAAGGATGCTGGTGGAACTTCGGTTCAAGACGTGGATAGACGTTAAAAAAACTCTAACAAACTCCTTGACAATTAGATACAATCCGTTTAATGTTAATGATACAAGACTCGTAAGATTAGTCAACGGAAACTACGTTTTGTTTCACAAGGATGAAAAAATCTTCGATTCTGTGGGTGTAAACCCAAAACTAAAACACGGAATAATAAAAGAAATAATATGAGTTCAAAGAAAACCCCAACAACAATGTGTAGTTTCTGTGGTAAATCCCATGCCGAAGTTCAAAAATTGATTCAGGGGCCGGGGGTATATATTTGTAATAATTGCGTCACTCTATGTCAAAGTGTGATGGATAAAGAATCTCTCAAGCTCGCCGGAAAGGCACCAAAGACCATTTCCAAAATTCCCCTACCAATCGAAGTCAAAGAAGGTCTTGATGAATATTGTATTGGACAAGAACATACAAAGAGGACTCTTTCCGTAGCTGTTCACAATCATTATAAAAGACTGTTACATGAAAATAAAGCCGGTGAAGTGGAATTAGAAAAGAGTAACATTCTTCTTATCGGAAATACAGGTTCAGGAAAAACTCTTCTGGCACGTTCTTTGGCAAAATCATTGGGTGTTCCTTTTTCTATTTCTGATGCCACTACACTTACTGAAGCCGGTTATGTCGGTGAAGACGTGGAGAATGTGATTCTTCGTCTTTTACAAAATGCCGACTTCGATGTTCAAAAGGCACAACAGGGAATTGTTTACATTGATGAAATTGATAAAATTACCAAGAAAAGTAATGGACCTTCAATTACGAGAGACGTTTCTGGTGAAGGTGTTCAACAGGCACTATTAAAAATTATCGAAGGAACTATTTGTAATGTGCCGCCTCAAGGTGGAAGAAAACATCCCGGACAAGAATATATTAAAGTTGATACCAGTTCGATTCTTTTTATCTGTGGTGGTGCTTTTAATGGATTGGAAAATATTGTTCGGAAACGTATGGATGGTGCTTCTGGTAGAACAATGGGATTCAGAGATACATTTATTCCAGAAGAAGAAATTTCTTCGTCTGAAATTTTAGAACATGTGGAACCGGAGGATTTGGCTGAATTCGGATTCATTCCTGAATTCATTGGTCGGTTGCCTATGATTACTTCTCTTAAACCATTGACTGAATCTCAGTTGATTGATATTTTGACCAAACCAAGGAATGCCTTGATTCGTCAATATACAAAGTTATTTGAATTGGAAGGTGTTTCCTTGAATTTTACGGATGAAGCCTTGAAACGTTTGGCCAACATCGCCATTAAAAAAGGAACAGGTGCCCGTGCTCTTCGTGGATTGGTCGAAAAACTCATGTTGAATGTCATGTTTGATATTCCTAATAGTGATGTAGTTTCTTGTAAGATTACAGAAGACGTGGTTGACGGTAGGGAGTTGCCTATTCTTGAAAGAAAGGAACGTAAAGTGGCATAATATGATAAAGGAGTCAGCAATACTATTCAACGGAGTAGTTTTTACTGGAAGAAGACACCATGATGTAATTAGTAAAATTATTGCTGAAACCGGAGTCAAAAAAGTTGGTGGAGAACATACACAAGGATTCGTAACGGATGATGGAAAATTTGTTGATAGAGAAGAGGCAGCAAAAATTGCTTTACAACGTGGACAAATAAAAAAACTAAAATTTAATTCAAAAGAATTATTTAGTGAAGATTTATACTAATATGAAACCAATTAGACCAGAAGATGTAGGCAAAGTTAAATCGAAAAAAATTCCTCCTTTGGTTATTAAGGCTGTCAATGAATGCATAGTAAATAATTGGAGTGACCAAAAACAAAACGCCGAGTTCACTCAAAATGAATTAGTTGATGAAATTATTACTAAATATAACGGAAAGATTAACGGAGATGAAATATTTAATGCCGGTTATCTTGATATTGAGCCCATTTTTGAGAAAAATGGATGGAAGGTAGAATATGATAAACCCGGATACAATGAAAATTATTATCCGGCCACATTCACTTTTACAAAAAAGAGAAATAGAAAGAAATAATATGAAATACTGTTCCCAAAGTTCCGACTTTCCCGCCGTTCCACATACAGCCGTTCTTCATCTTGATTCTGTTTATGTTCCCGGCGACGAACGAAGTATTCAATGTCCCGGTCACGGATATCCAGCACATTATAAGTCGATAGTGACATATATTGCATTTAATAATACTCCCGAGGGGATGGAGGAACTTCGTAAATGGGTGGAAAATAATCAAAAAGAGGATTACCGAATTATTGAGGCCCTTCCCAAATCGGTAAAAACTAAACTTACTGTAGAATTATCATAATATGTCAAAAACTAAACACGTTTTAAATGAACAGTTGGTGGTCATTCTTGAATCTAACTGGCAACAATGGCACAAAGTTATTTCTATTTATGGAGAATATGAAGGATTGAGTGCCGAAGACCAATTAGAGCTTCAATGGAGAGACGGAAGAACTGCCTATGAATACTTAAATTCCGAAGGATGGTTGACGGATGAAGATACAATGATATTAGAAGTATTTAGCGATTTGAGTGAACTTGAAGAAGACTATCAATCACAGGATTTTACCAATGAATGAACAAAGACGTATCGTTCAAATTGTTGAATTAGTTGATGGTGCTTTGGGTCATGAACGTGGAGTTGTTTGTGCAAGAGATTGTTTGCTTCAATGGGAAGCCGGATTTCTTGATCAGACAATTTCTGCTTGGGAAAGATATCTACAAGAAATTAAAGATAAAGACGGACACTCCTCTGAAAATAGACATGGTGCTTGGTGTCCAGCCATTCCATTATGAAAACAATGACCGATGCTGACAAAGCGAAATACGTTCTAAGACTCATTCAATGTGAAGTCGATAGATGTACAGAAAATCTTATCCAATCTCAGTCTGAATTAGCTTCAGCAGAAGTTAGAAAAGAATGGGCTCATCAATTAGATGCAGATAATTTAGGTGTTTGTCCAAAATCTGATGCGGCTAATGAATCTGTTAGATATTGTATAGAGTCGGTTCAATCTTGCAAAGACGAACTTCAAAGACAAAAAGAAATTTATCAATTTTTATGGAAAATATTCTACGAGTGATAAGATAAAAAGAATGTAGGAAATAAATCATGACAAATTACTTTACCATTAATTATGAATACTATCATTAAATACAAAATTCTCAGCGAAACTCCATCATGTTTAACTAATGCCGTTAATAAATACTTAGAACAGGGATGGGAACTATGGGGGTATCCGTTTGGAGATAGGGCGTATATACATCAGGCGATGATAAAACAGGAGGAAGCCGATTCTGATGAATCTTTTACGGAAAAATTTTGATATGAAAAAATTTAGAATGAAACATCTGTGTATATCAACGTTCATTCTTGTTTTGGGTTTATTTCTACATTCTAGTCTTAATTCTTTTTTTAACGAACGTCGTAATAAATTTTGGGATTATACGAACGATGTCTTCAAGGTTCGTGTTTCAGGTGGAACTTATATAGAGATAAAGAATGGAATAGTTAAACAAAGCTATATAGTATTTTTCTTCCAACCTTTATTTGGTTCACACGATTTTCGATTCCAATCAAAATCGTGGACGATGGAAGAATATTACAAAGAAGAAATAGCAATTCAAATGTCTGAAGATTTAATAGAGTATCATCGCCAACGTGGGGATTTGTAAATATATCCTCTCCCTATACCGTTGGTGGATTCTTTTTTTTGGGGGGTACCCCCACCAGTGAAATAAACCACCCTTGACTTTTTATACATCGGTGTTATAATTGTCAATCATGAAAACACTCAGAGATGTATTACCACAAGAATTCTTTCGGTCATTTATGGATACTCGGGCTGCTAAGTTTCTTCATCTGTCAGTTGTTTCGGAACACGAAAGTTATATCGAATCTTGGCCGGGAGTGCATCGTAACGTTCATTCATGGTGGACGCTTGAAAATGGTAAAAGAGTAGGATGGAATGAGAATCCCGGAAAGGGATGGAGTTTTCCAGTTATATGAAAAAATCATACAGAGAAAGATTGCCCGGAGAATTAGAAACTCCGTGGGATATTTCTTATAGGAAACCGCCTCTTGTTCGGTATGATTTGATTTTTAACCGGCCAGCAACATTAGAACGAGGAGTAACATATTTCGTTGAAGCAATCGAAAGAATGGGTGGAATCACATACTTTTCGTGTGAAGGACACCCTTCCAATTTCTATGTCTTATTTTCAATGCCATACGCAAACGTGAGAATTTTATCAAAATTTCTCAGAATTGGTATAATTGAAGTAGCCAGTTCCGTCTCAATTCTCGTTGATGACGTGTGGAGATTATCTCTCCGCAATCACGGAGATGCCGTTCATATTGCTTCATTAAGAGAATTATCTGATGGGTTTGAAAACTGTTTGACTCATTTGAATAAATGAAATCATTTTTTACATTAATAAAACAAAAATTCTGTAATCATGTGTGTCTTCTCTCAGAATTGACTGCACGTAATGATTCTGGTATGGTATCATGTAAATGTATAAAGTGTGATAAAAATTTGATTGCACCATACGGATTGGCAATAGATTGCAGATGGATACAAAATAGACAACAAGAATAATAAGTGATGCTTGACAATCAAGAAACCAAGTGTATAATATGTGGTAGAAGTCCAGAAGAAAATGGTATCTGACGAGACACAAAATTAACCAAGCACCAACGTAAATTGTTGGGCGGAAAGGACATATCGGGTATTTACACATTAGTAACTTGTATAAAGAACAGACAATCCTTTTGTTTAAGGAATGTTATGCCTTGGAGAAAATTCATGGAACCTATGCACACGTCACGTTTCGTCCGTCAGATGGAAGTATTCGTTACTTCTCTGGTGGAGAAAGTCACGTACGTTTCGTAGCTTTGTTTGATGAAACAAATTTAATTCAACAATTCAAAGACCTTGGTTCGCCTATTGACAAAGATGTAACAGTTTTTGGTGAAGCTTACGGCGGAAGTCAACAAGGAATGTCGGCAACTTACGGAAAGGAACTAAAATTCGTTGTCTTCGATGTTCAAATTGGTGATTGTTGGTTATCAGTTCCGGACGCTGCGGATATAGCAAAGAAATTGGGCCTCGAATTTGTCGATTATACAAAAGTTTCTACTGACCTTGTGGCTTTGGATGCCGAACGAGACAAACCAAGTGTTCAGTCAGTAAGAAATGGAATCACAGAACCAAAAAAGCGGGAAGGTGTCGTCCTCCGGCCTTTGATTGAAATTACTCTAAGCAATGGTGAGAGACTTATTTGTAAACATAAGGGAGATTCTTTCAAAGAAACATCCACACCAAGACCTGTTGTTGACCCTTCACAACTTAAAGTGTTGGATGATGCCAACGCCGTTGCGGACGAGTGGGTGACTTTGATGCGACTAGAACATGTCTTGGATAAATTGCCAGGACATTGTATGGAAAAAATGAGAGATATTATCTCTGCCATGACAGAAGATGTTTTGAGAGAAGGTAAGGGAGAAATTGTGGAATCCGAAGCCGTAAAGAAATCCGTCGGCAAAAAGACCGTTGAAATGTATAAGAATTATCTCCGTTCTAAAATCCAATGAATACTATCATTAATAAAGATGAACCACCACATTTAGTAAACGGAGAAAATTGTATGGGTTTCCATGAAAGTTATTGGAGACAATTTCTATTCTGTTCAGATGGAAGAGTAGTTTGTGGAACGGGTTTGACGGAAGAAGAAGCCACAAGAAAAGCTAATGAACAAAGAATCAAACGTGAAACATTCTTGAAGTCTCCTGCACGTCAACGAATCAAGGATATTATTTCAAAGTATGGTCCAGAAGGTTATCCCCTTGCCTGTGACCAAGGAGATTTGAATCGAGCGTTCGCTGAAGTATTGGAGTGTATATAATATGAAAATGAAAGATGTAGAGAGGTAATAAGTGTAGAATTCAACCGTATGACAAAATATAAAAAGAAAAAGATACTACTCATAACCATGTTGACGTTGCTTATTCCATTGATAGGATACAACATTTATGCTGAAGTGAAACTGCGTCAAATAAAACAACGAATCATTGAATTGGATAAAAAACTCAATACACATTTATGATACGTGTGATAATCAAAACCCTATTGACATTTATTGTCATCTTCCTCGCGTTCGCATCGAGCATCGTCTTACTGTCAAAGGGAACCATGTGGTCATCTCTAATCTTTCTTCTATTACCACTTTGCATGTATCTCATTTGGATAATTAATGTATTCTTAAATAAGAATAAATCATGAAAATTTCCAAAAAGATAATAATATGGATGTTGGCTCTGACTCCTATCATTGTTGGTGTAATTCACGTAGTTAATAAACTTACAAACGGAAAGAAACCAATTCAATTAGGATATTCCACCCAATATAGAGGAACAAAACTAATACGTTTTAATGGAATTATTATACTCAACGAACAAATAATAGATATACCATTGTTCTGTTCCTTAAACTAAAATAAGAATAATGAATCTTGAATATAAGTAAGAAAGGATACAGGTCACACATAGACGGAAGAAAAGCCAAGCCGGTTACAATTACATATTTATGAAAGTAAAAAGGGCCACGTTACTGACTATTCTATTTTTTGGTTTTATAATAAGTTTCATTATCCTCGCCGTCTCTTCTAATAAAGATAAATTAATTGATAGACATTTCAATTATAGAAATGAAAGATTAAAGATAAGTATCTTGGTCGGACCTATGCTTGAACAGTATTCCGGAAATACGGGCTTGGACGCACCAGTCAAAAAGAGTTATGTTATAATTATTTGGGAACCTTTCTTCGGAAGACATTATTACGCAATCAAAATAAAAGAGTGGAAGTCTGCCAAAGATTACCTCGATGAAAAAGCTATAAAACGGTGATTTGTCCAACGGAATAAAGCCCTCACCCTATATACAGAGAGGGTTTCAACGCGGGGGTACCCCCCAACTTTTGAAGACTGACCCATAAGCACCACAATGACCCACTTCACCCCATTTTGTCCCCTACAGAGCTAATTGTATAAAAAGTATTAAGTAAAAATGCTGACTCTCCGTGCGTTCTTTACTTTCAGAAATTCCTGGCACGGTAAAAATTTTACTTAATAATGTAAATACGTATCTCCGTATCAGAATTATTTATATGAAAATATTTTGGCGCTTTGGAATTGCTCCCCTCCTATGTACCTCCCCAGAACGCTGTTGCTGCTAATTGCTTAAAAGTACTAAAAAGAAAAAAGTACCCAGGGAAAAGTACCCTGGAGTAATTGATCAATAAATTAATATATGTCCTTAAAAGTCTTAGGTGCTATTATTGTCGTTTTACTCAATGTAATTGCTTGGCTACTTGCACGGGGAGTAGGTATGTCTGGAAAAGTGGAGGGTCCTGAGCAACTTGAAGAGGATCTTGATGTTATTGATAAAGTTAACGATAAAGACGCCTAAAGCGTTGATTTCGTGATAATTATAAATATTGTATAAACCCTTGATAATAAGTTATAGAAATGGCGTTGTGTTTCAACAAGTTATGTAAGACGCCTGTAAGAGATAGGGGAAATACCTAATAATAATAGGAAACGCCATATACGCCAATACAGTGCCAAGCTGCATCGATCTGCCGGTCCCCTACCCTTCACGTTTTACCGTTAGTCTGGCTTTTAGTGTCGCCGCCACTTTTTGAATCCGTTCTTAAATTGTGAAAGAAATTACCATTTTTTATATAAATGTCAAGCGACTTGACAAAGAATTTTTATGGAGTATTGTTGACGCACGTATATGTTGAAACGAATGGAAATACTGAAAGACTTTCGAGTATTGAAGGCAGGGGAAACCTTTGACTTTAATGTTGGCGTCAATCTTCTGGTTGGAGAACAAGGAACAGGTAAAAGCAGTCTGTTGAAGTTAATAATGGGAAGACACGCAGCGGGAAAGAATGTTGTCAAGTTTGATACCGATGGAAACAACGCCATTCGAGAGTTTGACTTTGAGAAGGATAATCCTCGGCTTGGCCATAAAATTGAGACAATGACGCAACTGGCTTGTATAATGATGTCTCATGGTCAAATGGTTAAGAAGATTATTGATGAAATTCAGACGTGGAAGCATGAAACGATTATCATGGACGAGCCTGATATGGCACTGTCAATTCGGTCATGTCATTTTCTGGTTGATTGTTTTCGGAAGGCAGAGAAGAATGGATGCCAAATCATTGCTGCCGTTCACAATCCCATTGTTATACGAGGATTTAAGAATGTCCTAAGCATGGAACATCGGCAATGGATGCCGAGTGATACATTCATCGCCTGCCACAGTATTCCATAAACGCCAATAGGATTCAGGAATTTGGGGATCTTCGGTGTGCAACACGATAACACTTTCGTTTGATGTTGTCAAGTAAGAAGTATAAAAAAGTGTCGCACTATTTGACTTTATATATTTCAATGATAGGGTTGAGGCCATGAATAAGAAACAGACCATTGTTCACAGATACAAAAACCACTTCTCTTGGCGTGGAAACCGGTTTGCTAACAACAAGGTTGGTCATGGATTATTGACCAATGAAATTGTTGACGCCGGTTTTTCTGGTATGAAAATCGTGGATCATCGCAGTCGGCAACGTGTTGGGTTGACTCCACGGGAACAAATGTGAATTATGCCTAAGAACAGAATGATATACGAAACAGCCGTTTATTGTGGCAGGCTGAAGGAATGGCGAGTTTTGAATCTGAATACAGGCACAATCTATTCCATGAGATATGAGACGGAGGATGAAGCTCTGGCATCGATTGACCACGGAAAGAAAAGAGTGGAAATGAGGGTTTGTCGGATGATTCTGTTTGACATTCTTAATATTATTCGTAATATTATGGAGTGAACGCATTCAATGCAAAGATTCTCGAAGAAGACATGCAGGTGGCTCCAAATGGCAGCGGCCTTGTTGAGAGTTGTGACGTTTGCAATTCTCTTATTCATAACTGGGATTGCATCGGGAACATGTCTTTTCTTGATTCTGACGGTGTTACGATTCTTTGTATGGGTTGCTGGAATAATAAGAGGAAAGCAGCGCTTATTCGTTTGACAAATATAAAAAGTTGAAGTATAATCCACACAACTGATTTAACAAATAAAATCTATGCCATGTCAATACTACGAATCTCCTGAAGAAATTGCAGCTGCAAAGAAAGCTGCAAACAAGAAACTGACTCAACCATATAAAAAGGAATTGGATTTGGTGACTCATTTGCTTTGTGAAGTAATGACGGTTCTGGAGAAAAATAATGTTATTGTTCCTTTGAACATCGACCAGATTTCCGGCCTTCAACCGTGGTGGAAAGAACACAAGGAACGTGATGAACGTCGAAAGATTAACGAACGTGCTGAACTCCGAACTCAAGCTCTCAAGAAGTTGACGGCTGAAGAGAAGAGGGCCTTGGGTTTGATAAAGTAATGCCATTGCGCATAAATAAATCATATAAACGCTTTTCTTGACAAATGAAGCCCGACAAGCCAGGCATTTGGGAATGGTTCGACGAAACAGGCCACAAAAGATTGGTCGTAGTGGTTAATGTTGAACCAGATGCATCGTATCCCCCATATCTCAGAGTCTTCTGGTTTGGTGGTTACTACAATGTCAATGATGAAATGGTTGGAACGGATGAAGCAGAATTTAATAAATCCGAGTGGCCTGACCGTTGGGGAAACTACGTAGGTCCAACAGGTTCCGTGCCTGATTCTGAACTTTACTTGTTTCCTTGAAACGATAAAATTCACTTGACAATTTTATAAAAAACGGTAAACTCACACCATGAACGTTACTGAAAACGCTGTTGACTACAAAGATTTGGTTTACGATTACATCAATGTTCTCATTCATCGAATTGCTTTCATGGAAAGCAAACATTGTTGGGTGGAAGATATGACCGGTTGCCTTTGTTGGAACGCCGTCGGAGAATCCAAAGAGGGCCATTTCGATTACATTTGGGCAACTCCATTTTGGGAATGTGAAGATTCAATTCCTGTTCAATTGACAAACGAGGCTGGCGATTATGTTGGTGGTGAATTGATTCCGTTTCTTATGAGTGACTTGACGATGGACCTTGAAAAAGACGTTCAACGTTATTGTGAAGTGGTTCGGTCATTCGTGAAAGAAAAATATAACGTGACGATTCCTCCACAACACACACTTGATGACCTATGAAATTCCCCATTGAACTTAACTTTGATTGGAAAGAATCTGCCGATTCGGTAATTGAAGAGATTGCACCGATTCTTCGGTCTGCTGGTATCTTTGTTTATGTGAATCCAGCAACGGAAGGAAGTGACGACTCTACATATATTTTTACGAAAAAGAAGATGACTCGTAAGGATATGGTAAAGTATCTTTTTGCTCAGGATGACCGTGGATTCATTTACGAGATGGCAGACCATAACGGAGTAACGCCGAGGGAAGAAGCCAATTCTTGGATTGACGATTGTTTTGGTGGTGACCCGAAGCCGATTGCATGAAAAAGATTTGGCAAACAATCAAATGCACTTTGTTCCATCGTGGACATCATTTCTCTCGTGATGGTGGTCATTGGAATATCTTTGGAAGAGCAATCTTACGTGGGCGTTGCGAATGCACAAAATGTTATAGAAAATGGAAAGTCTGACTTGCCATTGACCCTTAATATAGTAAACTCCTTTCTATGAAAAATCTCATTACTGATACAATTACAGAAATCAATCGTCTTGCTGGTGTTGCTCGTGACAATCTCCACGATGGTAAATGGCGTGAATACGACGAACAACTTTGGCAATTGGTTGAAACCCTTCAGAAGATTGCTGGAAAGGGTTTGAAGCCAGGAAAACATCTGAAGTGGAATGTTTGTGATGGTTATGCCCATTATATCGTTCTGAAAGTCAACAAGCGATTTACGGAAGTTGCTTTCATCGATTACATGGATGGATATTCATTTCCTGGTGTTTTCCAAGAGGGAAACAAGTTAATGGTTCCCACACAAGTTGCACAGAGAATGGCTGAGTTTGAAGATCGAACTGCAGCTTTCTTTAAGAAACCTGCTTGACATTTGTATAAAAAACAGTAAACTCTCACCATGAAATTAAATCAAACTTTGCTTCGTGATGTTCGGAATGCTTACTCCGATTGTAATGGAACTAAGCATGAACGGAATCTTAACTTTCGTGCCAATGAATATTGTTCGGTGTCGGTAGCTGTTGAGATTTTGGAACGAACTGTTGTCAGATATAACGCATTTCGGCCAGAACTTCTCAATCGGTTGCCGAATGGTTCCAAGGTTATCTTGGCAAGGGAAGGATCGGTTTGTGTGTATGTTATTTCTCCAATCACAGTGGATACGTGTGTTCTAAAGGATACACTCAAAGCGAATGAATGTCATTTGAGAACGATTGACTTCGGTGGACAAAACATTCCTGTTTATAGAATCTGGTGGGATTGATTCGGAGGCTGTCATTCCAATCGCCAATCGAAAGGTTGGCGATTTTTTGTATTAAATAGGTTAACGTTAAAGTTTATAACGATCCCCTGGTCCCCTACTCTTGGTGCCCCCGGCGTTCCTCGGGACGACCTCATCAACGTGAATACTATAACATACTTTTTATAAAAGTCAAGTCGAAAACGTTATTTGTACGAAAGATTCTTTCAGAAAAGAAAAGTAGAAAATTTTGAAAATTCTGTTTGACTTCTTATAGAAATGAATTATGATGGTATATCGAAAGTTGATTCAATAGTTGAATCAATGAATTAACAAACAAAAAAAAGAACGTTAGTAGAAAGAAAACTGATATGAAGAACAAGAATCGTAATACGAAGTCCGAAATCAAGCGTGGTCCTGGCGCTCCCGCCAAAGTCATCAAGTTCCCCCGTGGCGCCTTCACCATCGCCGCTGTCGTGAGTCTCAACCCGCACGTGTGTGAGTTGACCGTTCGCAACAAGATTGAGGCCGGTGTGGCTTCCAAGACGCTCATCCGTCTTTCGGAAGACCTGAAGACCAAAGAAGTCGGTCGCCCGTCGTTCCGTTACATGCTGAAGACCAACGCTCCGGTCAAGGCCAAGCGTACCACGAAGCCGGCCAAGAAGGCCGCTGTTCTGGCTCCGGCTACCGTCAGGCCCGCTGTGACGTTGCCCGCTGGTGAGATTATCGCCGCTGAGCCGACACCCGCCCCGGCTGTCATCGTCACCGCTCCCGAAGGCATTGCTGTTGAAGCGACTGCCTAATTGAAATCAGGCTTGGGAAGCAAAAAGGGGAGGCTAAAAACCTCCCCTTTTCTTTTTGCCAAATGGATAATAAGTGATATATTTTGATTATGAGAAAAATCTATGCTACCCTGACGGTGAACGTGATTCTGTCCGCCGATTCTGATTTGAATCTAGATGAATACATGGACAATGTTCGGTTGGATATGAATTGTTTGGATAAAAAATTGAAAGACAAGGCAGACATTCAAGATTTAACCATCGAAACGGTTGAAGTCACCGATTCAAAATGAAACCAACTGAAATCAATAAGAAGTATCCCATTAAGAATAAACTCTGGTCCTTTACAGAGACAACTGGCCGATACGTTGCTGAGGATTCTGACTTGATGGCGAATGGTTTTCTTGACCCGTGGAATCGTCAATTTCCGCCAGGCAAAGGCCTCGAAATTCGTTCGGATGATGAAGACAATGAACTTCAAATGTGGGTATATGTTACTTCGGTTCAAGGTGTTTTCGTGGAGTGTGTGGTCTTCAATGACTAACGCTTGACATTCTCTTAATTGATAGTATAATCTCCGAACATGAATCTTACCGGACTTCTTGACCCTCAAAAGGCCCATGCAATGACTCTCATTGACAGCCTTTACCTTAATGGTGTGGCTGCTGACTTGTCGGAAACAGGTTGTGGAAAAACTCACGTCGCCTCTTGTATCGCAAGGGGAATGAATTGTCCAATCGTTGTTATTTGCCCGAAGATGGTAATGCCTGACTGGGTTGCTACATTGGCTTTGTATGGATTGAAGCCAACCATTATCATCAATTACGAAAAGCTTTGTCGTGGTAATACCAAATATTTGAAGTATAAGAAGCCAAAGGCCGACGATGTGTTGATACGTTCCACAAAGAAAACGCACAAGGTGGAAAGGTTTCTTACTGCTGAATTGAAGCTGCCGCCAGGATGTTTGGTTATCTTGGATGAATCTCATAAGTGTAAAGGTCCATCAAGTCTTAATGCAGGATTGATGATTGCCTTGAAACGTCAAGGATATCGTTGTCTTCTGTTGTCTGCCACTCAAGCCACAAATCCTCTTGAGATGAAGGCGTTTGGTTATACTGTCAATCTCCATAAGCTTTCGGATTTCAATGACTTTTGTATTGATTACGGTGCTCAATGGGTAGGTAAATGGGGAGCACAGTATTTCGATAATGATGATAAAGAGGCACAAGCCAAAATGAAGTTGTGTCACACAAATCTGTTTGATACTCAAAAGATATCGTCTCGTTTGACCCGTGAAGGAATGGGTACGTTGTTTCCAGAGAATCAAATCGTTGTCAAGGCATACGCTATGGATAACGCCGATAAGATTCAAGCCAGATATGACTGGATGGAAAATGAGATTGCTCGACTTCAAGAACAAACAGCCAAGTATGCCGAACATATCTTGGCAGTAATCATCAAAGCTCGTCGTGAAATTGAATTGCTCAAGGTGCCTACAATTTTGGAAATGATTGAAGACTTGTTTGATGAAGGAAAGTCTGTTGGCGTGTTTGTAAACTTCACAAATACCATTGAATTGATTAATCGCCGTCTGTCTTCCAAGAAAAAGTTTCGTGATAAGATTGGATTGATTTATGGTGGGCAGAGTGTGAATGATAGAATTCAGGACGTTGCCGATTTCAATGCAGACAGGAAAAGAATCATCATTGCTAACAATGCTGCTGGTGGGCAATCGATTAATCTTCATGATTTAACCGGTAAACATCCCCGTGCTACAATCATCAATCCAAATTACTCCGCTATCCAATTACTTCAAGTTCTCGGCAGAATTCATCGTCAAGGTGGATTAACAAAGTGTTACCAACGAATTCTCTTCGCTGCTGGAACCCGTGAAGAGCAAATTTGTCATCGTCTTAATTCTAAAATCACCAACCTGAGTATTTTAAATGATGGTGACATGGTTGAAGGAATGAAGTTTTTCAGATTCCTGATGGGCAGAAGTATATAAGAAAGCTCAAATTGTTAAAATAAATTGAGATTGAGCATTTTGTAATCTATTTGTCCCCAGTGATGGGGCCGGAAGAATTATATACTTTCATCAAGGACCGTTTAGAAACCAAGATGGGTTTCTCACGTACTGATTTAATATCCAACCTTGTTGCTGAACTTCAGTTATATAACATAACTGAAATCCCTCAATTTAACTCCATAGAAGAACTTGTAAAAGAAACCAATGAGAATCATTCTGAATTGGAGAAATTAATTCACAAGCATATAAAACGTAATCAAATGGGACGTGGAGAAGCTTGGTGTTTGCTCACTATACCGCAATCTATAAAGGCCAAAAGAATAACAGGCTGTGATTCTATCATAGATAACAAACGATATGAATTCAAAGAACAGAAAAAGGATATACGTTTTTATAATAATGCGGCCACGATGAACGAAATCACTTGTCTGAGAAAAAACTTATATATTATCGACAGAGCATTGACGCATTATTATTCTCATGAGTTAACAATCGAATGGAATGCAATTGGCATCATGGATAAACCAAATGAATTAAATGAATCTAAATTAAGAGCATTAGGTAATTTTCTTGTCAAATTAAAACAGCATTCACACGAATTTAAGTTTGACAAATGGTTTTCTGATGCCATAGATTTTGAGAACTTTACTTATGACTCATTTGCCGAAAAAATCAAGACAAATATTCTAAAATCTTTTGATGGCATTGTCATTGTTGATGAAGACAAATATTATTTGATTGATACTCTTAATAATGAGAACTTTAGGTTTACAAGAATTACTATTGGTGAACCTAAATTCGTCTTGACAACTAAAAAAAGTCTGTTATCTTCTCCATCAAATGACGCCAGTAGCTCAATTGGTGATAGTGTTTCAGAACAGCCTAAAGAACTCAGGGCCGACAGCCCAGAGAAACCTGTTTCAACTACAGGATGTGATGGAGGAAACGAAGCTAAGAGAAGCCATAGCGGCGGCTGTGAAGCTTACGGTTAATGGTGGTCATGTGCTTGTCAAGTATAAGGGTAAGCTTTTCCTTGCTGAACGTGATAGCAACAACTCATTGATTGAATATGTTCATCATGAAGTTTCCTATCATCCTCATCAATCACAATTTACGATTTAATGGTCTGATGGTGAAATGGATATCATAGGGCTCTTCTAAAGCTTTGTTCCGGGTTCGAATCCCGGTCGGACCACCAATTTCCATCCTTGTATAGATTTTCTCCTTCCTCGAATTATATGACATAAATTTCCTGGAGGAATGTTATATTTTACTCTAAAATCAAACTGCAACCCGTCAAAAACTTCGTTGGTAACTTCGTTTTGAAATCGATATACAGTTTTGTCTAACCTCGGATGATGATTTTTCAGTCTTTCTCTCCATTGTTTTTTCCATTCTTCAGTATGTTTAGTACCAAATTTATGACTCAATATTCCAACATATTTTCCTTTTAATTTCTGGCTAATTTTTTTCTTTGATTCTTCGGTATGATGCCATCCTTTGGGTTGACTTAAAACTTTTCCTTTGTGTGCATCACTAATTTTCTTTTTAGTTTCTTCTGATAATCTTTTTCCTAAATTACATTGCCGTAACTTTTCTTTTGTTTCCTTGGATAATTTCTTTCCTTTGTGAGATTGACTTATTTTGTTTCTCGTAATCTCATTCATTTCAATTTTTCCAGCAACAAAAGATGAATTATAACATTTTTCCTTTTCTTGACAAGCAATATTAAGATATTCTTGTTCTATTTGTAAAAGTAATTCATCCAATATAATTAATTCGGTGACTACAAAAGTAAAATTATCTTCACCGTATTTGTTCCACGCACGTTGCAAATATTGTGACCTGTGATTGCCTCGATTTAAATCTTGCTTGTGATATTTCCATCGTTTGTAAATGTTATTTGAACTACCAACGTAGTATTTATCATTGATATTATTGATAATTTTGTATATTCCACTTATCTTTTCGGTCTTTAATGTATTTGTCATATCTGATATGTATAACAAGAATGCGATTGACAATTATTTTATTTGTGATATGTTCGTTATATGAATGATGCATATCTTAGAAATCGTGAGGGAAAAATCATCGGAAAAATTGATAGAGACATTATCCGTGATAGAACTGGCAAGATTATTGCCAAATACAATGAACGAGAGAACATAACCCGTGATAGAAATGGCAACATTGTTGGTAAGGGCGACCAGAGAAAAAGATTGCTGTAAAGACTTGACGTTTTTATATTCTGTCGTATAGTTATTTAACGGTGAATGTTGATTCGGAAGTTGAGAGCTAAGATGGAAGGTCGAGTCACCGGAAAAACGTCGTGTGTAACCTATGACGGTGAATCAAAAAAGGGAAAGTTAAAATACGAACCTGTTAGCGTGTCTGAGCAGATTGGTCGGTTTATAGAATTAGAAATTGGTTAATCGACTCCGATCAATTAGGAATTGCCTGAGTGGATGGCGGACCATGTAGCCGAAACAATAGAAACGAAGCTTGTGGTTTAACGTAGCCAGTTGAAACGATGACGGCATGAACAGTGACACGGTACTTTCGTCGAGGGTGGGTTCGACTTAAAATAAGAGATCCATCCGCTGTTGAGGGTCGCTCCCTCGGCCTACAGCAGACCAAAAAGGCTGAATTTAAACCTGAGCGGTGGGCATCTTGGTTGAAAGAAGATGAAAGCCACAGTCACGAGACGGTAAAAAATGTTGACGTATCATCGCCGTTTCAAGTTGACAACAGAACAATCGGTGATATAATAATGAGTATGAAGATGGTTCGCGGATGAACCACCGGCCCGAATAGGAAGCCGGTTCGGTCTAAGAAGCCGAGAATAAAAACCGCCTGCTGATTTTCGTCGTAGAAGCTTTTAGCTCCGACAACAGATTGCAGGGTAGAGCAGTGGCAGCTCGTCTGGCTCATAACCCGAAGGTCACAGGTTCGATTCCTGTCCCTGCTACCATTTCTTGAGAGTATTTGGATAATGATACTCTGCGTGACAATTTGCACAAATCAAGTCACATTTCTTAATTTCATTTAAGATATCTTCTTCGGTTATTGAATTTACTCCCCACATAGCAGAACTTAACAAAAACTTTTTTTCTTCTGGGTTTTTATGATGAAAATGCAAGGCTGCAAGACAACGGTCATATCCACATTTACAACATTTTCCTCCCATAGATAACTTGTATTTTTCTCTTTTTATAAAACGATTTTTATTTTGTCTTTGGAGTTGTTTTGTTTTGCCATCCGGGTTAACATAGTAAGAAATGAGAGAATGTGAACATCCTAAAATTTGTCTTATTTCTCTATATGATTTTCCTGAATTGTGAAGTTCTAAGATTTTATCTTTCATGGAGATACATATATCAATTCAATTAAAAGAATTGGATTTGACATTTTTATACTGTGTGATATAGTATCATTGTTGATGGAAGTTGGACAGTAATTGAGTCGAATGACTATTAACACGTCTTAGCGATTAGAAAGAACGTAGGTCCGGCGTAAAACGTCCGGCTCGGGGATACCTGAGGGCTTCTGCAGAGGCCGGTGAATCGTAATCACCAATGGAGAGGGCACCCTCCGGCTAAGATTCGGTTTTTCAAAACAGGCAGTGTCATAACTGTGCGCCTGTGGGCGCCTAACGGAAACGGATAAGAGAAACCCCGCTAAAGAGTTTCCGCCTGTTTTAATTATTTTGACACTTTCATAGATCCGTCCTATAGTTATGTGTGCGGGTTTGGTGAAAGGAGAATCATGGGCACTTTCCAGTGTCAGGTGCAGTGAGCGTTGCCTGCAACCCGCTCCAACAATTTTTATGGTCCTGTCGTCCAATGGCTTAGGATAATAGGCTTTCAACCTATAGATGTCGGGTTCGATTCCCACTAGGACTACCAAATTTCTCCTTTTCCCTTTATTTTAAATGCCCCCTATGGGGAGGGTACCCCCCACCCTATTAATTTAGTACCACCCGTCCCACTCAGGAGGGGCTAGAGAAACATGAACCTACACCGAAATTACTTACCAGAATGGAAGGAAACCAACAGAACAGATCCGTTTATTTTCTTTGTTTGGAAGGCTTTGAATGTGCCCTTGTCATCATTTTCATCTTCAAGTTCATAACCACGAATGTATGCGTCATTGAAGAATGTAACACGAACCCGGCGATTCACTGGCCTTCCCGTTGAACTGGAAGGATAAATGAAGTTCACAACAGGCAAAACAGAATTGCGGCCCAAAGCTGATTGAACTTTGTCTAACAATTCAACAGCAATAGGAAAGTCATGAACCGATTCCCGATTGAGGGTGTTACGTTTTGTGAGATTGACCTTTACGGTTTTTTCATCGGCGTTGACGATGAATTTAATTGACCGATCATCATGCAATTCCTCAATTGTCACGTCGATTTTGGGTTTTACCGGATGTTCCACGAAATTAAGGACTTCCGAAAGATTGTTGCCGGTCAATCGGATGCTCGTATAAGAGTAGTTGCCGACAACTTTGACGTTGCTTTGAACAACGTTATCCCAAGAGAGGCTCTTGGTTTTGGTGTTCAAGTAAATCACACACTGCTTTGCCGGGAAGTTGATAACAACCGGTTGAGTGTCGAAACGATTCCACTTGTAACCAAGCCCAAACAGGGCCAATTGAAGTGGTTTCGTATTTTTTGACACTGCCGATATGGAGTTATCAAAGACGATAGCAATTGTTTTGTTTTTTGTATTCATAATTTTTCAACTTACAATGTAACAGACATTGATTCTACTGTCAAGTCCTATCCCTACCGTATGGATGGATTATTCGGGGGGTACCCCCCAGCGTTACTCCGTTGGTTCAGGAATGGCCCGGTCGGACCACTCACATTCATTTTCCGGAAAGAGGCTCAACGCTGTTCCGTATTCATTGAATTCGACGGCACAAACTCGCCAGGCGTCAATCTCCGCATCGGTATGATGGGCTATGACAACCACCTTTGTTTTGCCCCAGCCACGGAACCAGTAGCGGCCGGGTTTCGTTGGTTTCTTTCGTGTCCATTTCATAAATCAAGCAGCAATTTGTTCAGCAGAAACACTCTTCCCCCCTATGGAGCCGGCTTCGGGGGTACTCCCCCCAGCGGTTTTCTTTTTTGACTTGGCCAGACGGCCATATCCCTTTTTGGCTTTGTTCTTTCCGATGTTATAGGGAGAATAATAACCACCTTTGCCTGCCTTCCGTAACACCCGAAGAGCAACGTTTGCCTCTGTTCCTTTAGGTTGTGTTCCATGAAGTAACAGAGCGAAAGAAGGTCCATTCTTATAGGCGTGGCTATCGTCATGGTCAATTTCCAGATTCAAGGCTTGTGCCTGCTCCTCAGAGTAAACAACCTTTGCGTAACGCAAATTGTGTTGCGTTATCATATCGTCATACTTACCACCAAAAGAAGAAGTTAGAATGAAGTTAGAAGGGATATCATTCAAACGAGCCACCCAGTAGGGAAGGGATTTAGTGTAAGCGTAAAGGAGAAAGTTAGGGTTTTCCTTAGCGACTGCCAACCATGCGTCAAAGTATGTCTGGCTGAAAAAATCACCAGCGACATGAATCCGAACGACAACCTGAAAGGGAGTTTTCGGAAGTGATTCAAGAATAATAGCTTTCATGCCGTTCACCGTTTTTGCGTTCCGAAGCAGTTCAAAATTGTTCCATCGGGATTCCCGAACGTTACGGAAAATGCACTCCTGACTCGCTGAGAAACAACGGAATTGACAACCGGCACCGTCTGTAATCTTTCCGGTTTCTCTATTGGCCTTTGAAAGGCAATCCTTTGCACCCGGACAACTATAACCAGACGGAAGGGAAAAGGTTAGAATGTTTTCGGCCAGTTTGGCATTACCTTTTCCAAAGATAAGTTTATTCATGCGACAACCTTAATGTATTAGGGTTTGATTGTCAAGAGTTTTTTGAAGTTATTCGCCACCGTATCCATCATCGAAACCGTCGGGATAATCAGGCGGCTCGTTGTCCAAACAACAATCACCCTGTTCAAGCATTTCCCTTTCCATTGCTTCCTCTGCGGCCCATTCGGCGGCAGACTCAGCGGCTAAGTTAGCTTCAAATTCATTCATGCCATAAAGAATAACATAAAGAAATCAGTTGTCAAAGAGTTTTTTAACTATTTACTTTAACGTTAAAATTTTTGTCGATCCACTGGTCCCCTACCCTCGCCTCGTCGGCTGTTAATTAAGTTTAACATTTAATTAAAAAAAGTCAAATGGAAAAAACAAAAACCCGTTGGATTTCTCCAACGGGCTGGGACGGTATCCCCATTTCGTTTCCAATTGGAAGGAAAAGTTTACTTGCTGCGAGGTAGTAGCCGAACCATTTGAAGACGTTCACCCTTTGCCACCCGGCGTTGAACACGTTTCAGAATGGTCTTGACGATTTCCCGAACGGGACGATTGGCAATAGCAATCACTTCAACGGAAAGCTCGTTGCCGCTGACGTGAGTCTGCCCGTCACGATGGTTATTGACGCCAGGAACAGTGGCCACGGCGGTCAAAAGTTCAGCCACGTTGTCCGGAATGTTACTTAACGTACTAAACGTACGGTCGCCGACCCAACTGGCGAAGAGCCGCCGGGTGGACAGAATTCGGTCAAATTCAAATCTAACTTCGACACGGGCACCCATATTAATAGGTACAATGTTTTTCATGTATTTCATAGTTTTTTACTTTACTGGATGTTGTGGTTATTGTCAAGCGACAACTGCCGGTTTCGTTGGTCCGTCAATGTTCGCCAGAATGTTCTTAAACTGCGCCAGACGACTTGTGATGCGGCTGACGAGCTTATTCTTCATCTCCACTCGACGAGCTTTCAGAACCCGAATGGAGTCGATTCCAAGGGTAATCACGGTAGGCTTAAACTCAGCCCGATTGTCTTCCTGAACAAATTTCTTCATGGTGGCGACTTGTTCAGTGGTCATTTTCTGACCATTGAAAAAGTATTCGTTGCGGCCAAGGGTGCGGTGAGGAAAGTATTGGAGATAGTGTTTCTTTGAATCCTTTTTGTGAACACACAAGGGAATCGCCCGGCCGTCATCGGTGGTAGCATGAACATACCACGTTTCGCCGGCAGTGTATTCAACCGGCGTGCCACCATTCGCTTCTTTCAGATTCCGTTCAACGGCAGCGACATAGTTGACGTTAATCAGACCGTTTCGGCGGCTCACCTTGATAACGCCGGAGGCAAAAGGATTGCCAGTCTTGCGCATCTTCACAGGAGTTTCCGTCACCATAGAAACAAACCGGCATTCAGTCCCGAGTGAACGGATGAATCCAACCATTTCGTTTCTGTCTTGAATTGTAACTGTAGTTGACTTTTTATTCATGGTAGGAATATATCAAAGTAAATCAGTCTGTCAAATCTTTTTTATAGAATTGTTGTGGTTAGGGATTAACGTTAAAGTGATTTTGAGATCCTCCGGTCCCCTATCCTCGGTTTGACACCTGTTGACGTGAACTTACGACATAAAATAAAAAAGTCAAGCATCTTTCGACACTTGACTTTGTTTGGTGGCCTTTGAACGTGGGGAAGAACCGGGTTCTCCTTTATCCATCGTATCCATCCATGCCGGAAAACTTAACTCTTGTTGGCTGCTTGAATGCGTGCCACTTGACGTTTGGATTCACCCCTGCGGCCGGCGAGACTGGCCAGTTGTTGCTTTGGAGTCAAATCGGACCACGCTTGGTTTCGTGCCTCGGCTTCATGTCGCTTCTGATTACGTTTGGCCCGAAGAATCGAGCTGTTGTAACCACCAATCTTTCGTTTGGAACTGTTACCGGTAGCTGTGGCCGTAGTGTTATTATTGTATTTCATGGTGATATTATACTGTTTTTGTTTTGGTTGTCAAGATGCCTACTGCGAAAATTTAAGCGGCCTGTTGAACAAGAGACTTTAACTTAATGGTGACTTTACAACGAATACAGAAACGTTTTTGGCCACGTTGGATCTTGTTGTGAATGTTAGATGTTACCTTGATAGTCTTATCTTTACAACCACAGACGTATTCGTAAGGCCGAGGGCGAACCCGAGTAGTTACACCATCCAAACTGTAATCATGGCACCGTTTCACTTGAACACCAAGAGGGGCAAGAGCATACATCACAGATTTCCAAAATCTGCCGTGTCCTTTTCCAAGAATGCCGTAGATTTTGAATGATGCTAGGTGGGCAATTTCGTGTGGAAGGGTTTGATTGATAAGTTCTTCCAAATGATTAGTGATGAAGTCGGGATTCAATTCAACCAAACCAAGGCCGTAGTGAGCACGTCCGGCTGTTCTTCCCATCTTTGTCCATTGCCACTTCGGGATTTCCAAATTGGCGTTCGGGTATCGCTTTTGAAGAAGTAAAAGAGTGTCAAGAATCTTGTCTTCCACTCTCTTAACAATGTCGTTCGGTATCGTCATGGTGACGATAGAATACAATACTTAAAAGAATTGTCAAGTGATAATCTTAGTCTTGGTCAGGATTGAAAGGCGGCAGTGTGAGCCAAACCAATCCGATGCCAATACCAATTAACCAGCTGTTCATGGCTACGCCAATGAATATGCAGCCTGTAACGGCCGAGACGAATTGTATCAGTCTTATCATAGTGTAATCAAAACCTTTCCGCTTCTGACTGCATCCAAGACAGTATTAAGCTCATTCTGATATGATTGGTCTGTTGTGAATGTGATTTCACATTCCGCTTCATCAAACATGATTCTATCCACAGCAGCCGAGAATCCCGCCAAGACAGTCGGGAATCCATCTTCAATGTAGTAGTAAACATTTTTGCCCTTGGTTCCATCCTTGCGAATTTCATCGCCTCGAATGTGCCCTTCCCTGATTGTTAGATGAATGTGGATTTTAATCATAATTGATATGCTTGTAGTTCTGGAAGACAACGGAATGTACATCCATCTACATTTTTTGCAAAATGCCGATGATGATGTCCAAAAATCCAAACTCTGGGACGATGGATCTCCAACATGGCTTGTAATCCCTGCCGCGTTCTACTTGATTCGGGAATACCGAAGAAGTCTGTACAAATTTGTTGTGGGCAATCATGTGATAAAACGATTTCTGGTTTCACATGACTATACTGGTCGATGGCGTCATTGAATTGCTGCATCGTCAATTCTTCATTACGCCACCATGTCAATCCTTCAATTCTCAAATCCTTGTCGATTGAATCTGCTCCTGCAACAAAGAACATTCCTTCAAACACTCCATAGTCGCCGAGTGATTGAGGATGCTTGTTACACAGTTCTGGATTGTCATGATTACCACGAAAGAATCGAATGTTTTTTTCGATTAAGCTTCCGTCAAGATCAAACATTTCTCCAAAGCCGAAACCAAAGTCACCAATCTGGACAATGGTTTGGTCTTTGTGCTTACGGGCGATATCATTAAGCTTTCTGTATCGGCCGTGAATGTCGCCAACGATAATCATTTTATTAAGAAAATTGGCCGGATTCACGAATACGAGTGACGGTGAACAGACCGAGGTTCTGGACGCTCGGAATGATTTCGTATGCCGTGATTGGAAACGAAACCTGAACCAAATGGGCAATGTCATTGCCCATATTATCCATTCGGCTATTACGAGCTTGGACCGGTTGGCCCGAGGAAATGGCTTCAATATCCCGAGGCGAGATATACAGATTGATTGTAGGAGTTAAATTCATATTTTGGTGAAAGTAATCAGTTTTTTTGTTTATGTCAAGGGAAATCAGCCATCTTTTCGGAATCTAACCGAACCACATCCGGCCCATGTAAAAATGACATGTTCCTTGTCTTCAACAATGAGTTGACCGATTACCCAAGTGTTATTGCGAAATTCTTTTTCAGCAACTTGGCCTACGCCCATGCCATTGCGATTCAAATCTGCTTTGAAAGTAATTTCCCCACCCGGAACGTGTTCATCTCCCGTAATCTTGGTGGCTATCAGCCACCCATCCGGCTGAATGTGGAACTTAATGACTTGTTCGAAGTGGCCCCGGTAAGATCCTACCCATTCGCCTTCCAAATCCTTTAGGTTGATTTCTTTGAACGGAACTGGCTTGTCTTTGAGTGTCATATTACTTTCTTTTCTTGCTTACTTTGATGGTGTTTGTGTCATCGGCCAACATTGGTGTCCCATGTCGTCCGCCTCCATTCAAAACCCAGCCACCATGAGAAGATGGCATCACTGCCCTACCTGACAACTTTGAACCATGACGGGTGATGATTGTTACTCTGTCACCGGGACTTACAGAATCAATAAGTTTCATGTTGACGAGAGTTTACTTGAAAAAAAGGAGATGTCAAGGGACATACTTGTCCTTTTTGTGGGATTTAGCCCACACGAGCAACCAGTGCCAGAAATTCCTTGCGGAACGTGTTCCAATTACGATTACTGACGGTTTCACCCATACGGGTGACATGATACGTGCCATTCAACTTGAGGCCGCAGTTGCGGTGGAGCCAACGGAGTGCTTGTTTTGTGTTCATGTTTTTTATTTTTGATGTTTACTTTTTCTTTGCCACCAACAGGTTCCGTATATCATCGGCTACCGATTGGTAAATTCGGATATAAAATATCACACTCAGCAATTTTGTCAAATAATCATTTGAGATGTTAAATTCTATGGAACATCCTATCCAGGGACACTTTACAACATCGAATCCACTTTTCTCCTTAAATATTGTGTCTGACTTCAGAATGTTATCAGACTCAATGACATAGGGGAAGCCATCCAATGACTTTCCCCCGTTATTTTTGTAAGTGAACCGATTCATGCCGCCATCTTAGCACCGGCAGCTTCAACTTTCGCCATATCCGACAGTTTGACAAGCTGTTGCCAATACTTCGGCATTTTCTTGAACACAATGGCCATTTGTTTTTCACTCAGATTACGGCCCTTCAAAACCTGTTCGCTGAAAGAACTGAGAATTTCAGCATCACAACCAGAAAAACCAACGTCATTGTGGTCCGTTGTGGTTTGAACGGCCTTTTCCGATGTGGTTTGGAATTCGTAAATCTTCAACATTCCTTTGACGGCCCAATTAGCATCCGTTCCAAGTTTCATTTTGAACAACGCTTTGATGTCTTTTTTCTTCATGGGGAATATTAACCCAGTTCAACCTATTTGTCAAACAAATTACGGAGATTTTTTGAAAGTATTTACGGTATCGTTAAAGTTTTTATCGTCTCCCAGGTACCCTACTCTTGGCGCCTTTCGGTCGGCCTCATCCACTCCAATACTATAACAAATTCACCAAGAAAAGTCAAGAACGAATTCTATGTCAAGTTCGACTTATTGACAGAAAGGGTATTTATTATGTCGATAATCATATTTAATGACGAGGATGATTAACGGCCATCCAAGGATCTTGAAACGATGCCAACCTTTCAACATCTTCATCAACCATGACATCTAATCCCATAGCAATCCTTTGTTCATTACATTGAGTAACACGGCCACTCAATATGCCGGCTTTGAAAACCAACATTAGAATATATTGTTGACTGAAATCGGATTGAAAGTTTTGGAGCCAAACTTTTACCTCCGGCCATTTTTCCATTTCATAAAGTGTCCAAGAACCATCACGTTTCACTGCTGCAAAACCGTTCATATTCATCATATCGACTTGAATAGGTATAACGGCGGGGTCTTGTTTAACTAAGTCTCCTGAATTAAGATAATGATTTTCCATATTTTTTAGCTACGAGTTTGCACATTTCTATAAATCTTTCTTGGGAAAAACGATTTTTCATCCAGTTTATATCCTTATGAACCCATTGAACATTTCCATTAACATACCCTTTGGATGAATCTATTCTATCTAGTGAGGCAGTTTTTTCTCCCCGTTTTTGTTTTTCAAAAGTTAGTAATAAATCAGTTAATGCACATTTTCTTTCTTGTTTTAGAAATAATCTCCACAATTGTTGTAGAGATAATTTCATTTTTATATTCTTTTGCTTTGGATTTGATTTGACAAAATGTATATCCTGAAATATCTCCACATCCTTGCCAGTGAATACTATTTTTGCCTCTTTTTATACAACCACAAGATTTTACTATTTTTTGAGTAAGATGATTTTGTCTAATAGACTTTTCTTTTCCGCAATCACATCTACATTGCCAGTAATGACTATAACACCAAACAGGTTTCCAACCTTCTTTTGGAAATTTTCTTTGATACGATTTTTTCTTACAATCGTATTTAATAACAATTAATTTTCCAAATCTCTGACCTTCTTTACATTTCATCAATAGACATTACTATAATGGCTTTTGGTTGTCCATTATTTATATCCAGTTCAAACCCTTGTTCGGCATAAAGCTCTTTGAGTTTTTCTAATGTTGTTGGAAGATTATTTTTTGGTTTGAAGACAATACCAAGAGAACGGGCCAATTTTTCTGTTTTAGATAAATTTGCTGTTTCTTCTCTTTGACGCCGTTGGTTGCACTCAAAACATGCCAAGACTTTTTTTTGTTCATTAGTTGGTGTGCGAAGCCAACGTCTGGGGTCATATCTTGAGATAAGATGATCAATCGTGGCCATCTTTGGATTTGGCCTTCCCTTTATTGATTGTTCGTTGGTATTTATCGTGAGGCATCCACACCAATAACAATTCGGGTTTAGATTAAAAAGTCTAAGTTTCTGTTTTCGGTAACTCATCTTTCTTTTCTTCTGGATATGGTGGAATAATGAGTTGACTATTAATAACAACCGGTGTTATTAACAATCTAACAACTACACCAATAAACATGATTGCAAATCATGTGTAAAAATTGTATGGAATTGGGTCAGTGAAAAGACTTTCTGCAAAAAGTTCATTCAATGAAAAGATAATGCCTATTGGGACAATAATCAATGACAGAAGTATCAATAAACCTTTCACAGAGTAGTAGAAAGTTCCCTTAACTGCTTTTGAAGGTCCAAGACATCCGTAATGGTTTCAAACACACGGGCTTTGTCGCCACGTTGAAGAATGACGGTTTTGTTATTGAGGTATCCTGTTCGGAGAAGAAAACCAACGGCAGCATCAATGTCAACAAAAGAATTGAACACTTCCGCTTTCTTGTTTAAGACGAGAATCTTAATTCGGTTCATGATGTTATTTTAATCTTAAAGGTCAAGACTGTCAACAAATTATTTCCATGTTTCCCCTTTAGGAGAACAAAAGTCAGGTTCGGGATAATCGGCTTCCATATCACCAAATTTGTTCAAATCCCTTTTGAATGACTTCATCTTGTTCGGATTCGGTCAATTCCACATCTTCACCCGTTTCCTTGTTCTTAGAAGATTGGATTTCGATTTCGGCTGAAGTATCAGGTTCTTCGGGACATCCATACTTGTCACAATGTCCACGGCTGGAAGACCAATACTTACCCCTTTACATAACCTTCACTTGAGTCAATTCTATCAAATGATGCCGTTCCATCCGATGCTTTGTGTTTTGTTTCAAATACTAAAAAATGAACCAACTCAAATTACTTTTTGAGAACTTGCCACAAAAGTTTTTTTAGAGCATCGTCACATAATTCTTTTCCATCTAACAATTGAAAACAAAAGGAACTTCGATTAGTGATTCCGTATGAATCAATAATCTTTTTTGCTGCATCTTTTCTTGACCAGGTATTTAGCGGTTCAACGAACGATTTCATACCTTGAACTATTCGTTGAACTTCTTTCCAACCATCACAAATTTGGCTAACTTCTCCCCGAATTTGATTCCACAATTCCCAATCAAAAGTCGATGTAATATATTCTTCAAATTCTTGATATGGTAATTTCCCCTGAACAAACCAAACATCCACAACTTTATCAATGGATGATAAGGATTCCTTCATTCTATGTAAAACGAGATACCAAGCCGATTTAACTTTATGGAGAGCTTGACCGTCTTTGGAATAGATAACAACTCCCTCTTTGCCTTTCCACTGGTCAACATTGGCAATTAAGTCATCTACAGAAGGAAAGTTATATGTAATCGGACGTTTACAACCAAAACCCTTGGCCATTGCGTCTAACCACTCTTGGTCCCAAAGAATGCATTTGTCATGGTAGATACCACCAACCAAAATGAAATCCGCTTCATCGCCGTAACTCAAAACAATTCGATTAATAGGAGAAACCCATTCAAACAAAAGAGAAAACGGCCAAGTTTCCATTCCACAAGATTGAAACTTAAAGATTTCTGGATACTTCTGTTTCAACAAAGCCAGTTCATGGCCGTTGTCAAGGTTTTCGGCATTAATGGTGCCACGAGTACGAAGGATGAATTGACCCTTGTATTTGGAAACAATCAAAAGAGAACCATCAAGCTTCTCCATAACCTTACAACCATTCAGAGAAGTAGGAACAGGGAAGTTGTCCGGGTTTTCGCTCCAGTTTGTGAATTTGGGAAAACCCATTGAAATCAGTTCACCTTCAGAATTGAAGACAGCAGACCGGAGATGTTTATTGGCCTGTGTCCACTTACAACCAATATGTTGTGGTTGGACGAGATACACGACTTCCCCAAAAAGAATGTGTTCGTGAACCATGAATTGTTCACGGTCAATCGAAGCCAAATCAATTTTCATGTCGAAACCGTATCACTTATTTCTTTGATAGTCAAGTAATTTATGAGAAATTCCCTACCCTCGTCTGTGGAAAGAAGATTGCCTAACCCTTTGTAGGCAATGAACTTTTCCATGTCTGAAAGAAGTTGTTTCACGAATTTATGTTAAGACCAACATTGAATCGGAATGTTTTTGTTGTGTCTTGACTGGTCAATGTTTTTATAGATTGTCAACCGTTTTTCTTGTTACGGAGAACCTTTTTCACAATCAAATGATTGAAACCGGCTTGAATCAAAGAATCGGATATTTGTTGATCGGTCATCTTGTTGTCTCGAAGGATACTAACCGAACTTTCTGTCTTGCGAACGGCCTCGTTGAATTCTTTCTGACTCCGAAACTTGTTCTGTTGTTCCCTCAAATGAACGTTGAAGGGACGTTGGGCGGTTTCTCCGAGAGGCATGTGGCCCGTTTCCCTTTCACTATACACGTCATCAGGACCATATACAGATTCAAATGTCGCAGGTGCTACACGTTTGATATCGTTGTTACAGTGGTGTTTATCCAAGGCACGAGAAACGTGTGCTTCCAATTCCCATCCGAATTCATCGGAGTATTCCATTCTAACCATCGTCAATAATTCTTTTTGATGGTAAGCTGTATCCGGTTCGGCTTCAAATAAATCCAACAAATATTTTTCAATCTTGTTGGTTACATGAGTAATCCGTGGAAGTCGTGGAACTTCAATCATAGGATGAGAGTATCAGATTTTCAAAGAGAGTCAAGAATTAAATTAACTAGAACTCACACTTGTTGTATATGTATAACCATGACAACTTTTAGATTAAAACTTAAACTAATAAAAGATGGTGTAAAAGAACATCGATGTGAAGGTTGCCAGTTGACAAAATGGAAAAATGAATCAATTCCGTTAGAATTACATCATGTCGATGGCAATAGAAAAAATAATGAATTGGAAAATCTTAAACTTTTTTGTTGTAATTGTCATGCATTGACTCCAAATTATAGAGCTAGAAAAAAACAAAAGAAAGGCCATTACGTCACGGATGAAGAATTGATAATATCCATAGAATCATCTTATACACGAAGAGAAGCATTATTAAAATGTGGACTTGTTGGTTATGGGGGAAACTACTACCGAATCAATGATTTGATTGAAAAACGTGGAATTCATTTCCTACAATCGAAAATTTATGAAGAACAACAAAAAAGAATAGAAACCATAAGAAGCCGTTATTCATCTGTTGGAAATGTTTTCAAGATAAAAATCAAATGGCCTTCAAATGAAGAAATGATTTCTCTATTATCCAACAATCCCATATCAGAAGTTGCTAGAAAATTAAAAGTATCTGCTAGTAGTGTTAAAAAACACGCACTTAGAAATGGTATTGATGTCAAGAAGATAAATATTTGGTCCCGAAGACATGACCCTAAAATGGTAGGCGTGGAGGGAATCGAACCCCCGATGTTTCCTAAGTAGCAGATTTTAAGTCTGCCGCGGTTCAACCAGCTTCGCCACACGCCCTTTAAAAATTAACCGATGAATGATAACCTTGTGAGTCATCAAATGGAGAATACTTTTTATCTCCGTTACCATTGTCATCATGACGGGGTTTTCCGCCCTTGAACTTACCCGGCTTGTTGTGTTTGATTTTGTGTTTCCACTTTGACGGATTTTCTCGCCAGCTTTTTCCCATATTTTCTCGTTATTTATACATGTTTCTACTTTGTCATTATACATGTACTACATGAATGATACACTGTCAATAAAAAAATCTGGAATCTATAAAATCATTAACAAAGTTAATGGAAAATACTACATTGGTAGTTCTAATGATATAAAAGGAAGATGGTCCGAACATAAAAACGATTTGAAAGCCAATAGACATGATAATGATTATTTACAAAAATCATGGAACAAATACGGAGAAGAAAATTTTGAATTTGAAGTAGATTTATTAGAGAGTATAAAAAAGAAAAGAACATTCCTTCTAATATACACTATACAGACAAACGATTAAAACTTACGTTTTATTGACACAGTTTGAACAGGTGTCAAATCCTTCGTGTGGGTTTACTGGATTTTCATTACACACAACACAAAAATATTGGCCTCTACCCTTACGAGGTAATGGAGTGGGGGTACCCCCCGCGTCTTCTTCGTAAGACACATTACCAGCACCCCCGAGTCGTAATCCATCAGCAAAAGCTTCGGCACTGGATTTATCGGCAAAATCCCGGCTAGCCGCCTTTTGAGTCATCCAATCTGGACCACTTCGGTATCTAAACACGAATTTCATTGAGTGAGAAAATAGTGGCAGAGCTTGTATTTGTCAAGCAAATTACCAGGTTTCAAATCACTCATGTTATGGTCAAGATCAGACAACTTGACGATAGTAGCGAAGGGATTCAATCGAATCCCATGAAGATAAGTGATGATATTGAAGTTATTTCCGTCTTTGGTGAGAAGTAAAACAGCATCCATCACCTTGACTGCATCAGCGAAAGGAAGCAACTCCATCAAAAATGTTTGTAATTCATTCTTGGTTACGGCGGTGTCTTCTAGCACATCATGGAGAATCGCAACCAAACTGATCAGGAACACGTTTCGAGAACCAGCAGGATAGTAGTCATTTGCCCGATGAATGGCATCATCCTTGACAGCAACTGGATGGGTAATGTAAAGAATTTCAGAATTCTGTCCTCGGCCATTTTTACGGAAACGTTTTTCAGGAGTCAATGCCCGGCTTTGATGAGCATGGTATGCGAATCCATAAACAACATGGTAAATTCTCTCTTCTTCCGTCTGAACGTTTGTCGATAACATTTAAATTAATTTAACATTTCAGGAGTGAATGTCAAGAGAGGAATTTGAATAGGAATGGTTTTCTTTACTATCTCCGTGAAAAAGAAAGCAGCAGAATGATCCCGTCTAAGCGGAATCGAAATCATATCCTTTTGATATGCTTTGGCCGTTGCTCTAACCATTGGCCTATTGTTGTCATCGAAGAAAAGTTCCGCATAACCTTTTAGAATCAATTCAGCAAGGTCAAGGTGCAAATTCATAAGGTCATCCGGATCTATTTCCGGAGAAGGATGCAGAAGTTCATCCTTTTCAAAGATTTCCAAAATTTGTTCTTTAGTCCAGTTCATGCTGCCTTCTTTACTACGTCACAATCGGTATAATTGGCATGAATGCTAATATAAATCTCGTCACCATGACGGAGAAAATCAGCTTGACCATCTGGAATGTTGAAAGCCGTTCCACCACGCAAAACTGCCTGCCAGTGGCCTCTGCCTTCGTTATACATTACCGTTGCTCGAAGTTTCATTTGGTGGTTATTATACAACCGATTTACTCGTTGTCAACCCATTTCTGCCAGTTTCCACGGTGACGACGATAACCAGCACCCTTGTTCGGACGCTCAACCTTAACAGAGGGAGCGAAGGGCTTACGGATGGATTTATAGACTTCCATCTGAGTTTTCATCACGTTCTTCATTTGATATAATTATACCAAATCAAAACAGATTGTCAAGAAAAATGTGCCGGGAGCTTTTCCCTTAGCGGCGAAACTAAAGGTGAGAGGTTCGCCCAAATTGGTTCGGCACTGGCTGTCCGAACCATTTGACCATCTCTGCTCCCGGCTTCTTTGAATGAACACGATTTCACGGAGCCTACGCTCAAGTGGTTCCAGTTACTTGATCTGAACGGGAATTGCACCCGTGCCCCCGCCTCAACGGCAGTGTTCTTCTAACTAAACTATCAGAATCTTCACTGTCTATGTGATCTCTTATTAAGAGATTTTGTCAACAGTCTTTCGACCGAGATTCAAGTTACAACATTCTTTTCAGAATGTCAAATCGTTTTTATATTTTCGTGTAGAAGTTCGCCGGCTTTCCACGTTGTCCCTCTTTCTTGAATTGGCGAACGAACTTGATGGTTTTATCAAGATTTTCCTTGACAAAAGCAGAGGCTTCTATATAGGAAACCTTGTTATGGTCAGCAAGTTGAGCCACACTAAACTCACCAGAAGGAATGACAATGATTTTTTCGACTTTGGATTCTTCAGGAGCATTCAATTCTTCGTTTAACTCCTTAAACCGTTCAAAGGCAACGTCTTTGTTGTTGAAAGACCATGCAATGAATCCGAACTGGCTTGCCGTTGGATATCGTTCCCGGTCATCCTCCAGAACTTGCTGAAAGATTTGTTTTCCCTTCAGGTCAACTTTGATGATAAAGACTTCGTAATCCTTTGGCTTACCATCACGGGAACGTTCATAGATTGCGGCCCGTTGCGTTCTGGCGAGTTGTGTATAGGTAAGAGGGTTAGCGGAGAACCCGTCAACGCCAGACGTGAATTGTGCTTCTAGTTGAATCATAGGACATCAAAGCATTCGCGTTGAACACCAAAGGCAACAGATCCGTCACCAAACTGCAAGTCAACGAACATTTCACCTTTAGTTTCGTTTTCGTCGATAATATCAGCGTCAACAGGTTCGCCGGCCTTAAACGTTTCCGTCTCTTCGCCGGTAATGGTGTCGGTTTTCTCGTCAAAAGAAGTAACGAGCGTCAGTTCGGTATCATTTTTGAAACTAATCATGGCGAGAATATATCAAAACAATTTAGATTGTCAAGCGACTTTCACAAATTGTTCACAACCATTATCCACATAACCATAATCAGGAGCGTAGTCGTTGGAAGCCAGTTCAAAGGCATATTCTGGCCCTACGTCAACGTCTTTAATATAGGCCAGGCCGCATTGTTCAACCTCTTCGTATGTCACCACTGGTTTGCCTTCGGCGAACAGCCTACGCAAATCGTCACTTTCCGAAAAATTCATTTTGAACTTTATTCAGATGGTCTAGCTTCTGCTTGTTTCTGGCAGCATACGCACGTCCGAAACACCAACTGGTTAATCCACAACCAATGAAAAAGCTGCCCCAACTGACGATTCCCGTTGCGATGAATCGAAGAAATCCCAAGGCAATACCCATCGAAGAAACAGGATTCGACTTACAAGCTTCAACGACTTGAACGATTCCACCAATCAGGCAGAGCCAAAGTCCGAGATATAACGAACCAACGACGACTACAATGGCAAGTAAAACGCCAAGTGTAAACCAGAATTTATTAACCGGAGCCTTTGGCCCCGCCGGTGTTAAAAATGATGACATGTTCATATAAAAACTTTACTGCGAATCTTCGGTTTGGCAAGTCACCATCCGATAAAATCGGGTATAGGTTCCAGGCTTCACACAATGACGCCTTTCCATTGATTTGATTTGGTCAAGTTCCAATGGACGGAAATATTCCATCGCAGTCTCACGGTCCATTTGGGCGATTTTCTGCTTACGTTTGATAACACTTGACGGCATCATGGGTATTCCGTTATGATAAATTTAATTTTCACGAAACGAATCTTAACACTTTTTTATATGGTTGTCAACAGAAATCATGATGTTTGAACCATTAATTTGATAGTTATTACCATAAATATAACTAATGAGTTAAAAGACAAGTATCAATCTTTCATCAATAATGGATATACTACAAAACAAGTAGCCAACGAAATGATGGTGCCTTGGTCAACAATAAAGGGTCATTTTAGAAAGTTAGGGTTAAAAACTATACACAAAAGAGAACCATTAAAGATTCAAAAATGTCAATTAGAAACATACATTGGACAAAATTATTCTACTCATAAAATGGCCCGTGAACTAAATTGTAGCCAATGTGTTATCCGTTATTGGTTAAACATTTATGGTTTGAAAACCAATCCACAATGGACAATATTAAGAACAAAAATTAAGAAAGAGATAGAAGAAGGATATAAAACTTGTTCTCAGTGTAATCAAAAAAAGACATTGACAAATGAAAATTTCTATCTAAAGAAAAATGGAAAATTTCATTATTGGTGTAAACGGTGTAATAACAGAATTTCATTAAAAAAGCAAACCGAACGGAAACAAAAGTGTGTAGATTACAAAGGTGGCAAATGTATGATTTGTGGATATAACAAATACATCGGTGCATTGGATTTTCATCATATTGACCCAACCAAGAAAGAATTCAACATATCCAATCTTAGAACCTATTCGTGGGAAATGTTAAAGGTTGAGTTGGATAAGTGTATTTGTGTATGTAAAAATTGTCATGCTGAAACGCATGCAGGTTTACATGAAATGGTTGGCCCTGTAGGACTCGAACCTACACTCGTTGTGTTATGAGCACACTACTTCACCTTTAAGTTAAGGGCCAGATAAAAGATCACTTTGTTTTAGAAAGAAGTCAAGGGGCATCCTTGCCCCTGTTCGTTTTACATTGATTGATACGTCTCACTTTGCTGCCACTTGTCATACCATTCATCGTGGGCCTCAACGAGTTCCGTCAACGGCACACTCTTGAAGTAGATGATGCCGTTGAAGATTCCACCGATATTGGCGGTGTTTTTGAACGTTGCTGTCACTCGGTAATATCTCGTGTCGCCCGTTTTGATTCCGGCACGAGAGAAGTCCGACTTGGCAGTGTGTTTTACAACCGAACCTTTAACAATTGTGTTATTCATGTCCACACTCTACAATTTTTTGTAGAAATGTCAAGGATTAATTTTTTAAACCTTGAACAAGAAGTAACCAAATCCCATCAAAAAGCTGATCCAAAATGCGGAGTGATAACATTCGTGCTTTTTGGTTACACAGGCACCAATGGTGGCACATCCCCAGATGATTGCCAGAGCAATGATAAAAGGATGATTCATATTCCAATCCAGTTCGGTTTGCCTTTCGGAAGATACTTGGCCACGATTACGTAAGCAATCAACACACAGGCCACGAAAATCAGCGTGAGTTTGGTTTTCAGATTCATGGGATGGGAAACTTGGTTGTTTCGGTGGTGATGTGACCCTGCTGCCGGAGCTGAAATTCAATTTCCTGAAGGGCGTAATAAGTCTGTTCTTCCATCTCATCACCGTAAAGAGCAGCGTCTTCAATCGCATCCTTGTCCAATTCATCATGAACTTCGACAACATCAAGCTGGTCAAGACCATGAGCTTCTAACACTCTTTCAACGTCTTCAATTGTAGTTTCCCATGTAGTATTCATATTTGTATGATATTCGTTTTCTTTTGTTTGTCAAATCAAATTCACCAAAAGTATTCCATTTGACCGTGATCGTAAATTATATCCAATCATGTCACGAGTCCAAGTCTGTCCGACGATAGATACATTTGTATTTAGACATAGTTGGAAATTACTGTTGTTTGAAAAATTGTCAAGGAACAAAGAAACCTTTTATCCGTTTGATGTTAATTGGTCCGTAATCCCTGCAATCCATACTGTTGTTGCGATTGTCACCAAGGGCAAAGTATTCATTTTTTCCTAAAAACCATTCACCATCACCATAGGTATAGGTATAACGTGGCAGATATGGTTCAGAAAGAAATCTTCCGTTCAGAAAAACCTTTCCATTGACAATCAAAATTGAATCACCGGGGATGCCTATAACTCGTTTGACTACTAGTGTGTTTTCGGAAGTAGGGTCATTATAGATGATGATGTCGCCCCTCGATGATGTCCGAAAGTAAAGACTGAACTTGTTACACAATCCCTTTTGTCCATGTGAAAGAGTCGGAAGCATACTCTCACCTGACACCCTAACACGGTTCACTGATGTCTTTTCAACGATGAACACTAACACCGTGAAGACTACCAAACCGATGACAACTTTCCGCGATTTCGTCATGTGGTAGATTACCGTATCTTTTTGTAATGTCAAGACTTGACAACACACAATTGTTTGATATATTCCAACCATGAACATTAAATTTCGTCCGCTAAATCCGACATCCCGTTCTGCCCGAAAACAGAGGTTCTCCACCCTCAACTGCCGTCTGTATATCCGGTCCAAAGGTGAGACAATCCTTGAAAACCTGATGAATCGGCATTCTCGCCCTTACAACCTGTATCGTAAGGTTGTCATTCCTCAAGTCATTGATGAATTCAAGAAGAAAGGGATTGTCGCCAAGGATTTTACATGGAGTCAGTATTCCGGTTGTTTTTGTGGTTGTTCGCCTGGTTTTCGGTTCACGGCCACTGAAGCACAAAACGTTCACGTCGATGTCAATAATGAAGACTTTGCCCATCTGGTTGAACATACCCAAACAGAATTCAAACTGACCGCTTGACAAGCCAGTTAAATAGGATAGATTCTCTCAACATTCCATGAAATTCATCAAGGCCTTTGACGGCGAAAACTGTCTTCTAAGTGACGATTTGTATGTCGTTACAAGCGAATATAAACGGGGTGCCGTTGTTCGTTTGATTATTCGTCAAAAGGAATACTTAGCTGGTAAGCCTGTTGGAAGTCATTACGACAAGCAATATCTCACAGTTCATGCCATTAGCGAGAAGAAAGTAGCCAAGTTCTGTGGCATCCGAAAGTCGGCACTTATCAAGCTTCCTCAGAATATTATTGAGGAATAACTATGATGACATGGAAATCACCAAATCAATTAAAAATTTGTAAGTAATGCCACAAAACAGCCAAAAATCATTTGACATAAATATGAAAATGAATTAGTATCTTTATATGAAAAATCTGTGTGGAAAAACTCGGCCAATTTCAAATCCCTACGAGATTTGGCATGGCTATGCTGGAGATCTGGGAACTATTACATATTTGGTGTTGAAAAAATATCAAACACCTGAAAAGGAAAATGGAAATCCTTATTCCAGATGGTTCGTGGCTGCTAAGTCCGATGCCACTTACGGCACGTTTGAAATGGGCGATAACTACGTGGCAGAAATCAAGGCCATTGCTCGAAGGGTTTGGAGCGAATCCGATGGTCCTATGCCCGAACACGTCAAGCAGCTCATCGCTGCCTAAGTCAATCACGGGGAAAGGAATCCCCGTTCTCCTTTTCATGAACTAGCCTTATTGAAAAGGATTGAATCCACCTTGGCAGGTATCATAAATGGTTGCCATTCGTGCGGTATTCGTTGACCTTAAACCCATTAGAGAAACTTTGAAAGAAATTAAAATCGTGCTTGACAAATAAACATAAAAAGGATAATATACCATCATGAACGGTAAAATTTTCTTCGATGATCTTCAAGACTTGACCGATTTCCTTCGGTATTTCACCGGGTCAACGGCCACCTTTAAAGTTCAGAAACGTGGTTCACAGTGGGTACTAACATTCCTTGGAGGATTCTAAGATGAAAATTCTATTCCATTTTCGAGAACTTGGGCCAGATGAAAAAATTGAGAAAGGCGATATGCATTCACTCGAAGGATCCGCCCTTTGGCCAATCTTCAATGAAGACACCGTTGGTATGACGCCTAAAGACCGTGGCTTAAACCGCGGCCGTAAATGGTATCGTATTACGTCTCAGGAATCAATGGATTGAATATGAACACTCCAGACGATTGGGCAAGGGAATTTAAGCTTCACCACTGCATTGGCAATAAGAACTTCGCCAAACAGATTCGTAAAATTCAGTTGGAGTCATACAAAGCTGGTCGGAAGGATGACGAACAAACGGCAAAGAAACGTATCAAATCTCTTGACGAATGACAACTTGGTGAAATCGTTGCCAGTGGAGAACGGCACTAATACCTATGAAAATCAAAGACCTAAAGATAGGAGAAACCTATCATATTCGGCAACTATGGTAGTCCTGATACGAGAACCTTCAAGGCCCATCGGACAAAGGAGAGCCTTGACTCTTACTACAGGTCGCTTCCTTTGATGGATTAAGTTAAAAGATTCTCTTGCCATCAACAAGGGATAATGTATAATAATTACATGAACGATTTCTCCAATATCTCTGCCGAGTCTGACCTGAAAGACCTTATGACTATCACTCCAACTGAACAACTTGATTTGTTTCCTCAACCTGAACCGGAACAGGACGAATATGAGAAGTTGCTCGACCAATGCACGAACCAATGGCAAGTCACCATGCTGGAAAGTGGAATGAATCCCTTTGGTAATTTCACCAAGGTTGCTTAAGAAAAGGATTTGACATCTTCTGAGATTGTTGTATAATAATAACAATCTCAATCGGTGAGAGATAAATCACCGGAGCAGTCACTACGGTTAAGTTACTACCGAATGACTGCCCTCTTCTAAAAGAACAAACCCTCCCCTACGGAGCCAGCTTAATAGCCACCATTTACCCTCCCTCCAGCCCCTACGGGCAAGGGGTATAAAAACCCTAAAAAAGCCCCATTTTAGCCCCCCCTATATAGGGGCTTGGTGGCCTTCGTGATAGCCGTTTTGGGGGGTCCCCCAGCCGCCCCTTGTCCATTCGCTGATCACAGACAAAAATTTGGTCTAAAATAAAAGTAGAGTGAAGAGTCAATTTTATTACTCATCTTTTCGGTTAATCATACTCATTTTCCAAAAAACCACAGGGAAGAAATTTTTATAACATAAATTACTCTACTTTTATTCTACTCAAATCTATGTATTAAATATGGGAAGACATAAAAAGTATATCACTGAAGAGGAACAACTAATTGCCCGTCGTAAAAGACAGATGGAGTATTACTTGAGAAACAAGGATAAGATTAATCAAAAGAAAAAGGAACAATATATCCACTTTAAATTTAACAACGTCAATGATTTATAAAAATCCACAATCTAAATGGTGTAAAAATGTCCTGATTGTAACAAGGAGATTGTTTTTTCACACAAATGGAACGCCAAAGTTTCGTTTAATAATAATAAATTATGTGGTGCTTGTAGGAATAAAAATCACAAAGTTTCAGAAGAAACAAAACAAAAAATGAGAGATTCTATGAAATCTCCAAAAATATATAATAATGTATTTTTAAATAAAAACGGGTTTTGGTGTAGAATTTGTCCAAAATGTAAAAAAGAAACAGAATACAGTCGAAAAGACAACGCGGTTCAATCCGAAATAAAAAATAGAAATTGTATGATATGTCATACAAATTATTTAACAAAAAAATCAAATATAAAATTAATTACAAGAAAACATAGAAAAAAACAAGTGGATGGTATTTTCTTTAAAGAACATATAAAAAAATGGTGTAGAATATGTTCGTTTTGTAAAAAAGAAGTAGAATATACTTGTAGGTATCAAGCTATTTTATATGAAAAAAAGTCTGCTCCGTGTATCGAGTGTTCTTGGAATCGATATGAATCCCCAATTGAAAAAGAATTTCTTGACCACTATGGAATTATTAAAAGACAACAATCAATAGACTCTATGGTTGTGGATGGAATCATAGATAATACCATATATGAATTTTTAGGCGATTATTGGCATGGTAATCCGGAACGATATAACCTCGGAGACATGAACAAAGCCAAAGGAGTGACTTATGGATTTTTATACAATAAAACTATGGAACGATTAAATCGTTTGAGGTCGATTGGTTATGAGGTTTTTTATATCTGGGAGAGTGATTGGGTGAAATATAAAAAACGGTTAGTAACAGAACCAAAGTTAAATCGTTTGTATTAGCGGTTTTAATATCTTCAATCGTCATTCTAGCGTTTTCCCTATATGAGTTTTTGTCCTTCTTGGTCGATTTTCAAAAATGCCACAGGGCAAAATTTTTTCTTGGGAAGACTTTTTATAATAAGTTGTCGTTTTATGGTATATGTCTTATGATAATGTATTATTTTTAAGAATATCTTTCTTCACAAGTTTAGTGGAAATAAGATTTTGCAAAATTGGGTTTTAGTATGAAAAACTATAAATGGATATGTGTATTCATTAAAACTGCGGTTAAATGGAGAAATGTTAAATAATAAATGACCTATGACTAATAAAGATTTAACACACCGAACTATTCACCTACACATTGGTATAGAAGACTCACGGTTGATGGTATTAAATGAAAATGAATCGTTGATTCAAGAGGCTATATATCAATTTTCTCGTGGAGTGTTTTCCAGCGGTAAACAGTATTTTAGTTTGGAGGGCGATTCGATGTATGCGACGGCAATCTATATAGATGACCGAAGAAACATTCTTATGGATATTCATCTAATAGAAAATGATGACACGGATATTGATACGATTATTAAGTCAGGAAGATTTTATTTAACCGGAGAATCTGATTGGGAAGAGTTTCCGGTTGGTGATAAAGACCCGGCATACATTAGGAGTTTACACATGAATTCTATTACTTTTAACTCTGTATGTTTTTCTAGGGAAAAACTTTTCAAGAAGACATTGTTTAGTTTATGATACCTGTAAACTTATTAGAAGATACTCTCTTTAAAGTCGATGCTGAAATACCATTGAGTATGATGTGCGTCGGAAATAGTAGTGAATATTTTTTAGAACGAAAATTTCAAGATGCATGGACGGAATACAGTAAAAATATAAGTAAAGGATTGGTAGGAAGTGTTAATGAATTATGGAATACCAAGGAAGGCGCAGCGTTTGTGATTGTTGAAGCCGGCCACAGGCTTCATCACACCACCAAGAAAACCTCTGGTTGTGTTTTATTTGCAGAATTAGGTATAAAATTACTGGATTCTAAAAAAGGAATGTTACTTAGAGAATGTATGATGATGTCCGGTGGTCCCGAACGAATGGATTTCTTTTTAAGAGGGTCAATAGATATAACCGAATATGGTGAAATAGACTCCATTACTTTCAATGAAGTTACTGCATTGTGTTCAAAATTAGAATCCTATGCTCCTGAGATGAATAAAATTTTCAATAAATCTTTGTTGCCTTATGCGTCTCATGAGATGCGAGAAAGATTTAAAAACAAAAAATTTCCATTCCATAAACACGATGAAAAGTATGATCGGGATGAAATCATAGAATTTACTGGCGACTTTGAAATTCTTTGACGCAATGAGATATTATACCAATATTTATTGGTATGTATGGATTACTAGAATTAATGTATGATGGCAAAAAAGCCGAATCATTCAAAGATTTATATATCGAATCGGATTCGGATCAACAGTTTCGTCTTCGTGGTTACATTGCCGAACAATTAAAGGACATACCAAAATTTATCCCCTTACATGGAACCGATTGGATTCTGTGTACACTTTGTCAATATCAGAAAAATGAAGAAGACACAGTTAGAATATTTCAATCTATTGTTAGATACATTCATCAACCAATAACGTTTGGATTGTTGGATGAAAAAATAAAATCAAGAAACATGTCTGACGTGGCGGATTCTTGTATCGTTGGATTAAGTATATTTAAAGAACGATTTGAATATACCTATAAAGTTCATGCCTCACCTTCACCGGATTATTATAAACAGCTAGGTGCCTTGGCATTTGATAAAATTGGATACAGTGGAATAGCTTACAATTTCGATGGTTGGGTTCAATTTCTTGAAAAAGAGTTGACAGTTTAACATTTCGTAGTATATTTATTGATACTTGTGGGCCTATAATGGTATCGACTGAAGATTATAGGATACACAGAGCATGTAGAGGTTGGTCGTCTGGCCTCTTAAAAAAGATGACGGAAAAATAAATGCTAAACTTACTCGTTTGCAAAATGTTGATTTTTCTTTCAATATGAATAATGTTGAAATCGAATTCAACGCAGTAGCGGCCTAATATCCGTTCCGTCGTATTGACTGACTCCTCTAGGTCAAAAACGGCGTAAAACAGAGGGAGAACTGCTTGTGGTTTTAATTACAAGACTGATTCGAAAGGCCAGTATGCCAATCTATGCCTGACAGTTTGTTCGTTTATCATACAGGCGAATACACAAACGAACTAAACATGTAGTTGCTGGATATCTTTGGTTTTCAACACGTTGGTTCAACTCCAACTAGGTCCACCATTTTTTTGTCCATTCCTCTTGCCAATTTATATTTATAGACATAGGCTTTTATAAAATATGAATCAAGAACAAAGAAATAGAATATTCGAGGGTTTGATGGGTGCTTCTCAAGAGACTATGCCTGAAGAAGAAATAAAGAAGGCAGAAGCCGCCATTTCTGATTTCTTAACTCAAAACCCGTCCGGATATACAATATCGTATGGTTCAGATTCGGCCAAAGATGAAGCACACATTTCTTTTAATAAAGTCGGAGACTATAGTGGTTCAACTGGACAAATTGTTTACAAAACTCCTTACAAATTTAAGAGAGATTTATACGGTGTTGCAAAAAGATTGTGGCAAGAGAAACAGAATGCCAATTATGCCAAATCCTTCCCTCCAACCGAATTAAATCCAGAAGAAGTTTTAAAACAATTAGATGTTTCTTCTCAACATGTAGATTGGTATCATGATTATTCCGATGACCATCGTGTTTGGTCCGCCGGAGAACAAAAAAAGAGAGTCATCAAAAAGAATTTAGAATTGGCTGCTTTGGTTGACCCCGAAGGTGCAAAATTAATTATCAAAAAGAATTTCCCAAGAGATAAACAAGAATGGGCCGTTCAATTCGTTGATAGTATTCATAATTCGAGAGATAAATACTCCAAAATGTATAAACTATGAAACGTGAAGAATTACAAACTTTAATTCGAGAAACCGTCAACGAAGTCATTAAGGAAGAATTGACGGATTTGGAGAGATTAAAAGCCAATGTCGCACCAAGTACAATGATTGGTCAGCCGTGGAATAAAATGATATCTCAATTAGAAACGATTTATGATGAAGTTTCGGGTTTTCATGAATTATATCGAACCCATCCGAATAAACCTACCACAGATATAGCTAAGCAAAAGTTGGACCAAGTTATAAGATTGTTGGAAGAGATTGCACCCACTATCCAACAAATTCATCAAATTCAACGAAGCGAATTATAATTATTTTCTTCGAATAATTTCATAATATGTATCGTGGATTCTATATTGGAATCAACACACATATACAGAAAGAAATATTATGAAAAAAGTTATTAAAGACTCCGATAAAAACGAGTCGCAATTCACTCAACTTACACCGAATGTAGTTAAAGAACTAAAATATATTAGTACGGTCAATAAAAATGCATACGAGATTCGATTGCATGTATTGGAATTAGCAGTCAGTCTTAGACACGCCATTGCTTCTCCAAATTATAACTCCTGTCAATTATTCGCTGCTGATGAAATTTTAAAGACAGCCAGAGAGTTTTATAAATTCATTGAAAACAAACAAATATAAAAAGTTGATTGTCTTTTGTTCGGTTGTATATTAATCCCCTAGTGAAACGCGGACGACTAGTGTCCGTATAAACAAAAACAAGAAAACAAAAGGAAAGAAATGAAAAAGTTATTAATCGCATTGATCGCATGTTTGTCGGTGTTTTCAGTTGTTAATGTTAAGGCCGCACCAAGTCCTGTAGTGCCTTCTCTTTTTAACGCTGGAGAAGTTGGACTCACTTTGAGTTCTGGTTGTTTGGTGAATCCTCCTGATTCAGTTCGAACAGTGGAAGTTCCGAATGAAGTGGAACGTTCCTATAAATATTGTCATCCACAAAACGAAACCCGTACACTTCGTAGTGAAGGAGATCGCACGGTTAATTTGACTGTCGGCGCCTTTTGGTTCCCAACCAAGTTGGTTGGATTGGAAGCTAATGTTCCGATTTACAAGAGTACCGATGACCGATTGCAAGTTGATGAAGTTCATGCTGGGCTTTTACTCCGTGCTCCTCTCTTTGAGAAGTGCCCCGTGTTAAGACACGTTGCACCTTATGGTGGATTGGGAACGGTTTTGAACTGGCAAGAAGGAAATACTTGGTCATACGTTGCAAAGGCGGGTCTGGAAGTTCAAGTTGTTAAACACGTCCGAGCCTTCGGAGAATTTCAATATCGTAATGTTGATTTTCATTGGAGCCAAGGAAGCCGAGCAGTCCAAGCGGGCCTTAGATTTCCGTTTTAATTAACGGTATCTGATTACAATTAAATAGGTTATAAACAAAACCCTCAAGTTAAAACTTGGGGGTTTATTTTTTTCTTGACAAAACACGAAATTGGTATATAGTTATTAATAGAATGAATATTAAACCAACATAGGTTTCTAAAGGCAACGGTGAAAACACCGAAGCCAACATTCTATCCTCATTACGCCTCATTAGCTCAATTGGTAGAGCAGTTGTCTCTAAAACAATTTCGTGTGGGTTCAACTCCCACATGGGGCGCCATTTTTTTATGGTTGAAACTGAAAGCGAAAAAACGATGAAACGCGTAAGTAATCGTTTGAGTAAAGGTCAGGACTTCGTGAAAAGGTTGCAAAATATTACGAAGGTGTGGTTCAATTCCACATCAACCACCATTTACGGTCAAGATTATTCTTTAGGAATATATGAAGGTTCAATTCCTTCCTTGACCACCATTTGCTTGGGTACCAGAATAAAGGGCACAAGTTCATTTAGTAGGATTCATACGTCATACGTAGGGCGTTTTGAAGGAACCGTGAAGGAGTGTATGGTGGAAGTATATCCCTATTGTCTTCCCGTCGAGAGACGAATGGATTGGAACGAAAGTTCTGATGTTGAAGGTTCGAGTCCTTCCCCGAGCACCAATTTCGGTCAAGGTATTTGTTTATCAAATCCAAGAAGTAGGACTTCTCTTGACCACCAAGGTTGGGATGACAGTTTAGCTGTCTCTCATTGTTCAAGTCAATGCCCAACCGCCAATTTCACAAACATCAACCAATAAAACTATGAATAACGAATACTAGACTCAAGGTAATACATACAGACTTTACGCCTTAATCCGAACAGATTTGGGTATGGAGCCTGGTAAAATTGCCGCACAAGCTGGTCATGCCTTTTTGGGTGCCTTTTTAAATTGTAAAAATCAACATGCTTTATCCGAATATCATAAAGATTTTCCTCAATCTCCGGGAACTAAAATTTGTTTAAAAGTTTCCAGTCTCTCTGAACTTCATAGAATTGCTTATGAAGCCAAGGCAGCCGGATTATCCACTTATGTTGTGGTCGATTCTGGTTGTCCAAACTTTTTTGGTGGTGAATCAACAGTCACAGCTTTAGGTATTGGACCGGCTACCAAAGAACAAATTCAACATATAACAAATAAACTAAAATTACTATGATAACATTTACGACTAAACAAGAATATTTAACCTATCGTTGCGATTGGAAGAAAAAATACAACGAATTGAGTGAATCTATTCGAGATATGAAATTTGTTCGTAAGATTCACGCACAAATTTTCTCCAAATCCGAAAAAATTATGAATAAAAGGGGAGCTAAATCCAATTATTACCGTGAGTTGTGGGATTTACAAGAAGGATTCCAGAAAGAGTTGCGAGAGACAAATGAAAGATATTCTTTAGTATTTAACAAATACAAAGATGTTAACGGAATTATAAGATGGTATTCTCTTATCAATGAATACAGAAAGACTGTTACACAAATGTTAGAGGAATTAAAGTTGGCGAAAATAGAAGCCAATCGTCAGTATTTGGTAAGTAAAGAAACAGTAAACAATTAAAAAGAAAGGTTATAATATGAGTCAATTAACATTACAAATTAATAGTAAAGAGGCGTTGGAACGTCTTATTGGTGGGGATGAAAAAGTTGATGTCGATATTCGTAATTCTGTTGTCCAAAAGTTTTCAGAAAAGCATTTAAAGTCGGTAGCAAATTCGGAAACTATAAGAGAATTCTGTAACAGCTTGAAATCATCTATTGAAAAAGATATGATATCTGAAACAAATTCTCAGGTAGGTATAATTAAAACAAATTGGGCCGGACAGGTAGAAAAGGTCACTCTTCATCCGGCTATTAAAACGGAGATAGATAGCCTCGTTCGTAATCACGTCGATGAATTGATTCGTAAATCGGTTGATGATGCTATAAAATTTTGGGCTAATGATGCTGAAATCGAAAAACGTGTAGAAAAACGAATGGAATACTATGCAGAAGAGAGAATCAAAACGGAAGTAAAACAACGACTGGAAGATGCCTTCAAGAAAATTAAAGTTTGACAATATGTTGTGATGGGGTATAGTAAGTTAACTATGAAAAAAATGTTATTTGCTATACTCCTTATAATTTCGTGTTTATCGTCTTTTGCTCAACAAAAGGATGCTTTAGATGTTGATATTACTAAATTGGATGACAATGAATTGCGTGTATATCGGTCCATCAAAGAAAAAATGACTCAGGCTAAATCCGTTGAAGTGACGCCCGAAAAAATCGAAAAGTATGCCGATATCGGTAAGGCTTTTGGTTCCGCTTTTAAGGAATGTTGGGGAACGGTTAGTAGTGATGCTGAAAAGTTTGCACAATCTCCTGCTGGAAAATTAGCAATGTTCTTGGTATCATGGAAAATTATGGCCAACGATGTTCAAGGCCTTGTGAAATCGACTGTAAGAGTATTGGTAGGTTTTCTTGTTTGGTTAGTCATTACTCCTTTTTATATTCTTACCGTTTATAGAAATTGTGTTAGGAAGAAAATGGGAAAAATAACTTCTTGTGAAAAATTGGGATTTTTTAGAAGGAAAGTAACTTATGGAAGCGTAGAAGATCCTCCACACGAAGATTGGTTAGCAGCGTATGGAGCGTGTTATTTGGTGTTTTTTCTAGCTGTATGGTTGGTAATGTTTGTGTAAGTTAATATATTTTACTTGACTTTTTCAAGTATGATATATAGTTATTGATAGATTAGGGTCTTATTTTAATAGTAAAATCCAATCCTGACACGATTGAGACAACGGAGCGTAACCGTTAGACCCTACCAGATTTTAAGTTCGCCATCATCGGTGCTGTAACGTGAATGGTGACTAATGAAAAGTCGGATATGTTCAAGTAGTTCAGCACAACCTTGAAAGTATTCCGAAAGAATTGGTGAAGAACCGATCCGTGGGGTGAAATGCCTCACACAAATTTCGCCCAAGCGATGTAAAGCGTTGAACTTGGGATAACAACGTAGGGTGTGATTGGATGGCCGTTAGCCCCGGCGAGGAATATTACTCGTAGCGATTCCAGTCGTTTTGATTTTGGTCATGTGGCGTAATAGCAGCCGCGTTAGTCTTAGGAACTAATGGAGTAATCCGTAGGGGTGCAATTCCCTTCATGACCACCAGATTAGTAGTTCGTGTCGATCGACCGCAAGTTATCCCACAGTGGGCACACTGGAAGTAAAGGAAAACAGTTGAATCGAGTGCCCACGAACGAAGTTTTATAATGGGGCCATAGCTCAGTTGGTAGAGCGGTAGCTTTGCAAGCTATAGGTCCGGGGTTCGAATCCCCGTGGCTCCACCATTTAAATGAGTTATTACAAAGAATTTTACGAGTATATTCAAAAGACTCCGGGAGAGAAACTCTCCAAAACCAATCGTATTATCTTTAACAATTTTGTTACCGAACAACTCATTCAACCAAAACTCATAAAATCCAATCAAGTATTATTGACTCAATCAGATTGGAAAAAGATTGAGGAATTTGCTAAGAACAAAGCAAAAGCAAAAGATATTGAGTGGAATGGTATAGATGCCAACAGGCGGATTAAAAGAGAGATGACCGGAGCCACCATCGAATACGCATTACTGAAAAAATATAAAAGGGAGTGGCAATTTGATGATTCTATTGTAAAAAAGTCTTCTTTAAAAAATCATCCGGACCTTCTTCCGGTTGGAGTTTGTTGTGATATAAAAGGGTCTTCAGTGAATAACGTTCCTCTGATATTTAAAGAATCGAGATATTATATTTGTGGTGTAGGTAATCATGTAGGTAAACGATATAAATGTCCAAATGTAATCGGAGTTACCGACACAAAAAACGTTTGGTTGTTAGGTATAGCATCTCCGGAAGTATTACAAACATATTGTGACGAGAATCTTATTATGATTGCCGAAAATACCACTAAAACGGGTTTCTTTGGATTCGATAAATTAATAGAATTGCCTAACGGGTGGGAGTCATTCAAAGAGTTATCCTGGCAACTTTCTGTAACTTCTTAAATTGGTTATATTCATCAGGTTAGATTGATGAAATTTTTTCAATATTGACCTTAATTTTTAATATTTATATAGTAGTGAAATCGTTGCATGTAGGTAACGAAAACTACCAAACATAGGAGGTAAATTATGTTAACGTTCGTATTAGTAGTACTCGGTGTAATTGGTGGCGGAATTGGTTTGTATCTCGTATTGAGAAACAACCCAAAAATCAAAGCCAAGGTGGATTCTCATGTTGATAAAATCGACAAGAAACGCTAATAATTAACAATCAACCAACAATGGCCACGGAATAAACGTCGTGGCCATTTGTTTTGTACATTTATTTAAAGGTGAAGTAGTTATAACCTATATTTATTGAATATGGAACCTACTTTGGTAAGAATCTGTGCTCAGTGTCAACGAGAATTTGGCTTGACTCCAGCCGTTGAAAAGGCTAATAAGGAACAAGGCATCAAGTTTTCTCATGGAATGTGTCCAAGACATATTGGAGAATTTTGGAAGGCCACACAAAAAGACATACCCTCTATTACCGACGCAGACATTCAACAAAAGATTGAAAATGCCAAGAAAGATCAAGATGCTGCGAAATTGGATTTATCTAATAAACCAGAATTGGTTCAACACTATAAAAACGGAATTTTTACTCCGGAACAGTTACAAAAAACCCAAGAATTACCGATAGCAGCAGAATCTCTTCATGAAAAATGGAAGAGGGTAAATAAAGTCTTGGGTCGTTGACAAATATTATAATTCATGGTAGTGTATTCTACCGTGAGTATAGAAGAATCCATTAATCAGTTATTGAAAAACAGAATCGTTCTCGAAACGGAGATAGTTTCTATTCAAGATGATTATAGCATGGAATGATTGTTGATTTAATTTTAGAAGACAATACAAAGGTTGTTTTTTCGAGTTATGATAGTCGCCCCAAAGATATGAATAGTGGACAATTAGCAATTCTATTAAATGATATCGATTTGACTTATATTCTCAAAACGAGAGACGGTTGGTTGGTAGAAGACTAATATGGCCGGACAAGTTAATGAATGTGTATTTTGTAAACTTGTAACTTATACAAGAGGACATCATCTTATTCCTCGGTCAAAAGACGGAGTGATTATTGTTTCTACATGCGAAACTTGTGAGGATTTCATTCACAAAACGTGGTCACATAATGAATTGAGAGATGTATATAATACAGTAGAAACCATACTATCTACTGAAAAATTTCAAAAGTTCTTAAAGTGGCGACTAAAACAACCTGTAGATGTTGTTTATAAGTCGGACCGAGGAAATGACAGAAATAAAAGAAAGTATAGTTAATTATGAAATTTTCAGGGTTGATAAATAATTTTTTACAACAAAAGAATCAATTGGATGATGATAAATTAGAATGAATACGTAAAGATGTAAGTGAGTCATTTGAGGAAATGAGAAAACTCATAGACGAATTACTTCGTGTATATCCGAATATTCCCAAAGAGGATATGGAACAGATTGTTCTTAAATCACATTCTAAAGGAAGTTATAGAGTGGCAGTCAGGGCAGGTCTTATCCCCAAAGACCTTCAAATAGAAGATTGACATATAAAAATAGTGTGGTATCTTTCGATGATGGAAGTTACCTTTAAACCCAATTCATTTGACCGATTTAGGGGCGTCGAAGATGTCCTTAAAGGGGTCTTTGGACAACATACTTATGTGGGCACAAATAGTATGTGTGTTCATGTGGAATATTCTCCCAAATTGGTGGCGATGATAAGGCCCTTTCCTCCCCAACAGGTTTTTAACTTTGAACTTAAAATACTTAAATGCGAAGACTGCATGGCTCAACTTCCGTTCTTAGCAGCAGAAGACGAAAATTCTTTTGTCTGTGAACCGTGTGTAAGAAAACGTGACGAAAAGAAAAAGAAACAAAAGTAATATGATTGATTATTCAATACTTGCTAAGTCGGTAGAATATTATGAAGCGAGGGGATATAAACAAATTGAATCTCCTTGGTATATTCCTAGAAAAATTTCTGAGATTACTACACCACCAGGATATCCATTTTTTACTATTAAAGAAAAAGATGAAGTGTTAGTAGCATCCGGAGAACAATCACTACTTTCTTTATATAATTTAGGACATTTACCAAAAGGAAAATTTCAAACAATCACTCCCTGTTTTCGTGAAGAATCCATTACTCAATGGAATCATAAATATTTTATGAAGAATGAACTAATGATTACAGATTTTGTTAATGTCGGCACATTATCATCGGTAATTGATGATGCATTATCTTTTTTCCGTCAGTGGGTGGATGTAGATGTGGTTGATTTAAAAAACGGAACCTTCGATATAGTCTATAAGAATATTGAACTAGGAAGTTATGGAATTCGGTCATGTTCCTTTATTTCTTGGGTATATGGAACCGGTGTTGCAGAACCAAGATTAAGTCGTGCAAAAGGATTATAATATGTCAAGAGTAGAACATCTGAAACAATTTTTAGATATTGATTGGTTGGTAAAAAATCATGAACTTATTCATTATTTTGGTTTAGGATTTATTCAATTGAAATTAAATCAATCCGAAATAGTTTACCCAAAAAACTATCAACCCACATGTCCATTCTCTGTTAAGAGAGAAAAAGAAGAATTATTTGGTGTAATTGAACAACTTATTAAATGATATGGGATACCATAAAAGAAAAATTCAAAAAGGTGTATTGGGAGAGACTTCCAAAATAAGAGAGGAATACGAAGAATTTTTGGATGCTATCGAACAAGGTAATCCGGTAATGAAGTTGGTTGAATTGTGTGATTTAATTGGTGCTATTGAGGCATACGTTGAAATGAGACATAATATTACTTTGAATGAATTGATTGTTATGAAAAATGCTACAAAGTCTGCATTTGAAGAAGGAGAAAGACAATGATATATGAAAATTAAAATAGAAAAATATAATGATGGAAAAACGTTTCGAGCTGACATGTTAGATTTGCCAGGTTCGCCGCCTGTTGGTCAAGGAGAAACGGAAACAGAAGCCGTAGCTAATTTATTTATGAAAATTATTTTTCAATCAACAGACGGAAGATTTATTAATAGAGGGTGTATTCCAGAATCTTGGTTAAGGTATGTGACTCCGGATAAAATTGTAATAGAAAGAGGAGAATAATGAGACATACATTTGAAATTTATCCGGAATATAAAGATAGTGATGATAAACCACTATACTTTATAGAATTGAGTAGGTGGGAAGAAAAAGACCCATTAACGTGGCAACTATTCAAAAGAAATTTTATTTATTCAAAAGAAGAATGGCAAGAATCGGTTAAAAGGATGGGAATTTGGTCAAATTTAATGAGTCGTGAAGGACATCCTTGGAATTTAGGAGAAGGAGTAGTATTAGAAAGAGATGGTGCAGTAGATATGAATACTTTACCATTTTTAAAATTCATGGTAGATTCATTAAATAAAAATTCCAATGAATGATATAATATTTTGTTCTGATGCCATGAAATTGTTGTCACAATCACAACAATATGCAGTCGATTACGTAAAATTAAAGAGAGAATTTTATATTAGATTTCAGTCTCCTTTTATTTTTTCTACAAGATTTGGTGCGGAATTTTTTCACGAAGTTTATAAGTATTTATTGAACGGTGAGAATTTGAAGCCAGAACCTAATTGTAAATTGGGAGAATACGACGATAATTTCAATAAATGGTTGAATAAAGTAAGAAAATTATGAATGAAACAGAAAAATTAAATCACATGAAGACCATAATAGATGGTATGGTTTCTATTACTCCCCATGAAGGTACGTGTGAATTAAGCCGAACAATGGAACCATATTTATTAAAGTTTTCTAATTACATTCCAGAAAGTAATACATGGACAACCGACGACGCAACCAAAATCGTAAAAATCGTATTCAGATAAGAACGAAATTTTACGTTTATATAGTCATTTGTTCGGATAATACATTATATACCGGATACACAAATGACGTTGATGCCAGAGTTTTGAAACATAATGCTGGCAAAGGGGCAAAATATACACGAGGAAGGTTGCCTGTTGTATTATTGTATCAAGAAGAATTTCCTACAAAGTCGGAAGCCATGAAAAGAGAACATCAGATTAAACAATTGACTCACATGGAGAAAATATTTCTCGTATCCGAAAAAATGAACAAATATATGGAATCACAAATGCGTCTAAATGATTTAAAAGAATTGGTGAATTCTTTAGCAAGAGTGGATAAAAATTCTAGTGTATTGGAAGGATATAAGGCTTTGCCTGTATTCATGAGAATGAAAAATGGAGTGGTCAAAATGGTATCTATTAGGTAAGGAATATGTGTATCCATTTTCCCTACAATGATTATGAGTGAAACGGACCGTCAAAATGCTATAGTTAATTTTAAAACTTGGCCTTCGGCTGGATTTTATCTCGAAGAATTATGAAAAAATATATTGTTACAGAAGAACTATTAAGTTTAGCTAGAGAATTTATGAATAAAAATCCTCACGCCGATGGATGTAATATGAATAATTTTTGGAGTCCAGAAGACCATTGTGATTGTTCAAATAATCGTATTAGAAGAAGATATATTCAAGAATGTCAGAGTATTGTAGAATTCAAAGACGAGACTCCAGAAGTTGATAGAGTATAAATGTGTGATAACACTTGTAACTTTAAAATGTTCATTTTGTAAAGCTAATTTTTTATCTTCATTAAAGAGATACAATTATCTAAAAAAGAAATTATAGAAAAAATTTTATTGTAAAATTCAATGTTCTGTAAATGATAATAAGTCTTCATCCAACCGAAAGAACTGTTCGGATAGAACACGAAAACAATGGGCGGATGGAATATTTAAAAGAAGTTCTTCGAAAAAAATTTGTAATCATTGTTCAAAAATATTTCATTCCAAAAAAAGAAGGCGGTGTTGTAGTAAATCGTGTAAGATTCATAGAGTGAGTTTAGGAGGAAGAATTTCTGTAGAAAAACAAAAGAATATAAAAAGAAGCCTAAACGAAATACAATTTGCAAATTTATGTCTAAATCGATTTCAATCCGTAAAAACAAATGAAAGAATGTTTGATGGATGGGATGCATATATAATTGTCGATGATATAAAAGTTACTGTATTGTGGAACGGTGTATGGCATTTTAAAAAATAAAACACAATCACTCCGTAGAACAAGTTCAGAATAGAGATAGAATCAAAATAGAGTGTATTAAGAAATCGGGATACACTCCCTATGTCATTGAGGATAAGTGAATAAAGAGTTTGTAGAGAAAGAATTTTCAAAATTTCTTTTGACATTTTCTTTATGATGTAGTATAATTATACATGAATGGCTGTATCGTCCAATGGTAAGACAGGTCTCTCATAAGGACAAAATGACGAGTTCGATTCTCTCTACAGCTACCATTTTTAATAAGTTATAATATGAGCCTAAAAGAATGTATTCTTTCTAGTATAATTTGGATTGCTTCATTACTTCTGATAGCTATCTTGGTGAGAACATGTAACTTGATGCCATGAATCCAACCAAATCTGTAAAGATTAATCAAACGTATCGTTGTGTTTGGCCTGATAAAGACCCTCAAATAATAACCACTACCCAATTTTATAAAAATAAAACGTGGGTTGGAATCATTTGGATGGAAAAACGAGCCACCATGAGTCCGAAACTGGTGGATGTTCAAATGAATGATGTCGTGCCGGTTGATTGGTTGGAGGATGTATGAAATTTCTCTGTGATACGAAACGACATTTAATATGTCTTCCTTATTCCAAAGAAAATCTACATAAAATGGCCGACGAGCTTGATATCTGCCGTTGTTGGTTTCATAAAAATCACTACGACATTCCTAAAAGAAGGATAGAAGAAATCACCAATAAATGTCAACTGATTTCTTCCAAAGAGATTGTTAAAATAATAAAACAAAGTGAAAAAGAAAAAAGACACAATCTCAATGAAGAATAAATCCAAAAAAAGTCGGCGAAAAGAACGTCGTAATGAAATAATAGGCACACACGGATATGGATTACAAGACGATAGATTTATGATGAATGATGGGTTGCCAGGAAATGTAATGAATGGTATATTCTAATCGTATGGCAATTAAAACCAAATCGTCCAATAAAGAAATTCTTAGACGTGTTAAAGGGAAAAAACGTGTGGTTATTTCCATCGATTCTTGTGGCATCCATTTTAGAGATGTAAAATGGGTAGAACATAATTTTTTTGCCGGACAAGTTAAATACGATTGCTATCCTATTGCTTCATTGAAAAATCCCCGAAAATTCCGAAATGAACTTGTTAAATTGATTAAAAAACACTTTTAAATATGGAAGAAATTTATACTATTACGACTTTGAATATAACAAAACGTGCAACAAGACTTGACGAAGTTGATTTCAGAGAATATAGAGATAGGTGTGTCGGATTCTTTTTCAGTTTGAAAAAAGCCAAACAGTGCGTTGAGGAAGATTGGGGCGATTTAAATGAGTTTGGCTATTATAGTCATTTAGTAATTGAAAGATTTACCGAAGGATTATATCCTGGCTGTAGAGATAAAGAAAAACAAACGGAATGGTGGTTCAAACGAGATTATGAATTAAATAAGTGGGTTCCTTGTCTTGAACCAAAATCAATGTTGGGTGTGATTTCTTTTGGAATGGGATAAATGATTTATTTAGGTAATGGATACGAAGTTACAAAACGAGAGTTTAATTATGAAAAAGCCGAACGTAAAATCGATGAAACGTAAATTGAAAAAATATTTAGATAAAACATCTAAAGAAAAATTGTTAAAAGAAGTTGAAAAGAGAAAACATCTTCAAGAATTACAATTGAATGATTTTATTGAAACAGGAGTTGTTCCAACTTTACCTCCTAAAGACCGTATGCGGGATGCACTTCAAAGATGTGTTTGGTTATTGAATTCTAATTGTGCAAGAAAGTCACTAAAAGGATTCGATGTGGATTTCGTGGTTCAATATGCTGAAGAAGCGTTGAAAGTTATTCCGGAAAAAACGAAATCTTATGTTGAACCAAAATCGACTGGTAAAAGATATAGTTCGGTCAGAGATATGTTGATAGATATCAATTGTAGTAAGAAAGTTCTTCGAAAATTTGATGGTTTGGTGGCAAAAATGCCAGCAGTTTATGATGAAACAGGTAAAATGTTAGGATTCGTTCATTTAGATACCGATGAATTTGAGCCTGTTACCTTTTTAGAATTCAAAAATCAAGTTTCTAAAGAATTGAAGAAGAGAAGTAAAGATGATCTCTTCAAGAAACAAGGTAAATAACATGGATATAAGACAATGAATGACAGAATTCCATTATTTTACGAAGATGGTACGTTGGCAGGTTGGTTGAATAAGGAGTCGTTTCGTGTTGATTTGGTGGATGATACAAACAATGTCAAAAAAGATTTGCCAATCGAAAAGAAGAATGGTAATGTGATTCATAGTGACGACCGTATAATCGGATATCACTGAAAAAGTTAAAAAAGATTTGACAAAAAGAAAAGTTGAGATATACTTATAGGTAACATGAAATTATCATTTGAACAGATTAAATCGACGGTATTGACAGCCGGAAGCTGCCTCCCGTTTGATTCGAAGGCAGAGAAAGGCTGCCTATGGCATAATCGTCAACCAAGAAATTATGCTATCGGAGGTTGCCAAACGTAACCAGAAAGAATATTACGATTTGACAACCACCGAAACTGAAAAGTTCGGTGGTTTTTTGTTGGAAAGATTTGTTAGATAGTTAGTTAAAAATCCTCATGGAATGAGGCGTAGAGGCGGAACAGTAAAAGCTGTAGGGCCGGTATCAGGCAGTCGAGAGCGCGGAACTGATATCACCAACGATAGGTCAAGCGTGAGAGTTCCCACGATATAGGAACGTAATTGATTCATTGACAAAATAGAATTTTGTTATATATTATTGTCAATGAAGAAAATTAACGACAAACGAGAGTATTATAGAAATGATTATCTTAAAAGCGACCATTGGAAAGAATTAAAGAAGAAAAAATTTCTATACAATCCTTGTTGTCAAAGATGTAATTCTATTCATGTTTTAGATGTTCATCATAAAAGATATAAAAATTTGTATGATGTCTCATTAAGAGATTTAATTGTTCTTTGTCGTGGATGTCATAAAAAGATTCATCTAAAATTAGACAAAGAAAAGAATGAAGAGTCTAAAAAAGAAGATTTTCGTTATCGAAAACGTCTTAGAAGACGTTGTTTGAAACGTGTAGCAAAAATGGTAAACATGAACCTTTTGGAATTAACTTCGTTATTAAAAGCGAAGGGGTTGATAGGAGAAGATTATTTAGAAATTTCTTCTCGGAAATTTTTTTATTATTAGGCGTCTTGTATAATGGTATTACCTTCGTCTCCAAAACGAAAGATGTCAGTTCGATTCTGACGGCGCTTGCCAATTTTTAATGCCTGTTTGGTGATAACGGTAGCACTCGGCCCTTGTAAAGCTGAAGAGTCGGTTCGATTCCGACAACAGGCTCCATTTTTAGTATAATGCCTCAGTGGTGATAATAGAATCATGCTACGCTTCGAACGTAGAGAATAGTGGGTGCAATTCCTACCTGGGGTACCAATTTATATGTTGTTTGTATCGTAATGCCGGACGGTATGGCATCCTTCTACGAAGGTTGATCTTGATACGAGTTCAATTCTCCTAATAACACCAATTTACGCGTCGAAAGCTACAGTGGACGGGCATCCGACTCTTAATCGGAATATTCGTGTGGGTTCAACTCCCACTCGGCGCACCAATTTTTTAATTAATGGTGTCGTTTGCTTAGAGGCCGAAAGCACCGGACTTTTAATCCGACGATTAATAATCCACCGTGGGTTCGACTCCCACCGGCACCACCAATTTTAGAGGAATCAGCGTGAGTATGGAATATAGTCCGTTTGATTAGTCCCCATATTAGGATCGCTACCTCCATTAAATTTGATGGGTGATTTTGGTAAACGTTGGGGCCCCGACATATAGGTTCAATTCCTATTCCATCAATTCAATTTTTTATTCCAGGGTAGTCGAGTGGTAGCAGACGACAGACTGTTAATCTGTAGGTGAATAGCCCGCCGGTGGTTCGAATCCATCTCCTGGAGCCAATTTCTAGTTGATTTAATCAACTTTTGTGGTATATTAGATAAATGAAAAGAAGTGTACCACCTACTGAAAACGAAATAAAAATTCTCCAATCTTTTTACAATAAAGGTAATACTTTAGATGATATTACCAAAAAGTTTGGCTGGTGTAAAAGAACATTAATTAAAGTTCTTCATGTTCGTAGAGCTAGATTATCTGATGAAGAAAGAAGACAACGAAGAAGCGGAAAAGTGGTGACGTGGAGACGTAAAATAAAAATTAGATTAGTAACATATAAAGGAGGTAAATGTGAAAAATGTGGTTACAGCCGATGTATGGCCAGTCTAATTTTCCATCATCGTGATCCTAAACAGAAAAGTTTTGGAATTACTTCAAAATCAAAATCTTTTGAATCCTTAAAGAAAGAAGTAAATAAATGTTCTCTTCTGTGTTCGAATTGTCACGGAGAAGTTCATGCAGGATTAATTACAATTTAATTGGGATGTCGTTCAACAGTAGGACCTGCGGCTGTTACCCGCATGATGCTCGTGCGATTCGAGCCGTCCCAGCCAATTTTAAATTCCGGTATAGTGTAATTGCTAGTCGGGTGTAGTAAACGGATGAAGGCGTTTTGAATACGTAATAAAAATGATGTAGTAACCGTTGAGATTCCGCATTTCTAGTAGGCAGCACGACGGCCTTATAGCTGTTAGTTTGGGTTCGAGTCCCGATGCTGGAGCCAATTTTTAATTCTCTTCGTCGCCTAACTTGGTATGGCACTTGATTTGGGGTCAAGAATAATGTCGGTTCAAATCCGACCGGGGAGACCAGATTTTTCAGAGTGTAGGGAGGTAACTTGGTAGCCACCCGAGCTTGGAACTCGGCGTCTTTTATGACCTTGTGGGTTCGAATCCCACCACTCCGACCATTTTAAATAACCAGGAGAACATCGTCAGTCTCAAGGACTGAATAGTTTAAATAAAGAACACCGGGTTTCGCTCCGGAGATGATGGTGCCGACGGTTTACTGAAAAGACATCCAAAATTGCTAGCAAAGTAGGATGGAACGTTTGTGAAATCTCAGAACATTAATTTATTCCCTCTTGGTTTGTAATGGCAGCAACTCAGGCTTTGAACCTGAAAGCGGTGGTTCGATTCCATCAGAGGGAGCCAGTTTAAAAATGACCGGAACGGGTTCATTCCCGCTAGTCGTATGAGTGATAGAGTCATGTTGTCATTTATTGGGTGGTAGTTCAGCACGGAAGAATGCTACATTGACATTGTAGAGGTCGGGAGTTCGATTCTCCCCTACCCAACCATTTATTGTTCATATATGAACAGCCAATTTTTCATGGGGTCATCTGTATAATGGTAATACGGTAGATTTGCAATCCATAGATCGGGGTTCGATTCCCCGTGGCTCCACCAATTTGTGATACCTACAACCAATCAATGTTTGTGACGGGGGTGCTGTCAGTTCCTAAACATTCGGTGAAAAAAGTCGCCGTGGCGATTCAAAGGAAAGTGGTATGACTTCCGGGAGAGAGTAACCGGCAATTTTAATGGTAGATTAGCTCATCATGGTAGAGCAAAATCTTGATAAGATTGAGGTAGCAGGTTCGAATCCTGCATCTACCACCAAATTCCTAAGAAAAATCAATTGTTTGCTCTACTAGAAATATACATTGAAGTAAAGGGGTATCAAACTCCTAAAGATGATGCAAAATGGAAACAATTTCCAAAAAAACTTTTAATAGTTAAGAAAAAAGAAATTGAAAATTTAAATTATTGGTTTGAAACTATAAAGATTTAAGATACCAAACAGCAACCAAAAAAACTTGTCTAATGAACAAACCAAAACGGTATCTTGTATTTTTAGGATAAACTACGCAGTTACGAGTAGGATATGGTAATCTAAGAAATGACTCACTCATTAAATATCCATCTTAGGATGGTGGAGATTCATGTCAGGTATCGACCCATATCATTTTTATCTTAAATCAGGTACGTGATGTAATAGTAGCATCTTTCCCTGTGAAGGAAACTGTATGGGTGCAAGTCCCATCTACCTGACCAATTTAGTCAACAGCTGCGGCAGAAGTAGTATGAGTAACATTCGAGGCATGTCAGTGACCCTCTTAGACCGTATAAGGTTCATGCTCTCAGGCGGTGATGATGTTGACCAATTTAAAAAATGATAGTGTTGATGGTGATGCAAGAGAGTCATGTTATCCTAAAAGCTCCGATGGCTAAGGGAGTGCCGTTCCGCATTGCGCCGGAATAACAGCTGGGTTCGAGTCCCGCCGGATGATGGTGGATAGTAAATCAAAGTTATTTGGAAGATGCATATTTCATTTAATAGAGAAGATGTAAAGGTGAAATGCCTTTACCCGTAATTATCATTTCTAAGACAGGTTAAGACAATTCGTGAGTCAACCTAAGTGCCTGCTATCTTGTGGGCCAGTCAGTTTTTTCATGTCGGTAAGTAAACGGCTGAAACTATTAGGCTTTTAACCTAATGAGGGAAATCCTCCACTGTGGGTTCAAATCCCACCCGGCGCACCAATTTATGCCGTGGACTATGTTTCTGGGCCTTTACGGTATTACGTAATCAATCGTAAGCATATAGCAATTAGGGCGTCACTGCTCGTTGTAAGGTGGACATAGTTATTGCTCCATGTCTGTGAGTCTGTGGTGATTGTGGCTCATCCATAGATAATAAAAGAAGGAGACGATTCTGAAATAAGATTCAACGGCGCCGATTTATGATAATAAACACACACGAAAAATTAGCAGAAGGTTTGACCGACGCGGAATTCATATATTATGCCAATTATTCACTCGTTGAAGAATGTGATTGTTGTCATGATTACAAACCAATCATTAATGAACATGATGGAAAAGATTTTATGGAATTTAATGGAAAACAATTTCTCTGTAAAAAATGCAGAGGTTAACCCCTCATTATACTTCTAAGGACGAAGGTTTGTCTGTAAAACAAACGCCTACGGGCAGGGTAGGATCGATACCTACATGGGGGACCAATTTAATGCCTGTATAGACCAATTGGAAGCAGTCAACAAACTTAAAATTTGTGTAGTGTAGGTTCGAATCCCACTGCAGGTACCAATTTTTCATGTTCAGGAAACCAGTCATGTTCACGTATTCGTGTACATAGTCAATATCCTGAACATTATGGTCGTGTGGATAAGGGAAACTGGAACAACCGCTACACTCAAAATGTAGTATTCTTTGCCCGTTCGAATCGGACCACGACTACCAATTTCATGGCACCTTAGACCAACTGGTAGGAGTCGCTAGTCTCAGAAACTAGATAGTGAGGGTTCGAATCCGTCAGGTGCTACCAATTTGTTAAAGAATCAGTGGAACAGGTTTAGTTCCTGATAGTCGTATGAGATATGGAGTCATTTCTGATTCTTGTTTTCAATGGGGGAGTATATTAATAGTAGATTGGGACTCTTACAAAGTCTTGGCGCTGGAGCGTAACCGGCCTCTCCTACCAATTTTACGTAAAACTCAAGGTGAGTGTAGGACACTTTAAATAAGGCAAGTATTTGGTTAATATTGCTGAATACTAGCAGCCTTGACGGATTTTTACGTTTTCACATTGAATCGTCTGACGATACGATGTGAAAATGAAATTTATGCCGTGTGTAGCCCAAATATAAGAGGCGCCTCCCTGTAATGGAGGAAAGAGTGTCGGTGAAAGTCCTTCCACACGCACCATTTTGTTTAGATTCAGATGAATAGTTCAAGTCACACTTGAACAATAAAGAAAAAATTAATCAATTTAAAAGAATATATTGTGTCAATATTCCTTTTTCCAAAAACCTTGATACAAAATTTTTGTGGAATCTCTTCTTAAAACAAGATAGAAAGTGTGCATTATCCGGAGAACCCATACAATTTAGTTCAAAAGTTCATAAGTTTGATAGAACCGACTCGATGGATAGAATTGATAGTTCTAAGGGATATACCAGAGAGAATGTTCAATGGCTTCATAAACATGTCAATTTAATGAAGTGGGATTTCACTGTGGAACGGTTCAAATATCTTATAGATAAAATTTATAATAACGGGCGTATGATGTAATAGAAGCCTATCCGACTGTCTATCGGAATGCAACGGGGCAGAACCGTTTACGCTCGCCATTTTTAAGGCTCGTTGGCTGAGTGGCCCAAGCGGTCGTCTGCAAAACGATATATGTTGGTTCGATTCCAACACGGGCCTCCAATTTATACAAGATAGACATTAACAACTGTGGTGTAATGTAGTAAGCATATCGGCCCAGTGCCGACAGTACCGAGTGCAACTCCGGTCGTTGTTATGGAATATTAAGATTCGAGTGATCATTAGAATCGTAGTGAAATCCTTGTAAATTTTCCCCCGGAGAACGTGGAGCTAAACTCTGTTCAGACATTCATTACTCCTTTTGAATGGCGACTTGTAACGGTGTCAAATTCGACTTTCTTAAAGCTAGTTGCAACGATACTCTGGGATGATTTTTATTGTGTATTATACCGAAGGCAATTAATAGTGTAATGGTAGCATTGGTCAACGATTTGCCGTTGAGGATTTGGTTCGATTCCAAAGAGTTGATGAAGTAAGGTAATACTACAAGAACCTGATAGACGCCAACGTGCGGAACCAGTAATTAGATGGAGTACTACGTTTAATTACTCTTTGTGAAATCCAGAAATTTAATTTAATGGACGTGGAAGAGGCTGGGTCATCGATCGCACTGTCTCTGCGATTAGGAGGGTTCGATTCCCTTCACGTTCGCCATTTAATTATCCCCATTTAGCTAATCTGGTGATAGCCCTCGGATGAAGACCGAGAGAGCCCGGTTCGAATCCGGGTATGGGGACCATTTTCAGGACATAACTGAGATAGATTAGTGATAGATTGAAACCCCATATAGGTCGGAGCGTTACCGACTGTCCGGGCCAATTTAAATCAATAATTATAAAATCTGTTTGATATTTATATCTGTATGATTTTTCTAAAAGACCTATTAATAGAAAGAAAACTAGCATCCAGTGATAAAGATGCAGAAAAGAATTCACTTCTTTTGGAAAAAACCATCGATTATCTCAAAAACAAAAAACAAGTTTTGTTGATTTCAACATCTAATAGATTTGAAGGACATAAAGATGATGAAGCCAAATCTACTAAATTGGCTAAATTAGTTCATGAACGATTAGGAAAAGACAAATCTCAATTTATTGATGTAAGCAAGTTAAGTATTTTTGTTTGTGAAGGAAATGTTTCAAGTAAATATGGAAATCACTGTGGAACTAAAGATTCTGTATTAAAAGATAAAGAAAAAAATCCTTCCGGACATCATAGATGTTGGTGTAATATCAATAATAAGTCCGATGAACTTTGGAAAATTTCAAAACCTTTATTTGAATCGGATGCAATAGTATTTTTTGTCTCTGTTCGTTGGGGACAGACAAACAGCATTTATCAAAAATTAATTGAAAGACTCTGTTGGTTAGAAAATCGTCACTCAACATTAGGCGAATCGAATCTTCTAAAGGATATTGACTCCGGAATGATTTTGATTGGACAGAATTGGAACGGAAAAGATGTTTTGGAAACCCAAAAACAAGTTCATCATTTTTATGGATTCCAAACTCCAAAAGATTTATATTGGAATTGGCAATATACTGCCGACAAATTCGATGAATCGAAGGCCGGGTATAAAAATGCCATAAAAACTTTCAATGAAACATTCGATGTTTCAAAAGAATAAAATTTTATGTCGGTATGGTGTAATTGGCTAACACATCTGGCTTTCAACCAGAAGACATGGTGGGTTCGACTCCCCCTACCGATACCATTTTAAATTGCAACATTGGCCGAGAAGTGAGGCGTCTGCCTTCCAAGCAGAATACCGAGTGGGAGCGTTACCCACATGTTGCTCCAATTTGTGAAACAAACGGCAAATCGTTCCGTCAGGAAGCAGGGGTTCCAACCCTCAGATCCGAAGATTGACAATCTGAAAGGAGATGCCAGATTTTTATGGTCGCATGGTGAAATTGGATATCATAAAACCCTACGAAGGTTAAGTTTCCGGTTCGAGTCCGGATGTGACTACCATTTAAAATAAATTGATACATTCCTCTTATCGAGGTAGATTCATAATATTCGTTGTTTAAAACAGAAAAATTATGAATACCACAAAAGCAAAATCTACCGAAAACGGAATTTATCTAATTGGAAGCCTAAGAAACGAAAACGTTCCTATGTTGGCGAAAGAACTTCGAGAACATCTTAACATCGAAATATTCGATGATTGGTTTTCACCCGGCCCAAAAGCTGACGATTACTGGAGAGACTATGAAAAATTGAGAGGAAGTACATACAAACAAGCTCTCAACAATTATGCTGGAAAGCATGTATTTGAATTTGACAAACATCACATTGATAGATTATCCATTGGCGTTCTTTATATGCCTGCTGGAAAATCCGGACATTTGGAATTAGGTTATATGTTAGGTCAAGGAAAAAGGGGATACATTCTCTTTGATAAAGAACCTGAACGATGGGATGTAATGTATCAATTTGCAACGAATATTTTCTTCGATAAGAGTGAATTGATTGCAGAATTAAAAGAAGTCGTTTCGTAATTTAAGGCCCCATCGTCTAATAGGAAAGGATTATAGATTCTCAATCTGTAGAATTCGGTTCGACTCCGAATGGGGCTGCCAATTTCGATAAATGATGAAGTACAAGTCATGGCAAAGTCAGTTAGTAGCTGATGAGAAATGTTGTTGGTCACAACTGGGGTTCGAATCCCTCAATTTATCGAATTAATTTACTTGGGTTGAACGTCTGGAACAGAATTTCCTCTAGCTTGAGCAAACTTAACTTTTGAACGTAATAATAACGTTCCCAAGCAAAAGTCTGCTATAGGACATACAACATTAAAGTTCTTGTGCATGTAACGATGATGAAGTAAATGATGGCCGTTCAAACGAAAGAATAATCCAGAACGTTCAACGTTTCTATTTTTTGGAAGATGCATACACCAATGAATATATTCATAGGTTGCATAATACAAATATCCAACAATGGAAAATGTAAAGAATACACTCCATAATCCTGTTAACAAACTTATTAATAAGAATGGAAGTGATGCAATGGATATCAATACTGGTCCGTTCCACCATGCCATAGGAATTGTGAATTTATCCTTTTCGTTTATAAGATGATATGTTTCATCGACATTGAAAATATGATGATGAATTTGAACATGATGTTTGAATGGATAATTCGTTAACCAAAACGGACGATGCATGACATAACGATGTAGAGTCCATTCGAAAAATGAAAGATAAACGATGGATATGAGAATCAAAATTATTAGAGAAATCATATAATTATAAATATCTTCGTAAGGATTATAAAATGTTTTAAAATTTTGCCGAATTGATGTAAAAGCAGCCTGTTAGTTTCGTAAACTAAATGCGTCGGGGCAGTACCGACATTCGGCTCCAATTTTTTGCTCGGATAAGTTAATAGTAAACTGCACACCCGATAAGTGTGTTTTGCCAGTGCGATTCTGGCTCTGAGCACCAATTTTGAACCCTTGTATAAAGTAATAATCATGATGTGATTACCAATATGTATTGGTATGACAAAACAAGCATATTTAACAAAAATAAGAAGGTTTAGATTAAAAAGAGAAGCTGTCAGGCTTAAAGGTGGAAAATGTAAAAATTGTGGTTGGAGTGGAAACATAGCGGCCTTCGATTTTCATCATAGAGACCCGAGGGGAAAAGAATTTGGTATATCTAATATGGTAACAACAAACTGGGAAAAATATTGGAAAGAAGTAGAAAAATGTGATTTATTATGTTCTAATTGTCATTCAATACATCATTCTGATTATGAAAATGAACAATTTCTTAAAGATGTAGAAGAATACGGTGGAAGAGATTTAATTATATCTACTATTCCGTGGAAAAATAAAATACATATTACTCAGAAGAATATGAAGATTTGTGGACATTGTAAAAAGGATTTTGATGCCAGAGGTAAACAAAAGTTTTGTTCTACTAATTGTAGAGATATGAGTTACAGAAAGTGTGAAAGACCATCTAAAAAAGAATTGATTAAGTTAATAAAGGAAAATTCTATATTATCTATTTCAAGAATTTATGGAGTAACTGATAATTCAATTAGAAAATGGGCAAAACAATACAATGTTATTTAAAAATTATACAATCAAATATTATGAATGATGCACACATTTTAGGAAAAAAGAGAAATAGATTGAACCGTCTCAATCGTCGTTTGTCAGACAAGGAACTTACTTCGGAACAAAGAAGTATGAAAACTCAAAGACTTGCTGAATTAACGAAGGAATTGAGTGGTAAGGGTAAGTAATTTTATCGCGGTTAAGACAAAGTTTACGAGTCACCGGCATCTCATGGAGCCGGCAATTACGTGGTTTAAGTCCACGGACCGTGACCATCTTCTCGTCGAAAGACGATGGAGTGATTCGAAAGAGTTGCTCCGAAAAAATTTAATGCTCCCGTGGCTCGAAATGGAACAGGCACCTGACTTCTAATCAGGATTATGTAGGTTCGAATCCTACCGTGAGCGCCAGTATTTGAATAAACTCCTCCGAAGTTTTTATCGATATGAATATATGTATTGATATGAATGGGAAAATTTACCAGATAAATAAAGAAGAATTAAAACGATTGGTTAATGACTCTATATCCTACGCTCAAATTCTTAAACAAATAGACATTTCACCCCAAACATCCAATATAAAAAGGTTAAGAAAAAGACTGGAGGGGGGAGTCTGGTGACGCTAAAACCTACGGTGACACGGTTTTATTTCCGTATCGGGTTCGACTCCCGAAACTGGCTCCATTTTATTACTTTGACAAAAAAGTATTTATAAGGTAGAATATAAGGATGACTATCAATCAATTAAATTCCCAGATAGATTCTTCTGTCAATTTTGTTGAAGAACAATTAGTTGGGTTTCTTGAATCAAGATTTGTCCGTAAAACGGATGATTATTTCATTGCTTATCTTTCTTCTCAAACCGGATGTAATCGAGGGTGTGCATTCTGTCACTTGACCGCAACGGGTCAGACTTCTTTCGTTGATTCCAGTCATAATGATTTCATGGCACAAGCCATTCAAGTATTCAAGCATTACAGAAAGCAAAAGAAACCTGCTAAATACATGCATTATAATTTTATGGCTCGGGGTGAAGCTTTAGCAAACGACACCATTTTGAATCATGGAGATGAATTACTCTCCAAACTTGGTCAGATTGCTAAAGATGAAGGTCTTCCTGCCAAATTCAATGTATCAACTATTATGCCAATGACATTGAATAAACCATTGAATAAGATTTTTAACTATGTCACTCCTACGATTTATTACTCATTATATTCAACAAACCCGGCGTGGAGAAAGAAATGGATGCCATCAGCAATGGAACCATATATAGCATTGGAAATGCTCCGAGAATATCAAGATTTTTCAAAAAAGGTTGTGAAAATACATTTTCCGTTTATTGCTGGAGAAAACGATTCTGAGGAAGACATTGATAACATTTGTAATGCTATTCATTTACATGACCTTGTTTGCGAATTTAATTTGGTCCGTTACAATCCAGCTTCAGCAGAACAGGGAAAAGAAAGTTCAGCAAATGTCATTGAACGAAATATTCGAATGATTCAAAATAGATTTTTATTTAATACAAAAGTTCAAGTTATTCCTCGTGTTGGATTTGATGTTAAAGCATCGTGTGGAATGTTTGTTCAATAATTTCAACGGTAGTTCAAAATATGGCCGACTGAAGCGTAATGAAGTAGGAAGGAAAAGTTTACTATCGGGTAACAGAGGTTGACACACGGAGATTACACCAGTTAAACAAAAGCTAAACTGTTACTGAAAATGCTCTCATAGTTCAATTGGAGGAACATCTCGGTCCTAACGAGAAGGTTGTAGGTTCGAATCCTACTGGGAGCACCAATTTATGAGTAACGAAGAGAAATATTATAAAAACCTTAGACCGGCATTTGCCAAATATCATCCTTGGATGTCTATTGTATCATACGAACAAATGATGTCCTTGGTTGGATTGCCTGAAAAGATGGTTTTAGAAAAAATGAAAGAATTTGAGATGGAGTATGTCAAACAAACAACTACATAAAGAACTTCGAAAGAAGTTTAATAAGGCAGTCTTCAAAAGAGACGGCCATAAATGTATAATATGTGGTAAGACCGAAAATTTGGATGCCCATCACATTACAGACCGTAAAGAAATGCCTAATGGTGGTTACGTTTTATCAAACGGCATAACTCTTTGTGAAGTTCATCACTGGAGCGCAGAACAATTCCATATAAGTGGCGGCAAGACTTGGTTGGATGGTTTCCACCCTGTCAATCTTTATATGTTAATTAATTCATCAATTGACCAAGCCAGAGAAGACAGTATAAAAATAGGAAGTTGACAAACGGATGAATCAAGATTATAATTAAGTCATGAGAAATTTTATAATCGGAATGAGCATCGCATTAGTTTTGATTGTTTTATCAATTTTCTGGATTTTGTGTATCAACTGTGTTTGTAAAATGGTTTTTAATTGATATTTATCTATGATGGATAATTTTGAAGAGTTGACACCAGAAGAAGATGAAAGAATATTGAAGTCATATAGAACTTCCGGTGATTGTGTTTGTGAAACTTGTGGTAAAATTTATTATAAACATAAAGCATATTTACCGTCAGGAAAGACAAACGATGGAGTTCCTTGGTTGTATGAACTCTGTAATGGAAATTTGGTAAAATTATGAGTGATTTTTATGTTGAGTCTCCAATTATTTGTAATGATTGTGGATTTGAACACGGTTCTTGCCGATGTAATATGTCGGAAGAAGAACTTGATGAAATAAGACAAGCAGAACAAGAATCAATGGATGGTTTGTATAATGCTTGGGAAATTTCTGGATTTTGAATTTGTGAAGAACGTAATTACTAAGGATAAAGGAGATATCGGATTGACTCAGATCATTGCCGACTTAACTGAGAAAGATGTAAAGATTGCTTTGCCTCTATCCGAACATCTTCCATTCGATTTAATTGCTATTTCTCCAGAAGGTGGATTGACAAAGAGTAGTTTTGGTGTTAATTTTGCTAAAGATTTTTTTGGACCATACGGTCCTATGGAAGAGTAACCGGACAAGCGTGCCGGAACTGACTTGAAATCAGTATGCACCTTCGGGTGTGAGGGGCGGGACCTCACTCTTCCGCCATTTTAATGTTACCGATAAGGGCCCGTAAAGACTCCGAAGGGAAGAGTAACGGTATAAAAATAATGTCGTCGAACATTGGGCGAGGTTCAAATCTCGGTAGGTAACAAAATTTATGGAAGGTAAACCGTGTCGGGGAACCGGACCAGTTTGCTAAACTGTGGGAGCCTTAATTGAGCTTGAGGGTCGGGACCTCTGCCTTCCGCCACTTTTTAATGTTATGAGTGAACAAAAACCAAGAGAATTCACCGAAGACGGAAGAGAAATCCATACGATGTTTGATGATAAAAAGGTTATTGGACCTCCACAATGGTATATTGAAAGAATGGAAGCTCTTAGAAAACTTCCTCCACCTACTCCTGAAGAAGTTCATCAACAATTTGAAACTTGTAAAAGATTACGACGTGAAAATGCTCATTGCCAAAAACATAATGAATATGATATGATAAATCCTCCCAATAATGATTGTTATTATTGTTGGTCGGCATATATCGATAAACATCAAACCGAAGAATCCGTAAAACTTTTTTGGAAAGCAATGGATGACTTCGATGGTTTGAAATGTTAATAATTTGTTGTTTAGTGTAAAAGACGTAAAATAGCACGGTTCCATAGCAAGTCTAATAAGATTCGAGGCAGGAGACGGTGACATAACGGAATTCCGTCACAACAATCATGGGCAATTAGTTTAATGGCAAAACGTGAGTGTCACATACTCAAGAAACTGGCTCGAATCCATTATTGCCCACCACTTTTTATAATTTGACCTTCCCTATTTCTATATTATCTTCTGGACATGAAAAGCATTCTCGATAAAGCCAAAGAAAAATCCAAAAAGGAACAAGATGCAATGGATGAAGAACGTAATAGGTCGAAACGAATTCAAAAAAGTAGAAATGAACTTGAAAAACGAATTCGCCACGCAATCAACAAGATTTTATCTCCTCTTGACGGTCAACCAGTAAAACTAGGAACACTCACTGTAAATAAGGGAGTTGTGTCTATTAAAAGAAAAGATGGTCATAATGATATATTCGTATTTTCTCTAAAATATGATGATTGGTTCGGAACGTGGAGAGGTTCTGATGAATCGCCTGAGGAAGAATATTATTCTCAGCGAGCAGTTTTGAAAACCCCCGGTCTGTCACTGTCTTCTGATGATAGAGAACGACGTTTTGGTTTCGGTGAATACGAATTTCAAAGATATGTGGATTTAGAAGAAGAATTATCTGACATATTGAAAGATTTAGTATGAAAACAATACCAAACTTAAATGATATTCAAGATCTGACCGCGTCTTCCAAGAAACGAATCACATTAAATCTTATTAAGAAGAAAAAAGAATCTTTAGTTAAAGAACGAAACGCAAGGAGAGAACAAATCAAAGAACTGAAAGATGTTTCGTTTTATGTGGATCAAATCAAAGAGGCAGCTAGAAGAGGAAGAAATAGATACCGAATTTGTCTTTACCATAATCCTAAAGATTTCACCGGCAACGTTTATAATAGAGGGAAGTTCAACAAGACATTTCTCTCTGAATATTCTACTGACAATGTTATACACATGAAAGCCATTGTTGATGAACTTAAAAAATTCTCTCCAAGAATCTTCGTTAAAGGAATGAAGACTGATAATATGGGTGAATATCTCTACAGTGAAAGTAATAGTATTGAATATTGTAGTTGGATGGAAAATCTAACATACGTAGAATTTACGTGGTGAAATTATGAATACAATATCTATACTAGGAATTTTAGGGGGTGGTTGTTTCGCTGTGGCCGGAATACCTAGTGCTGTTCAAGCAATGAAACAGGGATTCACCTATATTCCAAAACTTACTTCTTGGCCAATATTCATGGGAGTAATATTATTGTATTGTTACTTATTTTTAAGTCACGGATTTGACCCAATTATTGCTGCGGTTTATGGTGTAGAAGGATTGTCTTGGTTAGTTGTATTATTTTACACACATTTTCCAAAAAATAGATTATGAAAAACGTAGATTTGAATAAAGGTTACATTCAACTTGCATTGAATCGGATGGAGGATGCTAAAAAACATTTGGAAGAAGTGTTGGATAGTCATACTGACACGACTACAGTTAAAAAATGTTTACAACAAAAAGATTTAAAGAAGGTCAAACCAAAATTTCGTAAAATGGTTTTGGATACATGGAAACGTGGTGAAAATGTTCCATACGGAGTAACATACTTATCCGATGCACCGATTTCTAAAGAAGATGAACAATGGTTACAAGTCTTGGTGAAGAATCTTCATGAATTGAATGACGAGGAGCACATAAATACGTGTCAGAAACACCCAACATATAAAGCGATTCGCCCACCAACGGCGGATTGTAAGGATTGTAAAGAAATTTATAAGAATCGTTGTGTAGAATGTCAAGAAAAGGAAAAAACAATCAATACTCTTCTTGATACATGCCGGTCTTATGAAGCTCGTATCAAACGATTTCAAACTCTTTCAAGAAAAAGAAAAAATGAAGGAAGACGTTCGCTTGGATTCGACGAAAAATTGGTTGTTCAATATGGAGAACAAATTTATCGTGATAAGAAATATAATGGAAATTCTTTAGAATCTAATTCTTGGTCTAATGCTGAAGTCGCTTGTGGTTGTGGTCAAGTAGAAGAAAAGGATAAGGAAAAATTTCGATTAACTATTCTTCGTTACGCTAGAACACATAAATTTCCTAAAAACTTTTTCTAATTTAACTATAGTCAGCAGGCTCACGATGCTGAACAACTATTGGATTGATCACCAATAAGAATGATGGAGAGTGAGTGCGTTTGCCAAAGTACAAGGCAAGTAAAAATGTTTGATTGACATTTACGTGTAACCCAACTATAGTTATTAATATCGGAAAGTAGCTCAGCTTGGCTAGAGCGCTTGCTTTGGGAGCAAGATGTCGCAGGTTCGAATCCTGTCTTTCCGACCATTTTATGCGGGTATAGCTCAGTGGAAGAGCAGTTCCTTTACACGGAAAAGGCCGGAGGTTCAAATCCTTCTACCCGTACCACTTTTTTTTAAACTCCAAATCGTTTCACTTCTTATATGTATTGTTCGTGATACGAATGGTAAAGATCCAGAACGGGAAAAGGTATCTTGTAAATATACCTAGTTATTCTGATTTTAATGATGCTGGTGCAATGGCAGGCGGTGACGTTGCTAGTGCCGGAACATCTTCAGTAGAAACAGGTTCCGCTCCTGTAATTGATGATTCATTAATCGATTTAAGTGGTTCTACATACGTTGGCGGACCATACGATACTTTTCAGGCTTACACATCTGGTTCCGATCCAGCAAACCGAGGATATGGTTGGGAATCGGCTTGGCAAATCAGAATTCCTACATCCAATGAAGATTTTCCTTTAATTATCGCCGTAGATGATTTTAGTTTTTATGGCAGTGGAAGTAATCCTGTTGGAACATTTGGTGGTTGGGGTTGGGGAGAATCGCTGGGAGGAAATTAATATATGATTACTTCATCCATTACGTCTGTAAATACTAGAACCGTTAATTCTATTGATGATACCTACCTAAAATGTGGTCAATCGGTTTTAGTCAGAAAATTTAATGATTCTCTCTTTCCTAGTGGTTCATGGAATGAAGTGTGGATCGGTTTTAGATGGAGAATAACTACTGCTTGGAACTGGAATAGAGTCAATTCAAATGGATTTCCTAATGATTTTACAAGATTTTTAGCAGGAGTTTGTAGAACGGATGGGTTTGTATTTGGACAAACGGGAAGTGTTAGTAGTTCTGCACAGCCACAACATTATGCTGCCGTAGGATTTTCTGCTCAGAATCAATTCGGAGAAAATACTTGGTCGATGCAACAAACACAAAGTATTGGTTCATCGATAACGGAATCATATATTCAAAATAGGTTCACAATCAGAGTAATGGTAACAGGAAGTCATAGTTCTTCTCAACTGGATGGTACTGGATTTGTGGAAAAAATTCCAGTAACTCCTTATCCACAAGGTAGTAGGAATATGTTTATAGTGAGAATGAGAACAGGAAGCGTAGTTCCTGATTTGTGGACATTTCAATGTTTAGCACCACAAACGGCCGATTCTATTAGTGATGTATCTTCCTCTGTATATTTGGCAAGTACAATGAATTTTTCGACGTGGGAAGCAGCAGCAGGATTTTTAATATCAAGAGGATATGCATCGTCTTCGGTAAATTCTCTGCCTCTTAGTAGGTCGTCAAACGGATATTTTGACGGAGCATTTATCTCTTGGCCACGATATTATGAAACACTGGACGTGAGCGATTTTGTTATGAAATTTATTTAAGATATGAGAGTTACTACATTATTTGCAATGAACGAATTAACGAATTCTGTAAGTTCGTCGGTTGACGTTCTCTTGTTAGACCCCGGAGAACAATTTTATAGAATGTTTACTATTCCTGATTCTGCTAGTTGGAATCACATTAGAATGTATTGGAGAGAAACAATCGTTGGCACAAATTTTAGTGAAAGTCTCACAAATTTTAAATATTTTGCAGGAATTTCTAGTCAAAATAGAGGTTACAAGGTGGCTGGCGATGCACATTGTATGGGTTTATCAATTGTTGCTGACCCAAGTAATTCCGAAAGTGTAACTCTCACAAGAGTACAAGCTGGAACCACTGTGCCGACCGGAAGTACACAAGCATGGACTTCAAATCAATGGACACAAACAGTCATTACAGGGTCATTCGTTGGTGGTTCAGGAACAACAACATACGTACCAAGATATGATACTGTTTATTCACCGTCTCACCCATCGGCTAGTTTAGCTGGATATCCTTGGAAATGTCATGGAGTAGAAATTAAAAAGGGAGGAACGAATAATTATTCAATGAGTGTTGTAGCATGGAGAGATGTTGTTGGTGGAACGGCAACAGGTTCGGAATTTAATATTCCTCGCGGCATATTTTTAGCAGGTCTTCAATCTGTCACAGTATTTCCAGGATTATTTTCTGGTCAAGGAAGTCCTCAAACTACATGGCAAAAATGGTTTGTAGATACTACTTCAAGTATTAATTTGGGAGGACAGTCCGGAACTACAGTGAGGTCAATGTTAGAAACTACTTTAGGAATATTGAATACCGTTAATTTTTATTGGACATGTAGCAATGTTAATGCGAAATTAGCTATAAGAGATTTACATGTTGTTAAGATTAGTTAAGGTCGTGTAGCCCAACTGGCAGCAGGCACAACGTTGAGAACGTTGACAGTGTGAGTTCGAATCTCACCACGACCACCAAAATTTATGAATGAAAAAGAAAAGCGTATTAAACATGAGGAAGATTATATTTCCTTTTTGGAAAAACGTTTAAATAGTGACAATTTTAAAAAGAATGTGAGTAAGGAAGAATTTGAAAAAACACAAAATAAACTCAAAAAATCAAAATTAGTCTTGAAAATACTTAAATAATATGAGTGACATAAAAGAAGCTTCAACGGATACTGAACAAAAAGTAAAGTGGTGGACCTTTCTCGAAGATAATACAGGAGGATTTTCTACTATTAGAATGGTGTTATCTCTTTGGATAGTAATTTTGTGTTTATTGTGGACAATTACTTGTATTAGAAAAAAAGAATTAGTTGACATTCCAACGAATGTCGTTACTTTAACGTTGGGATTAGCTACCGTAAAAGGTGTGCAACGATTCGGAGAAAAATCCGAATAATTTTAAGCCTCTGTAGTATAACGGCTATTACACTTCATTGGTAATGAAGAAAAGAGGGTTCGACTCCCTCCTGAGGCTCCAATTTTATGAACTTATTATTAATCTATTTGACTTTTGGTATGTTATGGTGTATATTTGCCATGTATGAAACTTATCGTTTTGATAAGACGTGGTATGTTATGATTTGTAGTTTTTTTATTCATTTACTATTTTGGCCTATAGCCGTTTATTGTAAATGGATGAACAGATAAAGTTCTTTGTAATTTTGATTGATTAAAAGAATCAAACGCTGGTCACAGTAAAACCTGTGATTAGAGGAAGTTCGTGGCTGCTTAACTCGTTGTTTGGGAGCAATTCGGAGTCCGGGCCGAGTCTATAAAGAGTTGAATTGCGTTATTACCACAAATCCGCAGCAATCCTAAAAAGTCTGAGAATGTGAGTTATTCGGTATCAAGACAAGGTTGGAGCAGTTTCTATTAGTAAGAAACCAGATGAAAATCTGAGATAAATGTTTGATTGAAATAACAGAACCGCGGCTATACTTTTAGTTTATCAATGTGGGGTCATCGTTCAACGGGAGGATGATTCATTCGCAATGAATAGATAAGGGTTCAATTCTCTTTGGCTCCACCAAGATTTGATTTTATGTTTGTAGATGAAATATACGACTTAGCAAAAACATTTCACTTTTCAAGTGATGTTATTAGTTTAATACATCATGTATTACATGACCATCGACCCCAAACATGGTCGGGAAGTGCAAAATCAGACCATCATCATTATCGTGATAATGGATTATCCGAACACACATTAGAAGTTATTCGTCTTTGTTTTTCTACCAAAGAAACTTTAAAGCTAAAAGATGTAGATGACGTGGAATTGTTTCTTGCTGCTTTGTATCATGATGTTGGAAAAATTCATGATTATGAAAAGAAAGATTTTAACGTTTGGGGCCCTACAGTTCATAAACGAATGATTCATCATATCTCTCGTTCGGCTTTAATGTGGAGTCACGCTGTAGAATCTTTCCCCGAAGTAAAATCAAAATATCACGACTCGGTTTTACATGCAATTTTAGCTCACCACGGACATAGAGAATGGGGAAGTCCGGTTTCTCCGAACACAAAAGTTGCTTGGATTTTGCATCTTTGTGATGGATTAAGTGCAAGAATGGATGATTGGAATAAAATCGATTTTGTAAAAAAATAAAAAAGAAACATCAACAATTATTTTATGATATATTGGTTCATAGGTCAGCCTGGTTGTGGAAAGACCACATTAGCTAAAAAATTAAAAAACGCATTCGAAGCGTTAGGGTCTGATACGATTCTTCATCTCGATGGAGACGACCTTAGAACAATATTTGGTAATTCTTACAATAAGGAAAATTTTACCAAAGAATATAGAATTCAACAAACTGAAATACTTCAAAATTTAGTAAGACATATTAATAACCAAGGTATTTGTGTCATCATTTCAACAGTAAATCCTTATAGAGAAGTTAGAGAAAAATTCAAGAAATCTCAATTTGGTATAAAAGAAATTTATGTTTATACTAACGAAGTTCGTGGCCGTGAATCCTTCCACTGCAAAGAGTTCGAAGAACCTTTGGAGAATTTTATACCTATCAACACTACCCGTCAAACACCAGATGAATCTTTAAAAACTCTCTGGAATTTGATTTGACAATCGATTTGTTCGAGTGTATTATATTTATAGATGAATTTACTGCGGATTACAGTTCTAGTGAACTGGAATGTCTCATAAGCATTTTTAGAAAAGTGCGATTCTTTTATCCGCTACCAATTTTTGTTCTTTGATTTCGCGGGCACAAGCCGGAAGATGCTGGCCACCCTCATAAGGTGGGAGATGAAAGTCTCTATGGTTGGTGTAACTCCAACGCTCCGCAACCATTTGTAATGGTAATGTATGACATTATTATTATGAAATAAGATGCTGTTACAGCAGCAAACTATTATAAAAGAAAAGCCGAGAGGCACATAAATCCTACCGATGGTAGGTTGTAGGTGATGTTACAATAAAAGTCATCCAACGTTGTTAGTTGTAAACTCTACACTCAGATAAGAGTAAATCTGGCATCTTGTAATTTTTTAATAAACCTCCGACGCCTCTCAGGAACGGCGCACCATAGGGGGTGCTCGGGAGTAGGTAACTACTCTCACGATTTTAGTGTTAGGTTGTTTCAAAGGAAACACAAACAAAAACCACCAAACCAATATGGTCTTGCTGGATGCACTGCTGTCGAACATAGTAGGGATGACAATCTGATGGTGTTCATAGAGCGTGTATTTGGGTGGTGGATTGAAGAGTTTGTCGCCTTCATGAAGTTACGTGAGTGTTTGAATCCAAAGAAATTGAATGGATTAAGAAACTATGGGTTGAATTCCCAAACGGAACACCAATTTTATGAAATCGAAAAAGAAATCCAAGGTTATTAGGTCCAAGAAAAAGACGGTTAAGGTGGCGGAACCGAAACCAGTAGAACAAAGATGGATCGAAGGATATTCTACATTCGATGGACAAGGTTGCCGGGCTTGGTTTAACGTAACCAACTGGCCATAATTTATTGGGGATTAGTATAACGGTATTATAATCGGCTCTGAATCGAAAGACGGTGGTTCAACTCCATCATCCCCAGCCAATTTTCTTCCTCATAACTTCTTGACTTTTTCTAAAAATCTCGTATATTAATCCCCATGAAACAAATAAAATGGAAAACTCATTCTTTAGAACTCGTTTGTCACTTTTGTAACGGCATGTCGTATGTGAGACGAGATGGTGGGTCTTGTTATCAATATTTTTTAGTAAAAACCGACGAAATTTTATACATCTAATGAAAAATTTAGCAACAATTCAAAGAATCCACTTGATTCAACCACATCCTAATAAAGAGGTTGAAAGATTAGAGGTAGCCAAAATCAAAGAATGGCCGGTCGTTATCAAGAAAGGCGAATTCAAAGAAGGTGATTTGGTTGTTTTTATTACTATTGACACCATTGTTCCTTCTACCAATCCATTTTTTTCTTTTTTGGAACGTCAAAAGTATCGGATCTGGAATTGTAGATTCAAAGGGGCACCATCTCAGGGATTGGTATGTCCGTGTGATATTCTTCTTAAAAATTCAAAAGAAATTGGTAATGAGGTATTTCAAGTTGAAAAAAACATCGCTAATCTAAAGGAGGGCGACGACGTTACTGAAATTCTTGGTATCATCAAATACGAAAAGCCAGAACCAATTAGTTCTGAAGCAGTAGGTAATTTTCCAACAAATCTTATACCAATGACGGATGAACACAATCTATTAAATTATGGTGATGAAGTATTGAATGAACTTCGTGGCGATTTGTGTTATATCACAGGCAAGGCCGATGGTAGTTCTTGTACTATCATTTATCAAGATGGAAAGGTTCGTGTTTGTAGCCGAAAACTAGAACAAAAAGAAGGAACGGGGTTTTGGTCAATCGTGAATAAGTTAAATTTGGTTGAGAAACTGACCAAGTTCAATCGAAATATTGCAATTCAGGCCGAGGCCGTTGGACCAACCATTCAGGGAAACAAAATGGAAATATCGGAAAAATCATTCCGTGTATTCAATATTCGTGATTTGGACAATGGCGCATGGCTCGATTGGGGACAAATTGTGTTGACTTGTGCAATATTGGATATTCCAACAGTTGACCAAATTGGAGACTGTTTTATTTTAGATGAAACTTGGAATGTAGCACGACTACAGGAAATTGCTAATAATTTTAAGTATGGAAAAAATAACGGAGAGGGAATCGTTCTTCGACCGTGTAAACCACGTTATTCTTCTGTTCTTGGAAGACAACTATCGGTCAAAATTTTAAACGTAGATTATAAACAATGATAAAAATATGATTAAACGAATTATTAATTGGTTCAAGTCTGCCACATGTATGAAATGTGGTCAACTGACTTTAAAAGAAAACTGTATATATTATCCTGGCTGGGCTGGTGGAGATTCGGATACAGGATATGAGTGTATTGTGTGTGCAAAAATAAGTGGATTAAAAGCCCATCATGACAATTGTAATCGTGAACATCAGAGAATATTACAAGAAAGAAAAGCATTAGGCATAAAATGAATAACAATCAATTAATCGTTGACCCATTTCTTGAAAAGTGGAGAGGAAAATATCCTATTGTGTGGTGTGACCTGTGTGACATTGCCATAATCATTTGTCCTGAATGTCATAATGGTTCTTGTAACGGCGGAGGGTGCGATGTTTGTATTAATGACCAAGACGCAAAAGATTTTAATGAATGTAAGGTTTGTGTAGAAGAATATCTATCTGAAGCAGAAAGAATTATCTATAAGAAAAGTCTTCGAATCAAACATCATATAATGGAATCACTCGCTTTAGGAGAAAAATCTATAGACTGGGAAAAGAGATTCAAAGACGGTAAGTTAAATCCAGAAGAATCACTTTGGTTTCGTTAATTTTATTGACAATTTTTCTCTTTGGTGATATATTTATCCGTAGGTGATGGACGCCTAATATCAATCGCCGCTGTATTTTATACTAACGGTGTAAATACGAGTAATAAGTAGATTGTTTAGTTCAATCGAAGATCGTATAGGTAGATGCTGACCTAAAGCAGAACATGCGCACTACGACGTGATTCGGAGTAGGTAATAAGTTTCGTCACCATTGGAGAGTTGTCAGAGTGGCAATGAGCCAGATTGGAAATCTGTGGCCATCCTTCGGGATGCAGGGGTTCGATCCCTCTACTCTCCGCCACTTTACGGATGGTGAAATGAATGAGTGTTCATCACTGATTCGAAATCAGATGGGGCCTACGGGTCTTGGGGGCGGGACCTACACCATCCGCCAATTTATAAAACAAAAAGAGCCGGAATAAAATCCGGCTCTTTTTTGTGCAATAATTTAATTATGGAACGATAGAACCACTTAATACAAATACGCTGGATGAAACGCTGAAGCTCGAACTAGAAGGCGTAGCGACGTTCAATTTAACAGCGAAAATTCTATAAGAAGAAGTACTTGGCGTAAATACAGTCTTATCGAGGTATGTTACAACTGTTCCAGCAGCAAATGAGCCTGTTGTAATTGAACCCGTCGAGGGTAATGTATTCCACGAAGTTCCATTATTTGTTGAACGTTGTAATACAAATCCTTCTCCGTCATTATCTGCACTTGTCCACGCAATTCTTACAGACAAGGTTCCGCTGACTTGCGATGCTGACGTTGCCGTAGGAGCAATAGGAGCAACAGGATTAAAAAATCTGTATGGTGGAGTTCCTCCAGCCCCAGCGGCTGCTGCTGCCGCAGCAGCGGCGTTTTGAGCAGCAACCTGCTCTTGAATAATTCTCTGCATCAACGCTTCTTCTTCGTCGATTTCAGAACGATGGGCAGGGCCCGATCTCCAAGCATTATAATGACCAAATGGCGAATTGTTGTTACTCATAATGAAATAAATATAAATAAAAGAAGGTAACAGATTTATTATAATTTGAATTGTATTTGATGTCATATTATAATGTGTGTATGATTGAAAAACCTGTATTAACGGAAGTAGAACTTCAACAAAACTATGAAGAATTTATTGACTGTGTAAAATCATCTTTTACCGGTGATAGACGAAAAAAACTTCTGAAACTTTATTCACCGGAAGAATACGGAATGACTGCATTGATGTCTCCGGCTTCTGTGTGTGAACACTTCCATTTGGCTCAACCAGGCGGATATTTGATTCATATCATGCACGTTATTAAACTTTCATTTGGATGTAAAAAACTATTTGAAATGGCGGGTTGTGTCATTGATTTTACCGACGAAGAAATGGTTTTTGCTGCCATGCATCATGATTTAGGAAAATTAGGAGACTTGGAACAAGGAGAATACTATGTTCAACAAGACCAAGATTGGAAAGCAAGAAAGGGAGAACTTTATAAGTTGAATTCTAATATTCAATATATGGAAGTTACTGACCGTGCAGTTTTCATTCTTCAGAAGAATGGAATTCCGATGTCTTGGAAAGAATATCTTGGCATTAAGTTAGCAGATGGAATGTATAATGAAGCGGCAGAGAGATATTTGAAACAATATAATCCTGACCATTATTTGAGAACTAACTTACCAAGAGTAATTCATCAAGCAGATTATACTTCATGTCGTGCCGAATATGACCAATGGTATTATAGAGATGTTAAGGGAGAAGTAGAGCACGTATAATTCCTTTTAAACAAAAAAACGCCCGTTGGAACAAAATTCCAACGGGTTTTTTCTTTTTAGGAATAGATTGTTCTTTAATAAGACGCAATAAACATCCATAATGTAGTTTTATTTGTTCACTACGAGTTAAGGCATTCTTACATTTTGTTGATTTTGACATTTTTGACCATCGTAGTCGGAAGTTTCGTATATCCGTCGATTTTATGTTCTTTAACTAATCCAGAAAGAGAATAAATTTCTCCCTGAATGAATCCGGGGTCGAGAGAAGACCACCAATCAATTCTGTTACCATCAAGATTTTCAAATTTATACAAAGTTACGTTAGATCCAAATTTACTGGGAAAGGACTTCATACTTAAAAGTTTTCCATGAAAGTTAATTCTTTCTCCGATTCTTCCCACGAATGTTTTTTCCGAATCTTCGGTTTTTTCATTCGATGGTTTATTATTTCTTAAATAAGTTGATAAGATACTCGCAAAATATCCGACGTTACGAGTGTTAATAGTTGGTGATTTAGATAAAATGTTTATGTTGTGGTAATAGTCAGAAAAAATAGGATTACTTTTACTAAAATCGTTAAAATTAGTAGCCTCCATCCACGTTTTAACCTTCCCTTCTAAATCCTTAGCGTGGTCTAATAAATGAGGATTCGCCTTCAACCTTTTAACAATGTTATTTTCTTCTCTATCCTTATCAAACATCATCTTTAATGCTTCTTCAGCAGTAGAAATTTCGCCGCTGGCGATATCTACTTTCTTTTTTGATACAAATTTTCCGGTACCAACGTATGCCAAAATCACATATTTCAATAAAATATCCGTTGGTATATGATTTTTGTATTGGTCTGGTGCACTTTTATCTCCACGTAATGAATCTTTAGGTTCTTCATCCTTCATTAAACGAATTCCAGACAACATTTTTGCATAATTTACCAAAGAATCAACACTCATGTTTGGTAAAAATCTCTTCAAACAACCACTTCCTACCTGAATCAAGTCTCCGGCTTTTTTGTCAGGAAACTTTTCGCTTTCTTTTTCCAATTGTAAAACGAAGGTATTAAATCTTTCTCGATTCGATTGACAGACATCACATTTGCCTTTGATATTTCTGTATAATTCTGGAAGATTCTTGACGGGCGAACCGGGAGCAATATTTAAGATATTTTCTCCTGTTGGGGTATGTTCTATTTTACCAACGAATTCAAATCCATCTACTCTCGGAACATCACCAACGATTTTGATGGTTAGAAATTTGGTTATGCCGACTACTTCATCGTCTCCCCAAGGTGATTTTTCGGTGGTATTTTCGGTTCTTTCGCTGACCACATCTATTTTCAGTGGAGGAACTTTCCATTTTGCTGCCTTGACATTTAATTTATCTACGGCATCCTTTAGAGACTCTAATGTTGGTTCAGAAACTTCAAACTCCTGTGACAAACTATCCAACTTAACATCATTCTCCTTAATGACTTGCGATGCTATTTTTGATAATTTCATGGTAATTAATAAATATCATTCATCTTGACAATACATCTAAACCATGTTACAATATAACATATATGTCGAAAAAGAAAAGCGTAACAACAAAAAAATCTTCTGGCGTCGTAGAAAATACTGACGACTTTAAATCAATGATTTCCGAGGAATTAAATGAAGAACCAGTCGTTGATACCAAAAAACGAGGAAGAAAACCCAAGACACCAGAAGAAGAAAAAAGTTATTACGATAGAGTTGAAAAAACCTTTTCAAACAGTGGAACGACTCATAAAGTTTTTATTGGTGTAAAAGATAATCAAAAAATTGATATTACTACTCCAATCGGAATAAGAGTATTAGTTGCTCGATATCCGGATTTTTATAAAATGTATCTTTATTCCTATCATCAAATAGGAGAACCATCGTATCCTTTGGGTGGAGTGAGAGTGTGGAATGAAGCATTTGGTCAAGTTCAAGCATTTTATTACGATTCCGTTGCTATTCATCCCGAAGGCGGCACAAAACGGTTTCATCACTTTAAGCAGGAATTAGAAGTTGACAAATCGGAAGAATAAGAGAATAGTAAATATACCAAAGATGAAAACCGTAGAAATAAAATTTTCTCCCATCGAGTTTACTACAAAGTCACATTATGTTAAATGTGATGGTGGGTGTGAAATTCTTGAAGTTTGTAGAGTGGTCGATGGGCCGAATAAAAGTTTTGAGGTTTCTGTTTGGCAAACTATGGGTAGTCATCGTCCTCTTTGTTGGCGTGAACGAATTCGATGGTGTTGGAATATTATTAAAACCGGAAACCCTTGGTCGGATATGGTAATAATCAACGATGACAAAGCAAAAGAATTAGCTAATTTCATTACAACTCAAATAAAACAAAAAAAGTCTAAATAACTTATGGCGAAACCATCAAAGAAGACTGTTCCGGATGTGGTTCCGAATCCGGCAACTAATATATCCGAGGAACAACCTGAAAAATATGTTGTTACTCGTGGAGGACATAGAGTATCAGATAAAGAATATTCTCTCGAAACCACAGTTAATGGTGTGGTTATTGACTCAGCCGCTTATACAGAAAAGGATTTTTGGCAAAGAGTTGTAGATAAACATCCAGACGGTACAAAGGTAGAAATTGTACCGTTCAATAAAAAACTTCATCGAATCTGGTAAATTGTTATGAATAATTCAAACGAAATCCTTAGCACCAATGCGGTAAATAATTCTCCATTACCAGAAGGTGTGAATACTCTTTCTCAAGAAATTGACGAAATTAATAGACAAGTCAATATTGAGTCGAACCGATATATGAAGTATGGAACGGTTCCCACATTCTATGTTCCAAAGAGAGCTTGGTTAAGACCCAATAAATACGAATCGAAAAGTATAAAGGATAGAATACAAAATGCTTCTAGTACTGATGAAATAAAGTCTATTCTTGACATTGGAAAAGCTTATAAGAATGCTTCTGCCAGCACCGTTCGTAGATGGGAACGATTAGCTGAACAAAAATTACGTGAATTTGGTGTGTAAATCCATTCATACGTTTTAGTTAAATAATAAGGGTGTGTTCCTTTCCACGCACGCTTTATTTTTTAAACAATCGGATTTGTTGGGAATATTTATTAGTACAACAAAATTATGGCTAATAAGAACACCAAAGGATTAGCTAAGTATGTTCTTCCAACAGCAAATACAGAATTATTGTCCTTCGTAAAGAGTAATAAGGTTCCGATGATGGAACATACTATTAATTCGATACAATTTGCAATCGAAAACAACTTACCAATAGTTGAAGTTTTTCAGTTTAAAGATTCCAAGTTTGTAATCACACTATCCACCAAAGATTATTTATCAAATTTAAATAATATATACAAATTCTACATGGATAAAGAATTGTATGAACTTTGTAAAAGGGTCGTGACATTACAAAACATTCTCAAGGAAACCTCAAACCATAATGAAAAAGAACAAAAAGAACAGAGAAGTTCGGGACAACAGTCCTGTAATCCCACAGAGGAATAAACTTAATGATTCATTAAATATATTTCGTAGGGAATTAAAACCGATTCAAGAAAAGTTCATGGAAATGGCGTTGGATAAATCTACAAAATTAATGTTTGTTTCCGGTCCAGCAGGTACATCAAAAACATATCTTTCCGTTCTAGTATCATTGATGATGATGAACGAAAAAAGAGTGAGTGACTTAATATACATCAGAAGTGCCGTAGAGAGTTCGGATTCCAAGTTAGGATTCTTGCCAGGAGAAGCAGACGAAAAAATGGCACCATACATTCAACCTCTATTGGATAAATTAATAGAATTATTACCAAAGGGAGATATTGATAAATTAATGAAGGATAATAGAATTACTGCTGTTCCTGTTGGATTTTTAAGAGGATTGAACTGGAATGCTAAAGTTATTATCGCTGACGAGGCTCAAAATCTTACCGAAAAGGAATTAACTACCTTAATTACTCGTATTGGTGAATTTAGTAAGGTATTTGTTTTGGGAGATCCGGACCAATCGGATATAAGAGATAAAAGCGGATTCACAAAGTTGATGAACAAATTCAATGATGAGGAAAGTCAATCACAAGGAATCAAAACCTTTATCTTTACGGAAGAGGATATTGTACGTAGTGGATTGGTTCAATTTATAATAAATAGACTCAGAAAGACTTCGGTAAAGTAATTATTCGTCCTGTTATTTTAACCCATACATATTTATTGGAGTAGAGGATATAACTATGTCCAATAAAAGAGTATCACAACTTGTAGAACTTACTGCCGGAGAAGTATCATCGAACGATTTATTATTAATAGTCGATTCGAGTGCCAGAGAATCAAAGAAACTTCAAGCCGGTCAATTGTTATCTTATATTGTAGCTAGTGGAAGTTTTAATGCCACCACTGCAACAACCGCTGCTACAGCTTCTTACATAGATCCAAATAATGTCGGCTTAATTCCTAGTGCATCTCACGGAATTACTTCAAGGACTGCTAGTTTTGCTTTAACTACTCCATTAGCAACAACTGCATCATTTGCTGTTACTGCATCATTTGTAATTGGTGCGGCAACTCCAGGACTTGCAACGAGTGCATCATTTTTAGTATTTACTCCAGGAACATCAAATGGAACCGCTTCATTTGCAATGACTGCTTCAACGGCAAGAAACGCTTTTAGTTCTTCATTTTTGATTTACACTGGTACAGGAAATGGAACCGCTTCCTATGCTATTCAGGCTGCTAATGCAGTTAATTCTGTAACTGCATCATATTTTAATCCAGCTGTAGGTTCGGCATCATTTGCTACTGCATCATGGGCTTATGAGGCACTTCATGCTCTTGATTCCGATACTTCTGACGTGGCAACCCTGGCTTTGTCCGCAGACTTTTTAAATTATGATGGAATAACACCAAATGGAACCGCATCGTTAGCAATTTCTTCGTCTTATGCATTGTCTTCATCCTTTGCTCTATTTGCCAGAAGTGCATCTTTTTCTCAAATAAACGTCACGTCTTCTTATACAGTATTTGCTGTTGTTGCTGATTTTGCGACTTCGGCCTCATGGGCATCTAGGTCATTTGCTGCAACATCGGCATCGTGGGCCTCTGCATCGTTCAGTTCATCTTATGCCGTATCTGCAAGTAAACTTACTTCGGATTCCAATGCTTTCTTACAAAACGGTAATTCTTTTGGAGCAATAGCGACCATTGGAACGGATGATAGTAATGCTTTCACAATAAAAACGAATCAAAACCGATGGGCAACTATCAACTCCACAGGAAGAATTGGTCTTGGTGTTATTTCTCCTGATTCTTTTCATCAGATAACGATGAAAAATTCTCAATCATTGTTACCAAGAACTTTGTTTATAGAAACCGATACATCTACTGCCGGAACAACCGGAAGTTATACTGATGCTAAAGCAATGACGATTGGAACTGTTGTCGGTGTAGGTAATACAGTCGAAATAACAAATGACATCACTACAATTAATGCATACAATACTCTTACAGGATTAAAAACTTATCCAACTGCATCCGGAATTACCTATACACCAACATTTGCTAGTAGCTGTAGCGTAACAGCATCGGTCAGTTTCTATTCTAATTTTGATACACTATTCCCAGGTTCTAGTGTTGCTACAGTATTGAATGCTTATGGTTTTAGATCTCTTTTGAGAAATCGTGGTGGTGGTGTTATAGTAAGTGGTTCATCATTCTATAGTGACCCAATCACTGCTAATTCGGCTTCATACGGATTGTATTTGAATAGAAATTCTGCATCTATAGCAGCAAATCAATTTGGTATTTATCAATTAGGCGCTGATAACATTAATTACTTTGAAGGTATTGTATCGGCATCATTGTATGGTACCGCTAGTCAAGCAGTGACATCATCTATGTTAAGATTAATACAAAGTTCTTCAACAGGCCCAACATTACAGACGACGGCTTCAGGATGGATGCAGGTGAACGTTGGAGGAACAATCGCATACATTCCATTGTATATTTAATGAATGAATAATTATGTATGGCTCAGATAAGAATAAGTCAATTAGCGACATTAACAACAATTACTGGGGATGACCTTTTAGTAATTGTTCAAAGCGGGTCTGCGCCTTCTTTAACAACATTTAGAGTATCGGTTCAATCTTTAAATGATGGATTCTTTTCTCTGAGTGGTTCGGTATTATCTGCAAGTTTAGCTCAATTTGCTATAAACTCCACGTCGGCTTCTTATATTCCGTCGGCAAGTTATGCAAAAACATCCTCATTTATAGAATTTTTAAAATATGATGGTGGATTCAATGGTACAGCATCTAATGCCGTATCTTCATCGTGGGCACACACAAGTTCAGTTGCTATTAATGCGGTCAGTGCATCTATTGCAACTAGTGCATCTTTAGCAATAAATGCTAATAGTGCAAGTTTTGTGTTATCATCATCATTTTCTTTATTGACCTTATTAGCACAAACTGCTTCATTCGTTAAAACTTCATCTTTTGCCGAAACTGCTTCGTATATTAACTTGGGCACTTTTTCAACAAATATTCCTAAGTGGTATGGACCATTTACAGCAAGTGGTTACTCTGGTTCAAAATGGGGATGGACGGATCCAATAGAACGAGGAATTCCTATTTGTGTATTACATGATGATACAGACATAACAATAATGGCGACATGCAATATAATGAATGATGCAGATAGTAGTGGTGGATTACATACGTTACAGGTAAGATTGAAACCCATCTCAGCATCTACAAACGTTGGAGTATATGATATTCCATCTACATCGGAAGTAGTAGGAACGTCGGACGATTTTCAGTATATAATGAGTTGGAGTCCTTCTTATTTTTCGTATAATCATACACTAACAAGCACATTTAAAAAAACCGGAGTAAAAAGAGGTAGTTATATTTTATGGTTTTATTCGAGAGTAACGAGAAAAGCATTTATATCAAATAAAACTATCGGAAATATTGTCACCGATCGAGCATATTATAATGGTAGTGGTGATGCCATACCATCTCAATATTATCTTTATGACCAAGCACCATCTATTTCTAGTGATGAAGAGTTGGAATGTTGGATATGGCCTACCAGTGGTTCTGTAAAGGCTCTTGTTTACGCCAACAATGAAGTAAAACAAGGAATTATGTTTGCACCAACGGCGTCAATTTCATTTAGAAGCAGTCCGTCTCCACGATACGATTTTATAGGAAGATTGTTTGCCGGGTCATTTGGGAGAGTTTATGCTTTACCATTTTTAGTTACTGCTGGAGCAATTTCTAATGGAAATTGTAGAGCATCATTTACCTATACAAGTGCATCATCTATTTATACAGCAAGTTTTTCAGCGTCTGCTGGTTCGACAGAAAATGCAATGGTCGTAGCATATTTAGGGTCGATTCCGAGTGTGGCTACAAATTGGAAAGTATTATCTGTTACACAAGGAGCATTACTATCACAAATACCAATTCGAACAGATGTAAGTAGTTCTTGGGTAGCAACGTAATTTATGGCAAATATAAAAGTCAGCGAACTAAATGAAATAGTAAATATATCATCCAACGATTTTATCGTTGTAGTTGATAGTGGTTCGGTAATGCAAACATTCCGAACGTCTTTATCTGCATTTAATACATGGTTTCAAAACAGTGGTTCGGCATTAAGTGCAAGTTGGGTAAGTAGATCATTTACTGCTGTCACCACATCCTTTAACCCATCCGCCAGTTATGCAATAAATGCAGGAGTAGGATTATTTTTATATTATAATGGCACGGATAATAACGGTACAGTATGGTGGGCAATTACTTCATCGTATGCTAGAACAGGTTCCGTAATAGACCGAGCAAATAGTTCATTTCTAGCAAATACTGCATCGTTCGTTCAATTAGCAAAAACAGCAAGCAATGTTGTATCTTCTTCATTCTCTCAAGTAACAAAAAATACAATCACCGCATCAACTACAAATTATACCAAGCACGCACAAACTGCATCATATATTAATTTAGATTTAGCTCAAGGAATTCCACTTTGGTATGGACCATTTACTTCAAGTGCTCATTCTGGTTCTCCTTGGTCTTGGACAGACCCATTATTTCAAGGTGTTCCTATTATGGTATTAAACGATGGAACAAATGTATTATTTGATATAACAGTTAAAATTAGTGGACGTGGAGATAATAGAGAAGGTGGTTATTTTTCAATTAACACGATTGAAGCCAGATTTAGAAATATTACTTCTTCTGCTGGCGATTATATTTTTCCTCGTTCGCCATATACTGAATCATTAGATTCTTCGGAAGATTATGTTCCTTTGATGCCATGTTTAAATGACGTTAATCGTTTAGTCGCCGATTCTGTAAAATTATATTTTAGAAAAACACTGAATAGAGGAAATCATATTCTTTGGATAGAAAATAAAGGATATCGTGTTGATTCTCCAGAAGATTCTAATGCACAAGAAATCGAAGTTCCATTAGAAAGTGGTATGTTCAGAGAATCTTTTCCGGATGTATTAGTAGATACTGCCCTACCAAATGAAACTCCTGACCATTCATTGCATCAATGGATTCAATATACAAGTGGTTCCGTTCGTACATTAATTTATGCTGATAAAGAAGTTCAACAAGGAATTATGTTTGCTTCTACGTCATCTGTATCAAACAATAATTTGATTGGTGGAAGGCACGCCGGGAGATTCGGAAGAGTATATGCATTTCCGTTTTTAGTCAATAGTCAATCTTTAAGTTTAGGATTTTGTTCAGCATCATTTATGTATATGTCTGGTTCTAATGTTTTATCGGCTAGCCATAGTGCTTCAGCAAGTATTCCAACAACCGGATTATCTTTAGGAGATGTTGCAGTTGCTTTCATGGATGGATTACCAGCCGTAGCAAATAGATGGACTACATCCGTCGTAGTGAGTGGAATACCTTTGTCTCCTGTACCTATACGCACGAATGAGAGTTGTTCATTTGTAATTATAGGAAATCCATAATTTATGCCAACGACGATATCACAACTAACGGCCTCTATAACCTCATCAACAGGAAATGATTTCTTGTATGTTGTGGATAGTGGATCATTGACTTCCAAAAAAGCTACAATATTTACATTTAATAATTGGACATCTCTGAGTGGTTCGTTTGCATCCGGTAGTTGGGCAAGTTCTTCATTATTTTCTGTATCTTCATCATTTGTTGCTACAGCTAGTTCGGTATTTACTTCATCTGTTGGATTATTTATAAACAATACAACTCCAACAAACGGTACAGCATCATTTGCAATATCTTCATCAAATACATTGGGGGGTGGGTTTGCATTAACATCTATAACAGCGTCTCTAGTAGATACAGCGTCATTTGCTCAATTGGCAATAAGTACAAGTAATGTATTTTCTACTTCTTATGCTTTATTTACTCCTTCCGCACCTGTATCAACTTATACACTTGAGTCGGATTTAGCAATCACCGCATCATATATTAATTTGGCAGAAACGGATATTAATTTTCAACAAGTTTTTGGTCCATTTACTGCAAGTGGATTTACAAGTTCTAGGTGGGGCTGGACGGATCCAACAGAAAGAGGCGTCCCTATTATTGTAACAGAAAACGACACAGATATAGTAGTTTTTATGAGAGCTGTTTTAGGATGTGATGGAACTAGTCCTCCAGTTGGATTTACAACCGTAGAAGTAAGATGGTTGCCTATAACCGAGTCTTCTGCACCTGGAATATATAGAACGGCTTCATATAATGATAGATTAGGAACTGCGGATGACTATAAATTATTTCAAGGATATAGATCAGTAAATGGTACGGACAATGCCATAACATTTGTTCATAATTATTGTCACAACTTAATGTTCAAGAAAGATAATGTTGCTGCAGGAAGTTATATTATGTGGGTGGTCAATAGAATGTATATTCCACCTAGTTTGGGAGATACGATACTATTATCCGATAGAGCACACAGAAATGATAGTAGTACAGATGTTGGACAAGCTACAGGACTTTATCTTCTTCCAGAAAATTTCAGTGCATCGATAGATAATAATCAATATGAAAAATGGTTATATCCTGCTAGCGAATCATTAAAAGCTATCATTCATTCTGATAAAGAGGTTGTTCAGGGAATTATGGTTGCTCCAACATCGTCAATGAATCACGTAGGTGCGGTATATAATTTTCATGGAAATAAAAATGGTAATCACGGAAGAAATTATATTCTTCCTTTTTCGGTGACTGCAGGTGCATTGTCGGCAGGATACGTATCGGCATCTTGTAATTTCTGGTCCGGGTCAAGATATTTGAGTGCGAGCTTTTCAGCATCTACATCAGGATTATCCGTTGGGGATGTAGTCTATGCAACTACAGTCAGTTTGCCGGCTATAGCCAATTTCTTTACGGTATCGGTTATTGTTCAAGGATTTCCTCTATCTTCCGTTCCTATTAGAACAGATATATCAAGTTCGTGGATACCATTTGCTTAAAATAATTTATGAAAAACATATTGTTATCAATGAAAAAATTTCCATTTATATTGGGATGTACATCATTATTAATTGCATTATGTGCCGCTGCGTTTTCGGTTTATGGAGTAGGCACACTGTTTGCGGGAGCAGCTATTGCATCTATGGTCATGGCATCAGTATTAGAAATAGGAAAAATAGTTGCGACAACATATCTTTATAGATACTGGACAAAAACCAAAACACTTTTGAAATCATATCTCTGTGCATCGGTTATTCTCTTAATGATAATAACATCGTTAGGAATATTTGGATATCTTTCTTCAGCATATCAAAAATCATCTATTGAGTTCAAGGTTTCTCAAGAAAGAATAGAATTACTCGTTGCACAAAAACCGAATCAGGAGAGTATAATCCAATCAGCCAAAACTAGAATAGAAGAATTAAATAAATTACGTTCGATGCAGGAATCACGTCTGAGTGAAGTATTGACGAATTCAACTATTAATAGAAATCCGATATTACTTAGACAGATTCAGGAACAAACGGCAGAAATTATTCAACAGACTGAAATTAATATAAAAGATGAGAACGGAAGAATCAACAGAGCAACAGACGAATTAATAAAAATAGATGGCAAAATCAATGAAATGAAATTGGGTTCTTCTGAGAAGAAAGATATACAAACTTTTAAATTCGTGGCCGACGCTTTGGGTATATCATTGGATTCTGTTGCTAGATGGTTCATTTTAATGATTATTGTTGTATTTGACCCATTAGCTATATGTTTAATACTTGCTTATAACGTGTCAGTTTATAGAAAAGAGGATGATTCTGTTCACGACTTACCAATCGCATCTACTACAAAAAATGTAATTATACCAGAGACTCCGCCTGTAAAAGAAATTATACAAGAGAAAATAGAGCCTGTTTCAGTCGAACCACCTGCCCCCGTTCCGGCACCTGAACAACCACCAGCCACGCCATCTACTTCCGCTGGTCACTATGATACTTTTGCTAAAGGTTATTTTAAATAAAAACATTATGAATTATAATTATTAATTGTACTTGCCAGAAGTACATTTTAATAGTAACTTCAAATATTAAAGGCAGAATTGAAAAAATATTACTATGTATGTGTCTGGTTATAGAAATAAATTTTAGCCAACATGAATCAATCTGATATTAATTACTTAGTAAAATTACTCAAGGATGCCAAAAGATCGGAAGACTGGGATGGTGTTGAAGAAGCGTTAGATTATCTTCAAGAGTATCTCGAAAATCCTATCGATGAAGTGGATGAGTAATATATGATTTTAACAATTGTTGTTTTGTCTGTACTATTGATTGTTTCTTTAGTATTGAATGTTTATTTATTTAAAGCTGGCCAATGGCAAATGCTGAAGGCCGAGTTATATGAACGATGGATACTAGAATTTTCTGAAGACGTTCTATCTACCTACCAAAATATAAAAGAAATAGACAAGAAACAAATGTTTGAAAAGGATGACGATGTTGGTGTCATATTTCAACAAATGTTAGAACTCATAGAACGACTAAACATTCGAACTCAAGGATTGGAAACCGAAGAAGGAGAACAAAATGAAAAAAACGTCGAAAATGAAGCCTAAGAAATTAAAATCCGTGAAGGTTAAGAAACATTCAAAGAAATCAATGCGATTGACTCCTGTAGTGGAAAAGAAAGTTGAAAAAGTTCCAACCGTAGAAACTGCTCCTGTTGTTTCAGTAGAAAAGGAAAAGAAACCTTCAGTCAATAAAATGTATTTTACTTCTGAAACCGAACAAGCTATCATCGATTATAATCTTGAACAGGACCAAGAAAAAAGAAATACAATTTATAATGAGAAGATTAAATATGCGTTCGAAAAATTGGTAGAAAATGTATTTAACACTTTCAAATTTACTTATTTTGATACGAGTCCAATTGATGTACAAAAAGATGTCGTAGGATTTTTAGTGTCTGTGTTACATAAATTCGATGCTAACAAGGGAAGCAAAGCATATTCTTATTTTTCAGTGGTTGCAAAACATTATCTTATTGCTCTGAACAATGGAAATTATAAAAGATTCAATCAACACGTAGATATTAGTGAAGAAAAGGATGAAAATACCGTCCAACTTCAAAGTGAAGACAAACACTATAAAAATTCTGAGAATACAGAATTCATGAATTTAATGGTAAAATTTTGGGAAAATAATGTTAACAAAATATTCACCAAACAAAGAGATTTAGATATTGCTAACGCGGTTATAGAACTCTTTAGAAATTCCGACCGAATAGAAGCTTATAATAAGAAAGCATTGTATCTTTACATACGAGAAATTGCCGAGTGTAAAACACAGCAGATAACAAAAGTCATAAATAAAATGAAACAATATCAAAATACTGTTTCTATGTCTTATATGAATGAAGGAAAAGTCAACGTTAACAATTATATAAAATCATAATGTAAAATGGTTATGTCCACATCGAAAAGTAATAAATATTACACATATTTGTTATTGGATTCTAAGGATAGTTCTGTTTTTTATGTTGGTAAAGGTTGTGGAAGTAGAATGTATAAACACGAAAAGGATGTTCTATTAAATAAAATCCCAAATAAAACCAATTATGACTTGTTTTATAGAATCAAAAATATCATAGATTCTGGTGACCACATTATATACGAAAAAGTAAAAGAAGACATGGAGGAATTAGAATCGTTGGCATTAGAAACTGCATGTATTGATTTCTATGGAATAGATAATCTATGTAATTATTTAATGAGTTGGTGTGGGAATTCATTCCGGTCAGAAAAAACCAGAAAAAGACAAAGTTACGCCTTAAAAGGAGACAGGTCTTATATGTTCGGTACACCTAAGACCGAGGAACAAAAACATAAAAACCGATTAGCCCATACTGGAAGTAATAATGCTCGATACGACGACCAATTATACAAGTTTATAAATGCCAAATTAAATTTGGTTGAAGAATGTACACAATATGATTTAAGGAAAAAATATAATCTGGATTCCTCCGCAGTACATTATATGATAAGTGGAAAAAGAAAATCCGTTAAAGGATGGAGTCTAGGAATATCCAAAGAAGAGATTGAAATAAGCCGAAGATTGAAAATCAGTAATAAACTTAAAAATCAACCTAAAAGTAAAGAACACAGAGAAAATCTGTGGAAAAATAGAAAAAAGAAGAGGACAAATATTATTATAATGACTTCAAACTAATTGCGTTTCTACCTATTTATAGGTATGGACATGAAGTTTCAAATATTTGACGGCAAGACTTTCGAGGACTTGTGTAAAGACATCGTTACTAATCAAAATGAAACGAAGTCACAGATTGATGCCTTAGTTACTGAATTGCGTCCCCTTATAAAAACCACAAACGACGCAATGATGATAGTTCCTCTTATTAAGCAATACTTGGATGCGGGTATTCACAACGATGACCATCTTGTAAAATTAGCCGCAATCATACAAAGATTGGTGTCTTCTAAAGTAGAAACCGAAGGTCCACAAGGTTCATCGTGGTTAACCGATGAAGAACGAAATCAAATTATGAAAGAAGTAGAAACTTCTGTCACCGATTTGAAAAAAGAACAAGAAGCTACATCGATATCTATAAAATCCATTAAAAAAGATTAACATGTATTGGAAACGAACAGGAACTACATCAGATGCTTCTTTGGATAATTTTGGGGGTAATAATCCGACGGCATTTCAACAAGCTGAATTTTATGAAATTGAGCCGGCAGTCGTATTAGATGTTATTTTAGATTCTACTCATCCAAAATTAAAAAATAATCTCATTGATTTGGATGTATGGCCGCCATCTATTAATGGAAAAAAACCAAGTGAACAAGATATTGATTTGTCTTGGGTAGGTAGAGTTCAAATTCGATTACTTCATTCTAATAGGTCTGTAGAAAAAGAAGAATTGGTGTGGGCACTTCCCTTAGAATCTAATGTGACAGAATATCCTGTTGTTAATGAAGTAGTGGGAGTAATAAGACATCTGGAAAAATTTTTCTATACCAGAAAGATTAATCTAAATAATTTTCCTAATAACAACGTAGATTTTCAAGTAGAATTAAATAACGGCGGATACGTTGACCCTTCCAGTAATCAACAAAAGGGAAACAGAGAAACGATAGAGGGAGATATTAAAAGAAACAGTTATGTTGATTTTATTGGGCCAGAATCAAGAACAAGAGTTGATGGTGGACCTGGATTTAATGGGGCAGCCGGAAGATATTTTATACTGAATCATCGAATTAGGAGTTTGAAGAGAAGAGAAGGAGATTTAATAGTTGAAAGTAGATTTGGTCAATCTATTAGATTTGGTGCATACGATGATAATCGTTTAAATGATCGTGGACATGATGATAATTTCAGTGGATACGCAGATTATAAAGGGTCTGGCTTAAAATACAAAAATATTGACGGTAAAATTTACGAAGCTGGTGGTGGAAATCCAATGATATTAATTCGTAATCGTCAACGACCGTTAACAGAACCAGGAAAATCAACAAGAGTATATGAAAATGTTCCTCCTGTAATGGGAACAATAGAAGAAAAAAATGTTGGTGGGTATGTCTCCGAAGATATAAACAACGACGGAAGTTCAATTCATATTACATCTGGTACAACTATTAGTGGATTTGTCACTAACTGTTTAAAGAAAATGTGGGGAAATGGTTCCGAAGAACAAGGCGTTTTTAATGGTCCAACCAAATTTACATATCCAATACTAAATGGAGATCAGATAGTATTGAATTCAGATAGAGTAATTGTATCTTCAAAAAGGGGAGAAACGTTTCACTTTTCTAAAAAGAGATATGCTGTAGTAACAGATGATGAATATACCGTTGATGCTCATAATCAAATAATTTTAACAACCAATACAAAAACTGTCATAAATTCTCCTGTAATATATCTTGGTTCACCGGATGTAACGGATGAACCGGCATTGTTAGGACAAACGACGGTCAATTGGTTATATGATTTGTGTGATTGGTTAATAAAACACACACATTGGTACAAACACAAACACCCAGATGCCGGACAAGCTAAACCAGATAAAACTCAAACGCCTGTTGAGGTAGCTAAACTCATAGTTATGAGAGAGAAACTTGAAACTCTGTTAAGTCGGAGAGTATTTATTACAGGTGGAGGTTTTGCTCCAGGTGCGGATGGTGGGAATATTCCTACCTTGAATGCGCCAACAAAAATAAATGTATCGAGCGGAACAGGAGTTCCTGGTGGTTGGAAAGGCAGAAGTAAAAGATAATATATGAATACTAAAGAATTAGCAAAACTTATAAAAATGGTTGTAAAAGAAGAAGTTAACCGTTCCGTTAGAGAATTGGTTAAAGAAGAAGTGACTAAAGCAATGGGTAATGTAATCGCTGAACTTATTTTATCAAAAGGAGATGTATTATCTGAAACAGCTAGTAAAATCACCAAAAAAGAAAGACAAGAAACCTTAGAAGAAGTTGTAGAACAACCGGTTGTGGCTAGAACTCCGGTTAAAATAAATACCGGAAACCCGGCATTAGATAGTGTTTTACAAGAAACTGCTGCGTCGGGTATAAGAATTCCAAGAGATGAATCGGTTAATTATGAGGATTTAGTAAGATTTGATAAAATCGGAGTAAATGATACTGAGACTTCATTTGAAGCTGGTCAACCTAAACGTCCAGAAACAAAAATAGATTATTTAAAAACAATGGTAGGTGTCACCGATTCCGTTCCGCCTTCGGTTACTGAAATTCCTGGTGCCGTTCCTGATGTATTAAAAAGTGTATTTAAGAAAGATTATAGAAAACTTCTTAATAAAGTCGAAGAAGTACAGAAAAATGGTGGAAGTGGTATGGTTCCCGGAGTAACGATGGGATAACGCAATATGGCATCAAAACCATTAAAAGAACCTGTAGGAATAACATTGCCCATACGTGATGGGAATAATGGTTATTTTGAACAATCATTTGATACCATTACTCAAGTTCGTTCTAATATTTATAATTTACTAAATACTCGTCCCGGAGAACGTAGAATGCAGCCTACCTTTGGTTCAAGACTTCATTCTTTGGTTTTTGAACAAAATGTGGAAATATTACCAGAAATTGCTTCCAATATTATAAAAGAAGACATTGCCCAATGGATTCCAAATGTATCTGTCATCAATGTAACCCCTACATTATTGAAAAATGAAGAAAGACAAGATGATATCGATATTTATAGATTAAGCGTAAAGGTCGATTTTATGCTGAATCTTACTAAACAGAAGGATACTGTGACGGTAGTAATAGACACGACAACATAATATGTCAACGAATACGAATAAATTATTTCAACCTAATAGTCGAGATGTTAGGTATTTAAATCGAGACTTCTCTCAATTTAAAGAAGGACTTATAAATTTTGCTAAGTATTATTTTCCAAATACTTATAAGGATTTTTCAGATGCTAACCCAGGTATGATGTTCATTGAAATGGCGTCATACGTCGGTGATGTTCTTTCTTATTATACCGATTATAACTTCAAAGAAGGATTGATAGCTAACACCCAAGAAAGAAAAAATATTATTCCATTGGCTAGATTTATGGGTCACGTTACAAAGCCTGTTCGTGGATCGACCGGAAAAATTGAAGTTTTTCAACTTATTCCATCTACAATCGATGGTGGGGAGTATATTCCTGACGAGAAATTTGCTTTGAATATCAGAGAAGGTATGCAAGTTTCTAATAACGTAGGTACATCATTTTTAACAACCGAACCCATCAATTTCGCTGTAGATACTCCCCTTTCTAAGAGAGAATTATCCGTTTATTCCAGAGATTCGACCGGCGTTCCAACGTTTTTCTTACTTAAAAAAACAGCCAATATAAAATCTGGAAAAGTTGTAACAAAAACTTTTCCTGTTGGACAAGCTCAATCATTCTTAAAGTTATTTTTGGATGAAGAAAACGTTTTGGAGATTATAGACGTTCGGGATTCGGATAATAACAAGTGGTATGAGGTTGATTTCTTGGCTCAAGAATTAGTTCTTTACGGTGCTCCAAACAATGAATCATTCGAAGGAACACTTGCTCAATATAAAGCCACCGTTCCTACAATTCTGAAATATTTGAGAACGTCTCGGAGATTCGTAGTGAATGTTAATGCAGATAATCAGACGTATCTTGAGTTTGGTGCAGGAATTAACAGTACCACCGATGAAATTATTAATTTAAGTTCCGAACAAGTAGGTGTTGGATTATCCAATCTAAACAGTGTAAATGTTTCACTAGACCCATCTAACTTTTTGAAGAATGATACTTATGGATTGGCTCCATCTGAAACAACCATCACTGTAACTTATACTGTCGGCGGCGGAATTGAGTCAAACTCCCCATCTAATTCGGTAATTAATGTCGAATCTTTAACAATCGATAATTCGGTTGAAGGGTTGACTCCTGAAGAGTCGGATTTATTAAATACCGTTCAAACTTCTCTGAGAGTGAATAATCCTGATGCAACAACTGGAGGAAAAGGACCGGAATCCGTAGAGGAAATTAGACAAAATGCATTAGCATCCTTTGCAGCACAGAACCGAACCATTACTCAAACAGATTATTTAACAAGATTATATGCTATGCCTCCTAAATATGGAAGTATAGCAAAGGCTCAAATTATACCATATAACAGTCTTGATGTAAATGTAAATCAAGTCTTATCTGGAACAGTCAATGAGATGAATCAAGCAACAATAAACAACGATAATACTCAGAATTTCTTCCGAAAAATCACTTATGATAGAGGAAATCCATTTTCTATCAATGTTTATGTTTTGTCGTATGACGAAAATAAAAATCTTACACCAGCCAATGAAGCGTTAGTAAACAACATACTAACATATTTGCGACAATTTAGAATGTTAACGGATGGAATCAATGTAATAGATGGATATGTAATCAACATTGGTGTAGAATTTTCTATTACTGTATTCAAAGGATACAACAAAAAGGAAGTATTAGGAAATGTTCTAGCAGTAGTGAAGGAATTTTTTGATATCGATAGTTGGGAATTTTCTCAACCAATCAATTTGAGTCAACTTAGATTGGAAATTGCAAAGGTTGAAGGAGTACAATCAGTTGCCTCGTTAAAAATTAAGAATCTAACCCCTCTTACTACAAACGGCGAAGATTATTCGGAAGTAGAATACGATATATTGGCTGCCACTCAGAATGACATTATATATCCTTCTCTGGACCCATCGATATTTGAAGTAAAGTTTCCAGATAAAGATATTAAGGGGTCTATAATTTAATATGCATCACATTATTTTTCCAAGTAAAGACACGTTCTTGACCGATAGATTCGATTATGTTAATCGAAATTTCGGTTTGGATGAAATGTTGCGTATCGGAACCAATGTTCAAGAAATAAGAACACGTAATTCGACTAAAACTTTCTTTTATGACAACGTAGTTGTCAATAACTTTCCGGTTGATAACTTTACAGGCACTATCGTTTCTGGTTCATTGTCAGGAATGACATCATTTGTATCAGGAACCTTAGTAAAAAGCGGTTCTAATGCATTTACTGCATCATATTTTTCTGGAAATTTCACAGGAAGTTATAATGGATGGGCAACAGGCTCTCCAGCATCAAGCAACAATCACACAGGAAGCTTAATAAATTTTAGTGGAAGTATCGTATCAACCGATTTAATCGGTGTGGTGTCAGGTTCGTTGATTACTACCGCTGGATTTTTCTCGGTATTCAACGGAATCATCTCCGGTTCTACTGGAGCCATAATTTCAGGCTCTATAGATGGAATAGATGTAAAAAATATTCCAAATACATCCATTGACCAAAGAAAGTTTTTGAATCGTTCGTTGGTCAAATTTGACATCACTGCCATTTCAACATCTATTGCTTCCGGTGATATAGAAAGTCCATCTTTTAGATTGAAAATTGATGTGGTTAGGGAAGAAAATCTTCCTATACCTTATACAATCTACGCCTTGCCTATTAGCCAAAGTTGGGAAATGGGTAGAGGATATTTTTACGATGGTGGGGACATAAAAGGTGCAAGTTGGAATTTTAGAGATTATGTAAGTGGGTCAAGATGGTATTCAATTACGTCGTCAAGAACCGATATTATCAACTTTATATCCAATCCTTCACAAGCCACTGAATCGTTTGCTCGTGGTGGTGGTAATTGGTACACTCAATCGGTATGTAGTCAATCCTTTAATTATCAAACATCTGACATTGACATGGATGTTAGTAGAATAGTATATGGATGGTTATCAGGAAGTTTTGCAAACGAAGGATTTTTGTTATTAAGTAGTGATGAATTTGAATCTACCGGTTCTGAAATGGGATTATTTTTCTTTAGTAAGGATACTAATACTATTTACATTCCTCGTTTGGATGTCGGTTGGGACGACCAAACATTTACTACAGGAAGCACTTATACTTCTAGTGTTCAACAATATGTTGCTTCAGGAAGTATCTTGTCGTTTTTCACTGATGGACAAATTCTATTCACTCCATTATCAGCTAGTTTAACAGGGTCATTCACTTCATCGGCATACATTAGTGGAACAAATTTGACCGGAAGTATTCAAGGTGTATTCTATGATACTGTGTTAAGTGGATCTCTAGTTGATGGAAGAGTAACAGGAAGTGCAGTGACACAATCCATCGAAGGAACATTTTTATCCGGAAAATTAGCAGGAAGATATTTTACCGGAAGTATTAATGGAACAGGCTCTTTCAATATAGTTACTACAGGCAGTTTCTTATTGAGTGGAAGTAGATTAAGTGGAAGTTCAAATCCATCTAATCAAGTGAGTGTGATTTTATCGGGAAGTCTATTTGATTCCAGTGTAGTTGGAATATATAACGGTGGACAATTTACTGGTGTTCTACAAGGCGGAATATTTCCGGGAAGATTTATAACCGGCAGCTTAACAGGGTCATATTCGACGAGTTCCGCAACTACGTCATCAATTATTGGTTCAAGTAGTTTACGTCCGGTTGAATTCCACAATCCATTTACAATTACTATTCAGAATTTAAAACCAGAAGTAAGAAGTGGTAATATTATAAGAGTGGATGTATTTGCTAAATCGGAATTTGTATTGAAGAATTTTCAAAGACTGACACAATTTTCACAATTTATAACGGCAAGTTATTTGCCTACATCGTCATATTATGCAATACAGGATAATTTGACAGAAAGATTCATAATTGATTTTGACAACAATACAAAATTAAGTTGTGATTTGAATGGAAATTATTTCTTATTAGATACGAGCGGTCTTCCACAGGAAAGATATTTTAAAATATTAATAAAAACCGAGATGTCTTCTTCTGTTTATACTTTTGACAACGGTAATACTTTTAAAGTAGTGAGATAATGTCAAATACACACGACCCTAAAGGGTCGGTGCTTGCCAGAGTTTGACAATATGTATTGGTGGCGGTTCCTCCCCCTACCCTAAAGGGATAGGGGTTTCCCCGCCACAAAGATTATGAAAAAGAAAGTCGTTTGTATAATGTAGAAACTAATCCAAATTTATCGGTATTTTGATATTTATAAAATAATATGATAGATTTTTCCGAACAAATTAATGACTTTGTTTTTCATGGAACTTTTGACTATAAGTTCGATGAAATTGGTAACGTCATTCTAAATCCCTCTTCATCCATATTTCAAGAACATTATGTATTATTTAACCTAAGAAATGCGATTTATAATGAAAATAAAGTGAAAACTTTTTATAATACCGAATTTGTAGAGTTTGTTAAGCCTGTGGAAGAAGCAGCCGCACAATCAGCAGTAGAAACTCAAATAGAGTTGGACAATATAAAGAAAGAAAACGAATCACTAAGAACTCAATTGGATTCGATAATTCAAACAAGCGAACAAAATGGAAACACGGCAGATGCAGTGGCCATAAAAGATATTATTTTGGAATTGAGAATATCCTTGGGACAAGGAAAAACGGAATCCGATTTCGAGCCGGATTTTCCATATTTACCAAAAGATATCATTGACACTATTCAATAATCATGTCTCTACCATACCAAGTTTTAGGAAATGTAACGGGGAGCATCTTCTCAGGGTCTTATCTGAGCGAGACGGATACTCCTTTATTATTTCGAAGCAATGTGGGTGATTTGTGGTTCGGTTTTTCTCCAAATGATACCATCGAAATTTCTACATACAACACACAAGACGATTCTCTTGTATCCTGGGGTGTAGTAGAAAATAAGAAAATTTACAAAGATGTAACATTAAGTTATATTGACGATTTAGACCGAGTTCAAACTTTCTCGTATCAAGAATTACAAAATCAATTCTTAACCTATAAGAATGATAGAATTTTAGTAAATCCAATTAATCACTTACATTCGATTGGTATAATGGATGGAAGTTATAAGGTATCGTATGTTTTTAATCGGTTCATGGCCGGTGATTCAACTAATACTCTTTCTATCAAACAAATTTCTCCTTCACGAAAAGAAATTAAATTGGTTCCATCTAAAGAAACTTCTATTCAATATAGTGCATTCTGTCAAAAGAAATTTCCGGTTAGCGATGTTTCTCCGGTTTTGATATCTGCGGTGAAACAATGTCCATACGACCAAATTTATCAAAGAGTAAAAGACCAGTATGAAGATGAAATCGAATTTTTAAAGTTTATTTTCTTTTTACCTGATGATGGTTCGGTATTAACCTTTCTTAGAAATGTGTATGAAGATTTTATCAAATACACCAGTCTATCTGAAGAAGAAATTTTAGATGGTTCCGAACCTACTAGAATTTTAAGAATTCAAGGTATAAGAACGTATTTCAACAATTATTTGTTAACGAATTACAACTCTATTTCGGATTTTACTTCCATTGAAGATAAATTCAAAGAGTTTACAAATAGAAGATTAGATCAAAGATTCGGTCAATTTAGTGTTCAACAAGGTGATGACTATAAAGGAGCCAGACGGTTTGTTTACGAATTTTTCGTTCTTCATTTCTATGAAAATGTAGTAAAACCAATCGAAGAAACGTATCGAATTAAATATCTTTCTTTCTTTAAGAACGTATTAAATTTTGGAAATAACCGATACTTTCCTATATTAGTTCATGATTTCTTGGATGAAAGAGTTGAACCTACCGACCCATTAACATTAGTCATAAAGTTAGCATCGGAATTGCCATCTGATATTGCAGAAAAAAATACATGTTGGGTATCCAACTTCAGCATGGTTCCTTATGTCTTCACTGCAATATTAAGAAATCCAACAAAATACAGGACAGTAAAAATTTCTCCAGCAAATTTTAATTTGGATAAGACTCTTACAAACAGAGAAAATACCAATCAACAATTTGCAATAGAAGATTTGGAACAATCAAATTTACAGATATCACATGATATAACCATTAATCAACGTCTTGCAAGGTTGAATATTGATTATTCGGATTTTTCAAACTTCATAGTATTTTCTTCTATATCAGACCGACTAAATGTTTTCAAAAATAAGATAAAACAATATTACACATTCAGTGGTTCATTGGCATCATTAGAAATCTCGTATTTAAATTCACTTTCGTCTTCTACTGTTTATCCATATTATCAGAATAACAAAGACCTATTAACCACTCAAATAGATGAAGTAGTAGATTCTTTTGATGGTTTTGAGTCTTACCTTTTTAAACAAGGATTTTATCAATATTCTACAAGTTCGGCAACTTTTGTGAGTGCAAGTTATGTAGAAGACCAAGACGAATTAGCCGCAGAATATGACAAATCGAATAGAGACAGTTTAATAAATAATACACCCGATTTTATCAAATTAGATGAAAACAACGATGAATATTTAACATTCTTATCGATGACTGGCCATCATTTTGATAACATCTATTCTTATATATCTTCCGTCCCAATTGAAAGACAGGTTCAAAACGAACTTACATCCAGTCTCCCAACGAAAACTTTACAAGAAATATTGACTTCTTATGGATGGAATGTTGATGACGTTTTGGCTGATTTGAATGTGGATGAGGTTTATCTAAATAGTCTCGACTCATCGACATATAATGCCATATCAGCAGAAGAAAGATTGAGAACAATTTGGAATAGAATTCTTATCAGTCTTCCGGGAATATACAAAACAAAAGGTTCGGAAGAATGTGTAAGATTCTTATTATCTTGTTATGGAATTCCATCGAATTTATTAAGTATTAGAGAATTTGGAGGAATAGACTTTACAGAAGAATTCAAACAGACGTATGTGGTTGATGAAAAGGTTTTCATGACCAAGTATTCCGGAAATAATGACCATATTCAGGGCCCATTTCCAAATAACATTGAAACAGTTGAGTTTAAGTTTTCAATAGAAAATCCAGAAGGTTACATTGAACAAAAATTTAATCCTTTATTTACCAAATATCCATATTCGTATAATCAATTTCCTTCACATTCTTGGGCAATAGGATTTAAGAAGGTTGCCGGCGAATTTCTTGGAGAAATAATATTTGAGATGGGTTCCGGCTCCAACGGACAAACTATCACTAGTAGTGTATTGCCAATATTCAATGGTGACGTATTCAGTGTAATGTTACGAAGAAATAATCCAATTGAAAGATTTGAAAATAGTGAGGATGTAAACGCCGTCCCGTTGAGATACGATTTGTATGTTCAGAGAAATGAAAATGGAAGAAAAATATTTTGCTCAACCTCTAGTATCATAATGGAAGCAGGCAACAACCGAGTATTTTCTAACCCCGGTATATTCAAGACAGGTAACGGATACTTTCCGACCGGAAATCAATTTAATGGAACACTAGATAAGGTTCAGTTATGGGATGAACCTATTTCAGACGTAGATTTCAACAATCACGTCAATGATTTTAATTCTTACAGTTACAGTGGTTCGATTGCTAATCAACACTTGTGGGTAAGATTATCTTGGGATTATCCACAATTGTTGTATTTTAATTTAAGTGGCTCGTCTTCATTGTGGGTAGATAATCGCTCTTCATATTATGCATTGCCTAATTTCTATTCGAGTCAGAGTTTGAGTAGTTCATTGATTCCTTCACTTTATTCTGCATCGGTGGATATAACAAATAACCGATGGAGGACAAATTTACCAAGCGGTTCTGCACAACTAACGGCATTCAATTTTCAGAGAATTATTGATCCAAATTGGACTTCTTCTTTTGATTCATCCAGTTGTGTATATTTGACTGATTCTGCTTATCCATTTAGTTTCCGAGAGTTGTTAATTCAAAATGGATTAGATATATCAAAATATGGCCCAAATAAATTCAAGAATGATAAGATAACAAAAATTGAATTGAATTTAGATGCTAGATTAGATGTAAATGAACGGTCAACCACATTACCTAATGCTTTAGTTACACCCGATTCTAATTTACTTGGATTATTCATAGATCCACAAGATTCTAAGAATAAAGACATGTCAAGATATATTGGAAGTACCGGAGTCATCGACATAATTGGTGACCCGGAAGATATTTATCGTGATAGGTATCCTAACTTAAAGAATAAAAATTCGGAATATCATGCCTTTGGTAATAAAAAGACTTTGTTTAACGAATTAATAACGGTTTACAAATTCTTTTTTGATAAATCGGTATTTTCAGCAATAAAGAATACCATTCCGGCCCGTGCTAATATCGTCGCTGGAGTGGTTGTTGAACCGACGTTGTTGGAACGTCCAAAGTATCAGTCTCGACCAATAACATCTTCAGTAGCTAGGTCATTGACATTTGAAGCTAATACTACACGGGTATCCGAAAGAGCTTCTCGTCTTTCGATGTCTTTGGAATGGGCAAATTTCAATACTAATTTTTCGGAATCGTCACAAACATTATTAAATAGTCTTCCTCCAAGCTACAATAAGGTTTTGGATTTGACTTATATTAATAATCCTATCAGAGAATTTCCAAGAAACTGGGACGGTAATCAAGTTCCTGATTTTTATGATTCTATACAATTTACTACGTATCCTGATTATGAAAATTGTTTACATCCAGAAGTTACTTCCAGTAACGTAATAAACGGTTCATTAAGTAGAAGGAAAAATGGTGACACGCCACAGGTCAACCAATCCTTCTATTTATTAAAAGTTTGGGAAAAGAAAAATATATACGAATTAGTCGGTCCATATACACACTCCAACGTCATGTCAGATAACACGTATATTTCCAATTCTATCTATTTGTATAAATATATTACTGTTGACCAGCCATTCATGGATAGAATGGTTTATATGAAGACTAATGACCCATCAGGTGTAAATGACCCATCACCTACATTCTTTGGTTTTCAATATACCCATAGCATCAACACATTCAAAAATACACCTGATCAGACGATTAATGTGTTGATGGCAATTAACATCAATGTTTTCGACCCATCTCAATTTGATTTGGTACCAATTGATAATAATACATTTTTTGAAATTGTGAGTGGTTATCCAAGAAACCATTACATCCATAAGAGACAACAATTCACTCCTGACAAGTATTCTTCAGCGGCTGCCTCAGAAGGTTCCAGCTCCGTATATGTGAAGGGAAGACAGACTATTTCTACCACAATTGGATTAGATGGTATTGATGACGGAACGTTCCCTGTTCAAACAATCAACGTAAACAATGTAAATATCGTTAACTCGGACAACGTTCTGGAACAATAATGAATCCCACTGATTTAACAGTTACAATATTAATTGGAGAACATATCGGTAAATCAGCATTTTGTATGGGAGAAATTTATGATTATGACAATCACACAAACACGAACGGGAATTTATAAGTTAAGATTAAAAGAGAATATGAAGACTATACTCACACTCGAAAGAAAAAATTTTATACTTAACAATGAACCAGGGCTTATATAAAATAATTAACAAACTGAATGGAAAATTCTATATTGGTTCTACCAATGACTTTTCTCGTAGATGGTATGCCCATGTTTTTGATTTGAATAGAAACCAACACGTCAACCCACATTTACAGAATGCGTGGAATCTTTATGGTGAACAAAATTTCATGTTTCAAATTTATAGACTATGTGAAGAGACGAAACTTTTAATCGAAGAACAAAAAGAATTGGATATGTGGGTTGGAAAAGAAGAGTGTTACAACATTCGTTCCTCGGCGACTTGTCCTGTTAGTCCAGGAGAAAAGAGGTCCGAAGAAGTTAAACGGAAAATTTCTGATACACAAAAAGGCGTTCCACGTTGGACCGAAGAACAGAAAATACAAATGTCCGTTGATAGGAAGGGTCGAAGACATACATCCGAAACCATTAAAAAGTTTAAAAATAGACCCAAATTCGTCTATACTGGCATAGTAAAAGCACAAAAAATGAACGATGGTAGAATTTATCCAAAGGAACATGGACAAAACATTTCTAAGGGCAAACTCTTAAACCCCAAAAAATTTGATGAATCGGAACTACAAAAAATACGTATAGGAGTCAGAAATGCCATTCTTGAGGGACGATATAAAAAAGGCAAAGTACCAAAGAGTGAATACGAAAATATAAAATCATTATATTTATCTGGTAGTATGAATCAGAGAAAATTGGCATTTAAGTATGGCGTGACACCACCATCTATGGCCCGATTACTAATAAAAATGGGAGTGAAATAACATGAGCTATATCGATAACCAGACCATCACTGTAGATGCAATTCTTACCAAAAAAGGACGTGAATTGCTGGCAAAAAATGGAAATTTGAACATCACGTCGTTTGCATTGGCTGACGATGAAATTGATTACACTCTTTACCAACCAAATCATCCTAACGGTAGCGCATTTTATGACATTGCTATCAGAAATACTCCGGTTTTCGAACCCGTTTCGGACGAAACGCAGGTCATGAAATACAAACTGGTTACATTGAATCAAGGTGTAACATCTATTCCGGTTATTTCTATCGCTCAAGATAAAATTTCTGTTTCCAGAGACTTCACGGGAGACATTATTATTTCTCCTAGTACCAATCCAGCATATAACCTTAGTTTGGGTTATACGGCAATTCTTGGAAATAAAAATGTCGGTGTATTGGTTGTCGAAGAATCCAATTCTATTAACTCGGTTTCTAGTACGATTCCTACTTTCGCAGGAGATATTAATACGACTAGCGCTCAAGTAGTGGTAGGTAGAAAATTTAGATTTTTACCAAACAGCAGCTTAGGAAAAACGACCAGCACCACACTCACTATTATTGGAAATGAAAGCGGAGGAAGCATCAGCATTGAAGTGACGGTCGTGGTTCCTACAAATACGGTATAAGGTATAGTTTATGATATTCAAAGCATTTGAAACGACAGATATTGTTGCTGGCAAGACGAACAGAGTTGCTAGTGGGTTTTGGCCAGGTGGGTTCACCAACTGGAGTGCCAGCAGCCTTGTCGATAATTTCTTTTCTCTGACGCAATCATCTGTTACTCCATCACCTTCGTTCGGTTCATCTATTTATGATGTTCGTAGAACAATGTTTTATGTAGATGTTTTTCCTGATACCACCTATAAAGCAAACAATGATCCATATTTTTCTATTTCTTATGGTCATTTTTATGGGAATTTAGGAAGTGGTTCATTCAATTTGGATACGGGTAGTATCAAGGTATTTCCTACGAAAACTATCTATACTCAATACAAAAATCTTTTGTTAGGAACAGCAGATACAGATGGTAAATTTAGCTTTAAAACCGGAAGTTCAAGTGAAACGGTAAATGCCGATGACATTTTTGTAATATCCTTTTCATCTTACAAGATGAAGGATAGAGTTGATGAAGGTATTCTTGAAATATCTCTTACAGGTTCTAACGGCAATTTTACTTTCCGAGACGATTCTCCATTCCTTACTCAACAATCTGCGGTATATAATCTGATTACTGGTTCTATTAATGACCCAACAGATGTTTTACCTTCATATCAAGGTATAGGATTGTTTTATCCAGCCGATGGCGTAGTTGTCTTTAATGCTGCAAAGATTAATCAATTGGTAGGATTAAATAACATCAGTGGTTCTAATGGTGGTGTGAGTGTATGTTTTGCTAATTACAATACAGGAAGCATCGCTGCAATTCAAGTTGCTAACCAAACCATTCAAACGACGGCCAACCATGAGGCATTTTTCTGGTCATTAAATAATTCCGGCCAACTTTTCAAAGTCAGAAAAACGGAATTTGTTCCTGCTCGGCACTATTTCGTTCGTGTCAAGAACCGAGATTTCAATTATTCAAATAACCCAACTTATGTGTTCGATGGAACCGAAGATAATATTCATGCTAAGGGAACAATAAGAAATGAGGATTTTATATCAGATCCAAGAACATATATAACATCCATAGGTCTTTACAACGAAAACAACGAATTGGTGGCTGTGGCTAAGTTGAGTCGTCCAGCTTTGAAAGATTTTTCTAATGAACTTCTAATTAAGGTCAGGATAGACTTTTAATACACTAATTATAGGTGATTTAGGAATTTTGTTCAGATAGTGGATTCATATTTATTAGATATGAATCATCTCATTTGTAAATATTGTCACTTCCCTATTCATCCAAAAGTTATTTCGATTCATTTAAAATCACATCATTCTATTAATTTTTTAGATTATGTAAAGGAAAATCTAAAAGAATTTGAACAGTTTAATTGGGTAAAATGTGTAATGTGTGAAAATATTTGTAGGTCTTATTCCAAGTCACATAAACAACCTACTTGTTCTACAAAGTGTTTGACGGAATTAAGAAAAACGTGGACGGGAGAAAATTCTATCAGATATGGAACAACCCTTTCTGAAGAAACAAAACAAAAAATATCTATTTCTAATCTTGGTAGAGAGGTTCCATCTATTCAAGGAAAAAATAATCCTATGCATAAAAAAGAAGTAAAAGATAAGGCAATACTAACAAAAAAGAAAAATGGGTCTTTGTTGGGTAATAAAAACCCAATGTACGGAAAAACTCATACACTAGAAACAATACAGAAAATATTTTCTCATCGTAAAATGAATAAATTAGAAAAAATAGTAGCAAACGCTTTAGATTCTGCTGGAATAGAATATGTTTTTTCAGTTTTTTATAAATGACACCGGCGTTTGTAAATCTTATGATTTTAAAATCAAAAACAAACCAATTATTATTGAAGTTGATGGAGATTATTGGCACGGTAATCCAAAGAAAAAACATTATTATAAATATGTAAATGAAATAAAAGATAATGACAAATTAAAAGAAGATATAGCAAAAAAGAAAGGTTATAAAGTTATACGATTGTGGGAATCGGATATAAAGAAAGACCCAATGATTATTTTAAATACCCTAACAGAGTAATATTTATTCTATAAGATGATTAAGTCACTTAAAAAGTATCAGATAAATACTGTACCGTTCACAACTACCAAAGATTGGCAGTTGTCGAATGTTATTAATGATGACTTGGTTTTGACCGAAGCCGATGAAGGCATTTTAATGGAGTATGTAGATTATGGTAATGGAAGTGGATTACCAGAACTGAATACCGAATGTTTGATTGCTCTTGAACAACAAGAGGATGATAAATTAAAATTTCGAGAGGGTCAGAAACGAACCGGAATATTCTATCCTGATGATGAACCAGTAAATCAAGATGGGACATTTAAAAGAGTCGTCTATTCTCAAATCAAGACTCTATTCTATAATAATTATAAAAATCCCGCCCAATTATGGGGAATGGAAAATATCGATTTTCCTAATTCTAAGACAATAAAATTCATCACAGATAAAATGAGAATTTTTGATGTGGTTCCTCGTGTGTTGGGAGAAAAGATTCTTGAAAATTCGGTTCATATTACTGACAACTCAATAGATAACAATTACGATATTGTTGATGATGGTCACAATAATCTTTTTGCGGGAACAAATATTTTTTCTAGGGTTCAGGAAATAGGAGAGTTTACAAACGAATTTGCTACAGGAAGCATTAATAACTGTTCAAATTATTTTGATTTTTCTGTTCCTTCTGCCCCAATAAGTTTAAGTCTATTTCAAGTTAGTATTAGTGATGTATTAATAACTTGGGTAGATACATCAATTAATGAAGATGGTTTCGTAATAGAACGGTCTGTGGATTCTGGTTCAACATATATACCACATATTATTGTTGGTACAAACATTACCGGTTCTCACGACACGTCTGTAGTAACAGGCAGTACCTATTGGTATAGAGTTGCTGCTTTCAATACATTCGGCACATCTTCATATAGTAATACTGCTAGTATTATAATAACTCAAAATCCTACGTTTGATAGTACCATTATAACGTTTGATAGCACCGTTTTCACTTTCGACAATATATAAAATTATGAATGTTCTACTAATAAATTCAGGTTCAACCGGCGATGACGGAACAGGAAATTCCTTACGGTCTGGTTCTGCGATAATCAATTTTGATATGATACTTTTGGATACTAGTGCAAGTAGGGTGGCCGTAACTGCTAGTTTAGTATCCTCTACAGCGAGTTTTGCTTCGGAATTATTTAGAAAATATAATAAGGGATGGGCGTGGGATGATTTTGAATCTTATCCTATGGGAACCATAACTTCTTTGAATGGAGGATTCGGTTGGACTTCGGTCGGAGTATGTTCTACCGGCTCAAGTATTATTACTAGAAGTTTTGATAGAGGACAAAATATTGGTAAATGTCTTGCTTTGTCGAATGGTGCCCAATTTGGCCGCCGGTTGCCTTTTGGTGATGCATGGAATCGATTAATCATAGGTGTCATGATGAGAGTTAATAATACCGCATCTCAAATGACGGTCGATGGTAAAATTGGAATTTGTTCAGGAACAACCAATATGGTTGCTAGTGCAACTTGTGATAACTTTTTCGGATGGCAATGGGGTGATAACGGTGCGTCACCAAATACTGCAACATGGTCATCTGGAAGTTTTGCTTCTGGAAGTGCAACGAATCCAAGTGGGTCAGGTAATTACAATATTAATCCTGCTCCACGTTTTTGTACAAAACGAGGAACTACTGTTACAGATAGAGGGAGTGGAGCTGGGACGGCTGGAAATAAATTGGCAGCATCAACCTTAGTTGGAAATCAGGGACTTGGATTCTATTCATTATTAATGATTGAAATGGCTAGAGTATTATATGTTAATGATTCGGCCAGTGTCAATTATAATCAATCTTTCAGAATGTCTGATACCGGAAGCGTTGAATATAGTATGGCAAAATCACAAATATTGGATGCCGTTGGTGATAATCCAACCGGAGCCACATTAGGTGGATTTTCTGTAGGAATAATAAATCCATCCGGAGCAGGAGGCGTAACACAAATGACTCAATTTGCTTTTGAGCAATCGAATGGTAAATTGGATACATTTAATTTTTCCTGGCAACATTCTTCTTCCCTAGAATTAGCCGCGTTCGCCGTTAGAAAAATTTATTAAACTATGTTAAAATCGCTAAAGAAAAGTAATACATACGTTTCTCCGTTTTTGACGTTCAAAGATAGAACGTTATCTAACGTAGAAAACGATGATTTACTCTTAACTGAGGCGGATGAAGGAGTTATATTAGAATATGCAGATTATGGAGATGGTAGTGGATTGCCAATAATAAATACTGATTGCTTAATTGCTCTCGAACAACAAACGAATGATCGAGCAGTTATTCAAGAAGGTTTAGATAGAAAAGGAATTTTCTATCCTGATTTAGAACCTATGAATCCCGATGGAACATTTAAAAGGGTAATTTACAGTCAAACAAAATTAATGTTTTATAATCATTATTCTGACCCAACAAAAATTTATGGATTAGAAAATATAGATTTTCCTAAATCTATGACCAGTAAATTTTTGGCAGATAAAATAAAAGTATTTCATATTCCGACTAGAGTATTTGGAGAAAAATTACAAGAAACAACAGTAGAATTAGTGGATAATTCTTTGGATAATTCTTATGCCATATTTGACGATGGACATAATAATCTTTTTGCAGGTAGTGATTTGTTTTCTAAACAACAGGAAGTTGGGGATTTCACTAACGAATTTGTTTCTGGCAGTATAAATACTTGTGCAAATTATTTTAACTTTTCTGTTCCAGATGCCCCAATCAGTTTGAGTGTTTCTTCTGGTAGTGCCATCTTATCTTGGTCATATATGCCTTCAGGCCCAGGAATTAGATTAGAAGGCTTTGGCGTTCAACGAAGCATCGGAGATCAAACAAATTATCAATTATTATCTCTTCGACCCAGTGGTTCTACTGGAACTTATATTGATACAACGCCGGAACAAACTATCAATTTTTATCGTGTATATGCATTTAATACTTTTGGTATTTCTGCTTATGCAAGTCAATCTATTGATTTTACTCCGAGCGAACCAGGCAATTTTACTTTTGCTTATGAACCGGACTCTGGTATAATAACGTGGTTTGAAGGTGTGGCTGGGCCCTTTTCTGGAGATTTGGATTATTTTTATGCAAATGCTACTGATTCAGAAAGTGTGACATCAGTAAGTCTAGTATCCCAAGGAATTACTTCTATTACAGATGTTCATACCTTAACTAATTTATTAGTATTATCATTAAATAATAACAGTGGATTGACCGGTCCACTATTATTACCTCCATTAATTAATGAAATAAGTATTGAATTTGACAATTTTAGTCCAACGGATGTAGGAGATATTTTACAACAATTGGTAGATAATGGAGTAAATAACGGATTGGTGGTAGTACGTGGTCAATTGACACCATTTGACCAAAATGAGACAGCACAAGATTTAGCCAATATTGCAACTCTTCAAGGCCGTGGCTGGACTGTGTTATGGGAAGACGAAAATTAACCACGAATATCAATTATAACAACCAACAAACCAATAAAAATACTACTTATTTTATAGAATGATATCGAACATACATAATGAAGGATACGGTTCGACCGTTACATGTTACGACCGATGGGCTGTGGTAGGAAATCCGGCAACCGTTCGATGGTTAGCAGCCTCAGCAAGTTTATCTCAAACAGGCTCTTTGGAAGTTTTTAGATATAATCTTAATAGAGATAGTCACGATTTAAAAACAACGATTTATAGACCTATTTCTGCTGCAGAATTTGTTTGGTTGACCACGGAAACCGACCAAATTCTTCATACCGAATTAACCGGAACGGTTCCTCTTACATCCGATTTAGATATTATTATCGACCCCGGAACATATTTCACTGCATCAGAAGATGATTATGGTCATGCAATTGATTTAAATAGAAATTTGTTAGCAGTAGGAAATAGATACTTTAGAAGTGAAATTTTGATTGACACGGCATCGTTTGTATTTAGTGGTTCAGGAGAAGTGAGCTTATTTGATTTAGCTAAATTAAATCTTGACCCATTTGCTGTCACTTCTAATCCATTCATAACTTCCGTAACAACGTCTTCGGCCACTGTAGCAAATATTACCGCATTTGTTCCCGGAGGACAAGGATTTGGATTCGCTTTATTGGAAGGTAGATTTATTACATCATCCAATCCATATCAGAAATTGCAAATTACTCCTGTTACCAGTGATGGTGGAAATGTGGTGTTCACTATAACCTCTGATTCTACTACTATCGGATATATAGTTACGGCATCTCTTAATACCGACTCAAATGTTGCTCCGAATATTAGAGTAAGTGGAATAGTTTCTACCAATCCATATTTGGTAACAATACAAAATCCAAATCCAACATTAACAGGTTCATTCGGATATTCGGTATCTATAAACGATGAGTGGTTAGCCATCGGCTCAATTTACGAACTTAATCAGTTTGGCGCCGTTTACATGTATAAGAAGAGTGGAGGACCATTCGGTAATGATGCTAGTTGGTCGTTACAGCAAGTTATTAGTGGAAGTTCTGTATTGGGAATAGGTACTCGTGATTACTTTGGTCATTCTATTGAATTAAATAAGGCCACAGGTTCATTTACTGGAAGTATGATAATAGGTTCACTCAAACCTAGTGCATCATTAGCATTTGTTTATGAATATACAACTGGTTCTGGTTGGGAATTAAAATATACTTTGTATCCTGACTTGAATCTATATCAATTAAATTTTGACACTGTATATCCTCAAGTTTCTGCATCCTATACAAGTTCTCGAACTGATTCATTTGGATATTCCGTTAGTATTTGGGGAGACACTGCTGTAGTTGGTGCGCCTACAGATAGAGTAATTTTTGAATATTCTGGTTCCGAAGCATATAGACAAGGTGCTGGATACATATTTGAACGTTGTCCTGATAGAGCAAAAGGATATTATCTCGTAGAAAAAACTTATGGAAATGAAAAGACTTTAAAAGATAACAAACTTGGATGGTCGGTTGATGTGTGGGGTAATTATGTGGCTATCGGCTGTCCTAAAGCGAATTTGAATGGAATGTCTTTGTGTTATCTTCGTGGTTCCTTATTTCAACAGCATTATTGTGGAGACGACGAAGAAAGTGATATTAATGGACAGTTCATCTTATTTCAAAAGAATACCGAATCGATAGATTGGGATTTAAGAAATGTATATCAAGTTAAGAAACGATTTTTGAATCCATATAGAAGTTATGGATTTGATGTTAGTGTTTGTGAAAGTTTCGTCGTTGTAGGAGCACCGATGCCAATTTCGGGTTCAGACCGGTCTGTGGATATGAGTGCTGGGTCAGGAAGTTTTACTGGAAGTTTAAGCGACATAGGAGATTTTTCTGGAAAAGCATATATCTATAACCTTGCTAATTTAAAAGACAGATTTTATGTAGGGAATGTATTTTATAGAAATGGTAAAATAGTTGTAATGACTTCTGGTTCTGCATTCGATGGATTATTACTAAGTAATGTACCAGGAGAAGAATATCAATATACTATCAATTTTAAATCGAAACAAACTCTTTATGAAAAACAAATCATTTGTCCTGTAGAACCAGGAGAATTCAATGTAAGCACCAACCCAACGGCTATAGAATTTATAACGTCTTCATTTGATATTAATAAAAATGGAATATTTGATTTTCAAGATGCCGACGTTTTATTGAGATATATGAGATATAAATCGACGGAAAATGATGATGTAATTGATACGAACTGGTCAGCATCATTATTAAGAGATCCAAACACGGAATTGGTGATACCGGACGAAGAGAGTTTATATAACTTTTATTCATCGAGCTATCAAGATACTGCATTTCTTTTTTCTCAGAGCTTTTCAATGATAAACAATAACTTCTTTGATGATTTGGATTTTAACCAAGATAATAAAATCGATAGAAATGACATGAGTATCATGTGGAAATATTTCTCTAAGAGACTGACTCAAAAGAATTATGAAACTTACATTACTCCAAACTCTAGTAAGAAGTTTTTGAATGAAATTTTGGATTTCATTGATGAAAGAACCAAAATTACCGAACCGAAAATGATAAAATCCAACTTCTTGGATTATAAGACTTTATCTAAAACCGACCCTACCGGGTCATATTTGGCACCATACGTAACATCTATTGGATTATACCAAGACTCGGAACTTGTTGCCATTGCTAAATTGGGTTCCCCAATTAAACTAACTCCTGATTTTCCAATTAATTTTATTGTGAAAATAGATTTCTAATTGATACTTATTATATGGAGATAAAATATTATGCCTATACCAGTTGAAAGACCTTCAATAACAACAAATCTGGAAACCAGATACAAGAACCAACGTGCGGGCGGTGCCTTTGACGCCAAATTAATTCCGAATGCTTTGGTGGATGGATTTTCTAACGAATTTGCTAACGGATTTACCAAAGGTGGTCAGAATACTAATCTTCCAAAGAAGGATTCAATATTTCTTAGTGGATTAAATACTCAAAAATACAAAGGTTAATAATGGCAGCAACAGATAATACGATTTTTAATAAATTATTATCTTTCTTAAAAGGCCAAATTAATTCTCCAGAAATTGGGATGTATCCAATTGTTGATGGTCTTGTAGATGATTTTAATGATGATTCTGGAGTATCCTCCATAGGCCCATTCATTACGAGTTCCAATTCTTCCATTATTTCTGGAATAGCCGTTAATCTTCCTTCGTCTTCATGTTTAACAACGCTTCTTCATTTTGACGGTGTTCATGAAAGTACAACGACATTTGACCACGGCCCCTTTTTAGTGGATATTAATTCAGTTAATTTACTGATTACTACAGAAAGTAAAAAATTTGGGTCATCATCAGGATACTTCAATGGTTCAGCAACAGTGGAAGGATTTTATGATTTGGCATATAATATTAATGCCAATGAAAACTTTACTATAGAGTATTTCATGAATATGCAACCCAATTCCGGTGGATATCGTGCATTGGTGTCTCATCATTCTGATAATGACCCGGATTCTAGTGGATATGCGATGTATGTTAATCCTTCCGATAAATTGACTTTTGAAGCTAATTATGGAGACGTATCATTAATAGGAAATACTATTGTTGCTGATGAGGATTGGCATCATGTGGCCATTGTAAGAAGCGGAAGTAATGTTGATAATCTTACCATTTATTTTGACGGAGAACCAGAAATGCAAACGTCATACAATGAAGCCATGACTTGTGGTGGTACATCTTTTAAAATTGGAACAGGAAGATTTTATACAGATTATTATACAGGATATATAGATGAAGTTAGAGTTGTTCGAAATTGGCCGGTATATAGTTCATCATTCATACCACCTGTAGCCGAACTATCAAATCAAGTATATAAGAATTTAACTCCACCATCCGGTTCATTAACTTCTAAATTCGTTCCTGTCTCTTCCAATCCAGCATCAACATACGTATTGATGATAGGAAGATTTTTTAGTGGTTCTTTAAGTAATTTACAGGTTGATGTGACACGTTCAAGTGGTTCTCAGTGGTTGGAAGTAACAATGAATAACAGTTGTCGATGGTTAACGAGTTTGTTAGGTTTGTCTTATTCAAATAGTGATGTTCCTTTAAATGTTTATGTCGGAAAATTTACTTATACTCCGATTGTTCATACATCCGGAACAAATACTGCATATAGAATTACGTCAAAAACAGGAAGTTTAATATTCAACCTTGAAGGCATAGCAATGTATTCCGAATAATTTATGCAACACTATTATCAAGATATAGACGGTAAATTCGACCATATAAAAATTTATGATTATGTTATAGATTATTTTTCAGATCCATCTATTTTTATTGAAGTTGGTGGTTGGACTGGAAAATCCACGTCTTATTTAGGAGTAGAAATAATTAATTTAAACAAACCTATTAAACTATTTTCGTCGGAAAATTTTGATGAAGATTATCTTGACCCTCTTTTGTCTGAAGACCTTTTGAAAAATAGACGTGACCAATTTATTTTTGAACGAAGAAGTCATGACATATCTATTCATTCTATTTGTAATACGACTATTGGTGTTCCATCAAATTTATGTAAATCTTTTCATTTTGGTGAAATAGATTTTTGTTTTATTAGTTCTGAACATTTTACTGAAGAAGTCGATAAAACAATAAGATTGTGGCTACCTAAGATAAAATCAGGAGGCATAATTGCTGGAGATTGTTTTGATAAACCCATCGTTTCAAATTCTGTTTCAAATAGATTAAACGGCCATAAATTACAAACTTATAATGATTCTATCAATTGGATATACAGAAAAGGTGGTCCACAAGATTTTTCAGGATTAAGTGGAATTTCAGACCCTTAATTTACTACTTATCAAAAAGGTTATGATTTTAGGAATCGATGCATCAACTTCTGTTTGTGGTTGGGCTTTTTCAGAAAATGGAAAAGTTATGGATGCTGGATTTTTAGATATTTCAAAACAAAAAACAAATAAAGAAAAAACGTTTTTTGTAATAACGGAATTAGAAAAGAATTGTTTGTTAACAAACGTTACACATATTAATCTCGAAGCGGCATTGTCAGGATTCATGGGAGGCGGAACACAACAACAAACAATTATACTCTTAGCTAGATTTAACGCCGTGTTTGAATATATTATTTCAGAACGATGGAATAAACCGGTCAATCTTTTAAATGTTTCTACTCTTAGAAAAAAGGTTTTAGGTAAGGCTAGAATTAAAGGAATGAAAGGTAAAGATTATGTAAAGGAATTTTTACCAAAAATTGTTCCGAACATAAATCAATTTGAAAAAATTAATAAAATAGGGAACTGGGATAAAAGAAATGGCGACACCTATGATGCTATTGTGGCGTCACTTTATGGTTAAATCAATCTTATTTTAAATTGACGATCCATTTCTTCATTTGTACCGTAAGTCATGGTGTATCAAAGTACTAAAATTATATCCATTTTCAATCAATTACTGGGCCCGTCGTGGTTGAGAAAAGGTGGACAACAAGCGGTTTATCGTTGTCCTTTTTGTAATCATCGAAAAAAGAAATTGGAAATTGCTGTCGGTGGAGAGGATTTTGGTTCGTATAACTGTTGGATTTGTGGAACATCAGGAAAAGCCCTTCATACACTTTTATGGAAACTCAAAGCTCCCCGACACGTTTTTACTGAATTAGCAAAATACGCCGGCGGGCCAACAAAATATACTCAATCATCCGAATCAAAAGAAACACATCTTTCCTTACCAGCAGAATTTATATCATTAATTGACGCAGAAAAAACAGTAGAATGTGTGAACGCTTTAGACTATCTTAGAAGTAGAAAAATTACACGAGAAGATATTATAAGATACAATCTCGGTTATTGTGTTGGTGGAGATTATAAAAATAGGATAATAATGCCTTCATACGATTTAGATGGTCGCCTTAATTTCTTTTGTGCCCGTTCGTATAACAATCACATAAAACCCTCGTATATTTTACCTTCTTGGGATAAAAACGTAATAGGATATGAGTTATTTATTAATTGGAGTGAGCCTATAACCATCGTGGAAGGATGTTTTGATGCTATAGCCGTTAGAAAGAATGGTATTCCATTATTCGGAAATACTATTTCCGATAAATTGTTATTAAAAATTATAGAAAGTAATGTGGAAGTAAACATCCTATTAGATAATGATGCCTTCAAAAAGGCTATGGAGATTTATAGTATTTTAACCGCATATTCTATAAAAACTAAATTAATAAAACTTGAACAGAAAGACCCTTCGGTGTTAGGTTTTAATAGAGTTACAGAAATTATTGAATCATCTACTTCTACGGATTATGAAGATATGGTGTTAATGAAAATCAATAGTTGATTGATATGTCCATACAAATTTTACATTCTCCTATTCAGAAATTCACTCACATTATTCATATTGCCGATATTCATATTCGATTAACACAACGGCATGATGAATATAAAGTGGTGTTTGAAAATCTTTATGAAGAGATTAAGAAATCTCCATCATCCACTTTAATTTGTGTAGTTGGTGACGTAGTTCATAGTAAATTGGATTTGAGTCCGGAATGTGTTCAGGAAGCAAAAGATTTCCTTCAATCTCTGGCTAAACTAAGACCTACAATTTTGACTGCGGGAAATCATGATACTAATTTAAGCAATAAAAGTCGTTTAGACAGTCTATCGCCAATCATTGATGCAATGAAGCAGGACCATTTGTTTTACTTAAAATCATCGGGTTTGTATTCCATTGGAAATATTCTATTCAACAATTATAGTGTTTTTGATGGCCCTGATAAATACATACAGGGACCGGATATCCCAAGTATCTATCGAAATCAACACGACTATTTCATTGTTCTATTTCATGGTGCGGTACATAATTCCAATACCTATCTTGGATACAAAATAGTTAATACTTCTTTTCCTGTAACCATATTTGATGGTCATGATTTAGCTTTACTGGGCGATATTCACATGAAACAAGACTTACAAGAATATAATGACGCCGAAAGAAAACCTTTTGTTCATTATTGTGGGTCTTTAGTTCAACAAAATCACGGAGAATCTTTACATCAACATGGATTATCATTGTGGGATTTAAATAAAAGAAAATATACTCACATAGAAATTCCAAATGATTATGGATATTTTACGGTTCAAGTTAATAAAGGTGTTCTTGATACTGACCTTGCTGATATTCCAAAAAAGACACGTTTAAGAATGCAGTGTTTTGAGAGTGTGCCGACCGAAGTAAAGGCGGTATTAACAGGTATTAGGTTACTTACCGAAGTAGTTGAAGTGTCATATATTAGAATGGATATTCCTACCAATACTGTTGTAAAACAACCGTTGACAGGAGGAAATATTTCTCTAAAAGACCTATCGACACACACATATCAAAACGAACTTATTACTCAGTATCTAAAAACAAAACACGAAGAAATAGATGAAGAATTAATAAATAAGGTGTTAAAAATCAGCGAATCTACTAATCAGATTATTAATAAGGAGGATTGTTCCAAGAATATTCGTTGGAAAGCAAAACGATTTGAATGGGATAATATGTTCTCTTATGGAGAAGAGAATGTTATCGATTTTACTAAACTTCACGATGTAGTTGGTCTTTTTGCTCCAAATACATCCGGTAAATCCACATTGCTATCTGCTCTTTCATTTTGTATTTTTGATAAATGTGATAGAGAATTCAAAGCATCAAATATCATAAATGTTCAAAAAATGAACTTTAGATGTAAGTTCAACTTTGAAATAGATGGTGTGGATTTCTTTATTGAGAAGTCTGCCAAGTTGGATAAAAAAGGTAATGCCAAGGTAGATGTTGAATTTTGGAAAACGGTCAATGATAAACGAGTTGATTTGAATGAAGATGACCGGAGGGATACAGGCAAATTAATCAGAGAATATTTAGGTACTTATGAAGACTTTGTTTTGACCACATTAAGCGTTCAAAATACAAAGAATGCTGGGTCTTTTATAGACATGGGACACACCGAAAGGAAAGACTTATTGGCACAATTTATGGGATTGGATGTATTTGATAAATTACATACTACCGCTGCAGAAACACTCAAGGAATTATCGATTCAAAGAAAACAATACAAAAATGATGACTTTACACAGAAGTTAGTAGATACTACTAATGCGTTATCTCAGTCGGAGAGTGCATTTAATGACTACACTTCACAGGTTACAAAGATGTCTCAAAGACAATTAGAAATACAACAAGAAGTAATAACCGTCAGTTCTAAATTGATTAGGTTAGACGAAAAAATTCCACCGATTCATACGTCAAAGACTAATAAATCTTCTGCCGAATCAAATATACAGACTTTAGAAAGAGATATACAGAACGGAAAATCAAAATTAGACACTCTTCGGTCAGAATTAAGTGTAATAAGCAAGAATGTAGATGAATTAGCAGCAAAAAACATTCAGGAATCATATAAAGAGTTTCAATCCTTGTGTAAACAAAGAGATTTTATTCGAAGCCGAATTGAAAAGAAAAAAATAGAAGTGTCTCATAAATTTGAAAAAATAAACAAAGCAAAGGGATATGAATTTAATCCAGATTGTGAATTTTGTATAAAAAATGCAGACGTTATTGTTCAGGAAGCTGCTTCGGCACATCAAAATCTAAAGATAGATAAGAATGAGGCAGACGAATTAGTGAAACAACTCAATGAAATCAAAGAAAATGTTGAGAAATTATCTTGGTCGGAACAAGCTCAAGATGATTACAATGAACTATTAGAAAATCGAAATAAAAAGAACAACGAAATAACCACAGTCACAGATAAAATAGTTAGATTAGAATCGAATCTATCGATTTATAGTGAGAAGTTGAAGGATGCCGACAAAAATATTGCATTGTATCTTCAAAACGAACAATCTCTTCAAAATAATGATTTGGTTAATAATGAAATTGAAACCTTAAAGTTAGAGATAAAGAACTTGGATATAGAAATTAAGTCAAAAAACAAATTACTTCTCGATTTAAATGGTAAAATGTCTGTGTATAAGAATCAAATCGAAGAAATAAACACGAAGATTGCTAATGCCGAAAAAACGGAATCCGAATTCAAAGCATACGAACTATATGTTAAGTCTGTTAGTAGAGATGGTGTACCATACGAAATCATTTCTGATACAATTCCACAAATTGAGGGTGAGATTAATACCATTCTTAGTCAAATTGTCGATTTTACTGCAAAGATTGAAATGGATGGTAAGAATGTGGTCCCTTATATCGTATATGATGAAAAGAAATGGCCTATGGGTCTTACCAGTGGATTCGAAAAGTTTGTTTTATCCTTGGCAATTAGAGTTGCATTGATAAATATTTCTAATTTACCTCGTCCGAACTTCATGGTAATTGATGAAGGGTTCGGTGTCATCGATTCTGCAAATCTTCCATCGGTTCAAATTTTGTTTTCATATCTAAAACACAGTTTCGATTTTATAATAATCGTATCTCATTTGGATGCGTTAAGAGATATGGTAGATAACCACTTGGAAATAAAGAAGGAGAACGGTTTTTCGACGGTCAAATTTGAGTAAACTTCGGTAAGTGTTCATATTTATCAATATGAACCTATTTGATAGTTTCGGAAAACAAGGTAATAAATACGATTTACTCACCCGACAGGTGGATATTGTTGATACGTCGTATCTTTCCAAATATTTTGTAGTCTCGAATTTTAATCCTACCTTTGGGCCAGGAAAAAATTCATTTTCTATAAATGGGTCAAATTTTTTAAAACCTGGTAGTGAAATACTCGTCGAATGCTTAGACCCAAGTGGAAACGCTTTATTCTTGGAAATGGCTAAAACATCAAATTCTCCAAAATTTTCAGTATATAAGGAAGGAAATGCCCAAATCGTATCAATTCAGGTCTTTGGAGATACCGTTTCTGGTCCAGGAAAATTGATACTATTCGGAACATTAATCGATGGAAGGTCAGTTAGATGGGTAAGTAATATAACCATTGATAAAACTAAAAGGAACGACTCGAAGGTTCGATTTTATCAAAGGCCGGCGTTGGAGGTTACTTCTGTTTTGTTACCTCAATTTGATACCGCAGATAATTCTGAAAATTCTCAATTATTATTCTCAGGATTATTTAATGGATTTGCTTTAAATCCTCAAAGAGATACATTGGTCAATTCCGTTAATCGAAGATCGGTTGATATAAATTACCAAATTGAAAATGTAAGCACAACAATAAATGCAAATACTGATAATAGTGCATCATTCAACACACAGATGTTAAAGTCCAACATCGCTCTATCTATCAATAAAATTTCGGAACCATTCTCTAATAGAGAATTATCATTTAACCCTCCATTAACACAATCATTTGCTATAAAAGATGTAGTAACTAATCATACTTTAAAGTTACTGGACCCATTTTCTTATGTAGATAGTCACGGAAATAATTTGGTTGCGAACATCACAAGCGGGTCTTTTGCCATCACGTATCCATTTATAGGTTATAATTCTTTACCGACTACCTATCTCACAACAAGTTTTGCCGGAAATACCGTAACCATCAAAGCATCTTATGCAGATATTACATACAGAAACCTTAGAACCTTTTCTGGTTTCGTTGCAAGACATAAAGTATATCGAAAAAGTTTGTTTCAAAAGAGAGGATTCGAACTTATATTAGATGAACCAATATTACCAAATGAATTATTGATAGACAATAATACAAAAAATATTTCTTACGATAAATTGGGTGTATTTTATAACAAAATACACATGAATAGGTATTGGTTTACCAGCTCAAATAACATATTTCTAACCCATACCCCCGATAAATATATTAACTCCATGAAAATAGATTCCAACGACCCGTCAACGGTTGATGGAATGTCTTATGTCATGGTCAAGTGTGATTCCACGACTACTAATAGAAATGCACAGTATGTCCCATTCAATTTATTAGAATTCAACAGTACATCTGGTTCATCCTATGATTCTAATTTTATCTCATTAAAACAAGATGTTAAATATCTCTTGGCCGGCAACATTTTTATAGAAAAGAATCCTACAGACATAGATGCAAGGGTTTCCTTTTACTTGACAGGTTCTACAGCAACGATTCCAAAAGAACAGGGATTCTCTTCCACATTCGGAGTAAAATTAGCAGAAGTTAGTGCGTCGAATTTGGGACCAACGAAGAATTTACCAAATCAATTATTTTTTTATACTCCACAACAAGATATGAACGGAACAATGGTAGTGGTTCCGTATAAATGTAAGGTCACTCTTCAAGATTTATCTTTTAGAACATTCGGTGATGATGGTGTTTCTCCGGATTCTTATACGACAAGAATTCCTTGGGGTATATCTGTTGCTAATGAAAATTTTGAAATCAGGTCCGAATTATTTGATGTCAATTCAGCATTGGTATATTCAAATCTTGAAGTATTTCAAAGTTTTGATGCGTCGGGTGAATCTCTAATTCCTTTTATCGGAAGCGGTTCTTCTGAACCAGGCGATTTATTTGTTGCTGGAAAATTGGTGGTATCAAAAAGTATATTTGTTCAGACCGGAGATATTGTTATTCAGCAGAATAACCTTTTCATTCCAAATATTACCGCATGTACTGGTTCTGGTTTTAATATAAGTGGAAGTAGATTTACAAGATGGAGGGCAACAACAGGAGTTATTTGTTTGTCTAAATTAGCAGACGTTACACACAATGATGAATATTTGTTCGTATCAACAGGGTCCGATGACCAAAACGCCGTTCTATTTGATAATTTTATAAAAACAAGAAAATCTATTGCGTCGGAATATGATTCCGGTCATGGAAGGTTAGTATATTTCTTAGGAAATACAAAACAGACGGATGACGGAAGCAATTAATATATTTGTGAACCGAAAAACAAATTACTATGTAAATAAGAACTAATTGTTATGAATACAGGAGTATATCAAATAAGAAATATATTAAATAATCATTTATATATTGGTAGTTCTTCTTATAAAACCGGGATACAAGGAAGATGGAGAAAACATAGAAATCAATTAAGAAAAAATACTCATATTAACAAACATTTACAGAGAGCATGGAACAAATATGGAGAAAAAAATTTTTCTTTTGAAATTTTGGAGTTATGTAATAAAGGTCAATGTTTAATAAAAGAACAACATTATTTGAATACTCTTCTTCCTGAATATAATTTATATAAAATTGCTGGGAGTCCAAAAGGAAGAATTGTAACACAAGAAACAAGAAACAAAATATCAAAATCTCTTATAGGAAGAAAGTTGGATATAGAAACAAAAAAGAAAATATCCTTATCATTGAAAGGTAAACCAAAATCTCAAATACATAAACAAAAAGTAAAAGAAATATTATGGGGAAAATTTGGAAAACTTAAAAATGGAAATGGTGGACGATTTTCTGGATATTATAAATTTTTAAATATTGAAACGGGAGTGTCTATTCATCTTCCAAAATTTAAATTTGCGGACGAATATGGAATTGATAGGTCTTTTGTTTATAGGCTGTGTAATAAAAAAGTAAATAATTGTAAAAGGTGGATTTGTTTAGGAAAGGTATAATGTTATGGCTCGCAGACGTTGGAATAAAGAATCAATTAGTCAAATTTTAAATGATGAACAGCCGTTCATACAAATGGGTTACAAACCAACCGAAGTTCAAAGGAAGGTTGGCGAACGATGGACTGACGTAAAAGGAATTACGTGGGAACAAAGAAAGGGCTACAAGGCTAGAATCAATGTTCAAGTTGAATCCATTCGTGACATGTTGAAACAGGTTTGTTCTATTTGTAAAAAAGATGTTCATTTGTGTGGTGACAGATATGACGAAAAAGTATTTGGTAAAACAGGCAAATGTTATGATTGTATGATAGACGATCACACCAAATTAAGAATAAACGGTGGTATAAAGGAATATGAACAGAAAGTTGTTTGGTCTAATCAGTTGTCTTATTTAAAAGACATGAAGAAACATATAGAAGAAACGTTGGAGGTTCTTTCTAAAAAGAGTGACACCAAAACGGAAATAGTTCACGCCGATGGAAGTATAACAACTTGGGAAGCCGACCCATTGGAGGTTCTTTTGGAATCAGCAAAATCAGATTTAGTAAAAGTCAACGAGGGAATTGAACAACTGGAAGAGGCACTATCAAAATTGGGAAAATAATATGATACGTTTGAAGTCATTATTACAAGAATACATTGTCAAAGACTTGACGACCGGAAAAGAACACTCCGTTGTTGTCGTTTGGAAAGACAAATTGTTTATCTTGGATACTGACAGTGATATATCGGAGTTGAAGGCCCACCTACGTCAACATCCATATATTCAAAAGAGTAAATATTCCAAAGAATCACTAGAGTCTGCTGAAAGTGTTTATGATATTGTAAGTCTTTCCGGAGAACTTCCTCCGGATGTAGTAACCGGCGATTTAGACAAAAAAAATAAAAGATTATTCGTTCATGGTATTGATAAATCAAATCCATCTACGTCTATTATCATCAGGAAAATTGTAAAAGATTTGGGAATAAAACAAGTTAGTAAAAGTGATGATGAGGATTCCGAAACAATTAATTTGGCCAAGAAAAAGATAACAGGAGAAGTTCCGTCTATTGGGTTTCATGGAACTAGTACAGAATTTCTTGATGGAATTTTGAAAAAGGGATTGAGGCCTGCACAGACAGGAGGAAATTTTGGTGACAGGGGAGTTGAACACTATAACGAAATTTTCTTTGCCGCTAGATTTGACCAATCAAAATTTTATTCGTCTCAAGCAGTCCATAACCACGGCGGAGGACAAGTAATCCTCCAAATTTCTATACCAGATAAAAGTTTGATTGCTCCTGATTATGATGCAGAAATAACATCTAAACATCAAAAATATTATGACCACCCATCTGATAGGTCAGAAGACGATACATCCGAAATGAAACCACTGTCATTGTCTAAAGAACTGGGTAAGTTCGGATATAGCGGAACTATATTACCAAATCACATACAATGGGTTTATATTTATCAACAAATGAATGAAAAGTGGGTGAAATATAGACCATCCACGGTTCGTAAAAATTTAGATAAATATGGCGACGAGTGGTATATGATGATTGGTGCAATAGAATATTAAAACTTATGGCTAATGGTCAACCAAATCTTAGAGACATAATTAAGGAAGAATACAAGAAATGTCTGTTAGACCCAATTTACTTCATGAAGAAGTATGTTAAGATTCAACATCCACATAGGGGAACCATTCCATTTGAACTATACCCATTCCAAGAAGACACACTACAAACCTTTTGTGATAATCGATTCAATCTCGTATTGAAATCTCGTCAAATGGGTATAACGACTTTGGTCGCTGCATATTCTCTTTGGTTAATGATATTTCATCAAGATAAAAACGTCTTGATTATTTCCATTAAACAAGAAGTTTCCAAAGAAATAGTAACCAAGGTTAGATTTGCTAATGACCATCTTCCTTCTTGGTTAAAAGTAGTGGCTACTGAAGATAATAGACTTTCATTACGATTAAAGAATGGGTCAGCAATCAAAGCTACATCATCTTCTAGTGATGCGGGACGTTCTATGGCACTGAGTCTTCTAGTTTTGGACGAAGCCGCATTCATAGATTGTGCTGATGATATTTGGACTTCTGCACAATCAACCCTATCTACCGGTGGAAATGCAATCGTATTATCTACACCAAATGGTGTTGGTAATTGGTTTCATAAAATGTGGATAGAAGCCGAGAAGAAAAAGAATGATTTTAAAACTATAACCCTTCCTTGGCATTTACATCCTGAACGAGATCAGGCTTGGAGAGATTTACAAACTAAAAATCTCGGAGAAAAAGATGCAAACCAAGAATGTGATTGCGACTTTTTGACATCTGGTACAAACGTGGTTGATTTGAATATTCTAAAATGGTATGAAGAGAATTTAGTTCGTGACCCATTGGAGATTCGCTTGGGCGGCGGATTGTGGGTATTTGCTCCTCCTGATTATTCCAAAGATTATATCGTGTGTGCTGACGTTGCTCGTGGTGACGGATTAGATTATAGTGCATTTCATGTATTAGATTTGGAATCATTGGAACAAGTAGCTGAATACGTTGACCAGCCAGGAACAAAAGATTATGGTAATTCTTTGGTAAATTTGGCTACAGAGTATAACGATGCGTTGCTTATTGTTGAAAGAGAAAATATAGGATGGGCGGTATTACAACAAATTGTTGATAGAAAATATCAAAATACCTTTTATTGTTCAGCAGACTTAAAATACATCGAAGTAGAACGTCAGTTGAAGACCAAATATTACAGTGAGGATAAAAAGTTGTTGCCTGGTTTTTCGACGACAATATCGACACGACCGTTGGTTATTTCTAAATTGGAAGCATACTTTAGAGAAAAGGCGATAAAAATTCACTCTATAAGAACGATAAACGAATTAAAGACGTTTATTTGGAAGAACGGTAAAGCTCAAGCAGCGGACAATTATAACGACGATTTAGTTCTGTCTTTGGGGTTAGGTCTTTGGGTAAGAGATACGGCTTTAAAATTAAGACAGGAAGGTATCTATTTAACTAAAAAAATGTTAGATACCATAGGTGTACCACAGAAACCTGATAATTCTTCCCCTATTTATACTTCTAACTCTACTGGTGCGGCCCAAAAATATTGGCAGATGAAAATAGGAAAAGGGCCGGATGAAATAGAAAAATTAGACTGGTTGTTGTAAATATAATTATATGTATTATACTGAAACTTACATACGTATTTATAGATTTTTATGCCGGTAAATAACTTAAAACCATTCGGAAACGAAGACGAAATAGATGTAAAGCAAAAGTCGCTGTATGCTAGATTAAAAAGACTTTTATCCTCTGGTGCGGTAGTTCGTAACGTAGGTGGAAAAAAATTAAAAGTAAAGGATACCAGTCAGTTAGGATACGCAACAGATAGAAACAGCCTTCGAGATAGATTCAATCGTGTCCGTTCTACTGCGTATAATGCATATACAAGAGATTTTGCTTTATCTTATCAAGCTGCTCGCATCGATTTGTTCAGGGATTACGATTGTGTCGGTCCAGATACCATCATTCCGTTGCCAGATGGTTCTCGACCAACAATATCAGAACTTGCTGAAAAATATAAAGATAAACCACAAGAACGGTTTTATGTATTTTCCTATGACCACGAAACAGATTCTATTAAATTAGGTAAAGCGTATCATCCTAGAAAGAAAAAAGGTAAACGCATTGGTTACAAGGTAATATTTGATAACGGACAGTATGTCGTTGGAAGTTTGAAACATCCGTTTATGATGCGAGATGGTTCGTATAAAATGATATATGAACTTCGTGTAGGCGATTCTGTGATGCCTTTCTATCAAAAGGATTATAACTGTAAATATAATAAATATAAAAAACTGTATAACTTTTCTAAAGGTTGGCAATCTGAACACGTTGTAGTTGCGGAACAATTTGACCGATCATTGAATGACAACGAAGTGGTTCATCATAAAAACTTCAACGGTTATGATAATTCCCCCGACAATTTACAAATAATGACGAAGGATGAACATATACAATTTCATTCTAATTATAGTAAAAATATATTGTGGGGGGATGAAAATTATGAAAATCAACTCAATAAATTAAAATCGCACCCAAACTATATTAACCGTAAATTTCATCATTGGGATGGAGAACGAGTTGGTGAAAATAATCCTTTTTTTGGAAAAACCCATTCTGAAAAATCAAATAAAACTCGTTCTGAAACTCTTAAAGAAGTGTTCAAGGATAGAAATCAAACGGAAGAACGTAATCCAAAATATCGTGGAGATATAACCTTTTCTAATGTAAAAGAAAAAGCGTTGGAATTCTACAAAGAAAACTCCAAGATAAATCTATGGGATTTTATTAAACATATTCGATGTGATCATTCTACTCTTCAAAACCGTCTGAAAAAAGAAGGTCATGACTGGAAATCTTTTAAGCAAGAAGTAGAATCAACTTTAAACCATAAAATAGTATCCATTGAAAGTATTGGTGAAGTTGATGTTTATGATGTAACTGTAGAGAAGTATAAAAACTTTTCTACAGATAGTTGTTTTGTTTCAAATACAATGGATATGGACCCCATATTAGCCTCTGCTTTAGATATTTACGCTGATGAATGTGTTACAAAAAATGAAATGGGTAAAATTCTTACCGTTCATACTGAAGATGATAATATAAAAGAAGTGCTTCATAATCTTCATTATGATATTCTTAATATTGAATTTAATCTTTGGTCTTGGACAAGAAATTTATGTAAATACGGAGATTTCTATCTTAGAACTTATATCTCTCCAGAATACGGTGTTTATCAAATCGAGCCTGTTTCTGCATATAATGTAGAACGAATTGAAAATTCCGACCCGATGAATAAAAACTACGTAAAGTTTCAAATTCGTCCTACCGATACTTCTGCTGTAGAAACTTTGGAGTCTTTTGAATTGGCACACTTTCGATTAATTTCTGATTCTAATTTTCTTCCTTATGGAAAATCTATGATAGAAAGTGCTCGACGTATTTGGAAACAATTAAGTTTGATGGAAGACGCTATGTTGATTCACAGAATCATGCGTGCTCCTGAAAAACGTATTTTTAAGATGGATGTAGGAAATATTCCACCCGGAGAAGTAGATGCATACATGGAAAAAGTAATCTCCAAAATGAAGAAAGTCCCTTATTTAGACCCACAAACCGGAGATTATAACCTTCGATTCAATCTTCAAAACATGGTAGAAGATTTTTATCTACCTGTTCGTGGAAGTGATAGTGGATCCTCTATTGATACGTTGGGTGGAATGGAATTCACAGGAATTGAAGATATTGAATATCTTAGAAATAAGATGATGGCTGCTTTAAAAATTCCTAAAGCATTTTTGGGTTATGAAGACGAATTATCCGGAAAAGCCACCTTGGCTTCCGAAGATATTCGTTTCGCAAAGACAATTCAAAGAATTCAAGGAATTATCGTATCAGAATTGGAAAAAATTTCTATTCTTCATCTTTATTCACAGGGATATAGAGATGAAAAATTAGTTAACTTTAGATTAGAACTAACCAACCCATCCACAATCTTTGAAAAGGAGAAAATCGAATTGTGGGGTAATAAGGTTGATGTTGCATCGAACATGATGGAAGCTAAATTATTTTCTAAATCTTGGATTTATAAAAATATTTTCAATCTTTCGGATGATGATACCGATGAAATTGCGAAGGCGGTTATAGAAGACGCTATCCAAGCTTGGAGAATAAAGCAAATAGAAGAAGATGGTAATGACCCAGCAAAACCATTTAATAAAATTAATCCAGAGGGTGGACCTGGCGGAGAGCCAGGTGGTGATGAAGGCGGGCCCGGCGGAGGACCGGATTTAGGTGGAGGGCCAGATATGGGCGACGAGGGAGGTCCGGGTGGTGAAGGAGATGAAGCTGATTTAGCAGCGGCTCTGGGTGAACCGGCTGGAAAGGATACCGGTCTAACAGAATCGGAAGATGTAAAGGAGGGTCATGGAGAACACGCAGAGGATTATGAACGACCATCCCAAAAGGGAGTAAAAAATGCCAGACGAGATTTTAGATTCGGCGAAGACCCAAGAGGCACCTTGGAAATGAATTCTGCATTAAAATTAGAAATAGAAAAACAAAAGAAGTTGAAATCTCTTCGGAACAAGACTTCTCCATTAAATTTAGAAAATGTCCTTCCGAAATCCGCAAAATTCGTAATGAATCAACAAATTATAAAATCTTTGGATACACATCTTTCTGGAAAAAGAGCAGTCAAGGAAAAGAAGGAGTTAATTAAAGAAACCGAAAATACACCATCATTAATGGATGAAAGTAATATAATTGACGAGTAAGTTCAAAATTATAGATTTTCAAGTCTTTATGTAATATTTATAAATTAAGAGAAGAGTTTGAAATATATGCCTAAGAAAATGCGTCATTCTAAGTTTAGAAATACAGGTATTCTGTTTGAGCTTTTGACACGTCAAATCACTGCAGATATTATTACTGGCACGGAAGAATCGGAGGCAAAAAAATTGCTCTTCAAATACTTCAAAGAAACCACCGAGATAGGTCATGAATGGAGATTATACGGACTCCTTCTACAAGAAAAAGTAAAAGATTTACACCACGCCGAAAGATTTTTATCCGTTATTCTGGAACAAAGGAAGAAACTGAATAACAACAGGTTATTAAAGGAAAAATATAGCTTAATTAAAGAAATAAAGAATTTGTATCCGATTGAGGAATTTCTAAAATCAAACATTAAAAACTACAGAGCATTGGCATCTATTTTCAAACTCTTCGAAGATGTTACTAGCTGTGATTCTAAGTTTGATGTAGAAGAAGTTTTTCAAGCACGTTCATGTATTGTTGAACATATTGCCGGTAAGCCAAAGAAGACTACTGAAAGTCAAGAATTACTTTCGTTTTATGAGTCTCAAAGTGAAGATATTAGACTTTTGACATATAAAATGTTGGTCGAAAAAATGAATAAAAAATATTCTTCGATGGATGATAATCAAAAGGCAGTATTGAGAGAATATATCAATAACGTTTCGAATACAAATTCTTTAGGAAGTTATTTGGCAAAACAAATACACTCTATTAAATCGGAATTATCAACATTAAGTGAATCCATTGATTCCGAGGTAGTTAAAATAAAAATTACTGAAGTTGTAAAACAACTCGATAGAGTAAGTCCTGAAAGGAAAATAAAAGATAATCATGTTATGGTGGTTCTTCTTTCTTATGAATTATTAAAAGAAGTAAAGAATCAATGTGTAAATAAAAAGTAATATGGATAAAGTAAAATTATATGCTCTTATCAAAGAGTGTGTAGAGGAAGTGTTGAAAGAAAACGAATTTAATGGTAAAAAACTTCCAAAACATGATGCTAAGATAAGTGATGAAGAAATGGAAGAAGCAAAAACCGTTGCTAGTAAAATTTGGCAGCCGGTGCATCTTACCAGATTTCATTCTACTAGCTTAGATGGTAAAACGAAATTTTTTGAAGTATTACTGCATTCGGCTTCGGGTGACAGACATTGGATGTATAAAGATGAACACGGAAAATGGTTTTATGGTAAGGGAAGCGGGGCGGATTCAAAATTCGTTCCTGCTGATGAATATTTGAGTGAGATGTCAACCACCGGCGGAGTTGCGGGATATAATACCCCTTTTGCTTTCAGTAAGAATAAAAAAGGAAGTAAAAAAGGTATCGAAGGAAGTAAAAGTATCGGATATACTCCGGTCAAAAAAGATTGGGAATAAATATGATAAGATTAAAAAACTTAATCAAGATTCAAGAAGCATCACCGACCCCTTCTCCTGAAGGAGAAACGGTTCCACCTGCACAAGATACGGCTGTAGTTGCAGCAAAGACTACACCAACTCCTGACCCAACTTCTGCCGCTCCAGAACCAGCTGCGGCTGGTACTGGTGATTATGATTTCACAAAGGATTTTAAAGAATTTGAAGATAGTGTAAATAAAGCAAAAGCTGATGCCAAGAAAAAATTCTTAGATAAAATGAATGCATCAGTTGTAGGTAAAAAAGTAACCGTCAATGCTTCTCGTGGATATGGACAACCACAAAAAGATTATACTATTGATAATGTATCCAAAGCCAGTGTTGATTGGTATTACAACAAAAATGTTGTGGTACTAAGCGACGCAAATGGAAAAGAATACTTTCTAACACCGGGTGTAAATATTAAAATAGAGGCTGCTGGTGCTCCCGAACAACCTGATAAACCAGAATCTCCTGTTCCTTCAGCTGCACCATCGAAGCCAGAAGGTCCTGAACCATCACCAGCACCGGCTCCGGCACAAACACAATCTCCTGACGAACCGACACCACCCTCGCCGGCACCGGAACCAGAACCAGAACCATCAACTGCAGCAGTTGCTGTAAAGAAGCCTGCTGAATTGCCTGGTCAAGAAAATCCGGATGATGAAGAGAATAAAAAACTCGGAGAATCAAAAAAAACCAAAACTATAAAAGAATTGAAATTGGCTTTGGAAGAATTCTTAGTAAATGAATCATTAAATTTATCTCCTTTTATAAAGGGACCAAAAACATCCGTCAACGAATCAAAAAATAGAGTATTGGAATTCATCATGGAAATACCAAAGAAAGAATTCAAAAACAATGTCGATTTAAAAGAGATGAAGTTGAATCTAGTCAATGGATTAAGAAATCACAATCAACCATCTAAAAATATTGTAGAAATAGAATCTATTGGTAGAAATTATCTCTTTACTATTACAAAGGAACTTGTATGAATGATAAGAGACTATTAGTAGATTGTATCCCATTCGATTTCGTAAGAGATACCCTCTTTGAACAAGCCGCAGGCGACATGAACCGAAGATTGATCGTCAAAGGTGTTCTACAACGTGCCGGAAAGAAAAATCAAAACGGTCGTGTTTATACTCGTGAAATTCTTCTTCGTGAAGCAGGAAAATATGAAGAGAATTTTATTAAAGAACGTAGAGCATTAGGAGAATTAGACCATCCAGAATCTTCCGTTGTCAATCTTCAAAACGTTTCTCATAACATTGTTGAAATGCATTGGGAAAATGATGATTTGGTTGGAACTGTAGAAGTATTACCTACACCCAATGGAAACATCTTAAAAGAACTCTTCCGTTCAAATATTAGATTAGGTATTTCCAGTCGTGGACTTGGAACGGTTAAGAAAAACATGTCTGAAGATGTGGATGTAGTTCAACCTGATTTTGAACTTATTGCTTTTGATTTCGTTTCTAATCCATCTACTCGTGGTGCATTTCTGTATCCAGAAGGAAGTCTGAATGAAGGAGTCAGTCAAGTTAAGAATCCTATAACCGGAAAATGGGAAAAGACCGAAACCATCATTCGAGACATTCTTGGAAACATGGAATAAAATGAAGGCAAGACTTCAAGAAGTTCAACATGAAGATGTGGTTGTAACACAGATTATTAATAAATACAACCGCAAAAAAATTGATATTCTACAGAAGCTTCAAAAATACATCAAATCAAAACCAGAATATCGTCCTCTTGAGTCGGTGGTTGATAATATTTTAAAACAGATTCATATAACCGAATCCTTATACGAAGGTTGGTTTGATGACATTAAAAAGAAAGCTAAAGAAATTCATACCGATTGGAAAGACGCAAACGTTTCTAAATTCGCCAATCAACTTTCTAAAGAGTGGCAAAACGCAACTCAAGAAATTCTTGATTATTTTGGTATAAAGGATGACCCTACCAAGGCTGCCATAAAATTAAAACAGAATGGATATCATCCTGAAATCGAATTAACTAATAATGGATTACAGGCATTAACCGATTTCTATAAAGACTATGATGATGTAATCACATACATCAATCAGATGAATTCTCCAAAACCATCAGCTCCAGCAGGTATGCCAAAATCCAATGTGCAACAACCTTCGGAAGATGTTCTCAAAATGGGAAAATATTTGAAGTCTTATTTTGATAATTTAATTTCGAGTAAAAATAAAAATCTAAAGATCGTTTTAGACCATTTGCCAGCTGATCTTAAAGCATCATTGGAAGATTTAAATATCGGAGAAGAAACACCAAGAATTGTTCTTCCTAAGACTATAGCCAATTTAACAGACGAAGAGAAACAGACGATTGCTAGAATGTTACAATCCTTCTTAAATACTACGTATAATCCTATTATAAAGGTTTTAAGAAATACGGCACATGCGTTAGGAATAGACATCTCAAACAAGGATATCGGAGAAATTGTCAATCTTATAAAAGATAAAGTTGGAAAATACCCAATCAAAAATGACTTTCATGACATTTTTACAAAACTCCGAATCATCATTAAGAATCTTTCTCGTATAAGAAAATTATCTTCCCAAGTAGTCAATTCTAAACCCCAAGAACCGATTGATTACACCATCTAATTAAAATTAGTTTACCTGAAGGATACGATAGGTTACGTTGATTGGTTATGAGTGATTTTTTATTTTCCTATAATACTGTATGTTTGCGTCCTAAGTATTCTGAATTACCCTCTCGGTCAAAAGCTGACACAAGGGTTGAGTTCTTGGGTAAGACCTTCAAAGTTCCGGTTATTCCCGCGAATATGGAAGATGTTATATCATTTGATAATGCACAATTATTGGATAAACTTGGGTGTTTTTATATTATGCATCGATTTAATGATGCTCCAACAAATTTCATGTTGCATGCTAGGGAACGAGATATTACTTTAAAAAGTATCAGTTTGGGTGTAAATGATGATTCAAAAGAAGATTTACACGCTCTTCTTACTATTGGTATTCCGGATTTTATTACCATTGATGTCGCCCACGGACATCATAAGAAAACAGAAGAGATGGTAAATTTCATTAAAAAAATGACGCCCACATCAAAACTTATACTTGGAAATGTAGCAACTGCTGATGGATATAAATTTTTATGTGAGTGTGGAGCCGATGCCGTAAAAGTTGGTATAGGTGGCGGAAGTATTTGTACAACGCGGTTTAAAACTGGATTCCATTTACCAACACTTCATTCGGTGTATGAAGCAGCATCAGCAGGATTAAATATTCCTATTATTGCTGATGGTGGAGCAAGACACTTTGGAGATATTGCTAAAGCTTTGACGTTTGGAGCGACGATGGTTATGTCAGGTGGATGGTTCGCATCTTGTATAGATTCTCCAGCAAAAATAGAAAATGGAAAAAAGATTTATCGTGGATCAACATCGTTTGATTCGAAGGGAGAACACAAACACATTGAAGGCAGAACATTGGCTCTCGAAGAGGGGTTTACTTATCACGAACGTCTTCGTGAAATTCAAGAATCATTGCAAAGTGCAATATCATATTCCGGAGGTACAGACCTTTCTGCTTTCAGTGGTGTAAAGTGGGAACGAATACACCCGAATCAATGAAATATTCTTTAAGTAGATTTCTTTTCTCATCATATCTATAAAATTTACAATCAATTTTAGATATTATTTTTTCCATTCTTTTAATATCTTTCTGTTTTAAAGTTCCATTTGCATAATAATGTCTAGGTTCATCATATTCTACTACAATATTTAAATGGGGTTCATAATAATCAACAAAATATCCCAAACTTTCGATGAAATATTCCGAATTTTTAGTGGCATAAATTCCATTCCAATTAAATTCCAATTCCAACTTTTTAAAATAGTTTATTGCATTTAAATTGAATCTTGGATTTCTCCCACCATTTTTTATGACTGTTTTAACATAAGAAATTCTCATCTTCTCTTTAGTTTCTTCTGTATGATGTCTTCCTAAAAATGATGGACCATATTTTACATTAGGATTTTTATCTCCACACCAAAGAAGTCTTCGTTTCTCCTTTTCTTCTATAGTATGAATCGGCACACCCATCTTAGTTTTACGTATTTTATCTTTAATTTCTTGACTGCAATGTTTTCCAAATCGATAATGTTTATTTCCTTTAGGAGTATTACAATTAAAACACATCCGTTTCTGATTGATGGCTCGTTGTAAGGAGTCTTTTCTATTGTAAAAAATAGGAACTTTACATTTAGGACAATTTCTTTTAAATTTCATACATACCTCATCGATTACCTATGTTGGTGTTAATACATATTGACAACTCTGAGTAGAAATGATAAATTTTGTATATGAAGATACAAAATACAACTCAGTAAATAATTTACTGACAATTAATAAAAATGATGAAAATTGATATAACCGAAGTAGAAACAGTATTATTACAAAAGAAAATTGACCCCAAGAAGGTCGCAGAAATTATTCGAGAATTACAAGAGATTGTCGAAGAAGTGGCTGTAGATAATGCAAGGGAGGCAGCAGGTGCTCCTACTGACGGAATAGGAAATCAAATCGACGAAGATGGTCTTCCTTCCGACCCCGGAGCAGAATCTACTCCAAAGGAAAAGATGGAATATTTAATTATTGTTAATGACCCTGATAATGTATTGGATGGAAACGAATTGATGGGTTGGGTAATCCAACAAAGAGAAGGCGATGACGCAGGAAAAGCATTAGCAAAATTATGCGATGCAGCAAAAGATCAAAATGAAGGAGCCAAAAGAAAAAAATCCACTCTTACCAATATGATTCAAGTTTTTGAAGGATTGAAGGGTAAGTTTTTGAAGTCTCGAAATCTTAGAGTCAAGACTAAAGAAGCTGTCAGAGTGTTAGTAACCGATGGAAAAATTGTATGAATTACGTTGACCCAAAAACAGTAGATTTTAAAGAACATGTAAGAGATGGACAAAAGGTTCATTTTGTATTGTTCAGAGATGACCAATTTTGGTATGAAACCGAAAAAGGTTATAGATTTCCTATATCATTGGAAGAAGTGAGGAATTCTAAAGTATCTTTACTTGCTAGTGATAAAGCCTTGTTGTTCATGCGTTGGATGCGCAAATATAAAGAGTCGTTTAATGAACCGGAGAAATCGTAAGATTTCACCAACGAAAGTTGACAACAAGTATAAAAATGGTATCTTATTAATAGATACATTATGAAAAAATCCGAGAAACTTAAAAGGGATGCTACCGCAACTATGGAAAAAATACGTGGTATCACTAGACATATTAGAAATGTAGAAGATAATTGTCTTTTATTAGGAGAGAAATTGATAATGTCTGGTGAAATTGAGTTGGGAAAGCAACTTATCGCGAATGGATTCGTTCATGACGCAAGTAAATTTCACGGAATTGAATTTGAGTTTATGTCTCCCGGTATTGATGCTGACGCCGATGGTGCAAAAATGAAACTTAAACTTGCGATACAACAGCACAATTCTACTAATCCACATCATCCGGAAAATTGGTCAGGAGGTATAAATGATATGCCTGAAGTATATCTTGCTGAATTTGTATGTGATATCAAATCGCGGAGCGAAGAATTTGGTACATCTTTGAAAGAATGGATCGATGATTCTGCAACTAAAAAGTGGAATTTCACCAAGGATGATGATGTTTATAAAAGAATAATGAGATTTGTTGATTTACTTTGTGATAAGCCGTTTGAAGAGATAAAATAATTATGAGTTTTTATTGGTACATGAATAGACCGGAATCAACAAAACATAAGATTGTTGTGTATGCTCCCTATATACCATTGTATATTACTCCCCAGTGTATCATTGATGTTCCTAAACCACTCACACGTTGGCAGAGAATTAAACGATGGTTTAAAAGACTATTCGTTAAAAGAAAATTAAGAAAACTTGAATCGTTTATTTTTCCTATAATAAAAAATATACCAGAAAACTTACACATCACTGATTTGATATCGTGTCAGCCAATGAATGAACCTTCGGCCAATACGTTTTATATGGATTTTGTTAAAATCAAACCGACATGTTGGCAACGATTTAAAAAGTGGGCGATGGATTGGGTATCTTCTATTTGGTTTCTACTCACCAACAAAGTTTGAAGTTGACTTTAATGTTATGAATTTTTACAATCCAGATACAAAATGTAAAGATTGTGGAGAAGAATTTGATTCTTGGAAAGATTTGGATTGTCCAAAATGTCAAAACGGTGTTTATCAATTCAAAAATGGGTCGGAAACATGGGAATACCACAGCAAAAGAAACGTTTTTATTAAATATTTGTCAAATGGAAAACGAAAAATTATATATTCTTACTCGAAATGGAAATATGAATATCTTATGGATAGAATGAAATCTATACAAAAATGAATTGACCTTTTCTGAATATGCTTATATATTTATAAGTGTATGAAAAAAGAGCTTTTAGTCTGTCCAATCTGTCAGAATCAATTTCAAACGTTGAATTCTCATATTCATTTCAAACATAAACTTTCTACTAAAGAATTTCTTAGTAAGTATCCAAATACCACACTTGTTTTGGATTCAATTAAAAATATTGTATCGAAATCATGTAAACGGTCAGGTTGTGGAAAATGGATGAAAGGATATGAGTTTACAAAAGAAAGAAAAAAACAATATCAGAAAATGAATTCTGGAGAAAGAAATCCATTCTTCGGAAAAACTCACACTCAAAAAACAAGAAAGAAAATGTCAGTCAATCATGCTGATTTTACTGGGGATAAAAATCCATTAGTTAAATGGTTAAATAAAGACCCAAAAAATAGACGGAGATATTCTCAAAGACTATCCGAATCTTGGAAAGAAAAATGCAAAGATCCAATTCAATACGAAAAGTTGTGTAAAAGAAATGTACAAAACGTAATAAAATCAATGTTAAATGGTAATCATCATCCCTATTCCAATTGTGAAACTGGATGGTTTGTGAGTAATAAATTTAATCTCAAACTTTATTATCAAAGTTCGTATGAAAAATTGTTCTTGAAATTTTGTGAGTCGTCAAATAAAATAACTGCTTTACAAAAACCAAATTTCGTGGTATCTTACATTGACAGCGCCGGAAAAGATAGAAATTATTTTCCTGATTTTGTTATTAATCAACGGGTAGTGATTGAAATAAAACCACAATCATTGTTAAGTGTTGGAAACAATAAATTAAAAATAGACAATGGAAGAAAATATTGTAATGATAACGGATATAAATACATGGTTGTGACCGAAAAGGAACTTAAAAATTTAGATAAAATATTATGGAATGGTTAACAAAAAATACAATTTATTTGACTCTTCATGGAAGCCGATGTTACGGACTTTCAAATGAACTGTCAGATTGCGATGTAAAAGGTATTGTTATTCCACCTAAGAGTGTAGAGTATAATTTATTTCATAAATTTGAACAAGCTGAAAATAATATCGATGTGGAAAATCAATGGGAATTATATAAAAATCCAAACAATCCAAAATTCGAATCGGTTATTTATTCACTTAAAAAATTCATGGTATTGGCTGCAAACGTTAATCCAAATATCATTGAATTGTTATGGACTGAACCACAAGATCATTTGATTTTCAAGCCTGCCATTGTTTCTTTAATGGAAAATAGAGATTTATTTCTTAGTTCCAAAGCCAAATATACATTTTCAGGATATGCTATGTCACAGGCTGCCAAAATTGAACGTCATCGTAAGTGGATTGTTTTGGGTGAATTAAAGGAACCTACTCGTTCAGAGTATGGTCTTCCCGATGTTCGTGCTCGTCAACTAGATGAAGTATTTGGCTTCATCAAGAGTGAAGTTGAACGGTGGAATTTGTCCAAGTTTCCAATGGAAGAAATGGAACGAAGTGAACTAAAAGAAACCATTTGGGAATTGGTGGATAATGTTTCTCAATTACATGTTGGTTGGGATAATTGGCCAGGAGCCTATGAGGCTGCCGTAGTTGATAGATTGGCAAAAGAATATGACTTAAAGGATGAAGTCGTTGATTTGCTTAATCGTGAACGTCAATATAAGAAGGCTAAAGAACAATATAGTTCTTGGTTGAACTGGAAAAAGAATCGTAATGTTGACCGTCATAAACTCGAAGTAAAGAGTGGATATGATACGAAACACGCCTCACATTTGGTTCGTCTCATGAGAATGGGATATGAAATTCTTACAGAAGGAAAAGTCATCGTTAAGCGTCCTGATGCTGAAGAAATCTTACACATTAAAAACGGTGGTTGGGATTATGAAAAGGTAATGACTCACGCTAAGAATATTCAATCCAAAATGGATGAAGCCTACAAGACAACAAAAATTCCTCGTTCGGTGGATTTTGAAAAGCTAAATGCTTTATATCATCGACTCTACGAGAAGTATGCTCAGTTATGATAAATCAAGACCAAAGAGATGAATTAAAGGAGATGTTGGAGATGTTCCAAAAAAGAGATCTGGAAATATATTATGGTGTAGAATATCTTGCAAAGGAATATCTATCTCTCTACAAGAGATATCAAAAATTAAAATCGAAGTCGAGGGCTTTAGAAAATTAATACTTAATATGAATGATAAGCCAATGATGATGTGTGGTCACGCTGCTAATGCTACGACGGGCGATGGCAAACCCTCTTGTGTAATTTGTGCAGGTCTTACTCCTGATGCTTTAATTGTGAACGAAACTCCACCATTGTTCTTAGGAAGAATGGCTAGATGTTCTTATTATAACACTCTTCCAAAAGGAAGAAATCACGAAGGACCGGAACGGGATGGATGTAAGAAAGGAAATTTTTGTCTCTGTGAAAAACCATCAAATACCAATTTAGCATTTTTTCAACATAATCCAACAAGGGAATATGATGAATTTTATTGTGGATGTTACGGATGGGATTAAATGACTACTGAATACTGTAATTTAAGAGAGATTTATTATTATAGTTCATCAGGATTATTATACAGAATGCATAAAAATATGTTTCTTAATAGAAAAAAACGTATTAAAACAATGAAGAGATCAAAGAATGTTTATAAACGATTTGGATTACATTATTATTGATTTATGAAGTATCATGTAAATGTTGAAACCGACGAAACGACCATCCCTAAATATGCATCAGTGACCGATTATGCCATTTGTGGATTCTTTGGTAGAAACCGATTCCTTTCTAATTTTTATCCAACCAAAATCGGAACATTTTGGTTGGGAACGTTATTTCCTTCTACCGAACATGCTTATCAAGCAGCAAAATTTCCAAAAAAATATCATAAGGAATTTATTGATATTACTGCTAGTGAATCTAAGAAGTTGGCTGATGAAATTATAAAATCCTACCCAACTCTTTTCAATGATGAAATGTGGTCAAAAGTAAAAGATACTGTAATGGCTCAGGTCGTATTTCAAAAGTTCACCAATAATCTGGACCTTAAATTTCTTTTGTTAGAAACCGAAGATAAATATCTCGAAGAAACAAATTCTTGGGGCGATGTTTATTGGGGTGTTTGTAAGGAAATTGGTAAGAACAAATTAGGAAAAATTTTAATGGCCACAAGGAATTATATCCAAACCACAAATTTGTAATTGACTTTTTTATAGAACGATGTAAGTTAGTTCTCAACAGTAGTAAAACAACAACAAATTAATAGAAAATCTATGAAACTAAAAACAAAATTGATACTAAGTATCTTACTCGTGGCCTTCATCGGCCTCGTTACACGAACCTTCCAAGCCACCGATACTCTCATTGACGGAAGATTGGCTGCGGAAACACTCAAATCCTCCGATTCGGCTTACATTGTTCAGACTACAAAACCGTCTGTCACAAGTGGAATTGTTACGCCGATTGTTTGGGTATTGGGTGTTGTCACTCTCATTTCAATTTGGTTGCCTCGTAGAAAGACCGCGGCGCCACTATTTACGGCTACTATTGTTGCCTTTTTAGCAATGGGAACCACCGGATGTCTCAAACCACCTAAGTTGGATAAATTCGTCGAAGTTGGTCCTAATGAAACCGTTTTTGTGATTCCGTTACAGGGTGATAACAAGACTTCTCAAGGAAAGTTTGATAGTGCCGAATACTTGAACACCAAGAAGGTTGCCGCTAAACGAATTTTGATTCCTCAGACTGAAAAGAAAGTCGGTCGTTGGGATTATGAAATTGAATGGATTGATGCTGTTCGTGTCATTAAGGTCAATCGTGCTATGGTGAGCCGTGAGTGGTCGCCGCCGTCTAATAAGGGAGAAGCCGACACTAGCATTCCTGTTGTGACTCGTGATTCTATTCAATTGGGTGTTGGTTGTGCTGTCACCGCCTTCATCGAAGAGGAAGATGCAGCCGAATATCTTTATTACCACGGCGAAACTCCACTGGCTACCGTTATGGACAATAACGTTCGTAATTGGTGTGTATCTGAATTAACTAAAGCTTATGGTCAAATGGACCTTCAGCAAGCTCAAACGAATTTCCCAGCTATTTTCCAAAAGGTGTTCGTTGACGCAAAAGAATTCTTCAAAACAAAGGGTATCTCCATCATTCAGATGGGTAACGCTGAAGGTTATGAATTCAAACGTGATGACATTCAGAAAGCTCTTAATGCCACATTTATTGCAGAACAAGATAATAAGACTGCTCATCAAGAAAAGTTGGCACAGGACCAACGTAACTTGAAGATATTCGCTTCGGCTGAAACAGAACGTAGGTCAGCAGAGGAACTGTTCAAGGCCCGTGAAGCAGCAGCCATGAAGAACAATCTGGAAATACAAATGATGGAAGCTCAAGCCAGATTGGAAATGGCAAAGAAATGGAATGGACAAATGCCTTCCAACATCCTTCCATCTAATAGTCCGTTGTTGATGAATATGGGCGCATCACCGGCACCATCATCCACCAAGTAATTAAATTGTTTGTTTAACTACACACGAGGGAAGGTCTTTCGACCTTCCTTTTTTCTGTACATAAAAAAGAGGATAATCTTTCGATTGCCCTCTCTCCCATTCCGAACATAAATTAAGACACTCTCGACGTTTGAACCGGAGGATTTGTTCTGACCGGAGCCACAACATCTACATCTTCTTCTACTTCATCCATGATTTGTTTTTCTTCCATAGGAATAGAAGGTTGGGTAGAATCTAATCCAGCAGACTGTGCCATTTCTTTCATCGTTGAAATCTCATAATAACGACCAAGAACATGTCCCATGTCTTCATACAAAGCATTTAACTGTTGAAGTTTTCCGAAACATTCCTTTGTAAGTTTTTTGAAATCTCCAGCAATACCACGAACTTGTTTGAAATCCCTCTCAACAACCTTGGATTGAAACCAATCAGATGATTCGGTCACGGCATAAGTTTCAGCCATACGAGCAATCTCTTCCAATGTTTTGGCGGTTTCCATTAATGCTTGTTCACAACGCAATACGTTTCCATATTCGTTATACTTCGCAACCATCTCCATCAATTTTTTCTTTTCTTCTGGAGTGAGCTTTTTAAGCTCGTCTCCGAACTTACCGTTGTTTGGAATCTTATCCATATTCTCAACGATACGTTTGAGACTAAATTCTTTTACTGTTAGATTTTCTTTGTTCATGATTATAAATATGATTGATTTCCTTAAACACCATCTAAAATTGATAGGTAATTTATTGCTTTTTTTAATTTTTTAACATCGTCTTCAAAACAGCCAATGCCGACATTACAACCTTCACATAGTATTCCTCTGACTTTACCAGTCAAATGACAATGGTCGATGTGAGTGGTTTTTCTAGTTGTAAATTCTCGTTCACAAATAGCACATCTATTGGATTGTTTTTCTAACATTCGATTAACTTCTTCTACTGAAATACTATATTTAAATCGTATTCCACTAGCGTAATTTCTTTCTTTGTATCCGGGATTGTTTTTATTTTTCTGATACCACTGTTTTTTATCTTCTAATAACCTCGACCTATTTTTCTGGCGGTAATTTCTATTGTATTCTTTTCTTTCTAAGCTGGTCATAGGTATGGTTGTGAGTCCCACTGCTGGTCATAATCTTCAAGATGTTGACATAATGAACTGAATCGTGGGAATACGTGTGATTTTTTCTTCTTTTTATCTTCCAACATGAATCCTTTACCCTTTTTATATGATACCTTCATCGAAGGACTTTTTAGAGACATGTGATACATACCATCATCTAAAAATCCAATATCATTTAGATGTTCTGTGTGTTGAAGTTTCCATTCTTCCACAGGAACCATTCCTGTTCGGTCTTCTTCTTCAACGGTATGATATATCTCCATCAATTTTATCATAGGTCGAGTTTTTTTAGAAAATTGGCTAGTATTGCTGCACCATCGATTTCTTCGTTGAATACTTGTGATTTTGTTACAACGATGGTATCTTCAGTTTGTTCTGGTGTTTCTGGTTCAGAATTTTTTAAATATTTAGTAAAGGCGGTATAAGCGAACGAATTTCCGTCTTTGAGTTTTTTTAATACCGTGATGGTGCTGTTTGCAAAATCCCCGGTCGTTTCATATCGAACTTCATTTTTTTGAATTTTTGTTGGTTTCTGTTCTTTGTGACTATGGATGGTATCCAATTCCTTTGGAAGAAACTCGGAACCTAAGAATTTTTGAACATATTGTTCAAAATTACCTTTTGTGTTGAAAGTCTTTGCCACTGAGTCTTTTGCCCCTTCTTCGTTCAAATACATAGGTTCTACCAGTTCTTTTAATACTGATATAATTTCCTTCTTAACCTTATATGGTAGATGACCTTCGGGAGTTTTTGCGAAATCCTTTACATCTTTACTACTAATCCGTTTTGCTGCTTTACGAACGGTAGGTGATACTTTTGATGGATGAACTTTTCCGCTTTGTAAGGCATGAATTAAACCAAAAAATTTTCTTTGAGCTTTAGATTTGCTAGGCATAATAGATTAAAAAATTACATCCATACTATAAGTATGTTTTGATTTTATAAAGATTTTTTGTATTTTTTGATTTTTCGCACTATTTATCTAATAGAAATGCAGCAACCCCATTTGCCGCCTAACGATTTAGCTGAATGGCTAATCGATTTACGATAGACTTCATTGAAGTTTTTTAATGACTTCAGAAACCCATAGGAAACCTATAACTATTATGACAAGCGATATGTTGAAAGAAGCAATTGCTGATGCAAAGGCAATAAGAGCCACTGCTCTCGCCAATGCTAAGATTGCTCTCGAAGAAGCCTTCGCTCCTCGTTTTCACGCAATGTTTGCTGATAAACTAAAGGAAGAAGCAGAAGAACAACAGGAAGCAGCTGAACCAGTTGCTGAAGTTGAAGCTCCCCATAACGTATCCAAAGCCGTATCAACCAAGGATGTCTCAAAGGGACAACCAAAGAAGATGAGCAGCGGAACCCCAATGAAGCCAGTTCAAGCTGGTGTTGGTCCAGACGGAGTTGGAAAGCTTAGCCAGCCTGTATGTGAAACCGAAGAAGTCCCAGTTGATGAAAATGTTGAAGAAGCTGGACTTACTTCTGAAGATTTAAATAAAATTATTGCAGAATTAGAAGCCGAAGTTGCTGATGATGCTGAAGGAGAACCTGTTCCTGATGTCGCTGCAGCCCCTGCTCCAGTAATTCCACCAGCAGCCGGTGATTGTGGATGCCCAGCACCCGCACCAGTAATGCCTCCTGTTGCAGGAGACGTTCCACCAGCTCAAATGCCTCCTGTTGCCCCACCTGTCGGAGAAATGCCTCCAGCAGATGCTCCAGCACCAGAAGGAGAAGAAGATATTAACCTTGAAGAACTCATCGCTTCGTTGAACGAAGTTGAAGAGGAAGTCACCGAAGGAAAGCTCCCACCTTGGCTCAAAAAAGACAAGAAAGACGACAAGGATGAAGAGAAGAAGGATGACAAAAAGGATAAGGAAGATATGTCGGAAGGTGCTAAGGAAGGTATGCCAGCTCCAGATAAAGGACAAGCTAAAGATTCCGCAGACATGGCCAAGGCCAAAGTCGGTGATAAGAATCACGGCGGCTCTGACTTGGACGGTACCCACAAGATGCACGAAGTTGAAACGTTGAAAAACGAAAATGCTCAACTCAAGGCATCCTTAAAGGAACACAGCGACACCGTTGAATTCCTACAAGGACAAATTAATGAGGTCAACCTGTTGAATGCTAAATTGCTTTACACGAACAAGCTATTTAAAGAATACGCAGGCTCTCTCGATCGTGAAATGAGAATGAAGATCGTAGAACACTTTGACCTTACGAAGACTGTTCGTGAAGTGAAATTGGCTTATGCCGTTTTGGCTGAGTCCCTAAGTTTCGGTGCAAAAACTGCCCCTAAGGCAGCAGACAAGAAGCCAGTAGTGAAAGCTCCTGCTCAAGTCGCTAAGATCACCGAAGGACTTGCATCCAAGCCGGTGGCGTCAACCGCTCCATCGAAAGAAATTCTTTCGGAAGGAGCAGACATGGCATCTCGATTCAAGAAACTCGCAGGAATCAAGACTCAGCCACCAAAAAAGTAATAGCGAGTATAACTAACTGAAAGAGAAAAGAGATAAAAATATGGAAAACGTTAAACAACTGTTAACCAATACTCTCAATCCACAAGCTAGACTGATGCAAGAAACCCGTGGTCTTGTGACCCGTTGGGACAAAACCGGTCTTCTCGATGGATTGAAAAACGACATTGAAAAGTCGAACATGGCTGTTTTGCTTGAAAACCAAGCAAAGCAACTCATTGATGAAGTTACCAACACTGGTACTTCGGCAAACAGCGAACAATGGGCAGGCGTAGCTCTCCCACTCGTTCGTCGTGTATTCGCAGAATTCGCTGCTAAGGAGTTCGTCTCCGTTCAACCTATGAACCTTCCTTCCGGATTGGTATTCTACTTGGACTTCAAGTATGGTACGACCCAAGGTTTGTTCCAGAGAGATACCACGGGCTCGCTCGGTGGTTCTGTCTATTCTTCGTTGTTCGGTGGTACGGGCACCAAGCTCGGTTCTACTGATTCGGCAACCGGCGGTCTTTATGGCGCTGGTCGCTTCGGATATTCTATCAACGACAAGGGTGCTCCTAGCGTCTCCAGCACGGTAGCTTCTGCTTCGGCCGAAGATATCAACTGGAATACTGGTAACGCCTCACCTGAAATGGTAGTCATTTCGGCATCGTTGGCTGCTGGTCATCTTTACAAGATTACTACCACAAACCTTTACTCGGCATCGTTGGCTGCTGGTAATCCAATCGATCTTAACGGTGTTCGCTCGTTCACCGTTTCTGGTTCAAGCATTGGAACCTGGTTCCCAGCCTTGACGAAAGTTAACGGTTCGGAAGTTGTATTCGTTGTATCGGCCTCGACCACAACGAACCCATTCTCAACGACAGGTTCAGTCGGTGGTCTTGCTATCACCTACTCGGTACAACCTCGTGATAATGCTCGTGGCGACTTTGAAGACAATCTTGGTGCTTCGACGACTGCTACGGATACTGGTCTTAACAAAGACATCGGTATTCCTGAAGTCAACCTCGAACTCAAGAGCGAACCTATCGTTGCTAAGACTCGTAAGTTGAAAGCTGCTTGGACCCCTGAGCTCGCTCAAGACTTGAATGCTTACCACAGCATCGACGCAGAAGCAGAATTGACTGCATTATTGTCTGAATACGTCTCGATGGAAATCGACCTCGAAATCCTCGACATGCTATTGACGAATGCACCAGCTGTAACGACTGAACGTTGGAGCGCACGCCTCAACCGTGAAATCGTTCGTGTCGGTGGTACCTTCCAAGCTGTTGATCAAACGACTGCTGGAACCGGTGGTTACTACACCAAGTCAACTTGGTATCAAACCCTCGGTAACAAGATTCAAAAGGTATCCAACAGGATTCACCAATTGACTCTTCGTGGTGGTGCTAACTTCCTCGTTTGTTCCCCAGACGTTGCTACGATTCTCGAATCCATCCCTGGATACGTGGTCAGCACGGATGGCGACCAAGCCAAGTTCGCAATGGGTGTAAGCCGTGTCGGAACGTTCGCGTCCCGATTCCAAGTTTACAAGAACCCATACATGACGGATAACGTAATCCTCGTCGGTTTCCGTGGAAATAACTTCCTCGAAACTGGTGCTGTTTACGCTCCTTATATTCCATTGGTGCAAACGCCGTTGGTCTATGACCCGGTGAACTTTACTCCCCGCCGGGGCGTAATGACACGTTATGCCAAGAAGATGGTAAGGCCGGAATTTTATGGCCGTGTGTTGATTGCTGATTTGGACCAAGTCTAATCGGTAACTGATACTAAATAATCACCCCCCTGACTGAGAAATCGGTCAGGGGTTTTTGTTTTTTGGGTGAGAGTAATTTATCTTACGGTTCTTCAAGAACAAACATCGCTCCTTATACATCTTTGTTCCCTTCCTCTTACCGTTCCGTTCTATAAACCATTCAAGAGTATATCTACCTTTTGCTTTTTCCTTCTGTTTGTTTACAGCACCAGTGGTGTGTTTCCTTCCATACATTCCATTATTCTGTCCCAACGATAATTCTCTAAGCTTCTGTCTTATCTCTTCTCTGCGTGGATTATTTGTGAAATTATCACCCCCACCGGCTTTTCCGGCTAAATTATACCCAATCTCACGAATACATGGTTTCAATGTGTCAAGATAATGTTGTTCTCTCTCCAAAATGAAAACAACGTCATACACCGTTTCTTCTATGATTTCAAACGTGAATTTATCCCCCCCATAGAAATTCCATGCATGTTGGAGTTTTGGATTGTGATGAACGTTTCTTCGAAGTTTGCTCTTGTGTTCATTCCATCTCTGATAGACATCATCCGAACTGCCAATGTAAAACATCCCATTGACTATATTGGTAATTTTATAAACTCCACTCTTCATCTTCATAATATAACACAATTGGATAATAAGTCAAGATTGACTTTCCTCCAATTCCATGTTACCTTGACTGTCTATGAACTGTAAATGGATAGTCGAAGACTTTAACGACGATACCTTTACCAAAGACCTTGTATCCGCAATCAAGGAATCTGGAAGGTGTCTCGATTTGACCACTTATAAACCCTTCCGTCAAGGGTTATGTCTCCAATTTCATAAAGATAATTGTTGCGTCTTTCATGGGTCTATACAGATGGCAATTCAACTGCGTGAAGAGAAAAATCCTGATTGGGTGTTATTGACGCCGGAAAATTATCTGTGTTCCAAGTTTTACCCTCTTGTTAAGGATTATCTTTTTAATGACAAGTATGAGATTATTTCTGCGTCTCAGTTAAGAGAAAGAAAGTGGGAAATGTATGAAAAATACGGGAAAGAAGCCTTGATATTTGTTCGGCCGGATAATGGAATAAAGACCTTTACTGGACAGACCATTGACCTTCAAGATTTTGACAGGGTTTGGGGTGGTACACAAAATACACAGTTTAATGTAAAGGATGATGATTTAGTTGTTGTTTCGACACCCAAGAACATTCAGGGCGAATGGAGATTCATTTGTTCTAAATTGAGAGAAATTATAGGATGTTCCACTTACATTTATCAAGGTCAAAGAACCTATATACCGTCTGCTCCCACTGGTGCCAGAGAATTGTGCGAACAAATATTAAAAAACGGTTACTTCCCTGATTTAGCGTTTGCCATCGATATTTGTCAAGGAGTTGATGGTATGTTCTACTTCATGGAATATAATGCTTTTTCCTCATGTGGGCTGTATTCTTGCAATAAGAAAGACATCGTTGATAAGGTTTCTGAACTTGTGGAATATAAATACTACATAGGCAAGTAAATCATAATAATAGACATCATTTTTAATATTTATAATCATATTGTCGTGTGATTATATGATTAAATTGTCCTCTATTCTTAATGAAATACTGGAAGAAAATAAAAATATTCATTATTTTTATCATGCCACATTGGCTGACCGCCTTCCTTCTATTCAAAAAAATGGGCTACAACCATCTGAAGAAACAAATTGGGGTGGAGAGTTGGGTAAATGGAGTTTTGGAAAGATATTCCTTGCTTCTAAATTTCGTTCTGCAAATTATTACGGAAATATTTTATGGAGAAATAACCATCCAAATAGATATCGTCCTATTTTAAGAATTAAATATGACATTAATCTTTTGACTCCGGACCAACAATCATCAGGAGATTTTTATAGTGAATCCGAAATAACCGTTCCAATAGAAATTTTTGTTTATAATGAAGACACCAAAACTCGTTATGATTCTAACGGTGATACATGGTTTAATGAAAAAACAGGTCATTGGAGAGAATTAACCAAAGAATTATCCGAAGGTATATATCATGGAGAATGGGATGGAGAAATCATTGATGACGATGAAATTAACGAAGTAGAAAAAATAGATTACCCAATGATGAATAAAGGAGGGTATTCTGTTCGTGGTGAACCTGATTGGAAAAAATTTAAATTGAATGGTGTTTATCAGGATGGTGATGTTTTGAATTATATACACTCTCAACATGATGAATTTGAAGATGATGATAGAGTTGATGGTAATTTTCAATTAATTGCTGTTGACCCTAATTCCATTGAAGATAGTGAATGGTCAATAAGTGATACTAAAGTTCAATCTTTATCACAATCCGACAAACAATTTCCTCCGATTGTAATTGACGATCAGGGTTCTATTATAGACGGTGGACATAGACTTGCTGCTGCAAAACTTCGTAGAGATAAACAAATTTTGGTTTTTAAACCAGTCAAAAAGAGTTTAACCGAAGACCCTGATGGATTTGAATTTGATGGTGTAACAATTGATATTTGGGAAAACAGCGACCAAGTAGAAATGGTGTTTATATTAGCAGACATCGAAGGTCGTAATACCTATTTTGGTTACATTCCAGAACGTAGTAAAATCATTACAAATAATAAAACGTATCAAGAAATATTAGACAATGACCCTCCTTCTCTTGATGATTATTTAACTACTCACGGAAATATTCTCGGTTACATAGAAAACCTCTTGGGATTTACTTTTTATACAAATTATCCTCCGATAAAGTCGAGAAGATTAATACACGGAAGAGTATTTAATGTTCGTGGTCAATTAATAATGTCGTGTTGGGAAAAATTATCAATGATTGAACTTCATAGACGTGATTTGTTCGCTTTACTAAAACACGCAAGAATTAACCCGAGAGAAATATTATATGAAGTCGGTGGTCATAATGGAGAATTTTTCACTTATGACCAAATCTTTAAAACTGGAGTAGATAAAGAACAAACTACTTCCGATGAAGAACTACGAATCCTTCAACAATTACATTTGAACCCAGAATTAAAACATAAAATTTTAAAACTTCCGGTGAATAAATTGGCGGTCGTTGCTGATAAATTGAATATGCCCGTTATTCAATTAAAGAATTTGTTAGGAAGAAATGTTGCAGAATCTTCTTTACAAAAAGAAGAAACTGTTACAGAAAGAATGTCTTATAATGACCTTCTTCGTTCCAGTGAGGATGGAAGAAAAAATCGAGCAAAAACAGTAAGAGCAAGAAGTTTGCCTGTATCAACGGAAAATAACAAAGAAAGTTGGAACTTCCGATATAAATCAAATCCCAGCCGAACGGGAAATCCTCATCAGGGAAATATAAAATTCTTTAAAGAATCTACAACCGATAATGCAGCCGATATAGATTGTCAGGTCGATTGTAGTTGTCCGGATTTTAAATATAGGTTTGCTTATGCCGATGCAAAACAAGATGCCAGTCAGATAGGAAATAATAGTCTAAACAAATGTATCAACAGAAGACCGGCCGTTAGAAATCCTAGAGAAATTCCCGGAATGTGTAAACATCTTATAGCATTAAAGGATTATCTAAAAACGAAAATAGATAATAGCAGTAAACAGAGAATTTCGGAGTCTTTAGACGCATTAACTAAAACTCCTACATTTAATGTGGAGTATTTTGACTGATGATAAAGCTAAAAAACATAGTTGTAGAAACTTGGGGTCAGTTTTTTAAAGCTTGGTGGATGGATCCGGACGGAAAGCTTCATCAAGTTTATACGGATAATCCTCAATATGGACATTTTAATTGGGCAAGAGATTATCTTAAAAAATCAAATATACACTGGACGATAGATAATGAAGAAAGTCCAGGACAAGTATTATTAAAAAGAGGGTGGATAAGAATAACTTTCAATTATTATAGAGACTCAATATTACATTTTGATTATTATAGTGGTAAATTGCCTAGCAATAAACAAGCTAGAGAAATCAAAAATTTGGCGATAGAGTCTGAAGCAAAAGGATTATTTAACGATACCGATAATGTTGAAGTTGAATTGTTTGAGGGAAGGTAAGACGAATTGATATTTATAGACATGAAATTAAAAACTCTAATTCTATTGAATGAATTCAGTGTTCCAGGGTCGTTGACTTCTGGTGACCACGAATTAGTTCCTTGGAACGGAGTGACAGAAGGAAATGATTGGTTTGCTTATGCTGGAAACAATCATCATAATGTCGGAGAATCTTATTGTTCTGTTACCATAACCGAAACAGAAAAACCAGTAAATTATTGGGCGACTATTAGAACAAAGGGGTTACGAAAACCAAATGACACTACTCGTATTTATCACGAAAGAATTCGTAAACGAACGGAATCTGCTAAGAGAGCTTGGGTATCGGCGGCCAGAAAACTTCATAAGGAACCAAAACGGGTCACGGAATGTGGAAATTTAATTATGCGGTCTTGGACAGAAGCCTTCAAGGAAGCTTTGGAAAATCCTAGAGTTAAATCTTTTATAAACAAATCCGGTGAAGGAAAGATAGGTAGCCAAGCACCCATTGTTGATCCCATTAATTTTACTCCAAGGTTGGAAGAAGAAGTTATAGCCGAAATAATAATGGATGGTATTTCACAAGGAAAAATCGCTGACGAATATGATGTAATTAAATTGATAGAATCATACAATGATTCCGAAGTGTTACGAAATGTATGGGAGTGGTATAGAGCGAATGAAGAAAAACTTCATTTCAAGTAATATTATTCTTCTATCCAAGTAAAATGTGATTGAACAGATATGCCTGCCGGTCTTGACGCCCCATTGAAATTCAACGCTATACTTTCGTATGGTCCTCTTAATATTAATGGCGACGATTGATAATCGTCGCAATCCCAAATTACATTTGTTTCGGATATTGGCAATAAAGAGGAAAGGGATGGACTTCTAAGTTTTACAGAACGAATTAATCCTACCAATCGACCATCCCTCGCTGGATTATCCGTAAAATAACCAAATGTTGCCGTGGCTCCTGGCTGACTTCCATCCAATACTCTCGGTATTGGATTGACATAAACAAAATCTCCAGAACCAAGTTCGTTTGGAGTATTTCTCTTTAAAAGATACCAAGAATTTAATCCGTTTGAATTTTGTGTCGTTGTGAGTCTTATTCTTGTTATCTTTATTATCTTTGATGAAGATCCTCTTATTACTACTATATCTCTTGGAGATGAATCGGGTAAAAATGCAGGTGTTGCTGCATCGTAAGTGTATCTTACCGGATCGGTATTGTCCTTTGGTTTATAACGTACCATTTTCATCGAACCCAGTAAAACATCTACTTCAGATTGGCTTTTGCCTATAATTCTTACACTCATAAATTATTCTTCTGTCCAAGTAATTACACAATGAATAGATAATCCTGCTGGCAACGCTACACCATTAAAATTTATAGCTATAAGTTCATTATCATTACTTAATACCAGTGGATTCGTTTGAATGTCATCAAAATCCCAAATCAAATTATCAGATGCAAGCGAATTGGCGGCCGGGATTAGAAGCTTCCCCGACCTAACTAATCCAACTGATGTTCCGGCCGTAGGATTTGCTGTATATTGCCGTATTATTGCCGTTGCTGAAGGTTGAGTGCTGTCTCTTGAAACTGCCGTCACCACTGTAGAGATTCCTCCTGTATTTAAAGAAGAACGTCTTAACAAATACCAAGAATTGATGCCCGCTGTGTTTTGAACACCTGACATTCTTATTCTTGTTATTCTAATTATCTTTGTGTTTGACCCGGATATAGTAAATACATCTTGTGGAGTTGCACCGGGAGTAAAAGCAAATGTAGCCGCATCATAAGTATATCGGGGACCAACGGCGATACCATTTATATCATAAAGAGTGACACGTAATGCACGCGATGCCGAATCCACTTCGGCTTCGACATTCGAAGTTGCACCGGCAATTTTGACACTCATGACACATTACTATATTGTATCATGTTTCCATTGCCAATTTATTTTAACTGGTCCTTTGTGTGTACCTGATTTTGCTCTAAGATATACTAAAAATCCGGACCCAGTTATAATAGTTTTTACCGCAGGCGGTTGCCAATCTTCTGAATAAACATCGTCATTATTATCGACGTAAATCGAACAAAATATATGACTACTACTTGATAAATTTAACTGTCCTGTGACAGAAGCGCTGTCTTCTGTTTTCCAATCGTCGAATGGTATATCAATTTGCCCAGAATAAACAGGTATGCTATTTAGGGAGAAATCGGAGATTTGGGCATGAGAAGCAGATACCGAATTTATTGACCAACTCGATGTTCCTTGAAGAGAACCTGTAAAGTTGTATGCTAAAACCGATCCGGTGACTGTTACATTACCGAGACTCTTTATGCCTGTTCGAGCAACGAATTCTAACGACATATTTCAATTCTTTCACTATCCAGAATTTAATATGATGCAATATCATAACCTGTTTGTTGTGGATATATAGTTCGGAGAAAATCAAAGAGAGATTTTATATAGGGAAAAAACTTTTATTTGGTGGAAGTTCTTTCCACGTTATATTAAACGTGACACTCAATCCAGCCGGTAACGTTGCACCATTAAAATTTAGACACAGGCTTTCATTACTTCCTCGTAATACTATAGGATTTGATTGAAAATCGTCAAAATCCCATATAGTTGTTACACTTCCGCTCCCTGCTGTTACCGGAGCACTAAACATATATCTATTTCTAACGATCCCTACAGCATTGCCTAATGTGGATGGGTTGGCTGTATATCTCCATACTGTTGCCTGGGGTTGAGCACAGTTAATTGAAAAACTTCCTGTTAAATTATCAAAGCTTTGGCTACTTGCATTACTTTCTCTTCGAATACCCATTTCATTATTTCCTAATAATGATGAAGTCAGATAAAATAATGTTCCTCCCACATTCGGTGTTCTTCTTTTTATTAAGAACCATGCTGTTGTACTTCCTGTATTTTGTGTTGTATGTAATCTTAATCGAGTAACATAAATAGTGGAAAAATTAGAACCTTGTATGCAACATATATCCGTTGGTGTTGCGGGCGGTGTATTTGCTACCATTGTAGTATCAAAATCGAATCCTCCGCCGCCTTGTGGATATCCTAATATGTCATATTGAGTAATATTTAGAGAACCAGATAATGAAGAACCACTGACTGTGGTATTCAATAACTTAGTATTATCATAACCTACTACTGTAACACTCATAAATTATTCCTCTGTCCAAGTAATTGAACAGAGTAACGATAGACCTGCTGGTAATGCTGCACCGTTAAAATTAACCGCTAAAACTTGACCGGTTCCTCGAAGTATGACTGGACCGGTTTGAAAATCATCAAAGTCCCAGATAATAGTGTCTGAAGCAGCTACTGCGGCAGCGGCTGGCGTAAATAGTCTTGAACATCTTACTGACCCAATCGTTCCACCTAATGTTGGATTTGCTGTATATTGTAAGACTGTGCCTGTCGCAGCGGCATTTGTACTATCTCTAGGTACAGCAGTTACAGAAGCAGATGTTCCACCAGTATTTGCGGAAGATCTTTTTATTAGGAAAAATGCATTATTTCCTGTTGTTGTTTGGATGCCGGAAACTCTTATTCTCGTTACACGTATCGTTTTTGTTCCTGAACCGGTTAGAGTAAATACATCTGTTGGTGTTGCTCCAGGCGTGAATGCTGATGATGCTGCATCGTATGTTGCACGAGGTCCGATGGCGACACCATTAACATCATAAAGTGTAACTCTTAATGCTTTAGATATTGCATCTACTTCTGCATTTGCATTGGATGTTGCTCCGTTTATTTTAATACTCATAATTATTTTATGGTCGCCAGCTCCAATATACATCTACTGATCCAGAATGTATTCCGTATAATGGTCTAATATAAATAGAAAAACCCACCCCATTTATGACATTATAAATAACCGGCGGCGACCATTCTGTTGCTAATAAATCATCATTACTAGCATATATTGTAGCTTGAATGATAGCATTTGTTGTAATATTTGTTTGACCTATTACTGAGGCACTAACTATATTATTTGTCTTAGTTGTAAATAATACTGTGGCTATTCCGCTATTACCAGCTATACTGTTTGCAAAAGAAGAACTTAATGATGATGATGCCCAACTTGCTGATATAGCAGTCGTGGATGGAATTGGGGGTGCCCAACTAGCTGATAAACTGGCCGATGCCCATGAAGAAGAAATTGCAGCAACCGATTTTTCTGACCAACTTGATGTTATTTGATAAGTGGATGCAGTAAATAACGTTGTTCCCGACCCTCCCGGAGAAGTCAAAGCAAAAGAAGCGGTCAAAGCGTAAGAAGAACTTATAGCGTTGGAGGCAGTACCTAATAAGGAACCTGTAAACGAATTAGCGGTAACGGAACCTGTAACTTGTACATTTCCTTTACTAACTATACCATTTTTGGCTACGAATTCAAATGCCATATTTTATAAATTCCTTCACTATCCAGAATTTATATCTATTTTTTAGATATATCTCACTAAAGTTCTAATCGTCCAATTTGCTGATGTTGATACTGTTGATAATAATTGAACTAAACTTTGTGTCACAATTAACGACATAGTTACTTGTGACGTGTCTCCTCTATCAACCGTGCAATACTCTGCATACGATGCTGTATTGTCTGTCCATGCACCGAACACTGTTCCGGCTCTTATATTACTTCCACTGTTTGCTGCGTAATCGAAAAATGCTGCTAAAAATGACCCCGTTGGTTTTTGTGCCACAACAAACAATGATGATGTTTGTGGTAAAACCGACGATGTATTATCAAAATTAAATCCATTCAAGAAACTTGATGTTGATGCAAAGGATGAACTGATCGAGGCTGAGGCCCATGATGACGATAATGATGCATTAGAAAATAAAGCAAATGATGCTGAGGTTGCTGTTTGTGTATTGACTGCGTTTGTTGCCCAACTAGCCGTTCCAAAGAAAGAACCTGTAGCATTACCATTGAGAAAACTTGCAGTAATTGCGTTAAGTGACCAAGATGATGTTATTTGATAAGTTCCTGGAGTTAGATAGGAAGCCGTCTGAGCAAATATCGCGTAAGAGGCTGTAGCATTTGGGTTAAAATTTAAAGCAAATGACGAAGTTACTGCAAATTCGGAATAGGATGATGAGATGGTATGTTGTGCCCAACTAGCCGTTCCAAATAAAGAAGACGTTACTCCTTGAGCAACCGCTTGTCCTTCTACTATAAGACCATTTTTTACTTTAAACTCATTCATATTTGTATTCTATTCTCTTTAGTTAAATATCTTTACAGGATGTCATAATGAAATTTTATATTGTAATTATTTGCTGTTGCATTTGATGCCAAAACATTTACAAATGAATTACTTACATTTGTTACTATTGTTAATCCAGTACTATTACCTATATCTATGGTAGTAGTTTCATTCAAATTTGCTGATGATGTGTTGTATATTACAACTACTTGACCTGCTCTGAAATTTCTTCCATCATTCGTATTGTAATTTATGAATATACTATTAAATAAACTAGCTGTTTGTTGAACTATAGACACGGTTCCGTTCGTTGGGGCCAAAACTAACGATGAAGGATAAATCAAATAACTAGCCGTAATTGCATTATTTGACCACGAAGATGTAATTGGATAGGTCGAACCTGTTATTAAATTTGTTCCACCAGCAGCATTTAAAGCAAATGATGATGTCAACGCATAAGAAGATGATATTGAATTATTTGACCAACTGGATGTAATTTGATATGTTGACGATGTGAATAATGTAGTAAATGGTCCTGTCGATGCAAAACTAGAAGAAACCGAAAACGCTGACCAACTACTGCTTATGGATGATAATGAATGGGAAGCCCAACTACTACTGATGGATACTAAAGATTGAGACGCCCATGATGCTGATATGGCTACATTGGATTGTGTTAATAATGTTAAGGATGATGTAGATGTAAATGAAGAACTTACTGCAAATAAAGCATAAGATGCCGTTGCTACTGACATGGAACTACTTCGGTCACTGGTCAATACATCTTGACCATAAGAAGAAGAAGGAAAAGAAAAAATTACATTACCTAATCCATCTAAGATATAGAGGGTGTCTCCACTCGGCAAATACTGTTGTAATACATCTTGGTAACTATTCGAGATGTACTGATTAGTGAAGTCTCTTAAAGGAAATTGCGGCATATTGCATATAACTTATTAAGAACAAAGATATGTGGCAACAATTTCCTTTCTGTATTGAGTAAATTCCGGATTAGATTTAAAATATTCTCTTAATATTTGGATAAAATCAGATCGTTTATCTTTTACATTTGATTTGGTTATTCCTAATCTTTCACATATTACCGATACTTCGTTGATTGCCACCTTCGATAAATTTGGAGGGGTAGAAACTTTTTCTTCTTTTTCTTCCTTCATTTTTATTTCTACAAGAGGTTTTTTAGAACTTGTTTGTTCCTTTACTTGAACTTTAATGGATGTATGTTCTTCGACAGTAAAATTCGATTCCCAGGGAATAAAATATGTGTTTTCTACTATAATTTCCAACGACATTTTACCTTTTGTATTTTCTTGTAAAATACCATTCAATTTGCGAATAGGAACTTGGCATTTACCATCTTTTATTTCTCCATTGAAAACGAGGTTTAAATCCTCAGATTCGATTATAAGTCTGGCTTTGGAGTTTTTGAGAGATGCATTCTTTACGGAAACTTCACACTCAAACAATTCATTTTTATCGGTATATAGTTTATACATCGTCGTCTTTCTCCAAACGGTTTACATCTACGTCAATATCCAACATAGCTTTTATGACCATCTTTATATCTTTAGCTTTTATCTTGATGTCGGTGTTTACCTTTTTTGATTCATTTATTTCTTGACCTTGTACTTTACAGATTAATCTTATTAATCTCTCTTTCTTTTCTTTACTCTTTTCCCAAGGTGGAACATCATCAACTACTTGTTCCCTATTCCTCATCCACGGAGAAAGTAAACTGCTAGCATCCACACCGGGCAGTAGATACTCTATAATATCTACTACTAATTGACACTCCGACCATTTCCAATTAGCATTTTTCCACAATATGTTTGTAGAACCCCATCTATAGCAAATAGTACTCATGAATAAATATAAATTTTCAAATAAGAATATTTATATATTTGACAATGTTAACGATAATCAACGACTTCAATAAACGAATTCGACGGTATGATTCCCCTATAAATAAACGACCTTGGAATTATTTCATCCTCCGTGGCAGATAAATTAATATGTGGGTCTTTTTCTAATTTAGACATATCAATTTTCTGTGGGTCTATAATAATTACTACGATTTCATCGAACCACTCATCTGGTATATCTTCATTTTCCGACCCACCTTCAATCATACTTCCAGCAAACCCGTAATCATCGGAAATGTAAACACCACGTTCACATCCTTCAAAATTCTGATATTTTACTCCACACGGTACTATTCCTTTTTTGTATATAGACGGAATTAATGCGTTAAATGTTGCATGATACAACACGTCTGGTATTGGGCCTTCAATATCTTCTACTATATTTTTTAGTAGTATCATAAATTATAGTAGGTTTTTTCTTTTGTGGCGGTTGAATATGTAAATCTATTAATTGGTATTTCTATAGATAATCCTTCTTTGGTGTGATTGAATTTTCCCTTTTTTACGTATGCTATAGTCAAGTGGGGATGATAATCTGGAAAATCACTTTCAAAAGGAAGTTCTTGACATTTTTTATTTAAGGAAGTAAGAATTTCACTTTCTACATCAAACTTTACTACTTCAAATTTTTCAGGTGGAGTAAACTTACTAAGACCGGAAAGTTTAATAGTAAATGGTTTTACACCGTTTATTATTCTACGAACTTCTAATTCGGTCAGGTTTCTAGTAAAACCATACAAAACGGTTATATGACATTCTAATTCTCTTCCAAACTCGTCTCCCTCTACATATAAATCGGATTCGGGAATAATTTTCTTCCCGAATTCTACCAACTTTTTACAAATTTCAGGAGATACATCAGCCATTAAACATCCTTTATCTATGGAAGATTCACTTCGTTTTTCGGTTACTAATTTTGCAATGTGTATCATAAATTTTTAAGGTATCGTTGGTAAAACGAGTCATTTCTACCAGTCAACTCTTTTCCACGAGCATGCCGTTTATATTCTTTTTTTACTGTATTCCAATCTTTTTTTAATACAGCCTCAGTAAATTCAGGGAACTTATCAAGACTACCTAAATGGAATGCAAAATCAACTAACATTTCTTGTTGATTTTTTTCCAACATTAGCTTTACTTTATATCTTTTTTCAATATAGTCTTCGACAGATTTTTTAGCAGTTTCCAAATCTTGTGTCAACATCCTATTTATTTCTGAATCGGTTACTCCACGATTCATTCTATTTAATTCGTTTTTGGTTTTTATCTTATGGCCATACCCTATTGTTGGAAGCCCGCCTTCATAAGACTCGTGTGGAAACCACAGATTTTTACTCCTATCATATCCTTTAAGAATTCCATTTTCCACATTTTTCATGTAATTCAGGAAAGAACGATCAAACGATTGTTGTATCATTGGTGAAGATATTACAGTAGAGGTATCCATAGCTTCCTTTTGGGGTCTTCGATACATTGTAGATGAAAATGGTTCTGATAATTGCCAATCTTTATGTCTTCCTTTATTAAAAATGAATCCATGTCTCTTATAAAATTTGTGAAGTTTTTCTTTATATCTTGGCTCCGGTTCAGGAGCTAGAGAAATAGTTAAGTTATGGCCGTCAGCAAATTTTTTAATTTTATCTATAATTTGACTTCCTATTCCTTTTCTTCTTTCTTCTGGTTTAATCCGAATCGATTGAATATAAAGTGAACCATTGGATTTAATAAATAAATGCAAGTCTTGAATTTGCGGAAATTGGGCTTCCAAGTCTGCTTCCAATTGTTTTACTTTGTCAGCAATGACCTTTTCTTGTTCTATTTCTTCTAATAATGTTGACAATTTTATCATAAAAAGAAATAATGAATATCTGTTTCTGTATCGTATGCCCAAACCAAATCTTTATATTTTCCAAAATCAAATTTATCGGTATTTCTTCGGAGTCTCAATTTAAACATTCTTGGGGCACCTGTTAAATTGGCTTCATTCCCAAAAGTATGATAGTCTATTTTATCACTATTTTCTATAGCACCAGACATTTGAGTAGCATCATTAAATAAGTCATCTTGACCTAATATCGTTCGACAATCTCCACGATATAGTCGTTTATCCTCATTTATTATATGATTTAGTTTAATCATAGATTATTTATAATACCCGTAAGATAAATATCTTCTTTTACATCATCCCACTCCGTTATTTCGTTGGAATCTTTTGGTTTTCCGCCGGCCTTATCATTAACAGCCAATGTAACATGAGGAAACTTGTTATTGGTTTTACCTTCATAACCTGAAACTTTTACGGCCATGGCTTTATCATTCTTTCCTATATGAGTCACCTTTAATTTTGCTTCTTTTCCAATCTCTTCTTCAGGTAAAGTTTTGGACGGGTCTATGGTCATGTGATGGGCAATAACCTTCCACCCTTCGGGAATGTATTTCGCAAATTTCTCTTTCAATCGATCGTGAGATTCACTGTCCAATTCAATTCCAGAATATCTCTTTTTGATGTCTTTGGTTATTAATGTTTTAAGTTTAATCATACTTATTTTCCTCTATAATCCGGACATATTTTTTTTACATCCAATTTTGGCGTATATTCTTTTACCGGCAATCCCAACCTTTTCATTCTATCCCAAGATTTTTTGCTTCAGTGCTTTGAAGAGACGATGCGTGTAACACCATCCCCGTTCGGCCCTCCACTTTGCTCCGGCAATATATAAACCAAAACCTACTCCACCACTCCTAAAAGGTGGTTCAACATTCTAAGTGTGCAGTAACTTTATCAACAACCCATCCTTCATTTACCGAATTACTGGTTTCAGTGTCTTCGTGGTATCCAAATTGTATTCTTCCCCACTTAGTTTTTGCATACTTTGGTTTCATTACATGACAAAAATTTTCCCGACACAATCACTTAAAACATTTTCGGCATAATAATGATAATCACGAGACAATTCATCTAAGTTTTCTTCGGCTGATTCTCTATTCAAAAGCCGTCTTTGTTTTTTAGAACCGTATGATCCGTGACCCACAATCAATACATCAGGAAGAGAATTAAATTTTATCGAACCATCTTTCAAATACTGCGTAAATAATTCATAATGAAATTCAAAATAATCTCTTAGATTTTTATCTCTGGCACTTTTGAATGTTCCTATGGTTTCATAAAGATGTCTCATGGCTATTTGATATTCTCTATTTACTGAAGACCCCCGGCTATGCCATTTGTGAGTTTTTTTGATTCCATAATCTTCAAGAATATATTCTGATAGTCTTTCTACCCAAGGAGAGAGTTCTTCTTTCCACGAATATAGATTTCTTACAACATGACCAAATCTATGGCCCATTATCCAAGGCGTTAGTGGAGCACGCTCGGCACCCTTATTATTGGTAAAAAATACAGTTATGTTGTCTTTATTTATCTTACCATCTTTTAGTTGAGATGGTTGAATTTTAAGGTCTTTATAAATGAAGTCTTCCTTAACTTCACCAACTTCGGTAAATTTTCTTGCATCCTTAGTATTAACGAAATAAAAATCAAAATTAGCCGTAGTGTTTTTAAAGAAATCTTTTACTTTTTGCACTGCTACAGGATGTGTAACCAATGCTCTATCTGCTTTACTTGTAAAAGATGACCCCTTTGAAAAATCACCTATCGTTTGAAATGTATCAATTGGTGCCTCTTTTATATTTTCTTCTGCAAAATCTTTATAAATGTCAAATGTTCCGGACCCACCATGAGAATGATATAGTGACCTTTTTCTTCTTGGATCATCGCTCCAAAAATCATCAATTGTTGTAATAGATTTAACTTTGAATTTTTTTGTATTTAAGTAATCTACAACCATTTCTTTTATACTTTCAGGTGTGTTATCAAACCAAAAGAACAAAGTATTTATGATTTTATTAAATCTCCAAGGATATGTTCTTCTCGACCCCCAAGAAGGATGTTTATCTAATAATACCGAATGACCCTTCACTTTGTCTGATGCAATAATGTGTCCATCTTCATCAATATATCCGACTATTACATCTCCGAGTTGATATTCGTGAACCTCTTGTATAATGTTTTTTAACTTAATCATATCCATCTAAACTTTTCAATTTTAATTTTATCCATTGTTCTCCAATCCAAATCACTTTCTTGACTCACTCCGTTAATATCTATTATTCCCGAAAACATCGACCGTTCTCCTTTTAAATCCAAATGCCCTGATGCATGATTTTTATCCGGAGAAACATACAAATTTTTTGGTAGGTATCCCTTTTCATCAATATCGTGAATAAGTCTGGTATCGTGTGACCCATATATCCTTACTTTTTTTCCGGAAGGATTGACCATTCTATTTACCATATTGATTGTTTCCGAGGAAGATTCATCGTTGCCCTCATGTATTTCTAATACTTTTCCATTCTTATCAATCATTATACCTATAGTATCTTCGTCACCAGGAGTTGCCGAAACATATACAGGAAAAGGAAAAAATTCTTCTGGAGATGTATGAAATTCATTCTGAGATAAGAGATATCTTTTTATATATTTATCATCTACATGTGGAATATTTCTTGTCAATGAAATTACTAATTTAGCCACCGAATTTAATAACTCAAAGTATTCCACAATGAGTTGTTGTTTACTTTTATCATCATCGTAATAAAAATCCTGTATGGTTCGTAACGTAGATGAATAATCTCTATCTACCCATCTTGAAGACAATAAACTTTCGACATCATCTATGGTTATATCTTTCCATGATGCTGTGTCTTCTTTTATGAGAGATTTTAATTTTATCATATTCCTGCCATCGACTTAGCAATTTGAATAGCTTGTTCTTTAGTTATATTTGGATTTTCGAACCAAGATTCCGTGACTGCCTTCATAATTTCACTATATATTGGTCCTGGTTTTAGACCTATATCTTGTAAGTCTTTTCCACTAATAGGAAGTTTTGGTTTTCCTTGAGCAGAAACATTCATGTTTAGATTATCTAATCTCTTTTTTAGATTATTAATCTGATTAGGCATTGATGATGCATCGGCGTGTGCAATATTATCTGCATGAATAACACTTAATACGTTTTCAAGTTCGTCACCGATTTCTGTCTTAAACTTTCTAAGTGCTTTGTCGGAAATATTAACACCTGTATCACCAGCTGATTTTAATCTCATGTGGTTTCTTACACCAAGTTTTACTGCATCAATTAATTCTCTAGGATATTTTAATCGTGTCATGATGGTTTCAACCATATCTGCACCGGCCATCTCATGACCATAAAAATGAACACCTGTTGGTGTTACACTCTTTGTAACCGTCTTTCCAATATCGTGAAATAAGGCCATTAATCGTTGAACCAATACGGGATTCGATTTCGATAGAACATCAAGAATATGGTCGAATACGTCATCTTTATGATGAACGTTCTGAGTCATTTTGATTGCAGCTTGTAGTTCTGGAATAACGTATTTTAGTAATCCTACTACTTTCATCAATTTGATGGCTCCATGTGGATTCGATGTCATTAACATTTTATCCAATTCATCTCTGATTCTTTCTTGAGAAATGTTTTTAAGTTGTTCCGCGTTTTTCTTCAATCCACGTAACATAAACATCGGAAGTTTCCATTTATATTTCATTGCAAACCGTACAGCTCTTAACATTCGAAGAGGATCATCAGTAAAAATTTTATCTGGATTTAATGGAGTTCTAACAATTCCCTTACGAATATCATCTTTACCCATTCCAGTTAAATCCAAAATTTCTCCACTACTTAAATCCTTTAATAGCGAATTAACAGTAAAATCTCGTCTTTCAACATCATCTTTTAAATCTCCACCGGTGACATCAGGTTTTCTACTTCCAGCGGTATATTGTTCTTTTCTTGGCATTACAGCTTCGATATCCATTCCACTCAAATCAATACCATCGTGGATTACTCCACGGAGATTGAATTTGGCTGTTCCGAATCGGGGGAATGTAACCGGATTGCCGTCAGAATGGGCACCAATTTTCTTGGTTATCCAATTTGCAAATTCAATTCCGCCGTTAGGTGCATTTACGAGAAGGTCTAAATCCTTTGGATCTTTACCCATAAATTCATCACGGACATATCCACCAGCAATAAAGACTTTTCCTTCCCATTCGGTTCCTTTAATAATATTCCTAATGAAATCTTCTGCTGCTTTCTCTTTTTTTCCTTCATTCAATTTAGTTTCCATAACCTTATGTCCTGATAATTTGTTAAAATCCGGCGTCATGTGAATCATGTATTTATTTCCTTGAATATCGTACCCTTTTCTACCCAAGAAATACTCTACACCCTCTTTCTCTACATCGGTTGGAGATTCCCACCAATACACTATTTTAGTGACATTCCAGTATCTCCACAGTTTATAATGAGAGGAACGCCAAGAACTCGGGTGTACGTCTGTAATTGTGTCACGAAATTCGTATTTGTCAACCTCACCATCCTCCGAAACTCTACCTAAAACAAAGAAGCTTTCTTTGGATTCATAGATAATTTCTTTTAATTTAATTAATCCTTGTTTGTAATTTCCTGTATCAAAATATTTTGAGCGGTCTTCCCAACTGTCGATGTCGTGATTTTTAAAGAAGTGATGGCTTTTTTCGTCATGTGGAGAAACAACTATATATTCATATTCTCGTTTTAATAATTTAAATAATTCTTTGACCAATTTTGTTCCTACACCTAATCTTCGATAATCTTGATGAACGTAAACTCCGATATATGCTGATTTTCTTCTTTCTGCACCAATTGTTTTGAGTCCAGTTTCTAATATCGTCGCCCATCCTATAGGTTCTCCGGCTTCGGTATATGCCACACTAACTGGTCGATGTTCAATGGTTGGTTCCGACGCTATAGAATTCATCATTCCTGTATCTAAACTAAGAGCCGACAACTTTTCTCTTACCTCGTCGTCTAAATCATTTAATTGGGAAAGCTCGTAGCGCATATTTTAAGTATAAAAATAAATATTATGACTGATTGGGATAAACTACTTATTTGTGGATGAAACCGAAGATATCTACAGACGATTTTATAAAAAGAGCTAAACACATTCATAGAGAAAAATATGATTATTCTCAAGTGGTTTATATAAATGCAAAATCAAAAATTGAAGTAATATGTAAAGAACATGGTTTATTTTTAGTGACTCCGGATAACCATTGTTCTAAAAAGTCGGGATGTTCCAATTGTAGGAATATAAAGTTATCGGAAATATTTCGTGATACAACGGAGTCTTTTGTAAAAAAGGCTAGATTGTTTCATGGAGACAAATATGATTATTCTTTAGTAGAATATGGAAAACGCAATAGAGATAAGGTTACGATTATTTGTAAATTACACGGTGAATTTCTACAGTCTCCAAACGACCATTTAAACGGATGTGGGTGTCCAGAATGTGGGGGAACATTAAAACAAAATTTGAATAAGTTTATTATTTCTGCCAAGTCTGTTCATGGAGAAAAATATAACTATTCTAAGTCGATGTATATCAATAATAGAAGTAAAATAGAAATTGTTTGTCCGTTACACGGTAGTTTTAAACAAAGAGTATATGGTCATTTATCAGGAAAAGGATGTCCAATCTGTTGTCATCAAATATCCAAACCAGAAATGAAATTTTTAGATATTTTAGGAATACCCGATTCTTCATGTAATAGACAAAAAATAATACTAAAATTTAAGGTTGATGGTATAAAGAGGGGTAAGATTTTTGAATTTTTAGGTGATTACTATCACGGCAATCCCAAAATATACCACCCAAAAGATTTTAATAAAAAATGTAAAAAGACTTTTGGTGAATTATATAACAAAACAATCGAAAAGTTTAATAAACTTAATCAGTTAGGATATCATATTTATTATATGTGGGAACGTGATTGGGAAGACTGGAATAAGAAAAAATTAAAAACTTTCCCTATTAAAAAATTTATGTATATATCTAATAATAAGGAGGTTACGTGTTAATCGACCAAGACCGTGTACGGTGGCCCGGGTCTGGTTCTGCCGTGAGCGGCAGCACCCCATTCGGCTTTTATGATAACGACATAGAATTTCAGTCGGATGCGATGGGTGCTGCGGTGTGGGCAGCACTGAGATTGGGTCATCCTATCGTGGATATTGAAATGATTGACAGAAACTTCTATGCATGTTTTGAAGAAGCTGTTAATGAATACGGTGCCCAAATAAATCAGTTTAATATAAGAAATTACATTCAAGTATTTCAAGGACAAAACATTCAACAAATTGGAAATCTTTCAGGACAGAATGTAACAGGAACACCAATGTCGGTCATTGTTGATTTAGCGAAGGCATACGGAACCGAAGTCGGTGTAGGTGGAAATACCGACTGGAAAAGGGGTTACATTACAACCGTCCCATATCAACAAACCTACGACCTTCAATCTTTGTGGGGAAATATATCAGAAAGTTTCAATCGAATTGAAATCATGAGGGTGTTTAATGAAAGAACTCCGGCTTTTGCCAGAATTTATGACCCGTTTTCTATGACGGGTATGAGTTATTCTAACGTTCTTAACGAACTAGGATTCGGTGCGTATTCCCCAGCAGTTCAATTTCTTATGACTCCAATCTTTGAAGATTTGCTTCGAGGTCAAGCAATCGAATTCAATGATATGGTTCGTAAGTCTGCCTATTCATTTGAAATAGTCAATAATAAACTAAAAATATTTCCAATACCACAAGACGGTTTTAGAGTTTATTTTGATTACATGGTTAAGAACGAAAGGTATAGTGGTTCATTTCAATCTGGTTCGGCCGGTCAATATGTATCTGATTATTCTAACATTCCTTACAATAACATTACTTACGGAACTATTAATGATGTGGGTAAACAATGGATTCGAAAATATTTTCTTGCCTTGTGTAAGGAACTTCTCGGTGCAATTCGTCAAAAGTATCAAACGATTCCTATTCCTGGCGGTGAGGTAACTCTTGATGGTGCTGAATTAAGAAATGAAGCTCAACAGGAAAAAGAAAAGTATATTACTGAACTAAGAGAAACATTGGAAGCCGTTGGTAAGAAGCAACAAATAGAAGATCGTGCGAGAGAAGCAGAATATTTACAAGATACTTTAAAGCGTGTCCCTATGGCAATTTACATCGGATAATTTATGAAGATTTACAAATTAAAAGATTTGATTGTCGAATCGGTAAGTGAAATGAATCCTTCATATATGGAACTGAAGGATGTGATTGTTCGTGAAAGAAAAATTAAATATCATGAATGCCCACATTGTAATAAAGAAATATATGAAAAACATACATATATAGAAGGCGATTTTTTAGGAGAACATACCACCCATCATTCTGATTGTGGTGGAGCTATTAAATATCCTGAACCAGACTGGAGTAAGGTAGCTGATTGGTTGAAACCTTCTCACATAAAGGAATCGGATGAAAATTGGAAACTTTGGGTAAACAGTATGGTTCAAAATGTAGAAGAAGAATATGATTTTGTGGGTGGAGACATTGGTAGGGCATACGATTTGTTGAAAACAAATTTTAGAGCAGAGGCTCCAAGTAGGGAAATGTTTGATAAAGCTTGTAAAGAAGCTTTGACGGTGCTTATAAAATCTAAGGTATTGCGTTAATAAAAGAACTTTTAAAAATCATTAAATAATATGGGATTGCCAGGAAGATTTTTTAGTAATAGAGATGTTAATTTAATAAATTCTTTTAACGGAGAACTTATGGGTGATATCATACAGACTGAAGTATTGATACATAAATTGTGTGCTCAACAAACACAGGTGAATGTATATGGTGAGTCTTCACCAAATACCGGTAAGGTATATTGGCCTGGGGTTGAAATAACTGCTTTAATAGATCGTGCAGAAATCGCAACGGATTATGATGATTTCGGTCCTGACCGAGCACAGAATGTCGTATTCAAGATGCGTGAGAAGATGTTGCAGCTAGTCAATGTTTACCCTGAGGTTGGTGATTTGATTCTATTTAATGAACGTTATCATGAAATTGACAATGTTGTTCAGGAACAATTTTTGGGAGGCATAGATTCAAAGAGCCATTCGATAATAGTTAATACTCACTATACAAGATTGTCAAAAATTTCATTAGTAGAAAGACAAAAGTAATATGGGTGGCATATATAAAATCACAAATATTATAAATAATAAGATATATGTGGGTTCTACCGTGTCAAAATTTAATAGAAGATGGAATTGTCACAAAAGTACGTTAAGAAGAAATATTCATAAAAATAAATATTTACAACGTGCGTGGAATAAATATGGAGAATCTAATTTTATTTTTGAGATTGTAGAGGACATTCAAATTCCTACAAGAGTCATTTTAATTGAACGAGAAATTTTTTATAAAAATAAATTGGGTGCTGAATATAATATTGCACCGATAGATAGACCGTTGGGTATAATAAACGTTGGTAGAAAACATACAGAAGAAACCAAAAAACGGATGAAAGAGTCACACAAAAACACTAAAATGCCGGATTGGTTTGGTCCGTATTTAAGTAAATTAAGATGTGGTTCCGGAAATCCTATGTATGGAAAAAAACATACAAATGAAACAAAAAGAAAATTAAGTGAATCCAAAAAGGGAATACCAAAACCTGTAAGAACCGAAGAACATCGAAAAAATTTATCAATTTCTCATATTGGTTTAAATCGAGGAGAAAAAAACAAAATGTTTTCTGGAAGATATAGGTTTTTTCATGATGAATATGGGGAAGAAATATTAGGCCAGTGTGAACTTATAAGAAAGTATGGATTAAAACAAAGTAAAATACCACTTATATGTAATGGTGTAAGGAAATCATATATGGGATGGAAATGTTTAGGAAAAATAATATGAATGGTGTAGAATTACAACTCTTGATTAAAGAATGTATAAGGGAAGTATTGATTGAGTCTCCTACTTTTAAAACATTAAAAAAGAATAAAGTTCCATTAACCGACGAAGAAAGAAAACAGGTAATGAACGCTGGAGCTGTTTGGCATCACGGGCCGAAGGGAGAACCATCTCCCGCAGTTCAAAAAGCAGTAATAAATGGTAAAATATGGTATTGGTGTGCCACTCATAGATATGGAGAGATAAAAAAGAATTTAGAATCGGCTATTAAATCGTTTGATAGGGTAAAGGAAACAGCATAATATGAAAATAAGTAAAGTTGAATTTAAGAAGATAATAAAAGAATGTATTAAGGAAGTATTGGCCGAAAGTAAAAGTCAAGACCCTGATAGAGAAGAGATGATTGGTTATTTATCTTCTCTTCCTCATGCTCACGAAGATGGATTTAAGGATGACGTTGAAGTTGCTATGTATTGGTATGCTCACGATCATCATGCCGGCCAAGCATCTAATCTTTATTCTGTTTTAAGCACGTCTCCTTATAGTCCCGGTCCAATGCGTAATAGTGTAGAGGGTGAAGGTGGATTGGCCGAAATGTTGTATGATGAATTGGTTCATCATTTTGGTGGAATTCCAATTGAACGTGGCGAAGAGGTTTAATTTTTATGGCTTGGAAAGGAAATCCAGAAAACCCTGCACCGAATTACTCTCCTAAACACGAAGGAGATAATAGAGGGTCTGAGCTTACGTCCATAAAACGTGAAGAACAAATCAGACGAGATACCGATACACAAAAAGATTTTACAGTAAAATTAATTGATATAGATACAACAGTTCTCAAACAATTAGAGAAATTCGATATTCAAGTTGTTGATGATGGAAATAAGATAAAAGTTCCTGTTCACTATGCCAGTCCTGAAAAATGGAAATCCATCCAAAAAGACGGCGTTCTTCGTGATTATAATGGTAAATTGATATTGCCTGGTATCGTTTTTAAACGAACTGGTTCTGAAAAAGACAATACAAGAATAACGTTTAATCGTTATCTTAGATATTCCGTGTTGAAAAAATATTCAACCAAAAATAGATACACCCCTTTCAATGTTTTGATGGGTAAAAACGTTCCAATTAATGAAATATACAATGTGGTTATGCCTGACCACATGGTATTCACATATCAATTCATTATATGGACGGAATATGTCGAACAGATGAATTCTATTGTTGAAAAAATTAATTTTGAAACTGAGGATTATTGGGGAGAAGAAAAAGGTTTTAGATTCAGGACCAAAATTGATTCCTTTGCTCATACAATTGAATTACCGGTCGATGGAGATAGAGTTGTAAAAACAGAATTTAATTTAGTTGTTAATGGCTACTTGTTACCTGATGCATATACTACTATGCAAAATGAAAAGATGACAACAGAAAAAATGTTGTCACCAAAGAAAATTGTTATGGGGACTGAAGTAGTTGGCAGTGAATTTGATTTTTCTAATATAGAAAACAATTCAGAAAAAATTAGAAATCAGAATTATCCAAATCTTCCAAAGTCGGAAGAAATTCCTCCACCACCGATTGTTGTTGACCCAAATTCTGATTTAAAATAAATCCTAATTTCATTAATAATGATATATAAAGAATATGAATAATGATTTAAAAAACATGTCCACAGACAATTTAAAAGTCATTGGTTTTGATATTATTCAACAAATTACATTCCACCAACAACAGTTAGTAAATTTTAATAATCAATTAAATTTGATTTATTCGGAATTGAATACCAGAAATAATACTCCACCAGACCGTTCTAGTCAAGGATAATATAATACAATTGATTGGTAAACTCCGTTGTGGGTCATATTTATATTCGATGATATAAATCAATTAACTCATGCCGGTTGGTACGCCAAATAGTAGGGATGTTGTTTTTATACAACGTGGTGGGCCCGGAAATAACTTCTATGAAGAGGTTCATATATCCGGTTCCAATCTAATTTTCTATACAGATACAAACGGACGTGTCACTGCGGATAAGACTTCTTCTTTTTTTACTGGTATAAACTGTCTTTCTGCAAGTTGGGCATCTCAATCATTATCAACTTCATTTGCCCAGACGGCTTCGTTCGCTTTAAATGCTGCTGGTGGAACAAGTCTCATCACAGGCTCTACATACCCCATAACGTCCAGTTGGGCTTTATTTGCAATAACCGCTTCGTTTACATCGACGGCATCATTATTGATAGTAACACAGTCCAATACGGCCATATCGGCTTCTTGGGCATCGTCGTCACTCTTTTCTTTTACATCTGTATCATCATCATGGGCCTCATCATCGATTTCTGCATCGTATGCTTTAACTTCTAGGAATGCATCTACAGCATCTTATGTTACGGGATCGGAAGTATTTGTTGATAAATTATCAAGTCCTCATATAAGATTTGGCCACAAAAGAATAAATATTTTATCTTCATCTTATGTTGATGGTTTGGTTATTTCCTTGAATGATACTCAAAGCGTTTATGTAAAAACAAGTATTCATGGGCCTTGGAGTGGTTCTGCTCCCGTTGGTTATGTATCGGAATATTTCCTTCAGAAAGGAACGTTGACAGATACCGAAACTCAACCCGGCGTAATTATTAGAGAAGATAACAATAATAAAGGTGCAAGAAGAATTTTATCACAGATTGTTGACCCTGGACCTGTAGCTGGTGCAGCGGATATTATTATTCAATACATTGTAGAGGGTAATTTTAATTTCAATAATGCTATAATAGCGTATGAGATAAGAGGGGAAATTAATTCAATTTTATAAAATAAAGGTTAAATATGGCAAATGTAAATCGACCAATTTTTTCAAATAACATACCACTTTCTTCGTCGAGATTTTCGAGTTCGTTAAATCCGGCCCAAGACCAAGTTTATGATTTAGGTACTTCGAGTTTGCAGTGGAGAAATATTTTTGTTCAAAGTGTCTTTGTAACAGGACAGATTAGTGGAAGTGTTGCAACTTCTGCCACGGCATCTTATTTAATACCAGGAACGTATGCTATTACTTCAAGTTGGGCACAATCCGCAAGTAATGCCGTTCATTCCCAAACCGCAACATCGTCATCCTTTGCAACAAGTGCTTATACGGCTTCCTATCTTATTCCAGGAACTTATCAAGTTACCGCAAGTTGGGCAATCACAGCGTCTCATGCCATCGGGTCTCTATCCTCTAGCCATGCGGTAAATGCTTTAACTGCAAGTCACGCAATTAATTCTCTAACATCAAGTCATTCAGTAAATGCATTATCTTCAAGTTTTGCTTTATTTGCTACATCAGCTGGCAGTTCTAATTTATCAAATACAGCATCGGTATTATTCAATCAATATACACAAAGAGGATTTAAGACAATTTCTTTAACGACATCATCTTATACAAATGCTTTGACGATTAGTTTAGCAGCAAATCAAAGTGCTTATATAAAATTATCTATCTGTGGTAATGCTTGGCCGGGAGTTGGACCTATTGGATATGTTGCTGATTTCCTTTTACAGAAAGGAACGTTTGATACTGCCTCTACTCAACCGGGCGTTATTATAAATGAAACTAATAATAACGCTGGTGGACGGACAATTTCATCACAGATATTTGACCCTGGTGTTGCTACAGGAAGTGCTAATTTTGGTTTACAATTTATTCTTTCTGGAAATTATGATATTCCTAGTGCCATATTGGTATATGATATTATGGGATCTTGTTCAATAGCATAATAAATGTTTTAGGAATTACCTATATATTAATATCATTTTATAACATCTATGTCGAATGTAAATACAGCATCTTATAGAGATAATTTACAAAGGAACGTATTAAACCGTTCGGGATCTTTGATACCAACGGTTAATAATGCTTTTGACTTTGGTTCTTCTTCTCTAAATTGGAGAAATATTTATGCTACATCTATAACATCGTCTCTTTTTGGTACTTCAAGTAATACTTTAATTTCTGTATCATCTAGTTTCTCCACGACATCAAGTTTATCTATTTCATCATCATACTCTACGTTTTCACCTACGTCGTTGTCGGCATCGTATGCATTATCATCTTCTCACATTATTCCTGGACCGGTATTATTGATTAATGCAGGATTAACTAACCAACCAACTCTTGAATTAACAGGTAACATCATTTTAGTATCTTCTGCTTCCGCTCAGTTGTTTGACACACCTACAGCGAATGGAACTCTAAAGAATTATTTCCTTCAGAGTGCATCCCTAAGCGCATCAATGACAGGAAGTACCTATTTTATAGTTGCGGACTATAATAGCGGCAATCCCCGATTTGATATACTGGATAATCGAGCAGGAATTACAGGAACAAATATCATTACCGTTGCAACTATAAATAGAACTATTTATAATTCTTTTGAATATATTACCATTGATGATTTGGCATTCGGAATGGGAAATAAGCTCAATAAACGATTCATCCGAACATGGAGATTTGCTTGGGAAACTGGATTAGCACTCGGGGAAAGTGGTTCCCGATATATAACAGCCACATCAGGAACAGTGTGGTATGGAGCGACATCGATTGATATCGCTTCTACAAATACATTTACTACACCATATCGATTCTTTTTTCATGTTGGGGGAGAGTGGACAAGTTCTTTAACTACACAATACAACAATACTCAATATGATGATGGAACAAATTTAGTTAGTTTGTCCGGTTTCGGCACTAGGTATGCGGTGAATTTCGTTTATAGGTCTGTTTCTAGTGGGGATACCTACGTTGTATTAGGTACAGGTAATTACCTTTTGTTTCAGGCTGTGGCGTCGCAGCCGCCAGCTAATCTACCTAATGTATTATCTCCACAAACCGGACTGTCTATATTAATAGGAAGAATAATAGTAGCAAATGGAGCATCATCAGCAACAGAAATAGATTCTACATTTGTTACTTTATTTACTCCGTCCCCAGCATCGGATCACAATGCATTATCTAATCTACAGGGTGGACAGGTTAATGAGTATTATCATTTAACATCAGCAGAATATACAGGAGTAGGAACGGGTGTATTTGTAAGACAAAGTGGAAGTTTGGAGGGAACGGCTTCTTGGGCAAATAATTCGAGAAATTCAATAAGCTCCAGCTTCTTGAATGGTAATGCCACTGCGTCAATATTTGGTACGTCAAGTAATGCAGTTAGTTCATCATATTCTCTTACAGCTTCATTTGCTTTGACATCACCGAGTGCCGGCGGCGGAACCACGTTATTTACTGGTTCGACTTATCAAATTACATCCTCATGGGCTAATAATTCAATAAGCTCCAGCTTCTTGAATGGTAATGCCACTGCTTCATTGTTTGGTACTGCTAGTAATGCAGTGAGTTCTTCTTATGCTTTAACTGCATCGTTTGCCTTATCTTCTCCTAGTAGTGAGGGGGGAACTACACTGTTTACAGGTTCGACATATCAAATTACATCTTCGTGGTCAAATAATTCAATAAGTTCTAGCTTTTTAAACGGTAATGCTACAGCATCCTTATTTGGAACATCTAGTAATGCAGTTAGTGCATCATACGCAGTATCCTCTAGTAAATTAACATCAGATTCCAATGCCTTTATTCAGGATGGTAATTCTTTTGGTGCCGCCGGTATTTTAGGAACGAATGATAATAATGCACTTCAATTAGAGGTAAATAATACCACAGCGGTTACGATACAACCTACTGGTTCTGGATGGGTAGGTATAGGTGCAAATCCTGTTGCCAACCTTTATGTTTCTAAAGTAGATACCGCATCTATTGATGCCGTTAGTATATCTAATGCTAGAACGGGAAGTTCAGGATTTTCTCAAGGAATGAGTATAACCGTTGCTCCCAACTCTCACGGTACACGATTTGTTGGTGCCGCTATTGTTTCTACTATTTCAAATAATGCAGCTCCGTCACAGTATGCTACGGCTATAGATGCTAGGTCTAATATACAGGGGAATCAGAGTGCCAGTTTAATGATAGGTGTACAGGGTATAACACAAATTCAAAACACTGGTAGTGCAACTACGGCTCATGGATTTTCAGCTCAAACTAATTTTATAGGCAGCGGAAGCCTGGGAAATCTTTATCATTATTATGTTGATGGTAGAAAATTTGCTAACTACGTAAGTAATAGTGTAGGTTTATTTGTTCAATTTAATGAAGCAAATGATACTGCATACGGGATATTTTTAAATCCAGCAACCGCTTCTTCCACGTATGGAATATGGCAAGAGGGTACCTCAGATCATAATTTTTTCCGTGGTCCAATCACCGGAACATTATTCGGAACATCTAGTTGGTCAAATAATTCTGTTACATCATCTTATTCTATTAGTGCTAGTAAGTTGACACCAGATTCCAATGCGTTTTTACAAGGCGGGAATTCTTTTGGTGCGGCTGCTACAATGGGAACTTTAGACAATAATTTGTTAACATTTGTGGCTAATCAAAACAGATGGATGTCTATTTCATCAACGGGAAGAATTTCTCTAGGTACTTTAAATCCAAGCACATTCTTTCAGGTTACTATGAGGAATTCCCAATCCTCGTTTCCTAGAACCATTCTTGTAGAAACTGATACATCAACAAACGGAACAACGGGAAGTTATACAGATGCAATAGGAGCACAAATAGGTTGCACGGTAGGATTGCAAAACACAGTAGATATCACTAGTGATATTACTGCATTAAGTTTATTTACTACATTAACAGGAACAACAAGAGTATTCCCAATAGTGTATGGAGCAAATTCCGTAATGACGTTGAATCAGTCTTGTTCAGTAACAAGTTCAGTAGGTTATCAAACAAACATGCAGGGATTTATTACTAACAATCCATTTAGTAGTACAATAATAAATGCAAAAGGGTTTAATTCAATAATTAGAAATGTTGGTTCTAGGGGTACAATCGTAAGTGCTTCAGGATTTTTTGTAGAAACAAATGTTGCACATTCTGCTTCATACGGTGTTTATATCAATAGAACTTCTGCTTCTAACGCCGCGGGGCAGTTTGGTGTATATCAATTAGGAACAGATAATACAAATTATTTTGAAGGGCCTATTGTTGGTTCGGCATCTTATTGTTCTTTGATTACATGTAGTAGTGTAACTGGGTCTGGAACGAATTATTCTTTGACGCAAACTTCTGCTCGTGTGGATTTTGGTCAAGGTGATACAGATGTTCTATTACCTGGTGCCGGAACATACGAGGTAACAGCTATGGTTCAAATTGTTGGTACTACGTCAGGAGATGAAGTAAGGGCCAAATTAAGAAATACAACAAATAATATAGATATAACCGTCGAACCTATGGCTAATGTACCTGCTACCAATGCTAAGGTTTATTTCTATTTATCTAATGTTACGACAGTTACGGGTTCCGTGAGTGCTTCTATTTTTGCGAGAAATGTAACAGCTGCTCGTGGTGTCGTATCAAGTAGTTTAACTTCGATTAAATATATTCGATTGAGATAATTTGAAAGATATATGTAAAAACGTAGAAAGTAAAAGTTATGCCAGAGCCAATGAAAATGACCGATAGTGAGCTTGTTGAAGTCAAGCTTTTGAGAGACAAGTTTCAGAGTAAAACCTTTGAAATGGGTCTTTTATATCTTGAAAAGATGCAAGTGGATGAATTTATAAAAAATGTTACAAACAAGGAACAGACATTAAGAGATGATTGGGAGGGTCTTAAAAAATCTGAAAACGAGTTAATTGATAAATTAATTAAAAAATATGGTGAGGGTTCTCTCGACCTAAATGAAGGGGTTTTCGTTCCAGATAAGAGATGATGTGTGGGATTTATTATATAGTAAACCGAATTGACGGTAAGATATATGTTGGGTCTTCGAATAACACGGATGTAAGGTTTTACAAACATAGGTGGAAGTTAAAAAAGGGGATACACGAAAACCCCTATCTTCAAAACGCATGGAATAAACACGGTGAAGAGAATTTTGAATTTAAGGTAATAGAAACGTGTTTTGAACCATTTCTGCTTTTAATCGAACAGTTCTATCTAACTAATGCTTCGGTGGAACCACAGAAATACTATAATTTTAATTTTTTATCATCCAAACCACCTTCCCCTAGGGGTCGTAGGTTGTCGAAAAAAACCAAAAAATTGTTATCGAGGTTAAGAACGGGAAATAAAAATCCCAGTTATGGTAAAAAACTTTCGTCGGAAACCAAGAAGAAAATGTCCGACTCCAAATCAAAAATCCATAGATTTATATCTACTTCTGGTGAAGTCGTTTCAATTCGTAATTTAAAATCATTTTGTAGGGAAAATAAGTTAAATGAGGGTGGAATGTATGGAGTGAATAAGGGTAGATATCGTCAATATAAAGGGTGGAGAAAATATATAAATTAAAAAATAAATTGAATTATCTTTTGAAAAAATATGACATATTTATATTTAGTTAAATAAACGTGACGTTTAAAGAACTAAAGAGAGGAAACTTATATGCCGATCCAAGAAGGTGGAAGATTTAGTCCAGTTGACAGAATAGTGAGTCCTGGTGTATTTACCCGTGAGAATGACCAATCAGGTATTGCACAAGGTGTTGCTGACATTGGTGCCGTTGTTGTGGCACCATTCGCAAAAGGTCCGGCATTTTCACCTAAGCTAATTACCGATATTAATGAACTTCAAGCTCAATTCGGTGTTCCGGATGGTGTATATTACGGTCCTTATACTGCCGCTGAATACCTTAAAGAACGTGGTCTTGTAACGGTGTGTCGTGTAGGTGGTTTGACTGGATATAAACAAAATTACCCATTTGTTCTTTGGGCAGTAAAAGGAACTTGGAATCGTCACGGTTCTGCTGGTGCTTTAATATCAGGTAGTTCATTTATTACTCTATCTGGTTCTATCGGAGCACAATTTAGTCAAAGCGTTTCCATCTCATCAAATATATTAACGATGAATTCAGCATCGGTAACAGTAACGTTCCAATCTCAAGCAGCGGACAACGCATTATTATCAAAAACGTCTCAAAGTGGTTCTGTATTGTATTCTGGACAAACCATTAGTTTGGGCTTTACTACATTAACGTCTCCTTCGGCCTCATGGTACACTGGTTCAAGTATTTCTGCTTCAATTGCAGCCGGAACATTTTCAGGTTCTTTCGCTAATGATGTGACGTTGAATTTCAACAACGGTGGTGCGGCTCCGTTCTTATCTATTCACCTAATCAGTGGTTCGTTCTATACTTCGACTGGTTCTTGTGGAACTCCAACAATTCAATTGGCTGGTGTTCTATCCGGTTCGTTTGGTAGATACAATGGTAACTTCACACCAAATGGTCAACCAACATTCGATCCTTGCACAAACTTGTGGTCATCCGGTTCAACTGTGGATTTGAGAGTCTTAGCAGTATTGAATGATACCTTGTTTGGTGGAATAAATGATTTAATTGCTCCGGGATTCTTGAATTCTTCACTAATCACCGCTAGTGCAAACACTAATGCTTCGGATATCACTTCCGATTTCAACTTAACGTTGAAAAACAGTAACAGTTCGACTACTATTGGAACATATCAATTCTCATTGAACCCATCCAGTAATAAATATATCACGAATGTATTCGGATTAAATGCTGCTGTCGGTGACCCTGACTTACAAGTGACTGGTCAAAAAATTGAGGCTGCTTACTTGTATAAAGTGTTCAATAATGCTATTGCAGAAATTTATGGTAATAGAACCGAGTGGTTTGTTTCTGGAAGTGCTCTTCCAGACGCTTCTCAATTCACCGGTGATCCACTCAACTTCACCGATGAATTCAGTGATGATTTGACAAATGGAGACAGTGAATTTTCTATTACTAACGCTATCACTCCTTGGTTCTTATCACAAAAGATTGCTCCTTGGCAGTCCGGTCAAGACCCAACGAGATTCCGTTTGTTCCGTGTTCATACGTTAGCTGATGGAACAATCATGAACAAACAGTTCAAGATTGAAATTAGTAACGTAAAATTGGCTGGAACTGTTCCTGGAAGTGATTGGGGTTCATTCACTCTTACTTTGAGAAGGTGGAGTGATACCGATAAACGTCCGGTTGTTCTTGAACAATTCAATAACTTAAATCTTGACCCAAATTCTTCAAACTTTATTGCTCGTAGAATTGGTGATAGATATGATTACATTGATTTCAAGGGTAAGATTATTGAATTTGGAACGTATTCCAACAACAGCAAACATATTCGTATCGAAATGTCTGATTCGGTTCTTCCTGAAACAGCAATTCCTTACGGATTCGAAGCTCTAACAGTTCCTATGAATTCTAGCGCTGGACATTGGATTCCTGCTATGAAGTACACCAAAGCTTCAGTCTATGGTCTAAATCCTGGCAAATATCCGTCCGGCGTGACGTTTGATGATGCTCCTACCGGAGCGGACGTAGAACTCGCTGGATTGTATCCAACTTCTTCAACCGGAATTGGTTCATCTGACGATAATAAGGAATATTTTGCTCCATTGCCTGAGTTTGGTTCTTACGGTTCTATCGGAAGAAACATTCCGTTCGCTTTGGATGACGATTACAGAATCGGTGGTGTTGGTATTGGTTCTTTCCTAAGTGGAAGTAACGTTGTACCATCCGAATTCGATGCTGCTAACGAATCCACTTACGTCAAGATGCGTAAATTCATTGTTGGTTTCCAAGGTGGTTTCGATGGTCAATCACCAGCCACAGCAATTAATGTGGGTGGAGATATTATACCTGGTAACACCCAAGGATTAGATTGTACTACGGTTTCATCTGCTGGTTCGGTTGCTTATAACCAAGCAATCACCGCTTTAGGAAATTCCGATGAATTCGATATTAACTTAATTGTGGTTCCAGGTATTGTTCACCAACATCACCCATACGTCACCGGACGTGTTGTTGATATGTGTGAAGCTCGTGGAGATTGTTTCTTCATCATGGATTTGTATGTTGATGATGGAAATCCAACAGCCGGTCAGATTGATGAAGTTGTGTCTGACGCTGCCGCTTACGATACCAACTACGCCGGTGCTTATTATCCTTGGGTTAAAATCCTTGATACAAACACTAACAAAGTTGTAACGGTTCCTCCATCTGTTGTTCTTCCAGCAGTTTATGCTGCTAACGACAAGGTTGCTGCTGAATGGTTCGCTCCTGCTGGTTTGAACCGTGGTGGTATCCCAACGGCAATTCAGGTAACTGATAGAACTACTCACGAAGAACGTGACACTCTGTATGATGGTAAGGTTAATCCAATTGCTGCCTTCCCAGGTCAAGGTGTTGTTGTTTGGGGTCAAAAGACTCTACAAAACGATGCATCTGCTTTGGATAGAATTAACGTTCGTAGATTGTTGATTAACTTGAAGAAGTTTATCGCTTCTACATCGAAATTCTTGGTATTTGAACAAAATACAGCTGCTACTAGAAACAAATTCTTGAGCATTGTTAACCCTTACATGGAATCGGTTCAACAACGTTCTGGTTTGTTTGCTTTCTTCGTTAAAATGGATGAAGAAAACAACACAGCCGACATTGTTGATAGAAACATTCTCTATGGTCAGATTTTCATTAAGCCAACGAGAACCGCAGAATTCATTGTTCTTGATTTTAATGTACTTCCAAGCGGTGCGTCTTTCCCGAATGCATAACAGTTAAATTAGACACAAAAGAAAAGAGGATTTTACCTTCATTAAATAAAATCATAGAATGTCACGGAGATTATTGGCATTCTGATTTACTCCACTCCCTAAAGGACCGCGGCTTTCTGGCAAATTCTCGTAAATAAACGTTTTAGAAATTGATATTTATTTAGGTATGAAAGTATCAAAACTTCAAAAGATAATAGATAAATGTATTGTTGAATCAATACATGCTACTATCGATGATGATTGGATTGATATCTTAGAAGATGTTAAGTCTGAATTTCATTCTGGTCAAAAACATCAGTCTTGGAAACTTGTACCTGCTAGAGACTTAAAATTAATATGGGCGAAGTTTGCAAAATATGGACGTGTAGATGAATCTTCCTTAAAAAAGATATGGGATATTTTAAGAGTTTTGATATCTAAGTTATTTATAAACAGTGATATAAAAGATGGTGTATTAGCAGATAGCTTCTTTGAAAAGGAGAATTATAAAGATATTACCGAGGAAGAATGGGAAAGATGGTTCACTTTTATTTCAGATAAATCTGGTTCTAAGTTAGTTAGAAATTTTGGTGAAATTGGTTCCGGTGGGAACGGAAGATACAGCGATAGAAGTAGAACATTATATAAAATGGCTAAATCTGTGGAATTGGAACACACTCCGGAAGGCCAACTCTTAAAAATAGACCAACTTTTAAATTTTATTCATGGATTAGGTTCTATGGCTCATTGGTTCGTTGAGGGTGGTGAATCTACGTTAGATGACATAAGAGATTATCAGGCTAAGGGAATAGTAAATACTGGAACCATATCAGAAAAATTTCTTGATTCATTTGAAAGTAATTTAGCAGGTAAGTCGGATTATGTAGAAGTTTTTATAAATCCTACACCAAGAGAAATAAAAGAAATAACTAAATATGACCAATATGGATTAATTTTAAGTGGTAACAATGCTTATGGTTGGGATAGAGATAAAGCATATCATTATCAAGTCAGGAAATTCTTAAAAAACAAGGTAGATAACAATTATGTTTGTTTGTTGGTGTATGTGGAGGGTGATAATGTTTCTCTTCTTGTTACAGACGATACAAAAGAATCCACCCTACATCATAATCCCAAGACAGAAGAGTTTATTTATAATCATCCATTTTTTAAACACAAAAATATAATTGAAGTGTTATATTGGGATCAAGATGTGGTTGGTAGTTGGAAAGATTTAGTGGCAGAAAATATCACTGTTCAACCTAAAGTGGTATATCATGTAACCCCAAAAAAGAATATACCAAATATGAAAATTAATGGTATATTGCCTAAACCCGATAGACCTGCCAAATTTTGTTCAAAAGCTGTGTATCTCTTTGATGATAGAGCTTCACTTGAAGATGCCTTGATGAACTGGCTTTCTGATAAATTTGACGAGGATGAACCTCTTGTTATTTTAACTATAAATACCGAAGGATTGGAATTATATTCTTCTGGTGTAGGATATGAAATTTATTCCTGTGATATAATACCTTGGAATAGGGTTACAAAAATAGAAGATGTTTAATTATGAGTAACGACGAACTACATGGTGGTGCCTTATCAAGAACCGGATTCTGGGGAAAACAGGGTGCTGGATGTATTTTTATGGCGAAAACCACTGGTAGGTTATTGTTACCACTCCGTTCTATGATGGTGTTACAACCAGGGACTTGGGGAGTGTGGGGCGGCGCTATAGATTCAGGTGAAAATCCTGCTAAGGCTGTAAAAAGAGAAGCCACTGAAGAAGTAGGATATAGAGGAATCATTGAAAAACTTATTCCTCTTTATGTTTATGAAGATAAACAATCTGGATTTAAATATCATAATTTTTTGGCCATTGTTGATGACGAATTTGACCCCCGTTTAAATTGGGAAACGGACAAATATAAATGGGTAGAATATGGACAATGGCCACATCCATTACATTTTGGATTAAAAGCATTGATTCAACATTCTGGTAATGAAATAAAAAGAATCATTGATTTAAATAATGAGGGAAAAAATTATAATGACTTCTCTTAAATCCATTATAATAGAAGAATCTTTTTCGGGAAAAGTTATAATGAATGTTGATATTCAACCAGAATATGAAGGTGGAATATTTTTTAAACCTCACGAATGGTGTGAGTGGTTAAACAGTATAGATAACGAAGCTTACAAAATTATTTTCTTGTATAATGGAGAAGACACAATGGGAATGGTGTCCGAACAAGACTATAAGACGTGGTTATTAGACAACGCTTTAGACGAAAGTGTTTTAGATACCTCAATTTTCTACGATAAGGGTTATGCTTTCTTTAGGTATTGTATGGATAACAGTATTGATGAAGATTCTGTCGCTAACTTTGTAAGATTCATGTATGAAAATAACATTCGTGATTCACGAGATATGGATAGAGAAATGTGGGCAAAATATTTAAGACAGTATAGACGTATAGATAAGAAAGAAGTTTATACATTATTACAGGCAGCGGCCGACTGTGTTCATATTCCTGATTTGATGGATTTTTTGAAACAATATAACAATATTGTTTTGACAGGTGGAGGAATAAATGAATGTCTTAAAGAAGTAGAAATTGCCTTAAAAGCTTTGAATAAACCGTATTCTGTTTTTAAGAAATTTACCTATTAAGTTCTTCGATTGGTTTTATTTCCTGATATTTATATTAGATGAGAGTTTATGAAAAAATCATCTGATATAACGCCGGTTTTTGTAGAATATGATGACGAAAATCTGTCGCATGTTTCTAGTGGGCATGACTACGGACAACCCTGGAGTGCATCCCACGCATGGACAGAAATTGACTCTAAAGAGTATCCATCATTTGTTCGACAAATCGGAAGTAAGATTTTAAAAAATCCTGTGAGGATACATCCTTACTGAGTACTGTACTTTTAAAGTACTTTATTCTTGATCTTTTAAGATCAGTACTAATTATTTCTTTATTGTATCTATCGAGCCCGTCGCTTCACTTCGCTATCGCTCATTGTTTCGCTCGACGCTCTAAAGTACAGAACAAAAAAACTTCCGTCAATTTCTTATATATCTTTCTTTATATTTATACTCATGAGTGATGTTAATAAAATTATTTATGTCGATATGGATGGAGTCTTAGCAGACTTCGACTCCGGTGTAGAAAAAACTACCGGAAAAAGAATGAATTATTATTTTAACGATGATGACCCTATATGGGTTCAAATACGAAAACATGGGGTAGAAAGGTTTTTTTCGGAATTAGAATGGTTGCCTTATTCCAAGGATATGTGGAATTATATTTATTCTAACTTCATGATTGTTAAAATATTAAGTGCTATGGGGAAGGAGAATGAAAGGAATAATGGGGTTTATAGAGGTAAACATAGTTGGTTAAGAAAAAATATACCTAATCTCAGAGAATCGGACATCATTTTAGTTGCAAACAAACATAAAAAACAAGAGTATTCGAGGCCTGGAGATATAATTATAGATGATACAGAGGTCGTTATTACTGAATGGAATAACAAGGGTGGCACCGGCATATTGCATAAGTCTGCCCGAGAAACAATAAAAATTTTAAGTCAATACGTATGATATCTACATCTCAAATAACAAGTGGCGGTGATAAGGATACAAAGGGTGTACAAACCTATTCAAAGATAACCCTCGTGACCACAGGTCTTCAACCAAAAACATTTAAGGTTTTAACCATCGAACCCAGTAAAGATGGAAAGACAGCAACCGTTACGGTTCAAATGCCTGATGGGAAACCTGAAGTCAGAAATAACGTTCCATTAGATAATAAAAATTTTCGTATAGATGGTAAACCTTCTCCTGTTGATCTAAAATCGGCATACGCATCCATGTATGGTAAAAAAGAATTAGGTTTAATGGAAAATGAAATAAGTGGAGAGAATTACATTGTTCAAAGAAAATTAGATGGTAAATATTTGACTAAAAAAGGTTATGAACCATCAGTAGAGGATGCAATGATATTTACACAACATCCTACAAAAATGGATGCAATTCAATCCAAACACCCACAACTTAATATCATTCCGGTTAATGAAGAACATGGAAAATTACATTATTGGGGTGCCCAGCCAAAGGGAAAAGAATATGGTATTAGTAGCAAGCCTGATGAAATTACATCAAAATTAAAAGAAAACATTCTTAGTATTTTATGTGAAATAATTAACGAAGATCATGAACAAGAACATGGTTACAGTGAAAAACATGAAATTAATTTGATAAAAGATATAAATCGTGTTGCTCAGGTAGGTATTCATCGTAAACAAGCAGTGATTCAAGATTTAGAATTGATTAAGAAACTATCAGATGAATTACTGAAAATGCATAATGAACTTCAGGAAGATAAAAAAGATGACCATCAAGAAAAGGTTAAACTGGCTATAAAAACCGGAAAATGTATGAAATGTGGAAAGAAAATAAATCCAGGTACATCTTCTACTCTTTGCCCATCGTGTCATGAAGAGTCATTAGCTAATGCAGAACGCTATTTAGGTGTTCAATAATAAAGTTAATGAAACTTAGGGTTTACAATAAAACGTTAGACCCGAATCTTTGGAATGAGGATATGAAACTCAAACCGGAGATTCGCAAACGATTATTAAAAATCTCCAAGGACTTTTATGATTCCACGGACCTTAAAGGTGGTATTCAAGATATTTACTTTTTAGGTTCGGCAGCAAATTATAACTGGACCCCAACAAGTGATATAGACCTTCATATATTAGTTGATGCTTCCAAGGAGAAAATAAATCCAGAATACCTAAGAAAGATAATGGATAATTTTGGTTTTAAGTGGAATACTCAACACCAAAATATTGACATTAAAGGTCATAAAGTTGAAGTGTATCTTCAAGATATTGCTGACACAAATAGATCCATAGGAATCTATTCTATTTTACATGATGAATGGATACAGGAACCAAAAAGAGAAAACATAGAATTAGATAAAGAAAAAATTAAAAAGAAGTATCATCAGTTAAAAGATCAAATAACAAAATTTATCGAGACGGAAGATGTTGATAAATTGAAATCATTAATGAAATCAATAACCGCTTATCGTGAATCTGGACTTAATAAAGAGGGGGAATTTAGTAACGAAAACATTGTGTTTAAAGCTCTTCGTAATTTTGGTGACTTAAAGAGATTAAAAGATGCAACTAATCAGTTATATGATAAAGAAGTTACATTAAAAGAATCAGTAGATTTAAAAAAAAATTACACCGATTTAGCTAAAGAAGTCTCTGATAAATTACACTGTGATAAATCTGGTGTTTGTATGGAATTTACTAAAGTATTTTCAGAAGAGGCAATAAAAAGGGGTATGAAAGATTTTTGGGTTGTAGAAGGTTATATTATTAGACAAGGAAGACATCAACATACTTGGATAGAATTAAAAGATGGAACAGTCCTTGACCCTACCATCGTTCAGTTTAATTTATCAGGAGAAGAAAACCCTAAATATTCAAAAACCATAAAGAAAAAATATACTCCGGAAGAGTATTTAATTCCACATCCAAAAGATGCTGCATTTGATTTAAAACATCCAGAATACAAAAAATCATTTTACAAAGAATCAAAAGGAACACGTATATGGATTGGTCTAGTTGATGATGATTTACATGTAAAAGCTATATCATCAGATAGTGAAACTATGACGCATCAGCAGGTTCCAGGATATAATAGGAATGATGATAGATGGAGAGAAGACTCTGATTTTATTTTTTGGTGGGGAAATCCAAGTTCCGATGTAAAAGATTCAGTGTCAGATTGGATTAAAACAAAAACAGGTAAAAATATAGTAAAACACCGTTCGTCAATGCACATGTCAGATATGGATAAATTTAGAATGCATGACCCATACATAACGTGGGGTAGAAAAGTTGCTGAAGGAAAACATAATCCATTTAAAGATAAAAAAATGGAGTTTGTTACTTTTGGTGGTCTTAGTTTAACAAAACAAAAAGGATACAAAGGACCGCCTACCACATTTCATGGACCTCCATCGAAGAGGGGAATTTACGCTTTTGTCTGGCCGTATATTGAAAAATTGTTGTTAGGTGGTAGTGAATTTGTTGACCCAAAGAAACGAGGAAAGGGTCAGAGACAAAGAATTACTTACATCAGAGACAAGAATGGAAATGTAATAACAAACAAACACCCTGACTATCTATCGATGACAGACAAACCAAACGGTGCGTGGTCATTTTCAAGGAAAAATAAAGGATTCAATGATGACGATGATATAGATTATGATGAAAAATATACATCATTCTTATACAATAACGACTATCGAAAGAAATTCTCTTATAGTGGACCGATTTGGCATCATCTCGGAAGTCACGTTAAGGAAGAAAACGTGTTAGATAGAAAAAATGAGTGGGTTAAAACCGATATGGCAACCTTTAGGGAAGCGTTCAAGAAGGAATTACATAAGATGGCCACGGATGCAAAATCTCAAGGAATGAATCCAAACCGATTATCAAAAGGATATGCCCTTGACCACTTGGAGGTCTTTATTGACCAAAAGATTTAATTTATCTTCCATACCCACTTAGAGTTTCCACAATCCCATATTCTATCAAATCCGTTATTTTTCATATTTTGCCACTCAGATAGATTTTTATCGAAGGAAAATAATTTTTTCTGGAGTCTGTGTTTTTGAAAAGACATTCTATTAAATAATTCAGTGTGTTCTTGATTAACATAATAATAATTTGGTGGTGTATGGCCTACAAAGGTGAACCCTAAATTACTATAAACAGAACCATCAAAATATTTTCTATCACAGTATGTCACTATAGATTTTGGATTTTGGTTGTTAATAAAATAACTAAAAAGTTTGGATGATCCACCAATCACAGATAGATTTAATTTATTACAAAAACGTGACATTTCATATTCATATTTTTTATCAAATCTGGATTTACAAAAAGTCATAATGGATATTAACTCATCATCATAGTATAATCCGTATTTAAAACTACTTTTATCACGTCCCTGAATGTGATTGTTGTCAAGAAACTCGATACAATCATGCATATCTACGGATTTAATAAAACAATTTCTAGCATATATTTTATTTTTTGTAACATTTATTTTATTTCTTAATATAGATTTCACTATTTCTTTATTTTTTATCCAGTGGTATTCAAAAATATGAAGTAAACGAATTTCTTTAGATATACATTTATTTGATTTATTAAGATGATACGTTTTATTTTTATTTCCTGTTAATTCACAATGCCAATATGTTCCATTGAATTCGATGGCTAGTTTTAATGAAGGTATATAAATATCTATTTCTTTAGGATATAAAATAGTTCGTTCGTTTGTTAAAATTGTTACATCGTTTCCCAATTCTTCTTTTAAGAAATCGTATATTTCCTTTTGACCGTATGAAGTGTCATCTTTGTCACATTTGAAACAAAATGGAAACCTGCCATCATTTAAATTACACAAAACTGTCTGATCACATCTATCACATTTAAATTCATATTTTTTATTTTTAAGAACACCGTTGTATTCTTTTATATCAAATAATGGAGTAAAATTATCGAATCTTCCAGATGATAAAAATCTATCAAAAATTGTATTTTTGTATTTTTCCTTATATGAATTTGCTTGTGAAGGAAATTCTACGTTGTATTTTTCTAAACAAGTCTGTTTTGTTTTTTCCTTATACTCATCTGTTAAAACATAATTTTCTACACCATACTTATCCAAACATGTTTTTTTCATCTTTTCTACATTATTAAAATTTTCATCACTATATTTTTCTAATTTAGTATCTTTGGATTTTTGTAAAAAAATCGACGACTGTAAAGCATGTTCTATCCCATATTTTTCCTTCATAGATGACTTAAAATTAGAAACAACTTCTTTGGTTTTCATTGGGTGATCCACGCCATATTTTTTCCTATATGTAAGTAACTTGTTACGTTGTATTTTTTCTAAAACATCGGGACTTCTATTAGAACATGACTTAGAACAAAATCTCCGTTGAGACGCTTTGCTCCTTTTTCGATGTGGAATTTCATAATCCTTATCACAGACTTCACATTTTTTAATAATCGGTTCTTTATTCATATTGATCCATTGGTTCAAACGCAGTAACAATAATTAAGAATCGAATACAAAAAAAATCAAATTATTATTTGATGTATATTTATATTAGTGTTGGATTATAAAACATTAAAAGAAAGATAATTTTATGGCAGATTTACTAAATTCCAATGAGATATTCTGGACGGCCTTCGAAACAAAAACACAAAATCGTTTCATCATGTATGTCGATGGTATCCCATCGTTCATTTTGAAGAAATGTGACCGACCAAAGCCAACTAGCGAACGCAAGGCCCTCGACCACATCAACCTTCAAAGATACTACAAAGGAAAGACGATTTGGAACGAAATTACTGCTGAACTTTATGACCCAGTTGTTCCATCCGGTGCCCAAGCTGTAATGGAATGGATTCGTCTTTCTCACGAATCGGTTACTGGCCGTGATGGATATCAAGATTTCTATAAAAAGGACATAACCATAAATGTCCTTGGACCAGTCGGTGATAAGGTTGAGGAATGGACATTGAAAGGTGCATTCATCACTAATGCCGATTTCCAGACCCTAGACTGGACGAACAATGGCGACCCACTCGGAATTACACTTACTTTGTCGTACGACTACGCCATACTACAGTTTTAATTATATACTGCCTAATAATCCTATTAAGGGACACTCTCTACTGCTTGTTTTAGTAGTAGAGAGTTTTCGTTTTTATAATCACATGTTCAATAGACAATAAAGAGTTTAAGAATGGAGTTAAAAACAACATCCATCATTGAATTTTATCTGAATAAAATAACTTGAAACCTTATTTTTACTCTATATATATTCTGATAAGGTTTACGCTTCTTGTGAGGGTAAATCGTTTAATAGACTAAAACGTTATTAAAAGAAAGGTCAATTATGAAAAATTCATTAGTTAGATACAATACATCGGTTCCATCCTTAAATAGAGATGAGTTTTTAACTCCATTCTCTTCACTATTTGAAACATTCTTCAACGATAACTTTCCGGAATTACATTCAAATTTCGGAGTGGATTTTTTTGGAAAAGGGTCTTATCCAAAAGTTGATATAAGAGATGAATTGGATAAAGTGGTTATTGAAGCAGAGGTTCCAGGTCTTAAAAAGGAACAAGTATTAGTTGAAGTAGAAGATAATGTCCTTAGAATTAAAGGGGAAAAACAATCCATTGAGACAAAAGAACACAAATATATCCATAAGGAATTGAAACGGTCGTCTTTTTGTCGTTCATTCTCCCTAGGTGAGAATGTTGATAAAAACAACGTATCTGCTAAATTTGAAAATGGAATATTAGAAATTACTCTCAACAAGGTAAAGCCGACTCCAAAGACGGATACAGTTAAACAAATAGAAGTGAGGTAATTAACAAAATATAACAAAGCCGTCCTGACGGACGGCTTTTTTGTTTTTAGAAGATATGTAACATATTTATATGGTGATATGAATAGAGAAATTAAGCCACTTCCGTCAAAATCGCCAGATGACATTTTAGGTCTTATTTATAAAATTAAAGAAGGCGAATTCATTGCGTTTTACCCAACTCAAGGAAACAACTATCAATGGATTGCCGTGGAAAAAAGAGTTCAAGGCGATGAAGTTTTATTTATTCGTTACGAATATGGTGAAGGAAGAATGGATTTAGAAACTGAGGAAGATGTAGATCAAGTAGCAAAAGATGTGGCCCAAGCCAATTACAATTTTTACGAAGTGGGAAACATACAAGGATATGTTAAAGCATCTCGATATCACTACGATGATGATCAAGGAATCGGCGACTATGAAACGAATGGTCCTGATAGACTCACTTGGGCTGATATCCGAGAATCAAAAATATCCGTAGAAGAATTGAAAGAAATCATCAAGTCTTTAATTAGAGAAAATTTGGGTTATAGTCATGCAATAATTAAACCACAACCTGAGAAAGACCCGGTCACTGAAACAAATAAACCCTTCTACGAAAATCTTTCTGAAACACTAGCAGCGGTTGAACAGTTCATTGAAAGTAACAAGATTGTTATTGACCCAAGTGAACATAAACAAAGCGAAGCCGACAAATACGGTATTCGTCAACCATATATGTATGGTGGCATTGGATATGAACAACATAAGGATACCCATTACAAACTTTTACAATATAAGGGCAAGCCGACCAAGAAATATCTCCATATAAGCATTTACAGAATGCCTACTGGAAGATATGAACTCACGAATTACGTGTCATAATGAAAACAATAGGAATATACAACGGACGATTTCAACCACCACATAAAGGACATTTGTCTATTTATAACAAATTAAAAAGTGTGGTTGGTCCTGATACATTTATTGTTTCTTCGGATAAAGTAGAGCCGACTCATTTTCCTTTATCCTTTGCAGAAAAAGAAGCAATATGGGTAAAACATGGAATCCCTTCAAGTCATGTTATCAAAGTAAAAAATGGATATTCTCCGGTTGAAGTTGTTCAAAAATATCCTGATGCTGCAATTGTATTTGCTGTCAGCAACAAAGATAAACCTAGATTTATAATTTCCGTTGGACAAAAAAACGGAAAAGAAGTGTGGTTAACAGGCAAGGGAACAGAGTCATATTTTCAACCTTACGAATCAAATAAAAACAACATGGAAGTAGGAAGAAAACATGGATATGTCATCTTTGTAGAAGATGCTAAGGTAGATGGGAAGGAAGTAAACTCTACCGATATAAGAAACGCATTAGGAGCAAAAACACAATCCGAAGACAATAAAAGAAAATTCTTTCAATGGGTATTCGGTTGGTTCGACCCAAGCCTTTTTAGACTCTTGGTAGATAAATTTTCTTCACAAGATGTAAATTTTAAGCCCTCTAAACCTGATATGAAAGAATACATTACTAATTTAGTAAGAGAATGTATTTTGGAATTAATGGGTGATCCTCCGCTATCTGCAACGCCTAGTGGGATAGAGATTGGATTGGATGAACCTGATTACAGTTCGGAACAAAGAGCTAAAGATACTGCACAAGCTAAAATTAATGCACAAAAAGAAAAACAAGCCACTGAAAGAGATTTAGCTACAAAGAAAAAAGAACTTGACTACAAGAAAAGGGATGTAGAGAGAATGAGAAGAGATGTTATACCTGATCTTGAAAAGCAAAGACAGGAATTAAACAAACGGATTTCGGGTCAAATATAATAACGAAAAATTTGGACATTCCCCTATATATTAATTGAATGATAGGTTAATATTATGAGTGATGAAGTAATTCCGTTACGAAGGCCAGGTGGTATGAATCCACCAGTTTCAACACCAACAAAAGAAGTTACAAAGTATCCAACTGAAATGGTTCCACTTCCTACAAAGGGAAAACTATACCCTAAAGGTCATCCACTATCGTCAGGTGTAATTGAATTAAAACAGATGACCGCAAAGGAAGAAGATATATTAGCCAACCAAGAGTTAATTAGGAAGGGAACAGTATTAGATAAACTTATTGAATCTCTATTGGTTGACAAAGCAGTTCAAGTTGCTGAAATATTTGCACAAGATAAAAATGCAATACTAATTGCAGTAAGACGTTTAGCTTATGGAGATGAATACCCTGTTTCTATAAAATGTCCAAATTGCTTAGAGGAAAACAAAGTAAAAATAAACCTAAGTGAAATCGGCAATAAAGAAGTAAACCTTGATAACGTGGTAGAAGGAGTGAATGAATTCTCGTATGAATTGCCTCATTCTAAGAAAAAGCTTACATTCAAGTTATTGAATCAAGTTGATGAACTTTCCATAGAACAAGAATTAAAAAATCTAAAGAAAATAAACAAAGAATCTAATAACGATTTAACTACTCGTTTAAAATATGTTATAACTTCGGTAGATGGAAATGCCGACAAGGCAATCATTAGAAAGTTTATTGAACAAGATTTCTTATCAAAAGATAGTTTAGCATTAAGAAAACACATGAAAGAAGTTATTCCAAATATCGATTTGACCTTTGATTTTACATGTGAACGATGCGACCATGAAAGGAGGATAGATATCCCATTGGGAGCTTCCTTTCTATGGCCTGACATTGAAACCTGAAGATAAAGTCCGAATTCATTCGGACATTATTTCTTTAGCATATCATTCAAATGGTGCATTTACTCATGATGAAGTATATGCACTACCTGTCCCATTAAGATTTTTTTATACAAAATGGTTGTTAGAACAAATGAAAAAAGAAAAAGAAGCACAACCCGATGATAAAAAGCCAAAAAAAGTTATCGCAAAACCGTTCTAAAAGACAGACATAGACACTATTTATAATAGTAATATAGTGATTTATGCCGGAAAACCTAGACAAAAAAACATTAGAGGCTTATCAAGATGCCAGTCTCAATGTATTACAGAATTTCAAGAATATCGAACGTTCCTTAGAAATTCAAAGTAGGTTCTTAAAGATGCATGGTGTAGAACAAGGTATCATTAAATCCATCCAAGAAGAACAACTCACCACACAACAAAAATTATCAGCTATTGAAATCAATATTCAGGAACGATTGAGGGCATCGATGGAAGCCCACCAAAGAATTCATCAATTAAGAACAATGGGTAGGGCACTAACTGCCGCAGAATCTAATGAATTAACGAGACAACTTAATGCGTTAATGGATCATCGAGACACGATTAAATCGATGTCACAAGAATACGCCAAACTTTCCGCTGAACGTTCAAGGGGATATGTCGCTGATGCTTTAGGGTTTTCTAAGTTAAAAGAATCTTTCTCTGAGTATTCTAGGTTGTGGAGTAAGGGTGGACCAATTTTAGTTGGTATAACCCTAGCGGTTTCATTGTTTAAATTTATTCTGGATGTATTTAATGAAATAGATAAAGCTGCAGCTGATTTCAGAAAAAGTATGGGTATAACCAGAGAGTTTACTGGAATCATAGATAAGGATACAAGAGATATACACTTTACCCTCGGTGCTGTAGGAGTGACTGCTAGAAATGTTTATGAATCTGTTCAGGCTATGGCCGATGCGTTCGGAACAACCCTTGTATCCAGTAAGAGTGTAAGTGAAACCATGTCGTTGATGAGTCAACAATTGGGTATCACATCGGCATCTTCTGCCGAATTTTTAAAGAACATGTCTTCCGTTGCTGGAAGTACATCCAAGATGCAAGAGAACATGTTGTTATTCACTGCTAGATTATCAAGAGCAGCTGGAACCAATCTTGACGATGTAATGAAAGACATTTCAAGTGCAACGAAATCACATTTTGCATTCATGTCTCGTTCCCCAATTGAGATAGCTAAAGCTGCTGTAGAAGCAAAAAGATTGGGAACGAGTTTAAGTTCGGCGGCAAGCTCAGCAGAAAAATTAATTGATTTTACATCTTCTGTAAGAAGTGAAATGGAAGCCAGTGTATTACTTGGACAAAGTATTAATTTACAAACTGCGAGAGAGTTAGCATACAGAAAAGATATAAAAGGATTGAATTCTGAAATACTTCGAATTGCAAAAGAAACAAGTTTTGAACAATTAGATCCATTCCAACAACGTGCCGTTGCTGAAGCATTGGGTAAATCAGCCGATGAAGTTGGTAGAATACTTCAAGCTGATAGAGAAATGCAAAAAATACGTCAGTCTTCAGACCCGGAGATAAGAAAACAACTTAAAATTTACGAAGACCTAACACGAGCTACAGCAAAGCGTGCAGAACTTGAAGCTAAGAGTGAAAAACATACGTTAATGATAAAAAACAATAGTGCTAGAATTGAATCGATTCAACAATCATGGAAAGCACTAACTCAAAGAGTTGCAGAAATATTTCTTCCTATTATTGATACTGTATTGGGAGGGATAGCTAATACCCTAAATTGGATAAACTTAAATACGAATAAATGGGTAGCTGGAATTGCCGCTGGTATAGTTTTAGTGGGAGGACTTGCAGCAATATTTTTTGGATTAGGAAAATTCTTTGCTGGTATAGGTGCCGGTATAGGTAAAGGATTGGGAGGATTCCTACAAGGAACTGCTAGTGGATTAAAAGCAATGGGGAATCCATCGGTATTACGTGGTGTGTTTAGTGTATTAGCTCTTAGTGCTGCATTGATTCCATTTGCTTTTGCTATGAAATTGATGAATGGAGTAGAATGGAAGACATTCTTTATAGCCGCGGCCGGTATAACTGCATTGGCTATTGGTGCCGCAGTTCTTGGACCAATTCTTCCATTAATAGGATTGGGAGCATTGGCTATTGCAGCATTAGGTGCATCATTAATTCCATTTTCAGCAGCAATGTGGATTGCATCTAAGGCAATACAAAATTTTGCTAACGGATTTCAAATTGTAGTCAACGGTTTCAAAGACCTTCAATCTTTAAGTTTGGCAGGAACAATAATTCAAGTAGTCAGTTTAACAAGTGCGTTAAAGGATTTGGCTATTGCTATAAATTCTATTCCTGATGTAAAATTTGATAAACTAAGGGATATATCAGTAGGATTCAACAATGCTTCTACAGAAGGTGTAAGAAACAACAAATCCGAACAGCCAGATACATTTAAATTAATATACGATGAAATCTGTGCTTTGAGAAAAGATATGTTGAATGGAGGAATTTCTTCCGTTGTTTACTTGGATAGTCAATTGTTATCTTCTCAGACAGACCGAACTACTAAATTTAAGAATGGATATGGGGTCAATAATCCTCGTATAACGTAATTATAGAATATGGCAGATAATAACAGAATAGATGCGATAGCCCCATTACAGGGATTCCCTCCGCTTGTACAAAATGTACCCCCTAATTATCCATTAGGGCCACAACCGGGAAAAATTAGTTTATTATTTAATGCAAATTCAGAAAATCTATATCGTAAATTTTCTCCATATACAGATCATGATTCTTTGTTGAATTTTCTACCAAATAAACAACCATTTATTTACAAATATCCCGGAGAAGGAAATAGGACATTCGTTGGAGATTTACCAAGACCATTTAAATTTATTGAATCTCGTGCGGCCCCAATTCAATCAACACTAAACGACTTAGTTCGTATAGGTAAGTTTTCCATATCTCCGGATGGTGTAATGTTTTATGTTAAACAAGGAGCATTACAATTATTACAACCTTATCCAGAAACGAGAATTTACAATCCATTGTCTGTAATGTTATCCGTCGGCCAACCGGCTACTTTAGGGTTGGCACCAAGAGTTACTAGACACATAGATGTTGTTGGTTTATTAACCGGAACAACCGGAACACCATTATCTACGGTTGGTGTGAATGCTTTATCAAGAGAGGCCGTCACGGGTGGAAGAGGATTAATTAGATCGCCAAATGCAGGACAGGCATATTATAAATTACAAACCAGTTGGCCAAAAACAGTATCAGGTAGAGGAATTCAAAACCTATTCGAGTCAATGAAGAATGCAATGAAATCCTTATTTGCTACAACCAATTTAATTCCACCATCAAATCAATTTAGAGCCGATGAAAAAGCCTATGAATTAATGGTTCAATCTAATAGAATACCATTGATTCAATCTTGGTTCGCATCAAACAATCAAAACGTGACTAATCGTTCCAAACTTATACCTATGGCCGGTGGAGTATGGGCCGTTATTCCTATAAATATAGGATTCACCGGAGTCACCGTAAAGGGTTCAAATACAGGATACGACCTTACGAGTGAACTAACAAAATATGCACAGTATGTAAAGAGGGTAGATGATGGAGAATTTACAAATTCTGACATTCTAGTTAATTATTCCAGATATTCTTCTGAAAGGCCAGGACCAAATAATCGATTTTGGGAAACCAAGATGGATAATCCAAAAATAGATGCAGTCAAGAAGATTAATCAAACATTAAAAGACGTTATAGATGGATTAAAGTATGCCAGATACGAAACAGTAATTAATCAAGGAAGTAGGGCAATATCATTACCTAATACTGACCCTACAAGTATGGGATATAACAAAATTGGTTCGAACCAAGGATATCAACGAGAGTATTTTTCTCATACTAGGACTTTGGAAAATAATTTAACAGCGTTTAATCAAAAGTTTTCAACAACAAATAAATCGGATGGATTAAATAGAATATCCGTAATAGGAAAAGACAGAATACTTTCCAACAATGGGCAATCCAAAGAAAAAATACCTTTGGATGATTTCGCTGGGTGGACTGAGTGGAAACCATATCACGATGACATTATTGCATTTTATTTTTATGATATTGTTAATGAAAAATACATTCCGTTTAGAGCAACCGTCAAGGGTATATCGGAAGGTGGTACAGCATTTTGGGATGAATTAAGATTTATTGGCCGTGCCGATCAAGTTTATACATACAGTGGATATAGCAGAACCCTATCATTTACATTTAATGTGGTTGTTAATAGTATTAAGGAACTTCTTCCTACTTGGAGAAAAATCAATTATATGGCTGGTGCAGTAAAACCATCCAATTACACTAAAAAAGGAGGACCGGACGCATTCAATAGATTTATTGTTCCTCCAATGTTCATGGTAACGATTGGTGATTTATACAAATTTCAACCGATTGTATTAAAGAGTGTAAACATAAACATACCAGACGATGCTTCGTGGGAAACGATGAATGAAATCAATAATCCATTAGAGGAATGGAATTATTTAAATAAATCTATAAGGTCGAAGATGGTTGGAAAAAACTACGCACAACTTCCTAGGGAAGTGGAAATTGCTGTAACATGTGATGTCTTAGAAAAAGATCGTGCAATAGTGGGTAATGCAAACTTTGGTCACGCTCCATTCACGGATGATTATATAAACAATGTGTTTATTCCATCAGATAAAAATACTCCTTTCTTACCAGAGCCAACGGAATTTCATAAAAATATGGTGGAGTATAATGGAGACACAGGAACCACATTGGATGTATCCAAGAGAATTAACGTCGAAGAATCAAATCCTAGTTCTGATGTAGATGTTAATCGTAGTCCGGCAGGAGAAGAACCAGGACTTCCTGCTCAAGATTCACAAGACCCAACTAAACTTCCAACTACATCCGGAGCAAAGGCCGGTAAGTCAATAATATAATCATGAAACGTTACGAATCAACTCAAGTAGAAAAACGATTTGATGGGAAAAGGGTATATAAAACCACAGAATACCCTGTCATAACTCCACAAGAGTCGGATATTATATTGATATCGGGAGAAGCAGATTATCTTGATACATTGGCTTTTAAATTTTATAATGACCCTACTTTGTGGTGGGTAATTGCTTTAGCTAACAACATCGGAAAAGGAAGAATGAGTATCGAGCCGGGTCTTCAACTTCGTGTGCCTACTAATATTTCATCTATAATAACAGAATTTCATAATTTAAATAAATCATGAATTTAATATATAAAAAGTTATGTCCTGTGTGTGATAAAGAACAAATTTATTCTTGTAAATTATCTTTAAATAAAGCTATTATCGAGAATTCTTTATGTTATAAATGTAGAGGTAAAAAACAAAGAAAAATGGTGGATTTCATTTTCTTTTTAAATGAAAATTGGTGTAAAAGATGTCCTTCTTGTAACGATATAATGACATACGTATCGAGGAATAGTGCCATGAAATATAGAGATGTAAGGTGTAATTCTTGTGCAAAAAAAGGAACGAAAAGAAATGATGAAGTAAAAAGAAAATTATCATTACAAAAAATGGGAAAAAACAATCCGATGTTTGGAAAAGTATCATTTATGAGGGGAAAACATCACACAGAAGAAACAAAATATAAACTCAGACTTGCCACAATTAAAGATTTACAAAATAAAAGATTATTACCATCACAAAAAAATTATAATCCAATTGCTTGTGGATTCATAGATAATATAAATAAAGAAAAAGGATGGAATCTTCAACACGCAATGAACGGTGGAGAAATAGAAATATATGGATATTTTGTAGATGGTTATGATAAAGAAAGAAACATTATATTTGAGTATGACGAACCAAAACACGAAGTCTTGTCGATTAAAAAACGAGACGAAGTGAGACAACAAAGAATTATTGAAAAAATTAAGCCTATGATGTTTATAAGATACAAAGAAAAATTCGGTAAATTTGTAGAAGTCATTTCTGGAAAGGAGTGGGTGTAATATGCCTATACCATTCATTCCTTGGATTCCTCATAATTTACCAACTGAAATCCAACAAGAACTCAATCGACGAAAATTGAGTAGGGGACTGAATTATGTAAAAAATGATACTGCAGGCGGATGGGATTTAGCAACCGGAGACTGGTCAAAATATAAAGGGCCAATGGTTTCTTGGGCCAGAATGTGTTCAAATAGTGAAGGGTCTTTAAGTAAGAACAAACCTCGTTTTGTATTGTTTGGTGGAAAAGGATATGACCAAACGTACGGCTTTATTCCAAATGGAGGAAATAGTAAATACAGACAAATAATAGGGTATCAACCAGACGGTTCTCCACATACCCTAGACCAAGATATTAGAAACAGTGATTACCCTATTCACACCGGAACCCCCGAAATTTCCAAAATAGACGTAACTGTTCAAAAAGAACTATTCAGACGTGCAACAGTGGAGTGGGTTTGTTTTTCCCCTAAACAACTAGAGTATCTTACTCCATATTTTTTGGTGCCTGGAATAACAATTCTATTAGAGTTTGGATGGAATCATTTTAATCCAATTTCATTGGTGGATATAAAAGATCTTTCCAACATGAAACGATTATTTCAGGATACAACAGACCTATATAATAGTTCTATCTTATCAAAAGGTAATTATGAAGTTGTATATGGAATTGTTACTAATTTTAATTGGACGGTCGAAGGAAGTAAGATTATCTGTTCCACGGAAATAACATCCAAAGACAAACTCTATTCCGGCCTCACAAAGAATAGTGCATTAATAATCAATTCCACAACACCGGGAGATAAAGAGGGACCAGGAATATTACAAGGAATAAAGACATTTGTGAACCTTGAAGAGAAACAATCAAGTATGTTCACTAATTTCAAACTGTTAAAGAATATTAATATTAACGACCGAAATTCTATAACGAATTTCTTTGCTAATTATTCAGGAACATCAAAAAGACCATTTGCTTCTATATTGGCTGATTTATTTGCTTTGGAAAAGGGAGATTTATCACAGTTTTCAAATTTACCAGGCGAAACTGACACCCAAAAGAAAGAAAGATTAAGAGAGAAGGTTAATTTCTTAAAGGATGCTAAGATGTCTTATATTCGAGGGATATTCACTGGTAGGGAAAAGGGTGAGTATGCAAATTTCTTGACTCCACAAGCACAAAGTTTAGGCGACCCACAGAAATATGATTTTGACGCCACAGAAACAAAAGACCTAAGTAAGTTATGGATAAACATGGGATTGATAGTTGATATATTGAACTATTTTTCCTATCTTCCTGGAACAGGAGACATCCCTCCATTTAAAGTGGATATAACCACATCAATTATAGGTGGTCATCCAAACATGATTTCCTGTGACCCAAATGTTTTGATTCCTAACTATCAGGCACCAAAATACCACATGGGAACACAGGGGTTAACAAAATACAGTGGTAATGATGCAATCAAAAATCCACAACAAAATAACGAATATTACAAACAGTATCAATTAGCAAAAAGAAAAGCTATAACTAACTTATCTCCGGCCGACGAAAAAATTCGACAAGTTTATTATCAAACACCTGAAAATAAATGTTTCCGAATAAATTTGGATGACGTAATAAATGTAAATAGATACATTTTGGGTGGAACATCAGCTAATGAAGAAGACAGAAATAGGTCATTTAGTTTTCCAGCAAAAACGGAAAGACGTTTGTATAATAATCAAATTGTGGAAAAGGATTATTCCGGACTGCTAACAAACGTTTATATAAGTTTTCAATCGTTTAAAAATATAATAGATGATGAATCGGTAAAAACCTATCAAGACATTTATACAAAAATACTTGATTTGTTGATGAAGTCGGTTGATGGATTTTGGGATTTATCCTTGATAGAAGCCGAAGGTCAGATGACCATTGTAGATAAGAATTATATTAACTTAAATAATAAGACTATTGAGAACAAGGTTTATACGTTTGATTATTATGATGCCGACAGCTTTATTGAGTCTTTGAAATTTAGACCACAATTATCCGATGCCCAAGCCACGAGAGCGATATACGGTGGTTCTAATAATTCAGGCTCCAAGGCTTCATTGACTGATAAAGAGGATTTACTAAACTATCAATTCAAAGATTTGGTGTTTGCACAAGACCTAAAACCAAGAAACGGCGCTGGAACAGATGCAGAACAAGAAAAATATGCCAAAGAACAAATGAGAGATATAATAAAGGGACTACACACTATCAATGACAACAGTATTGACACCCTACAAATGACTCTCGATAATGGAGAAATTATAAAACTCGTTCTTCCATCAGGTCAACAAAAACTTCTTCGGTCAACATTTGATGATGGTAATGAAGAAAAGAATCAACGATACTGCGGAATACAACCCGGCATAACTTTAGAACTGACTATTTCGGGAATTGGCGGAATAAGAACATTTCAATACTTTTTAGTTAGAAACCTACCACAACCATACAGTGAAGAAAATATTATCTTTCGAGTTGTAAATGTAACTCATGGATTACAGAGTGGAGAATGGAAAACGACCATTCAAGCCGGGCTTCTTCCGTTGACCAAATACATAAAGACCAGACTCTTGTAAGTATAATAAAAATTGACACTACCTCACCCTTTAAGTAGTGTACTGATAATGAATTCGGTGGAAGAGTATAATCGATTTTTATCGGAGATTGAAGGTCATGGTGTAATCATTCAAGCCATTCCGAGAAATCCTCATGTCCATCCGACACAATCTCCCACATCAGTTGTATTAGTAAAAGATGTCTCGACCAAAAAAACTTATAACGTATCTATTTCTCATCCCGATGGAAAAATACTTACAGACAAAGACAAACTGATTTTTGATTTGAATCGAGTCACTAAATCAAGATGGGCATTTGATAAAAAGTCAACGATACAACAAATAAGACTTCCATCTATAAATGATATAAATTTATTAATATTTTTGTCGGAAAATAAAATGGTCGAAGAATCTCAATACGAAACTGCTGCACATAAATTGATAAAATCTTTAACAAAGAAAGATGCAAATCAATCAATACCAATTTTGAAACATAAGGAATTATTTGATAAAATGTGTACAGTGTTTTTTGAATCGATTCCAAACTGTAAAAAGGATGATGGTTATGATAAAGAGAATGAAATCATTATCGAAACGTTATCAGAATTAGAAGAAAATGGAATCTATGTAAACAAAACATGTTTTAACAAATTTCATGAAAATGCAGACGTGTATAAAGGAGATATGGTTTATAGTCAATACAACATCTACACTTCTACAGGAAGACCTAGCAACAGATTTCAAAATGTTAACTATGCTGCTCTGAATAAAGAAAATGGTGTAAGGTCGTGTTTTAAATCAAGATTTGGAAAAGATGGAAAAATGGTGTTAATTGACTATTCCGCATTCCATCCTCGAATTATTTGTCACTTAACAAAATTCAATTTATCCATCGATGTAGATATCTATCGATATTTGGGAGAGTTGTATTTTAAGAAAAAAGAATTATCTGAATATGAAATGGATGAATCAAAAACATTAACTTTTAGACAACTTTATGGTGGAGTAGAAGATGAATATAGAACCATAAAATATTTGAAAAACTTAGATAATTTTATAAAAACTAATTGGGAATTTTTCTTATCGAATGGATTTGTATTGACACCAATTTTTAAACGGAGAATTACGAATCAACACGTTCTCGACCCAAATCCGAGTAAGTTGTTTAATTATATTCTTCAAGCGACGGAAACTGAAATTGCGATGACATCGTTAAAACAAATCAATCAGTATTTGAGAGATAAGCAAACAAAAACGGTATTATATACGTATGATTCTATATTATTTGATTTTTGTAAGGACGATGGAGCCAACACACTTAATGACATTATATCAATTATGAAAATGGGAGATAGATTCCCATTAAAGATATATGTCGGAGATTCTTACAACGAAGTAAAACAGATACAATTATAAGGGTTTTCGAATTTATTTGAATATTTATAGTCATAGCGACAAGTTATGACAACGATTATAGAAAAGATTCTTAACCAAGTAAGTGTTGACCCCCGTGTTAAAGATGGTGTTTTTGAAATTTCTTGTAATGAACACATGGAGGCATTACGTGATTATTTAACCAAAAAAGGAATACCTACCAAAGAAGTTGTAGAGTTTTCCAATAAGGTTCTTGAGGGAAAATATCCAGAACGTCAAGCATACAACAAAGACGGTCTTTTAGTAACCTTTCCTACACCAGAATATAAACAACGTGCCATTCAGCGTGGAACTCATTTTGAAAAGAAGCCGGCACCGCAAACTAATTTATTCGGACAACCACCAGAGGGCGGAACACCAACAAAAGAAGAACCTCCAAAAGATTCTCCCGGTGCAGAACAAAAACCACCAACAACATCGTTACCTATTTCTTCTGTGGCTTCAGAAAAACCAGCAGAAGTGCCTGCAACTCCAGAAGCACCTGCTCCTACTAATGTTGTATCGGTTGATGCACCGGCCGCAGAACCTGAACCAGAACCAACTAAACTCCCTCCACCCGAACCAAAAAGTTCGGCAGAGAAAAAAGCGGACTCGACGGTAATAAAAAAGATTTTACAATCCGATGATTCATTGTTACAAGAGGTATCAACGTGGATTGAAAATAATGGCCCACAATATATCTTGGATGCATTAAAAAATCATCCAAAGAGTTAATTCTATGAATGAAAAACGACAGTTATTATGTACGTTTTCCACAGACACTACATTCGAAAAAACCATTGAAGAAATAAAACGGTTTTATAGAATATCCGATGATGGAAAATTTTTTGTGTTCTTGAATACTATTTCTCCAAAAGAGATATTCATTACCTACAACGTGATAGGCATCCAAGAAAATCAATCTAAAAATAAATTACACGACACAATTTCTATTCATAGAAAAAAATTAACGAACACTCTTTACACATTGAACGCAATGAATCGATTGATTGAAGACGAAAATAATGGTGTGTTTGATAAAAAGTTTTCCGTGAATTGGTCGTTGTATCAAAATTCTCTGATTATAACAAACGAAATTTCCGTTAAAATTATTCCGATAAAAATTTTTGATATTATAAGTTGAGAATTGAATCTTTAGGCGGTAAGGTTTATATGTATTAGTAACCAAGAATTAACTTATTGAGTTAACGATTGAATTACTAATTAAACATTTAAACAATTAAAAAATTATGCCTATTGACTTAGCCGCAATTAAAGCTCGTCTCCAACAACTGGACAAGAAAAACGAGAAATCCTCCAAAACCAAACAATTTATCTGGAAGCCTGAAAAGGATAAAGGAAAGTATGTTGTACGTATTGTTCCTTACCAACACCAACCAGAAAATCCTTTCGTGGAATTAAAGTTCCATTACGGACTAAACAACAAGACGTTTTTGAGTCCAGCTACGTTTAATCAACCTGACCCGGTTGTAGAATTATCCGACCACTTAAAGAAGAGTGGAGATAAAGACCAATGGAGATTGGGAAGAAACCTTGAACCTAAACTTCGAACCTATGTTCCCGTAATCGTTCGTGGAGAAGAAGATAAGGGTGTTCGTTTCTGGGGTTTTGGACAGACGGTTTACAAGCAATTGCTTGGATTTATGTCGGAACCAGATTACGGTGATATCACAGACGTTTCAAATGGATTTGATATGGTTGTAGAATGTAAGTCGGTTGCAGGAAAACAATATCCTGACACTTCAATTCTCCCAAAGCCTCGTCCTTGTCCGGTCATTGATACGAAGTTGCCTAACGCAAAATCACTTGTTGAAAACATTCTCAAGAAACAACCAAACCTTCTTGAAGTCTATGAAGTAGCTACCTACGACGATTTGAAAAACAATCTCGAAGAGTATCTAAAGAAGCGTGAAGACGGAACTGATGGTTCTACTGAAACCGAAACAACGGACTCAACCGATGAAACGGCTGTCGAGGCTACACCAGAAATCGAATCAACGTCTGTAGAAGCTCAAGTGGAAGAACCCGCACCAACGGTTTCCACTCCCAGCCAAACAAAGTCTCCTGTAACCACTCCAAAGTCGCCTACCGCTGTAGCGGCCGCAAAAGCCAGTGTTACTGAGTTTAATTCAGCGTTTGACAAGTTATTCAACAGTTAATCATAAATAAACTGAAACGGGGAGTCTGAAAAGACTTCCCTTTCAGAATTATTAGAAAGATATCATTATGAAGAAAAGAGAAAAAGGATCAGTCGTGTCCACTACTGATAAAGTCGGACGTGATGAATTAGCCGATTTGTTAGTTGATTCGTTGAATAAATTAAACAAAGAAGGTGGTAAGGTCGCCTTCTTCTTAGACGACCAAGAAGACCCATCGGTTATTACCGATTGGATATCTACTGGTTCCACATTACTTGATTTAGCTATTTCTAATCGTGCCGACGGCGGCTTGCCGGTTGGAAGAATGGTTGAATTAAATGGTTTGGAGGGGTCAGGAAAATCCCTTATTGCTGCTCACATTATCGCTAACACCCAAAAGAAAGGCGGCATTGGTGTAATGATTGATACCGAAACCGCCGCTGCTCCTGATTTTTGGAAGGCAATCGGCGTTAATCTTGGTGCGTGTCCATACGTCAATCTTACAACGGTTGAAGAGATTTTTGCTTATATGGAACACATTATTGGTACTATCCGTAAATCTAATAGCGACCGTATATTAACCATCGTGGTTGATTCCGTGGCCGCTGCTAGTTGTGAAACCGAAATGGAATCGGAACACGGCAAGGACGGATACAATACATCCAAGTCAATCATTATTTCCAAGGCCATGAGAAAGATTACTAATCTCATTGGAAAACAGAGAGTATTGATTGTATTTACAAACCAACTTCGTATGAACATGGCTGCCATGGCATTTGGTGATAAATATGTAGTAAGTGGTGGAAAATCACTTGCATATCACTGTTCGGTTCGTGTTCGTTTGAGCAACCTTGGTAAAATCAAGAAGGGCGATGATGTTATAGGAAATAAGTGTAAAGCCCAAGTGGTAAAGAATCGTATGGGACCGCCGCAAAGAACTGCTGATTTCAGTATCTTCTTTGATTCTGGTATTCAAGACCTTGCCAGCTGGCTTGATTGGTTGAAGGAAAATGGACATGCAAAGGCCGCAAGTGGCGCATATACCATTGATATAGGAGAAGAGTCATTCAGACTTACTACCAGAGAATTCGTTGAAAAGGTTAACACAGACGCTGACTTCAAACAGAAGGTTTACGGAGTAATCTGTAATTCCTATATAATGAAATACAGGGACCCAAACAGTAAAATCGACGAAGACATTACTGTAACCAACGACGAGGATTCAGAAATTGCAGGAAAGGAAGTATCTGACGAATAAGTTATGATGGATGGGACACAAAAGGGTAAGCTATTTTCCATCTGGGAAAACATTAAGGATTCCAAAACTCAAGCACAATCAAATGGTTTAACTAACTCTATTCGTAAGAAGGTACTACTTGTAGATGGATACAATACTTTCTTACGGTGTTTTGCTGCAATTCCTGCTATGAATGAAGATGGTGTCCACACAGGAGGAATATCCGGATTTTTAAAAAGTGTAGGTTATGCATTAAAATTAACACAACCGGACCGATGTGTTATCATCTTTGACGGTCCCGGTGGATCACTTAAAAGACGTAAAATTTATCCTGAATACAAAGATAAAAGAAAAACAAAAATTCGTTTAAATCGGGCGTATGAAAATACCGAAGAAGGATTGAACGAAGAAGAAAAGAATCTAAAGAAACAACTTCAAAGAACCGTTTCCTATTTGCAAATTTTGCCTGTAAATATTTTATCCCTTGATAATGTAGAAGCCGACGATACAATTGCATATTGTTCGGTGGAACATTTCAAAGATTGGGATGTTTGTATTATGTCCTCAGACAAAGACTTTTTACAATTAATCAACGAACGTGTTACGGTGTGGAGTCCAACAAAGAAGAAGCTTTACGGCCCGGCCGAAGTAGTAAATGAATACGGTATTCATCCGATTAATTTCGCCTTATATAGAGCCTTGGATGGAGATGTGTCAGATAATATTCCTGGCGTCAGAGGGTGTGGTCTAAAAACGTTGTTGAAAGCGTTTCCTCAGTTGAAGGATGAAAAGAAACTTACCACACAAGACTTGTTACAATTGTGTCAAAATCCTGAACATGACTGGAAGATATATGAAAATATCAAGACCGCCGAATCTATTCTTAGTAGAAACTATGAGTTGATGCAATTGCATGATACTCAATTACAAACTTTTGCTCAATTACATGTCAAGGATACATTAGACCAACCCATCACAAAGTTGAATCGATTCGAGTTTTCAAAGTTAATAACCGAAGACAAGTTGTGGAATAATATTCCAAACTATCAAACATGGGCAAATGATTGCTTCATGAAGTTAGATGGTTATGTCAGAGAATGAAAACTATTACTTTTCAATTTGTTTCTGCTCCTATAACCAAACGGGGAAAAAAACTAAAGGGTAAATGGACGTGTGAATTAGAACAAAAACTTCACGTTGAAGTCAATCCAAAAACTGAAAAATTATTGAAGAGATACCTCGAAACGGAGTTGAACAAAGAACTGTATGAAACGGTGGTGATATCATGCCCAGAAGAAAAAAGACCGACAAAGAAAAAGAAGCCGATAAAAAAGGTCAACAAAGGATGGAAAAATTCGGAGAGATGCAGGAAGCAAAAAAAGAAGACTCTCTAAAACCAAAAGTCGTAAAAAGAATAATTGCCTATCAAAAAATAGAGCCAGGTGAATGGGGACCACTTTATGAAGACTAAAAAAGCCTCCGGAGAAATCCGGAGGCTTTTGTATTTTGTAACTTAGTTATCCGTTCCATCCTTTAGGCGGTTGGGCATATCCACCAGGAAAACTTTTTGGTGCCACGACTTTTGTATGATTTTCAATAGGCACCCCCATTTCAATCAATGAGTCTCGACTTGCATAATAGATATCCGTAGAGAATCCCATAGAGCCACGGTTGAATGATACCGTGACAACCTTGCTTTCCTTTTTAGACCCCCATGCTGTACCCATATCAAATCCCTTTGGTTGTTTTTTTGCTTTTTGTTCAACCGAACGAAGAACATTAGCATCATAACAAGATTTCATAGGCTGTACTGACAAACCTTTTGTAGATACCGATGAATTTAATCCTGATAGGTTTATTTCATGAGTTGTACTAAAATTTCCACCCAAAGAATTCGTTCCACACCATGTAATATTGTCATCCCAATATGGTTTATAAGGTTTTGTATATGGTTTTGGATTAAAATCATCATGATGATAAATGTGATTTATCCATACAGTCGGAAGAAGAACAGGCTCCTGTTCTTCTTCAAACAAACGAATTCCAATTACACCACAATTTCTTTTGGCTTTCTTTCCTTTAGAAGCTGCGTAGGAATTTTCCTTTAACTCGAATTTAAAAGAACCTACATGGTCATTAGAATATCTAAATCCCTTGATTCTTAGAGGATGATACGCGTCAATTACGTATCCATTTTCTTTTTCGTCCGCACTTTTTCCGGTCATTACGGAAAGTCCATCAACGGAACACACAGCTTCTATACGACCCCAGCCGGTATTTTTAATTTCAATTTCATACTCAGAGCCATGTTTAGCCTCAATGTATGTTTTTCCTTCGTGGTAATAGAATTTGCAACGGTTGCCGTTGACTAGAATGTTAATATCTGGATAGTTCATAATCTTATCTCTTTCTTTTAATTGTTGAGCGCCTCTACAGGCGATTTCATAATATAAGTATCATCAAAAACAAAAAAGTCAAAATAAAATTACAGGGACATTTATGTAAAAAGTACTTCTACATAATACAAATCAATATCCTCATCATCCGAGGTTATTTTAAGTTTACACCAAAGGTACGGATGATACAGTACATCAATAACATAGAAAGAATAAAGTATGGCAGAAATAGATAATCTCAAGAAATTTGGACAGGAATTTCAAACCAAATGCGTAACAGCATTGACTTCAGACCGATTATTTTTGGAACGAATTTTCGACATTCTCAATGTAGAATATTGGGAAACCGATGCAAATAAATGGATAGTTGAAACCACGAAGGAATATTTTGTGCAATACAAAGACATTCCTACACTTAACGTATTCAAAATAAAATCCGATTCAATAGAGAATGAAGTATTAAAACGGTCAGCAATAGACCAGTTGAAGTTGGTTTATAGTAAGATAAACGATACTGATTTAAAGTTTGTAAAAGAAACCTTTTTGGAATTTTGCAAAAATCAAAAATTGAAAAACGCTATTCTTAATTCGGTGGATTATTTAAAACAGGGACAATACGAAAACATAAAAGTCGTCGTTGATGAAGCCTTGAAGGCTGGAACCGAAAGAAATCTGGGCCACGTTTATTTTGAAGACGTTGAAAAGCGTATGAGTGAAATGGCTAGAGACACAGTTCCAACTGGATGGGATATTATAGACCAAGTTTGTGATGGTGGTTTGGCTAAGGGTGAATTAGCATTTATAGTGGCTCCTGCTGGTTCGGGTAAATCATGGGTATTGGCTAGATTAGGTGCCGAGGCAATGAAGAAAGGTAAAAACGTTGTTCACTTTACCTTGGAATTAAATGAAAATTATGTCGGATTAAGATATGATGCCTGCTTCACAGGAATTGACTTTCAAAGTATAAGAAAGAATGTTGATGTAGTTAAGAAAAAGATTGCCGAGGTTACTGGAAAACTTTTTATTAAGTATTTTCCAATGAAAACCATTGCTCCTCATAATTTAAAGACTCACATTGAGAGGATTCAAATGTTAACCGGAGAAAAAATTGATATGGCTGTTGTAGATTATGCGGACTTATTAAGACCAATGACAGCTGAAAGGAATTCTAACTCATATTCTGAAGCCGGTAGTGTCTATGAAGAACTCCGTGCCGTTGCCGGTGAACTTCAGATTCCTATTTGGACGGCATCTCAATCTAATCGTTCTTCACATGAAGAAGATGTCATCCAAGCTCATAATGTAGCCGATTCTTATAGAAAAATTATGACCGGAGATTTAATTTTATCTTTATCAAGAAAAATGGAAGACAAAGCCTCCGGGACGGCAAGAATTCATATAATGAAGAATCGTTTCGGTGCCGATGGTTTGACATTCCCAACAATATTTGATTCATCTAACGGAAACATTCAAGTGTTTGACCCCGCTACGAGAGAAGGAATCGAAGTTCAACAAAAGATGAGCAGTGCCGAAGATACAGTTAAAAATGTTCTTAGGGACCAGTGGAATAAAATTAAGAAAAATAAGTCGTTAGACGAAGCAGAAATTCCTAGCGATGATGATTTCAACTGATAGTACTTTTCAGAAAAAGTAAACGCCAATAAATATTTTTTGGTAATAAATAATTTCTTGAACTAATTGTATTTAGCAAAATAATTATTAGTCAATACTGAATTAAAAATTGAAAAGATGAATAATTATGAATGGTAAATTTCGGCTGACTGATAGCTTCCTCGATAAATATAAAAGACAAAAACCACCGTTCGGATTCAATGGACTAGGTGCATTAGTTTATTTAAGAACATACTCCCGTTTGAAAGCCAATGGAGATAATGAAAGATGGTGGGAAACAATTCAACGAGTAGTAGAAGGAACGTTCAACATGCAAAAGGTATGGATTGAACAACATAAACTTGGATGGAATTCAATAAAGGCTCAAAAATCTGCCCAAGAGATGTATGATAGAATGTTCAATATGAAATTTCTTCCTCCCGGAAGAGGATTGTGGTCGATGGGAAGCCCCATAACCGAAGAAAGACATTTATATGCCGCACTAAATAACTGTGCATTCGTTTCGACCTCAACCATAAAAGAGGATGTGTCAAAATCATTCTGTTTTTTGATGGATATGTCAATGTTGGGTGTTGGTGTTGGATTTGATTGTAAAGGGTCAGGGAAAATTAAAGTAGGGAAACCAAGCCCATCACCCGACAATATTTATAAAATTGCTGATACGAGAGAGGGTTGGGTCGAATCAACAAAACTTTTAATCGAATCCTATCTACTTGAAACCAAGGAAGTTCATTTCGATTATTCATTAATAAGAGCCGCGGGCGAACCAATTAAAGGGTTCGGTGGTGTTTCATCCGGTTCTCAACCCTTGATTGAACTTCATAAAACCCTTCGTGTAATTTTTGATAAAAATGTAGGACACCTAATAACAACAACTACTATTGTTGATGTTATGAATCTTATTGGAAAGTGTGTTGTTGCTGGAAATGTAAGAAGAACGGCTGAAATTGTATTTGGTGACTACAACTCAGAAGAATATTTGGATTTAAAAAATTATAAAAAGAATCCACATCGGTCTGAATATGGATGGACATCAAACAATTCTATCTTTTGTGATTTGGGAATGGATTATTCCAATGCTGCCGAGAGAACTAAAGTAAATGGTGAGCCGGGATATGCTTGGTTGGAAAATATGAAAGGATATTCAAGGATGAATAATGGAATGGACCACAAAGACCATCGGGTTGAAGGGGGTAATCCTTGTTTAACCGGAGACACTCTCATTGCAGTTGCAGACGGAAGAAATGCAGTTTCTATAAAAGAATTAGCAGAAGAAGGAAATGATGTTGCAGTATATTCTATGAATAAAAGTGGAATGGTAGAAATAAAGTGGGGAAGAAATCCAAGAAAGACTAGAGAAAATGCAGAATTGGTAGAAATAGAATTTGAAGAAGGAGGAAAATTAAGAGTCACTCCAGACCACAAAATGATTTTATTAAATGGAGAAACGTGTCGTGCTAAAGATTTAAAAATTGGAGACTCTCTTCCAAGATTTCAAAAAAGAAAAGAAAAGATGTTTAAGGATAATCCTAATAAATATTATATTGTAAGCATGGATACAAATGATGTAAAAAGGAAAAGAGAAATGGAACATCGTTTAATTGTTAAATTTCACAATCCAGAAAAATGGAACGAACTATATAATGAATCGAAATCAAATGGGTGGTGTAAAGGTGGAATAGTTGTTCATCACAAAGATTATAATGGATTAAATAATTCTATAGATAACCTAGAATTAATGACATTTAAGGATCATTGTAAATTTCATGCTGACCACGATAATCAAGGAGAAAACAATCCTATGTTTGGAAGACAACATACGGAAGAATCGAAAAAATTAATTGGAGAAAAAACGAAAGAAAGATGCAAAGATGTAGAGTATTTAAAAAGATTGTCCAATTCTCATACTGACGAATGTAGAGAACTATATTCATCAAAAATGAAAAAAAATAAAAAAGAATGGGATAAAGAATACTATATAGAACAATCAAAAAAGACAGATTTAGAAACAGTTTGGGTAAACGAACGAATGTTTGCAAAGAAGAAATGTATTACATGTAATGATGAAATGATAGTATCTTGGGGAAGTCGCCATGTTGTATTTTGTTCACATTCATGTCAAAATAAACACGAAGGACAAATCAAATTTAGAAAAGAGGGGCAGAAGATCCACTTTGAGAATAAACAAAGAGACACATTACATCAACAAATTATGATATTCAAAGACTTGAAACAATCTTTGGATAGGAATCCTTTAAAGAAAGAATGGGAAAGAGAATGCCGAAATAGAAAAATTTCTTTTAGAATAAGAAATCCAGAATCTCTTAAAACCGAAAATCCTTACGTTCTAAAAAGCTACAAAGAATTAATTGAAAAAGAAAAAGGATACAATCATCGAGTTAAATCGGTGACATTTTTATCAGAAAAAGAAGATGTATATAACATTACAGTAGATGATAATTATAATTATTCAATTATTACACAAGTTTCTGATAATCAAGTAGATGGGATTATAATAATCAATTGTCTCGAACAATCATTGGAAAGCTATGAATTATGCTGCTTAGTTGAAACATTCCCAAATAATCATGAAAATCTTGATGATTTTCTCGTTACACTTAAATATGCATATTTGTATGCCAAGACAGTGACGTTGGGTCAAACTCATTGGCCGGAAACTAATAGAGTAATGTTAAGAAATAGAAGAATAGGTTGTAGTATGAGTGGTATAGTTCAATTTTTAGCTAACCGTGGAATAGACGAATTTAAAACATGGTGCGAAAAGGGATACAAAAAAATTGAGTATTATGATGAAGTATATTCCGATTGGTTAGCCATACCAAAAAGTATAAAGAAGACTTCTATCAAACCAAGTGGAACGGTGAGTTTGGTCGCCGGTGCGACCCCCGGCGTTCATTTTCCAGAAAATGTTTGTTACATAAGGAGAATGCGACTTTCAAAATATAGTGATTTAGTTGGACCATTAAAAGAAGCCGGATATCACATCGAAGATTGTAAGGGGTCGGAAGATACCACTGTTGTTGTAGAAATTCCTGTCAAGATTGGTGATAATCTAAGACCAGTTAAAGATGTAAGTATATGGGAACAAGCTGCACTGGCAGCGTTCTTACAAAGATATTGGGCAGACAATCAAGTTTCATGTACCATTTCTTTTAGAAAGGATGAAGCGAACCAAATCAAACATCTTTTAAATTTCTATCAATATCAACTAAAAGGTATTTCATTTTTGCCTATTACAGAAAAGGGTGCATACGAACAGATGCCCTACGAAACCATTTCTATTGAAACTTACGATGAACTATCCTCTAAATTAAAACCTGTGAGGTTTAAAGGAATAAAACACGAAGAAGCGGACGTAGAAAGGTTTTGCAGCAATGATGTTTGCGAAATCAAACCAAAATCTTAATTCTTTATAGTTTTAGAAAAACCCAATCATATTTATAATATGAGTCCACATAAGGTGGGCGATTTCTTATATGATGGAATTATTAGCAACGATTATACCGGCTCTAATAACAATGATTGTTACGTATTTTATTGCTAATAAACGAGTTAGATTACAACAGATGAAACTAATGACGGATATGCAGGTAAGAGCAATAGAGTCGGTGACTAATGCGGAAGCTCAAATGAGGAAGGAAATTTGGGAAGAACTAGAAAAGTCTCAAGAAGAAGTTTCGGAGTATAAGAAAAAAATTGAGTCGATGACTATTGAACTCACTCATACTAAAGAGTTATTGGAACGTTGTGAGGGAGAAATCACTCTCCTTAACAAACAAAACTCTATCAATGAAGAAGAAATTCTTCGTCAAAAAACCCGGATTTCCGAGTTGGAAAACAAGTAACAACAATGAATACTCCAAAATTAAAAGCTTTCATCTTCGACGAAAAAAACAATGTAAAATCAACAATATCCTCTGTTAAATGTGTAACAAATGCATATAACGACTATAAAAGTTTTTTGTTGGATGTAAATATGGGTAAAGTAGATGCATGTAGTATAGGATTCATTCATCAGAACGGGTCGGTTTCACTAACAACGTTTTTAAAGAATTATATCCAAAGCGTCCACCCTCACATTAAGCTGGTAATATATAAAAACGAAACCGAATTAAAAAATCTTTTGTTGGAATCCAAACTGGTGTAACTTTAAAAGAAGTTATGGAAGAAGGTTATGTCGATACATCACTCGTGTCAATACGGGTAATTCCTAAAGATATAGGTAAATCATTTGTCGAAAAAAATCATTATAGTCACAAATGGACCCTATGTGATGTGGCTTTTGGTATCTTCATTAATACAAAAACTCCCTCCCAATTCATTGAAGGCAATGAGGAAAAATTAATCGGAACAGTCATCTACGGCGGCCCGGTTGGAAGAAGTGCAGCCGAATCTATATCTCCACTCATAACCTTGGAACAAGTTACGGAATTAACCCGATTAGTCATTTATGATGGATACGGCAAAAATATAGAAAGTTATTGTATATCAAAGACTTTATCGATGTTGACAAAGCATCTTCCTAACGTTAAAGCCGTAATAAGTTATGCTGATAATGAACAAGGTCACAGAGGAACCATCTATCAGGCTTCAGGATTTTACTATCAAGGGAATTCTTCATTAGCTTTAATGCCTAATTATTCTATTTCAGAAATCGGGCCACCGTATAAATGGATGCATTCAAGAACCGCCTTTTCCACTTATGGTTCTCATAACGTAGAACATTTGAAAAAGACCATCGGTAAAACGTTCTGGAGGAAAAAAGAATCCACCAAACATCGATATGTGTATTTATTGGGAAATAAGGTCGAAAAGAAGAAAATATTAGCCAATCTAAAACACCCATTTTTACCCTATCCAAAAGATACTATCTATAAGGAACAAATAGAGGAAATCAAAGTCGATAATAAGACCGAAAATCCGTTTTTTAGTTGACTTTGTAATATTTATACTCATATCGGAGATAAATATGAATAAAGACCAATTAAAAAAACTTGTAAGAGAATCTTGGGATGAAGTCCTAACCGAGAGAGCCACGTCTAAAAAACAAGTTGTCAAGGAGTCGTTACGAAAAATTGTCAAGAAGGTTTTATCTGAAATAACCAACGTAACAAAACCCGAACCAACCAAAGAAGAAAAAGAAACCATCGATAAGGGATATAAGAAAACGGGTAACGAACGATTGGATGCAACTAGAGCCGAAATGATGGATCAACTTAGTAAAATTGTAAAAGAAATTGATAAAGATTTTTTGGTTTATTGGGATGACCATAACGATTTAAATGTAGATGCAAAGCCGCTACTCCGTGTTCGTATTTCTCAAACTGCCGAAGACATGTTCAACATTGAAGCAATGGTAAATCTCGATGACCGAGTTCGTGCCATAGCCTTGACGTGGGAACAAGTAAAGAATTTTGTAAAAGCTAATTTCCAAGATGTAGAGGATACGAAGGTGGACCAAGCAAGAGAAAAGGCGATGAACCATTTGGAAGATAAATCAGACAAGAGTGATTTGCCACAACATAATAAGCCAAAAAGAAAAGAAGTCGGCGACACCAAAAACGATGAAAAAGATTACAATGAGAAGGCAGTCAAAAAGGATGAAGACCAGCCAAATCAACCAATGAAAACGGTAGATGAAAAGGATATCAAGCACCAAAGAGATTTCAAGGAAACTGAGAACAAAGTCAAGCCTCTGAAACATAAGGTTGATAAAAAATTGGTAGTAAATCCTAAGAAAACACCTAAATTAAAATAATGATATGAAGAGGGATGAACTTAAACAAGTCATTAAAGAGATAATTACTACTGATTTATCTGGAAAATCCAACGAATACAAAAAAGGATTTAGACAAGGAATGAACGACCATCTAAAGGGAGAAGCCGGAGACTATTCACACATGTCTGAAGAATTTAAAGCTGGATTTAAACACGGATGGAGGTCTGCACGAAATGCTAATTGGAGTGATAAGATCGGAAAATTCATAGCTGGAATAGGTGACGTGGCCGGATTAGGATTCAAGAAATAATATGAAAAAACATGAGATTAAAGCATTAATAAAAGAAACCATTCGTGAAGTATTGAAAGGAATGGATGCTTTTACCGAAGACCAAATTGAGACGTTGAAGGAATTGGGATTTATGAAAATGAAATTCCCTGTCCCCCAAATCGTCGATGGTCAGCAGGCTACAGAACAACTCCACTTAGATTCATTGGAATTATTCGGATTCAAATGGGATGCCAATCATCATGCATACACGAGACATTATATTACGGATAATGATATTGATGTAGTAGAAAGTGTTTATTTTTCTCCGTCTCATACGATGCCTGTTATTTTTGTTAGAACAGTAAAAAATGCAAACAATGGAGAAGGAATTCAATCGAGATTTTCAGAGTTTCCTGAATATGAAAAACTTGAAAATATTCTTGAGAGAATGGCTCGTTACGAATCCGATACCATTCCTACGGGTGAACCTACACCAGCACCGGCAGCCGCAACACCACCGGCCCCTACTGCACCGGTAGCTTAATTCGCTTTCTAATATAGAACGTGTTGGTTCACAACACGTTTTTTCTTTCTTGACATTGTATAAAAAGTATGGAATAGTATGGAGGTAATGAAAAACTCCATTCTCAACGATATGTCAAACGTAGATGTTACGCAAATGCTTACTGATTCCAAGTCTTTAATTCCAAAGGATTTGATTATAGACGAAACACAATGGAAGGGTTTGGTATGGGCAGTGTTACGAGGTCGAAACGTTTTAATAGTAGGACCGACAAGATGCGGAAAAACCAAAGCCGCTCAATCCGTCGCAAAAGCATTGAATAGACCCTTCTTCTATTTCAATCTTGGTTCTACACAAGATGCCCGGGCAACACTTATTGGAAATACCACATTCAAAAAAGAGCAAGGAACGATATTTAATCCATCGGAATTTGTTAGAGCAATACAAACTGAGAATGCAGTAATTCTACTAGATGAACTTTCTCGTGGACATCATGATGCTTGGAATATATTGATGCCGGTCTTGGATTCTACACAAAGATATTTACGGTTGGATGAATCAGTAGAATCCTCAATCATCAAGATTCCTACCAGTATTACGTTTGTTTCTACTACAAACATAGGATTACAATATACCGCAACGAAAGTCATCGATGAAGCCACGTCTCGTCGATTTCCGGTCATCGTTGAAATGGAACCGTTGGATTTTGACGGAGAGATGAAGTTATTGAAAATTTTATTTGAAAATGATTTTGAAGAAAACAAGGACTACTTCAATGATATTTGTAATATTTCACATGATACAAAGAAACAGGCTAAATTAGACGACGCTCCTATTTCCCGATTCATTCCCACCGGTATTGTTATTGAAATGGCTCAGATGGTTATTGACGGATTTTCTCTTAAAGAGTTAGCAGAATTATCCATCTATCCAATGTTTGATAAAGATGGCGGAACGGAATCCGAAAGACTTTATATCAAACAATTGGTTCAGAAATATATTGATACCAATGCTTCTGCCGCACCTAATCCTATCAAGGGAAAAAAGGGAGGGTTAAAAACCCATAAATTCTAAATTATGGATGTTGTAGATAAAGATACGTGTTATTCCGATTTCTGGTTGGACGGCACGTCTATCGATGATTATATAAATCATGATAAAGAAACCACAACTGAGGGTAAGTTATTTACAATGGATTTAATTTTATTGGCATCGTATCGAAAAGTCATTTCTAACTTTGTATCCATTGCTACAAACCCATCCATACCTGTTAAATATTTACCTGCCGGAAGTACCGGAGCAACCGATGGAAAAACTGTTTTTTTGTCAGCTTCCGTTAGAAAAAAATCCGACTTTGATTGGTGTGTCGGATTAGCATTACACGAATCAATGCACATCGTTAAAACGGATTTTAATATATTTAGGTCTATTTGGAATAAGATTCCATCGGAACTGTATAAGAAGGGCAAAGAAAAGCGAGTCACAAAAGAAGAAGTAGCTCACTTTTGTAAAATGATGTTCAATGTTGTCGAAGACAGATATATTGATGCCTATGCCTTCAAAACATGTCCCGGATACCGAGGATATTATAAAGCATTGTATGATAAGCTTTGGAATTCCAAAGCAATAAGTGCAACGCTTAAATCGAAGGGATATCGTCTCAATAATTTGGAATCCTACGAATATAGAATCATATATTTGACCAATCCCGCGACTGATTTAGATGCCTTGCCGGAATTAAGAAAGATAAATGCTTTATTCGATATATCAACCATTTTAAGAGAAAAGACTACATCGGATAGAATGACTCTCTCATTCAAAATTGTCGAAATGATATTAGATGCAATCGATAAAAAGAAAAAAGAAGCCAATAACGGTGGTGGAGCCAATTCTACAATTAAGCAGATAAAAAATGTGTTGAGTGGTAATTCTAATGAACCATCTAATGAACCTGATGGGAATAAAGATGATCCGTCCGCGACACAAATAAGCAAATCCGGAGAACATTCCGAAAATAAAGAAGAAAAAACCGGTGAACCATCATCTGAAAAAGAAAAGTTGGCAGAGTCGGAATCTGAATCAATTGAGGACGTATTGGGAGGCATGCCTACTCAAGCCGAAAAAATTGAAGATGGTAAGACTACGGAAGATGACCCTCGTGGTGATTTAAGTGAATTCACCCCATCACAACGAGATAAAATTCAAAAACATTTTGAACAGACGAAAGAAATGTTAATGAATGATTTTGATTCGGTAAAGGAAACCTTGACGGCCGAAAGAGCTAAGATTTTAGAAATCGTTGAACAATCAGGAATTCATATTTCTCATGCTCATTTTAGTCCAGAAAATTCTGAAGGAGTCATAAGAAAAGTCGATTGTATCGTTGTAAAAAATCTGACAAAATCGTTATTGTTTTCTGGAAAGGAAATCTTTCCTCTTTCTACACATGAAGAATCTCCCGGAATAGCATTAGGTGGAATTGAACCTAATAAAGAAAATTTGGAAGCAATAATGAAGGGTATTGCTATGGGTAAAAGATTGGGAAGAAAACTTCAAATCAGAAATGAAACCAACATCATTAAATATATTAGACGCTCTTCCGGTAAATTAGAAAAAAGAATTATAGCGGAGTTTGGTGCAGGAGTAGAAAATCTCTTTTATAAGATTCAGATGGACCAGTTTAATACAGCCAAACTTCATATTTCGGTGGATGCCAGTGGTTCGATGGATTGTAGTACAAAATGGTTGCCTACGATGACACTGTTGGCAGCATTGTGTCAAGCATGTTCGATGATTCAAAATTTACATGTGTCGGTTTCTCTTCGTACAACACATGATATGGATAAGGCAAGTCTTCCATATATTGTTATCATATATGATTCAGAAGTTGATAAACCAAGTAAGATACGCCAGATTTTTCCATTTTTGAAAGCTGGTGGTGCAACTCCTGAAGGATTGGCCTTTGAAGCAATCATGACGGATTGTGTAATAAATAAACGATCCAATGGAGAAGACCATTACTTCGTAAACATTTCAGACGGTGAACCGTGTTATTGTTTTTATGACCGCGGCGGTGGAAAAGGATTTTCTTATGGTGGTGAAGAAGCTGTGAAACACACCAAACGTCAGGTTAATATTATGCGGTCACATGGTATTAAAATACTGAGTTATTTTATAGAATCGGATTATAAAAGTGTAAATGCTTTCGGTGGATTTTTAGGAATGGCGACCCAAACAACGGAAAAACAATTCCGTTCAATGTATGGAAAAGACGCTAGTATGATTGATGTTACGCAGGTTGGGCAGATTGCAAAAACGATGAACGGACTTTTTTTAAAGAAGGTATGAAAAAAATGGGTTGACAATTTTATTTGTTTACGTTAAAGTAAACCTGTAATTCCACAGGAGGAATACAGAAAAAGTATAAAAACACATTATGAATGATACAACAAACACAACAAACACAGTAACGTCTTCTCCCGCGACGAAGAAGACACAAAGAAAAAATAACACGAACCTCACGGTCGTCTGGCCTTCGGCTTCGGTTTATTTTACGATAAAAGACCTTTTTAATTTAAACCCTGATTTCGTACCGATTACTCTTCGTGTTCGACTAAAGAAGGCAATCGACAGTGAAAAGACGGTCGGCGTCATTGGCACAACCAATCCAGGCAAAGGCCGTCCTTGTTTGGTGTTCGCTATGCGTCCCGTTCTTCAATCGGTTTTGGATTCTGCCAAGTCTGCCGGAATTCAATTAGATGACCAAACGAAGCTCGTCAATGTTATGACCGTGGCCCCCGTTTCGACTCCGGCTCCGGCTCCAACAACTCCTACGCCGGTTGTTTCCGTCACAAAGCCTGTCACCGTGTAATAATCATCGGTGAACGAAAATTCCCCACATATATGCCGAAATCAAAAAAAATACCGGTTCATATATGTGGGGTTTTCGATCTAAAAACCAAGAAGGTCGTCAAAGTAAGTCTTGATGAAGATGAAATCGATACGGAAATAGCTTTCATGGATGAAGAACGATTCAGTAAGTGTGAATTCGATATTTTGTTAGAACTTTAAGGGCTAGGTTTTACCCTTTCAACTTCAATGGTTGGCTTCAGTGAAGGTTCTGGTTTTTTACCTTTGTATATAACGTTTCTCTTAAATGCGGCCTTCTCAGAATTATCTCTTTTGTAATAAATAATCGTTACAGAAGAGGAAAGTTTCCTAACGGTAGAATCGACGAGATTTCGACTACCGTAAATAATAGGTAAATCCATTTCATCATCAAATAAAACAAATTCACTGGGCGATCTTTGAAAGTAATGATACACCAACATCGCCGGATTTATTTTTTTGAATTGCATATATAATAAATAGTATGATATGTTGACTTTCTCTTTTTATAGAGATAAAATTCCTTATGGCAGATACATCGGATATATTTTTTGAGTCAGCACCATCCCAAGCTTCATTTAACCTTAATGTAGAAACAAGGAAGTTGATAGAAAATATGGATTATCTTAAATCATTGAGTGTTGAGGAATTTACTTTTCGAAAAAAATGGGAAGAAATATCTGATAGAAAGGCTATGAATTCTCACCTTAATCGTGCTGGCGTAGCCAAGGCAAAAATATGGGCACCAGAAGATATCATGGATGAAGAACGAACCATAAAAGAAATTGAAAACATGGTTCCAACAATTCAATTGATAGATAACGAAGAAGATGACAAAATGTGGACCACACTTCGTTATTTTTGTAGTTCTGCCGAATTTAATCAGGCACCTGGTAGATTTATGAAGTTTTGGATCCATGATGGAAATCTTGATAATCCAAGAATCTTAGGAATATGTTCAATTGCCAGTGATGTAATTTCCATTGGAGATAGAGACAATTATATTGGATGGTCAATGGATAATAAACTCAAGGAAGGAAAATTAGTTAATTCAGCAATTGGAACAACGATTGTTTCTACTCAACCATTTGGTTATCCATTCTTAGGAGGAAAGTTATCCGCTGCAATGGTAGTTTCCAAAGTAGTCAGAGATGCTTGGAAACGGACGTATGATTCTGTTTTAGTAGGAATGACGACGACAAGCCTTTATGGTTCATTCTCCATGTATAATAGTTTAAAATGGTGGCATAAATGCGGAACGTCGGCCGGCAAGATTGCCATTCAACCTGAAGAAAAAATTTATAAGAAGTGGCATGATTGGATTAAGATAAACAAATCATCTGAATATGAGAAAAAGATGACACAGAAGGAAGATGTTTCTGGTCCTGTTACAGGAGCTAAATTAAGAGTCATAAATATGATATTCGATTCTGCTCAAATCAAATCATCTAACTATGTTCATGGATTTGAGCGGGGTGTATATTATTCTTGTTTTTACGAAAACACAAAAGAATTTCTATCAAATAAAATCGAAGAAAAGGATTTGATTTTGAAACCACTGTTTCAGTATGATACAAAAGCCATATTGGATTGGTGGCGACCAAAAGCCATAGAACGATATAAGAAATTAAAATCATCAGGTCCGCTCAACTCTACGAAACTCTTTTATGGAGATATGAGTGGAATGTCCTATGAAAAAGCTAGACAGATATATTTTAACGATGTGGGACGTTAAAAAATATTGAGATTGTTTGTCGATAAACTATTATAATCATAATCATGTCTATAATAACATATCTAATTATACTGTTGGTGGTTTCTTTGGTATCAGGATATATAGTTTTTTGTGAAAAAAGATATCGTTGGTTAAAAAATAGAGTAACTAAATCGGAAGAGAATGTCGTTATACTATCAAAAAACCAAAATACATTACAATCTACACAAGCAGGATTGTTATCAAAATTAACATTGTATGAAAAGAAAGCTCAAAGAGCCCAAAAAATCGAAAGATTGTCAAGATTCGGAAGACCAGTCGATGGAAAAGATTAAGCCCGTGAGTTTGTTTGAACACGTCAAACAAATTAAGGAAATCCAAGACCCGAACTATTATAAAAATTTATCAGAATTCGATAAGAAGAATTTTTCTCACTTCATGCTTCTGAGAGCAATATCCATGAATCCAAATTACATCGAAGATATGGCATGGTTATTCAAATATTTCGATATTATTCCATCGGAACAATTCTATACACTGTTAATTACATTGGTTCAACCTGATAGAAAATTTTATCCGTGGGTAAAATCGAAAAAAGACAAGTTTAACAAAGAATTATTGAATTTAGTTTCTAAAAAATTTGATATTTCTGTCGATCGTGCGAATGAATATGTATTTATGTTAATAAATCTTGAAGGCGGAATGGAAGAATTGGTTAATATTTGCCAAGGATATGGATTAAACGACAAAGAAATAGAAAATGTTTTATTAAATGGAGAAAGTTGAAAGGAAATTATTATGAGTAACAAAAATTTTACAGTTATAGGGATTTCTGGATATGCTAGATGTGGTAAGGATACTTTTTGTAAAATTGCATCATCAATTTTACAGGAAGAAGGTTATGAAGTTAGAAAACTTGCTTTTGCCGATGAATTAAAAAAATTAGCAGACCCCGTTTGTCAACAATTGTTTGGTATCTCGGCTTTTACCGATAATACTGACGAGAAAAAAGTCATTCGACCGGGTTTGGTGTGGATAGGATGTGGAATGAGAGAAAATGTTGACCCGGATATATGGATTAAGAAAGTTGATGATGTGTTAAGGGCCGAATATAAAAAACATCAGAACGATTCCCCCAAATCTCAAAAGGTATTTTTCGTTTCGGATGTAAGATTTCCAAATGAAGCAGATTGGCTTCATAAAAATTGGGAGGGTTGGGTTCTCCACCTTTCTAAATTCCATAGAGGTTTTATGGGAGAACAAGTATTTGATGACGCCCCTAATGCAGAAGAAGCAAAGAACGACCCATTGGTAAGATATAAATCAGATTATAGATTAGAATGGGAAGATGTTCGTATGAGCGACCCTTCTATTGAATTGGCAGCTATATCTAAAGACCAATATATGATAGATACCACCCGTCTTTGTTTATCAAAATGCCCAATGTTAAGAGTAAATAGCGGAATAGTTACGGTTTAAAATAAAACGTTTTTAGTTTTTCGGACATACATATTAACGTAGAAACGGTTATATGTATGTCTTTTTCTTTGTCCATATTTGATTACTCTGATACTGTAAAAACGCCGGTATTTTTAGTAGAATGTTCCTCTCCGGAACAGAACAAATTATTCAGAGAAACTATTGATAAATACCATTCTTACGTAAAATATACTGATTCCCCTACCAGAAACATACGATGGTTAATCTACGAAACTCAATCCGGTAATCACATAGGAGCCATCGGCTTATCTTCTGCAACTATTGCTATATCCTGTCGAGATGACTATATCGGATGGGATAAAGAAACTAGAATCAAGAATTTAGGAATGTTAGCAAACAATTCTCGTTGTTGTTTCATTCAAAAGAATATAACCATAAAAAATACCGGAAGTATGGTTTTAAAACAATTATCCATACAAGGTGCAAAAAGATGGAAAGAGAAGTATAATCAACCGTTACTGATGATAGAAACCTATGTTCAACCGGAACGAGTAGAACAATATAATGGAGAGAAATTAAGAAACGGTGCGATATACCGTGCATCTAATTGGATAGAAGTAGGAAAGACATCAGGAAATTCTATTAGAAAAGGCCCATTGGGTTTATGGAAAAAGGAAACAGGAGCTAGGGGAGAATTAGCAAGAAAAGACCCAAAAGCTGCTCTTGAGAAGTATGGATACGACGAAGGAAAAGAATACATAATAACTAAATCACCACAAAAGATAATGTTTGTAAAACCTCTTGTGTGGAATTGGAAAGAAAGATTAAACAAAAATGAAAACCAGACATCTATTCAAACTACTTAATGAAACGTTTCCCCTGAAAGCAATGGGGGAATCATTTACTGGAAGTCATTCTATTACATGTAAGGATACAGATGTTGAACTTGCTGTGTGGACTCTCGGAAAGGTGTTTGTATTTGGCCTCACCGACGGCGATCTGGCTTTATTAGAATCCGAAGAAGGATGTAATCAATTGGTAAATGAAATTGTTAATTATTTAAATCAAAATCATCAAAGTAAATAAATGAAAGGCATAATCTTATCAGGTGGGTCAGGAACTCGATTATATCCATTGACAACAATGGTTAATAAACAACTATTGCCTGTATATGATAAACCGATGGTCTATTATTCGTTGACCACTTTAATCAATAACGGAATAAAAGAGATATTATTGATAACAAGCCCTCAATACATTGATTTTTACAAAAACTTATTAGGAAACGGAAACAAATGGGGATTGTGCATACAATATGCGATTCAAGACCAACCAAAAGGATTAGCTCAGGCATTAATTATTGCTGAGGATTACTTGGAAGAAAAACCCTCCTGTTTGATTCTCGGAGATAACATATTTCATGGAAATATTCAACCTCCTGATAAATACAAATATGTTATAACTCCACCAAAAGGAGCGTCGGTGTTTGGATACGAAGTTAATAATCCAAGAGCTTATGGTGTAGTTGAGTTCGATAAAATGGGTAACGTTATTTCTTTAGAAGAAAAACCAATACAACCAAAGAGTAAATATGCTATACCGGGTCTGTATTATTTTGATGGAATGGCTTCTAATTTTGCTAATACATTAAGGCCATCCACACGAGGGGAGTTAGAAATAGTGGATTTGTTAAAAATGTATATGCAAGAAGGAACACTAACAGCCAAAATTATGGAAAGAGGAACAGCATGGTTGGATGCCGGTACCCCAGCCACATTATTTCAAGCATCAGCATACATTCAATCTGTCCAAGAAAGACAGGGAATAATGATTGGATGTTATGAAGAATCATGTTTAGTAAATGGTTTCATTTCTAAAGAACAATTTAAGGAATCGGTAGGAAGCCTACCAAAAAGTGATTATAAAAGTTACTTAGAGAGATTGGTATGAAAGTTTTATTATTTGGGTCTAGTGGATATATAGGACATGAATTTCAACGACAATTAGCAGGTCGTGGAATAGGGTCATATCCAATGTCTGCAATAGATGCAAATATCGATGAGATTGATAGATTTATATCTACATTTAAAATAGACACTATTATCAATTGTGCTGGATACACCGGAAAACCAAATGTAGATGTGTGTGAGGATGCTAAATCAGAAACATTATCAGGTAATGTAGTATTTCCTAGAATATTAGCCACTTTATGTGCAAGAAAAAACATAGTGTTGGGACATGTTTCATCGGGCTGTATATACAATGGATATAAAGATGGAGGATTTACCGAGGAAGATGAACCGAATTTTTCCTTTAAAAATCAACCATGTAGTTTTTACAGTGGAACGAAAGCATTAGGAGAAGAAATGTTGAGTGAGTTGCCTGATAAATACATTTGGAGATTGAGAATTCCATTTGAAGAAAGAAACAATGAAAGAAACTACATTTCTAAATTGTTAAGATACAACACACTTTTAAATGTTAAGAATTCCTTATCAAATAAAAAAGAATACGTAAAGGTGTGTTTGGATTCCCTACAAAACAAGGTTCCGTTTGGAATATATAATGTAACCAATAAAGGCGAAATCACAACAACTGAAGTTGTAGAAATGATAAAGAAAACGCTAAAAGTAGAAAAGGAATTTCAATATTTCGAAAGTTTGGAACAATTTAATTCGATGGTGAGGGCACCAAGGTCAAATACGGTGTTGAATACCGATAAATTAAAAAGTGTTGGATTAGAAATGAAAGAAGTTCATGAATCGTTGGAAGAATGTTTAAAGAATTGGATTTGGTAATATGAAAGAATTATTTACACTCGGAGAATTACATGTGTCTGACTTTATTAAAGAAGGTCAAACAGCACATCCTAAACAAGAAATAAAACTTGTTTATGATAATAATTTAGGGGCGGTCAGACTAGAAAAGCCTGCACCATTGGATACTATGTATGGAAGATACTGGTATCGTTCCGGAATTAATGCCACCATGAAAAATGAACTAAAGTCTATAGTTCATTCGATTTGTGGTTTAGTTAATCTAAAAGAAAATGATGTATGGTTGGATATTGCTTGTAACGATGGGACTCTTTTAAGCTTTTTGGATGATAATATAATCCGAATCGGAATAGACCCCGCCGATGATACATTTAAGAAAGAATCCGAAACCCACGCAAATGTTATTGTTCAAGATTACTTTAGTGAAAAAGCATATAGAAGTCAAAAATTCGGCCATCTTAAAGCAAAAGTAGTGACGTGTATAGCAATGTTTTATGATTTGGATAATCCAAATCCATTTTTACAAGATGTATATAACGTTATGGATGATGATGGTCTGTTTGTTTTGCAATTGAGTTACACACCACTTATGATTCATCAAGTGGCAGTTGATAACATTTGTCACGAACACATTTACTACTATACATTGACTAATATGAAAAACCTTCTTGAGTCAAATGGATTTAGAGTTATAGATTGTCAATTGAACGATGTAAATGGTGGGTCGTTCAGAATATACGTTGTAAAGGATACGTTTAAAACAGAAAACTTTTCAACTCAACCATACAGAGACGTTTGTCTTTTCAGAATGGAGTCTCTGTTGTTTCATGAAAAGATCAATGGACATGTCGGTGATAAACAATTAGTTGTTTGGGAAAGTTTCTATTACAAAATAGAAAATCTAAAGAAACAAGTTGTTGATTTTGTTAAAACTGAAAAAGTTAACGGAAAGACGGTGTGGGGATATGGTGCATCTACCAAGGGAAACACGTTGTTACAATATTTTGGTTTGGATCATACACTGATTGATGGTATGGCCGAAAGAAGCCCGTATAAGTGGGGGTTGAAGACGGTTGGAACCAATATACCAATTTTTTCGGAAGATGAAATGAGAAAAGCTAAACCTGATTATTTACTTATACTCCCGTGGCATTTTTTGTCGGAATTTATAAAAAGAGAATCAGATTACATAAAAGCTGGTGGTAAATTTATTGTTCCATGCCCACAATTTAAAGTCATTGGAAATGATTAAAAAATTAATATATGGGATTTTTAGAGTAGATAACAAATTATATTCCGAGACAAATTATTTCGGTATATGGAAAGAAAAACTATGAATGTATCATTCGGGAATTTAATAGACCAACTCGGAATAGTAAACCTAAAAATTTGGCATCTCGAAGAATTGAAGAGAGATAAGTCAAAGACAGACAAAGATGTGGCTGATGCAACGAGGAAAACTAATATCTTGAATATACAAAGGAATGATTTAATTCAAGAACTGGATGAAATGTTGATTTTAGCCGCAGAAGGGAAAGTCATGTTCAAAAATTTCAAACAAGGCGAAACAAAGAAATACGAATAATATGAAATTAGGTTATCTTAAAAAAGCATTAACACGTTATCCCGAAGATATGGATGATTGTGAAGTATTAGTTATGTTTCATAATGGAGAAAAGGTAGATTATGACCTTCTTACTTTCTTATCTTATATGACTCATGACCCAGGTGCGGCTGTAGTTTTAGGAACACTTGAAGCTGGCAAGGAACAATTGAAAAATGGAAAATTGCATCTACCTGATGGTTCCGAACTTCCATCGGATATATTTGATGTTAAACCAGAAGACGGAAATTAACGAGAAAAAGTTTTTAGTATTTTTCCGTGGTCGGAATAAAAAGTAATCCTGTTTCCTTGTGTCTTGGATAAGAATATAGATTTTAATCCATCCGACCGAGATATACATGTTTCGTAGAGTGCTCTACAATTATTTTGTTTAGACTCTCTAAATTCAGGACTGTCACATGCACAAAGACGGCTATATTCTTCAACACATACTATAAATGCGTTCGTATCTGGACTCACTCCATTTAATCCATTGCTGGTTAAAAAATAAAAGAACGCACCAACGCCACGGACATCCATATTAAGTTAATAGTTTTCTACAAATTCCGTAAAATATCAAAGACATTATACAAATGACAGGAATAAAAGTAGATAGATGATAGAATATTCCTACGATGATTGATAACCAAATGGCTAAGCAAATAGGACAAGTAATCAATTTAACGAAGAAGTTATCATAAGTCATTCTCAAGAATTGAGTATATGTTGGAACGGGATTAGCATGTTCCAATTTTTTCATTTTATATTCACGAAGTTTTAATAACTTGGATAATCCCAGTAACTTTCCGTATTCAATAATGAAATCGGATTTGAACCAAGCAAGTAAAAATATTGCGATAAAACAGGATAAAATTAATAACAGTGTCATATTGCAATAAATAGAAATTGTATGATACAAGCGTATTTTTATTATTGGTGGGTCGGAATTTAAAATGATATGTATGATGGATGATACTGAATAAGATATTCCTAAGAAAGAGTCAAATAAATACTGATGTGTTTATTTTTTCGATTCGATGTGATTTTTGTGAAAAATTATTCAAAAAAGAAGGAACAGAAAATATAATAAAAACTAAATTTTGTTCACAAAAGTGCAACGCAAAATTCAATAAATCTATTAAACAACTTAGAAAAGAATTTAAAAATATATGAGAATACTTTGCACGGGGGGACTTGGTTTTATCGGTAGCAATTTTATTCATCTCTTGGCCAAAAAGGATGAAGTGGAATTAGTGGTGAATCTTGACTTATGCACCTACGCAGCAAGCCACAAAAATTTACCTGACTATTTTGTTCTTCGTAATAGATATGAGTTTTACAAAGGAGACATAAATGACGTATCTCTTCTGAAGACAATATACGAACGATATAACATCGACACAATTGTTCATTTTGCTGCTGAATCACATGTGGATAGGTCGATAGAATCCGGCCAATCGTTCATTACAACCAATATCAACGGAACCTTCACTCTATTGAATACTTTCTTGGAATTATGGAAAGGAAGAACAGATGTAAGATTCATTCACATTTCCACCGATGAAGTGTTTGGTGATTTAGGTGATGGTGATTTGCCATTTACAAAACGTTCTCCATACCATCCAAATTCACCGTATGCCGCTTCGAAGGCGTCATCGGATTTATTGTGTAAATCATTCTATAGAACACACAATTTTCCTGTCATGATAACCAACTGTTCAAATAACTTTGGTCCAAGACAATATCCAGAAAAACTTATTCCTCTAGCAATTAAGAAGCTGAAGAACGACGAACCGGTTCCTGTTTATGGAATAGGAACAAACATTCGAGATTGGATTTACGTCGATGACCATTGTAAGTGTGTTTGGGAAGTTGTAAAACGTGGACAGCCAGGAGGCCAGTATTTGATTGGTGGAAATAATGAAATCCGAAATCTTGACCTGGTCAAAAAACTCTGTGTATTGTGTAATAAAGACCCAGAAAAATCAATACAATTCGTAGAAGATAGAAAAGGTCACGATTTTAGATATGCAATCGACACCACAGATTTTGAACACACGTTTGGTAAGATTGAACACACACCATTCGACAAAGCTTTAAAAGACACCGTTACTTGGTATTTTGAAAGACTCTAAATAATTCGTTGGTGTAATATTCGTCGGTCACCGGAATTTCAATTAATCGTGAACGATAGAGTTCATTGTTATTGTGAATCAACAATGACTCCAACCTTGGCATTCTCTTTATGAAGAACGTAAATATGTCGAATTTCATTTCTCCCAAATCTCCACTATCCAAAAGTATTTTTGGTAATTGAGTAAGGAATGTGAATCTTTCTTGTGTCAACTGCGAAGCATCAAAATGAACAATTATGTCATTCTTGATTTCAGCCGACCTATAAAACACCCTCTTTTTTAAGTCGAATGGAGTTCCTGATTGAACTTGTTTGATGTAAGATTCCCATTCTGGACAATCACATGAGATGGTAGAACACCAAGGTTCCAATGCACCGAGTAATTGGAGATTGCAATTTGTAACCACAAATCCGATGTTGTAGAATGGTTTGATAACTGGATAACATAACTCGTCGTTTTCTATCCAGCTTCCCCACTTTCGTATAAAGTGATTCATGTTTTTTGCACAACATAACTTATAGAAGTTATCATCTTTTTGAACTTGTTCTGTCCATCTGTGTCCACGACATGTAAAATGATAAACAAAAGAATCACGACTTTGTTTGATATTGTATCCGGCTAAAATAAAACGTTGAAATATATCGGAATCTTCGTATGGGAATGGAGAAAACAAAGAATCATGCCCGCCGATTTTTAGGAAATCTTCTTTATACATTGCCCACGGTGCGAATATACCCCTTGTCGTTACATCCTTATTAGACGAATTCTCTTGGGAATCACGACAAAATGTAATAAACTCGGATTGTTTAAAATCCCCGGGATACATGCCGAAATCCATCACAATTTTTTCTTTTCCGGGAGGATGTAACGGTGGTTCTATTCTTGTTGCTGAAATTACACCTTCTGGCTTCAAATGTTTAAGAAGATTTTCAACATAATTAGGCCCACAAATCATATCGGCATGAAATATTGAGAAGATTTCATGTTTACACATTTTAATACCGATATCATAGAGAACGGTGTGTCCCACTTGTCTGCCTTCGTTTTTATAATATGTAAGATGTGGGTCGTAAGTTTCGCTAACCCATTTATCAGTTCCATCGGTAGAGTTGTCATCTAATAATACGATTTCTGCACCCAAATAAAATTTTCGAATGCTAGAAATTGCCGTCTTTACGTAAGGCAAATTATTACGAGTAGGGATTATGAATGATATCATGTTTACATTTCTCCCAAAATCTTTGAATCACCATTTGATAATGGTTCTTTGCATTGGTTATGAACATTTCTTTCTTATTTATGAATGGTATAAACTTCTTATACACATCCTGCATGTGATAACCATAACGGTAATTTTGCGTTACCACAAGATTTTTTAATATATACTGTTGAACGGGCATACCGAAGCTTTTCATAATTTGGCACGCCTGCATAACATACATATCATCTAATCCATATCCTCCCAATTCATCAGGAATATCGGTATAAGATAATAGTTTGGATGAAAATAAATTAAACCATCCACCACCGAATTTGAATCCATCTACAGGAACAACTTCAATATCTCCATATACTCTTGAACAGACTTCAAATGGATTCTGTTCTGTGATTTTATCACATCCTACATTCGAATATGAATCATTGACCAATACCTTCCACGAATCATCCCATAGTTGGGTGGATTGTGGAGAGATAAGGTAATATTCTGTATTTACCAATTTTGCTGCATCTAATGCATATCTTAAAGCATGATGTGGATAGACCATATCGTTATCCAGATACAAAAACGAGTCACACTTGTCTGCTCGTTCCCTAATACTGTTTCTTCTCTTGGCGTTTATACCTAGACATTTTTCCTTATCATCCACATCAAATACACATTCGGCGTAATCACATAGATTTTTGAGATGAAGAAATCGGTCAATAAAGAAATCTTTAGGAATGGATGAATTTTTCCAATCGATTAACATATCATTGATATTCAATGTTGCATCAATAATTATTTGGTCGTCAGTATTCAATAAGGAACTGCACTTTTTTAGTTCTAGTATTTGATATTCAAATCTATCAATCTCAAACGGCAAAACGTGAATTATAATGTCTGTTTTCATCTTACTATTCCGAAACTAGGGTCTTGTGCATCTAAATGATGAAATCGTTGAACGGAGATTTGATTCACTTCTAAATGTCTTCGTAACAAATATTCGTTTCTTAATCTGGAATCATGAAAATTCCATGTATTATCCGTATATAGATAGTGATGTAAGGAATCAAAAGCATTAGAATATACATCCATTAAATCTGATGGTCCGACAGAGAATACATCCGAAAATCCTCTTTCATTATATTCGGAATCCTGAGTCCAATTAAATAAACCAATGTGTTTTGGAAGAATTTCTTCCGGAATAATTGGTCGGTGTAATGACAAATCCGTTCTAATTCTCATTACGTAATCATATTTGAAATCATTCTCTCGTTCAAATTTACATTTTAGTTTGTTGGACAATTGAACAGAGTAAAACATAGATAATACCGAATTTAACTTACATCCCCATATAGGGTCTGAGATACCGGTCTTATCGAATACAATCTGGTCTTCTATCATAACCTTTTTAGGTTTGAACAGTTTGATATAATTTCCATGAAGGTCTTCGGAATTCGAGACGACTTTATTTGAGAACTGAGAATTATAGTTCGAATCCTTCCATGTGTGAATGAATACATCACACTCATACTTTGGAAAGTAAAATCGCTTTAACGATTCGTAGGCGACATCAAACAATCTTGGTTGGCCGGATAGACATATTGCTAATTTCATTTATCCTTTCAATGCTTCGTGTTGCAGATATGATTGAATTGTTCTTTCGTGTTTAGTTACTCTCCAATTAGGAAGAATCAAACCACTGACATCTATATTATCGTTGGCCGGGCCATACCAAGGGTCGGGAAAATAAATTCGACCTCCTTTATTGTTGAGATAGGCACCCCACCAAGAAAAGGTCGAGTTAGCCAGTATGATATGTTTCATTTGTGTCATTAAATACATTTGAACAAACTTATCATCCTTGACAAATATGGGCGATATTTCACTAAATACATCAGCACACCAATCAAAATCATCGGAAAATACATATACCGAATCAATACTCTCATTAGAAACAACATCAGAACAGGTATTTTGGTAAAATTCTGGAGATAATACACAATGATTGTGTTGTAACATCAAATAATCGCCTCGTCTTACACATACTCCGAGACTTTTATCACTTACTTTATATTTCTCCGAGAGTTTCAATACCCAATCTGCTGGTTTAAAATATTTTTGAATCAACTCTTCACGAATATCATCAAAATACTTGCTGGATTGAAAAAATCCACAAAGTTTGATGTTATCCCTTATAGGCAAATCAGTAAATTTGGAATCCTTCTCTCCGATTTTTTCATGATGTTCTACATCAGAATCATTGTGATAATTATATGGATAATCAAAACCATTAAGGTCGGATGGAAGTGATCCTCTATGACCTGCTAACATGTATTTTGGTACAGAAAATTCCACATTGACTTTTTTTGCTAAAGCCGCGGCCGCAGCGACTTGAAACATATTGTTTCCTAGTCTTCCGTGGAATTCACAACTTATCATAGTGATTCTTGACGCTTCTTAATAACCATTAGGCTTTTGTAATTATGAACCCACTCAATACAACGTTCATTGTATGATAATGGTTTTCCGGCAACTTCCTTCAATCCCATAAAAGATTTACCACGAAGATTAACATCATCAATTAATCCCTTCAGATAATTGATAGCCGTCTCTGAACCTGCGGCCCAAGGGTCGCCTGCGTAAGAAGTATGTAAATCTTCAACAAAGTATAAGCCGCCTGGTGCCAATAAAGGAAATACCATATCAAAAGTTCTAATAACGTGATCCCATCGATGACTTCCATCATCAATTACAACTGAAATGGGTTTGTTTTCATTAAAAATCTTCCATAAAACCATTTCATCTACTTGAGAACCTATATAAACTTTGTTTTTCTCTCCTTCATGTTTCTTACATTCAGGATTAATATCCAAACCAATAATATTCGCATTAGGCAAATATTCTTTCCACATTCTCATAGATTCTCCGTCGAATACACCTATTTCAAGAAAATTCATCTCCTTTAATCTTATTGGTAAAAGATAATCATCATAGACTTCGGTATAAACGTGTCCTTCTTCTCCTTTATCAGTTTTGTGATTTCTAGCTATTTCGGTAAGTAATTTCATAATGTATAATTTTTAGCCCACTCTCTGTAATGATGAAATAGTGAGGTAAGTTCTGGTTGACTGTTAAAAAATGCAAACATATTTGCGTCGGCACGTTGACAAAAATCATTTAATCCGATGTTTACCTTATTAAGTTTTAAAGTTTGGGAATTTAAATGACCTATAGAATTGGCATCAGACACGACGGTTTTGAATCCCAATTGTTGACACACCATTCCGGTATAAAAATCCACACCCCATCCATACACAAGTTGGTCAGGGTAACTTTTTATGTGTTGACACAATCTTCTACTTAATATTGGACATTGAAAATCTATCCACTTCACTTCTCTTGTTCCTCCCGTTCCCCAACAATGCATTTGTTTCCATGCACATTGGTCAAGAGACATATTGATTACTGATGGTGAATAAACGTCTGCACCAGCAGCCTCCATTTCTCTAACGGATTGTTCTAGGAATCCATGTCCATGAAATATCAAATCGTTATTGAAAATGTATAGATATTCATGGTTGGTATCATTAAGAAAGTAATCCAGAATAAGATTTACTCCTCCACCGAAGAAAGTATTCTCAGGAGAAACATGAGTCGTGGATTTAGCCAACGGTTCCTTAGAGCCATTATCTACAATCATCAATTCATAATCAGTAAATTTTGAACGTCTAAGTTGTTCTGTCAAGTTGTCTGTTAGCTCCGGTAAATTATGATTGAGCGTAGATGCCAGTATTTTCATTTTAAATATTCTGTATTTTAATCTTTTTATCTATTCCACACTGAAATTTTTTCCAATCATTTTCCCAAATGTATTTTACATTGTAACCCATTGATTTTAATTTTTCAAGTTTTAATATAGTATCTCTGTATAATTCTCCGAATGATTTTTTAGTGTCTTTATTAAT